GAGGAGACAATCTCTTACTCTTTCATCAGCTGGTGGTGGTGCTCAACAGACCATTCTTTCATCTGCAGGTACTGGAGTTAATGCAGTTCAAATCAATGCAACCTCTGGTGGGATGGATGTTAATGTAGGAACAGGTGGTATTACTATAGATTCATCGGGTTCTTCTAACATGACTGTTACTGGTTCTGGTCAATCTCTAACTATTTCATCTGTTGGAGGTGGTGCTCAACAAACTATAATATCATCTGCTGGTTCAGGTACTAATGCTGTTCAACTTAATGCAACATCAGGTGGTATAGATGTTAATGCAGGTTTTCGTGGTTTTACTCTTGATGTTACAAGTGGGGGTGCCATGAGTTTAGATGCTGGTGCTTCTTCAAATGTAACAACATCTGGTGGTGATTTAACATTAGAGGCAACAAATGGTAAAGTTATTGTTAACTCAAATACAAATGGTATTGATATTGGTTTAACACCAAATGGTGTTCCTGTTAATATTGGGACATCAACAAGTATTGTAAGAATAAAAGGTGCAATATATAACCCCAATGGTAGTGACTTAGCTAGTACAGATGAATTATCAGAAGGAACTGTAAATCTTTATTTTCTTCCATCTAGAGCAGTTCAAGCTATCGAAAATGATGCAAATATTGATTTGTTATCATCTGTTAATGCATATATTAAACACAATTCAAACAGTTCTACGAGAAATTTAACAATTGAAGAAAGTGGTCTTGGTAGTTTAATTTTGAATGGTAATAAAGCCTCTTCAGATGCTATTCAAATTAATGCTAATACAGTTGGTGGAGGTATTGATATTAATGCAGGAAGTGGAGGTATTTCAATTGATACAACTGGTCAATTAACTCTTAATTCAGGAGCTAGTGGTATTAATATTAATTCTGATATTACACTTGGTGGTAGTGATAATGATATAGATTATATGTATTTTAAGAATAGTAGTGATAATACTAAATGGTGGAGAATGCATGTAGATGCTAGTGGGAATTTTAATATTGATAGATACAATGGCACATCGTGGGTTAATAAATCTACATTAGCCTAATTTAACCTTTGTTTTTCATTTTTTTATTAAATTATTTTATTATATAATAAAATATATGCAGTAAAGATAAAGATAAAAAGAATGTCAGGGACTTTAACTATTGGTAGTTTAGTATTAACAACACCAACATCAAATCGTGATGCATTTGATAGATTAAGAATATCACAACCTTCAACATTATTTGAGGTTGAACATACATTAGGTTTAAATCCTTATCTTGTTGATGAATTTAAAAGTGGCACTGGTGCTTCAAATCATATCAGTACTGGTTCATATATACAAATGACTGTCGGAGGTGGTGCTGGTAAAGTAGTTAGACAAACATATGAATATGTACCTTATCAAAATGGAAAATCTAGATTAATGATTTTCTCAGGTGTAATGGAAACACATGGTGGTGTTACAGGTGTTATATGTAGAATAGGTTCATTTGATAGTTCGGTTGAGAAACCATCACCCCCTTCAATTAGTGCAGGAACAGGTAATGGTTTATTTTTTGAATTAAATGGAACAACAATGAAATGTGTGATTAGATTAAATAATACAGATACAAGTGAGATACAATCATTATGGAACTTTGATAAATTTGATGGTAATGGTCCATCAGGTTTAACTGTAAATGATTATTCAAAAGCAATGATATTTGCAATTGACCAAGAGTGGTTAGGTATTGGAAGAGTTAGATTTGGGTTTTTTATTAATGGTGTATTTCATGTTTGTCATGTTTTTAATCATTCAGGGATGGGTCTTCCTTCTAGTACTGCTATTACTACACCATATACAAAAACTGCTAAATTACCAATTAGATATGAAATTTCAAATACAACTAATCAAAATGGTGAAATGAGAATGATTTGTTCAACAGTTATTTCAGAAGGTGGTTATAATCCAACTGGTTTATTGTTTTCAATTGCTATGACTGATCATATAGATCTTAATGATACTTTTAAACCATTAATTTCTTTAAAATTAAGAGATGCAGAACCATACAATCGGAAAAGTATTTTATTAAAAATGGCTAATATATATAATGATATTGATAATGGTATAATATGGAAATTATATATCTTACCATCAAAAAGTGCTTTAAATGGAACAACATGGACTCCTATAAATTCTGAAAACTCAATTGCCGAATACAATGTTAATTCTACGACGGTTAGTTTAACAAATGCTGTTTTATTAAATACTGGTTATGCTGACTATTATGCAAATGTTTCATTTAAAGGTTCTTATATGAATATACCACGTATTAATAGTTCAATTATTGGAAATAGTAGAGTTTTATGTATAGTAGCAAAATCAGTTAGTGGAGCACCCAAAAGTTTTGCTTCTTTTTCATGGAATGAAATATTATAAAATTTTTATATTTTATCTTTTATTCTATATAAAACAATAATAATATTAATAATATTAATAATGTCAGGGCAATTAACAACTGGTAAATTAGTATTAACAAATACGACATCAAATCAAGATGCATTTGATCGTTTAAGAGTATCACAACCTAATACATTAATTGAATTAAATCATACAATTGGTAAGATGCCTTTTATGATTGATGAAATTATATCAGGTGCAGGTGCTACTTCAGTTAATATCACAAGTGAATCTTATATAAAAATGGGTGTTAATACAGGCGCAACTGGTAGTGTTATTAGACAAAGTTATGAATATTTTCCTTATCAACCAGGTAAGTCTAAATTAATGTTATTTTCGGGAGTTCTCGGTGCAATTGAAGGAGGTGTAACTGGTGTTGTTTCTAGAGTAGGTTCATATGATTCATCAACAGAGAAATCATTTGCATCAGGAACTGGTAATGGATTGTTTTTTGAATTAGGTGGTTCAAATGGTAAAGTATTATATGCAGTAATTAGATTAAATAATAATGATACTGCTAAAGTTGCAATGTCTGAATGGAATAATGATAAATTTGATGGGAATGGACCTTCTGGATTAATTATAACTGATTTTTCAACTGCTAAAATATTTACAATTGACCAAGAATGGTTAGGTGTAGGGACAGTTAGATTTGGTTTTTTTATCAATGGTACATTTCATCTAGGACATGTTTTTAATCATTCTGGAATAGGTCTTCCAACAAGCACTGCTATTACCGCTCCATATACTAAAACTGCAAAATTACCTGTTAGATGTGAAATATTGTCTTCAATTACTCCAGGTCATACTTATAATGCTGAAATGAGAATGATTTGTTCAACCGTTCTATCTGAAGGTGGTTTTGAGCCTGCTGGATTAAATTTTTCAATTGGTCGAGACTCAGCAGCTACAGTAAGTACTGCACTAAAACCAATTATATCATTAAAATTAAGAGAGACAGAACCATATAATCGTAAAACTCTAGTTCTTAAAGGTTTAACATTATTAAATACAACAACAAGAGGTATACAATGGGATTTATATTTATTACATAATGAGGCTGGATTAACAACTGGTAAAAGTTTTCAAAATGTAGATGCTACAAATTCATGTGCAATGTATGATGTAGGTTCAACTGTTATAACAATAACAAATCAGGATATCTTAGTTGATTCTGGATATTCTGACCTATCAGGAACTGTTAATTTTAACTATGATTCATATTTATCTAGTCCAATTGTAAATAGTTCAATTTCTGGTCAATCTAGAGTTCTTGCATTATGTGGAAAAAGATTAGGTAATCAAGATGTTACAAACCGTGCTTCATTATCATGGATTGAACTAATGTAAAATAATATAAAAGAAAAAAGAAAAAAAATAATTATAATTTATTGACTTTCAAAAATTACCTTTTCAGGTTCTTCTTTTATTGTTTCAGGTCTGCGGGGTGTAGTAGATGTTTGGGGTGAGGGAAATTGTTGTTGTTCTGATTGATTCATTTGAGGCACTTCAGCTTGTTTAGTTTCAACAAAGAAATCAATAGCTTGTGAGATGAGCGATGCTTCTTTCATGTTGTATGCACCACGTTGATAAGCAATAAATGTCGCATTAACAAGTAATTGAAGAGGATTAATACCAACTTTTGATTGTTGTTGTTGAGTTGGTTGAGTTGATTGTGTTTGAGATGATGAGTCCATTTTGTGAATATATTAATTAATATTTTTCTTAAATTAGTTTATTTTTTTATGTTTATTTATCATTTATTTTCTATATTTATTATAATAATAGAAATACTAAAATGAGTGGTGGTCTTATACAATTAGCAGCATATGGGCAACAAGATATTTATATCAGTGGAAACCCCCAAATTACATTCTTTAAAGTCATTTATCGTAGACATACTAACTTTTCAATTGAAGCCATTGAACAAACATTTAGTACTGAAGCAGATTTTGGAAAAATTGTCGCAGCTACAATTGCACGTGGTAATGGAGATTTAATCCATAAAATTTATTTTCAATTTACATTACCTGCTTTACAACAACCTGCAGGGGCTGAAGATTGGTTAGGTTATGTAAATTCAATTGGACATAATATCATTAAAAGAGTTGACCTTGAGATTGGTGGACAACTTATTGAAAGACATTACAGTGAATGGCTTGAAATTTGGTCTGAATTAACAATGACTGAATCTGAAAGAAAAAACTATAACCCCCTTATTGGAAAATATAATTCAGATTTTTCATTAGAAACTAATGCTCTTGAGGAAAGAACTTATCAAGTTCCTCTTCAATTCTGGTTTTGTCGTAATCAAGGTTTAGCCTTACCAATCATTGCACTTACTCAACATGAAGTAAAAATTAAAATGGAATTCAGACCCATTACAGAATTAATAAAATCTAACCTAATTATTACTGACCCTAGAGATGTTAATGGAGCTGTTCCTCACATTAAAAATGCATCATTATACGTCGATTATGTTTTTCTAGATGATGATGAAAGAAAGATTTTTGCACAAGCACCTCATGAATACCTGATTGAATTAGTTCAATACCAAGGTGAAAAACCAATTGAATCTGGTGTTTTGAATGATAAAATTCGTTTTTCATTTGATCACCCAGTCAAAGAATTAGCATGGGTTATTCAAACAAATATGAATCTTAGAACAAATTCAGTAACAGGTAATAATCATCTTAAATTTGAAGCAAAATATGGGGGTGATACATTCAAGTCATTAAGAATTCAATTTAATGGAGGTGACAGATTTTCACCTAGAAATGCACAATACTTTAGATCAGCTCAAGCATTAGATCATCATAGTGGTTCATCTAGAAAACATATTTACACTTATTCATTTGCTCTTAAACCAGAAGAACATCAACCAAGTGGTTCAGTAAATATGTCAAGAGTCAATAACAGTGATTTCTTCATTTCCTTTAATCCTCTTCCAGGTGTGGATCTTCCAGCGCCTGGTGAGGAAGATCCAGATCCAGATCGTGTTTTTATAAGCCAATTTAAATTATTTGCTCTCAGTTACAATGTTATTAGAATTGTTTCAGGAACTGCTGGTATGGCTTTCTAATTATCTAATGTATTGAGATTTTAACTTTTTATTTTTATTTTTATTTTTATTTTTATTTTTATGTTCCTAGAAAAGGACATCTGATTCAGTTTTAATTTCAGATTTACTTTTCATATTAAACATCTTTTCTAGGTAGTAAAGTAAATAAATAATTTATGACATCAATTATTTTAGATAAAATCATTAAATCTGACTTTAATATGATTAAAGAATTAACCAATAATGAAGAAGTAATGAAATTTGTTGGTAATTCTCAAATATGGAATGAAAAAAAAGTTAATAATTTTATTAATTATTGTATTGAAGATGATAAGAAAAAAAGAAATAGAGATAGTTATTATTATAAAATTGTTATGAAAACGACTAAAGAATTTGTTGGAATTATAGGCTTTCATAAATTTAATATCCCCGGAATTAACAATCAATTCTTTTTAACGATTTATATTAATCCTAAATATAATGGCATGGGAATATATAAAAATGCCTTCGAATTATTAATTGAAAAAATGAAAGTACACGAACCTAGAAAAGATGGTTTATATATTATGGTTCGTCTGAACAATGAAAGAATGAATACAATTTCTAAGAAAAATTATAAATTTATTAAAGAAATTATTTTTAACAAAGAACGGTTTAATATTTATGCTTATTCAATCATACCAAATAAAATATATAAAACAATGAAAAAATCTACAAGATCTAGAAAATATAGAACAAGAAAATATAGATCTCAAAAATAAATTTATCTATTTATACTTTAAATAAAACTAATGGCTAGAATAACTTATAAGAAGAAAAAGTATTCTTTTAAAAAATATACTAAAAAAGTTAGTAAAAATAAAAATGTTCAATATATTTCAGAAACTGATTACAATAAAATGGAATATCCTTATTACAAACAACAAATAACTAAATCTAAACTGATGGAAGATTTTGAAAAATTAAAAAAATACAAAACTAGTTTATTAAAAGAAAATCCAACCAATCAAAAACTAAAAACAATTAGTGGTCGTTTAGTGATTTTTAAAGAAGATTATGATAAGAATGCGGTATTATATAATATTACTGATTATTTTAGTGATCCTTGCAGAGTAAAATGTTTAAATAATCTTAAAAGTAATGAAACCCCTTTAGAATATTTTCAAAAGAATAAGGATCTGATCTATAAAAATTTAATCAAAAAAAATAAACGCTTTACATATCATGATATGAATGAATATTTATATAAGAAGACTAGTCAATGTACTACTTTTAAATTAACTGTTATGATGTCACTCCTCAATCTATTTAAACCCAAGAATTATTTAGATCCTTCAGCCGGTTGGGGTGATCGTCTTATTAGTGCAATTGCTTATGGATGTTCATATACTGGGGTTGATCCTAGTAAATGTATGGAGCCAATATATCATAAAATTATTAATGAATTAGTTCCTATTAAAGAACAATATAAATATCAAATGATACATGATGGTTTCGAAAATGCAGTCCTACCTGATAATACTTATGATCTAGTATTTACGAGCCCTCCATTCTTTGATTTTGAATTATATGAAAATGATAAAGCACAATCAGTTGAGAAATTCAATACCTTAGAAAGATGGTTAAATGGTTTTATGTATCCTTATATTGAAAAAAGTTTCAAAGCAATGACAGTTGGAGGTCATTTTGGTTTATATATAAGTGATTATACAGGTGTTTCATTTACTAAAGAAGTATTTCAATATATTGAAAAGAATCTACCTAATATGAAATATTACGGGGATATTCACTATTGGATTAAAAATAACCCAAAAGTTGTAAGAACAATGTTTTTTTGGAAAAAAGTAGCAAACTAAAAGATAGTATAATTATTTTTATTTTATTAAATTTTCATATTTATTTTATGAATTTATTATAAGCATTTAAAATAAATAAAGCTCTAAAATGATTTTTTTGCAATTAAGTATAGTAATAGCATTTGCATTTATTTTAAGAAATATGTATTTATATTTAGATGAACATACATCAAGATTGGGAAATGGTCAAAATATTATAATAAATATTATAATGTGGATAATGATAGGTAATATTGTTGCTATTACAGGAATATTTTTATATAAATATTATCAAACTGAATGGAGAATGATTGGAAGAACCGGGAAACAAGGATTAGATGGTCGATTAGGACAGCAAGGTTATGCTAAATGTAAGCCAACTGAATCAGGTGAAAAAAGCGAATGTTAAATTATTGCATGTTATTTTCTAATTCTAGTAATTCTTCAGGAACCGTTTCACCATTAGTTCTCTTTTTATTAATTAATTCCCGAACAACATCTTCTAAGCATCCGTAACACATTTCTAAATCTTTTAATTTAACATACTCTGATGTATCTGGTATTTTACATACTGGACAATCTTTTTTAGTTTGAGAAACTTTCGAATATTGAGACACAACTATTTTTTTAATTAAATCCTTGAATTTACCCATTTCATTTGAAGGATCTAAACTTATTTCTAACCCTCTAGTTCTTAATAATTTATCAGCAACTTGTCCATGTAATTGTCGTTGTTCTTCTAAATCTTTACGTGTTTTGTAACGATTAAGACCTTGACTAATTAATTTATATAATTCATCTTCTGACATTATTAAATTAATCTTATCCATTAAACCACTTAAGTATGTCTTTTTATCTTTTAAGGTATTATTTAATCTTGCTTCTTCATCCAGAATACTTTGTTTAACAGATGAATTATCATAGATTGTGTTTTCAATACCTCTAAATGCTTTACACATTTGTTTAGAATTTTTATCAGCCATTTCTAAACTATTAATATAATCAGATTCTTTGATACATGGGACAATATCAAAACATTCCCAATTAAGTGATTCTTTTTCATTACGATATTTAATAGCACTAGGTGTTTTATTTAAATAAACTCCATTTTGTTTGTTTTCATCGACCACAACAACCGTACCTAGAAAAGGGTTTCTATAAAATGATAGGTTTTGTGTTGCATCTTTATATTTAAATATAATATCTTCATTTGGTATCCAAGGTCTTCTCTTAAAATTTTTTGCACATGATTCAGGAATACATTTTATTAATTGTTTTGATGGTTTAATGTTTTTTTCATCATTTGTGAAGATAAATCCTAATGCAATAAAACCATGTGGTGGTATAGGTTGCCAAATACTTAAACGGTGATAATCCTTTTTATTAAATTGAGGAAATGCAGTTTTAAAATCATTGATTGCCATAATTAATTGGTCATTAATATTTTTTATTTCCACATCATTTAATATATTTTTTTTTAATTCTTCTATTACTTCTTGATTGATTGAAAGTTCAAATGACTGAATTTGATTAATTTGTGAATGACCATTTAAACGAGGTGCATGTGTAGAAAACTCAGCTTGATCATCTTTCATATACTGACCAATAATTATTTGTTGTCTGACAGTTCTATTTTGTCTCCGACGGTTATTAATAAATTGTTTAAGATCAGTATATTTCATATCTAAGTTTATACCTGACGGTGTTCTTATAGAAAAATGATTATATAAATCTTGCTCTGTATCATTCTTATCAAAAACAGAAACATTTAATTGTGATGCTATTTTTTGTATTAATTTTTGAATATTAACAGAGTTCATATTACTAATTGTAAAAGTATAATTTGAAAGGTCATAATTAGAAACCATATTAGAAGGTTGGTAATATTTAAAAATTATTTTTTTTACTGCAGTCGGAAAACTATTAACAATACTTTCAATATTATATGGGTTATCAAGAGATACATTATTTTTTTTTACATCAAATAATATTTTTGATTTTTGAGAATCTGTATTTGTAACTGGAATATTTGCTAAAAATGAAATTGGACTTTTTTGTGGTAAAACATTATCTGATATCATTTTATTTAATATTGTCTTTGTATTATTATTTAAAGGTTCTACTGGATTTAAAGTTTTAATTTTTTCAATGTAATTAGAAACAATATTAATAATTTGGTCATTTTTGATTTTAAGTGTATTATAAATATTAAGTTTTTTAGCCTCTACCGTTTTATTATATAAATTCATATAGAATGTAATTTTTTTCATATTTTTATTAAAAATTTCATTTCTTTCTATTCTATCTACCATTTCATCTTTACCAAATCCACCTACATAAACATAATCTTCTGGTTCTTTAAGTATACTACCTGATACTGACATAGTTGTTAAAGTTTTTTCAATAATTGCACCCGGAGTTTTAGGTTTTCTAACATCAACAATATTTTCTTGCAAAGGACTTCTTAAACTTTTAGTTAAGACATCACCAATCGAATCATATCCGCCAGTTGAAGATGATCTCCAAATACTAAGAGGACAACTATTAATAAATTTAGTTTGATCTTTTTGTATAGCTTTACATTGTTCTAAATCAATTGGTATATTCTCTTCATAAATACTAGATAGGTGAGCTTCATTATCCCATATTTTAATGCTAAAATTCTGATGTTCTTTGGATTCAATTAATTTTTCTATTTTTTGTTTCTCTCCAATGGCAAACCCTTCTATTTTTGAATAATTTATGTTTAGATATATTCCATAGACTAAAATTATTATTATAATACATATTATAATATTTAAAGGTTTCATTTTGTCTCTTTTATTGTCTCTTTTATTATCATAAAAAGAAAACAAATCTATTATTTTTTTCTATTCAGTTAATAAAATGGATTTAATTGTTGCAGGAGGTGGTATTGCAGGATTATATACAATTTATAAATTACTACACACGAATAAAATTAATAATATTCGACAAATCTTATTACTTGAATCATCTTCAAGATTAGGTGGTCGAATTCATACAATTCATAATAAATCTCAAACCTACGAAGGAGGTGGTGCTAGATTTTCAAATCATCATGTTAAACTAATGGAATTAATAAAAGAATTTAACCTAGAACACAAATTATTTCCACTTAATTCACCCAAGGTTTATATTTCTAGTGACAATCCATCAATTCAAATTCCAATCACAAATCAATCGGACAAAGCATTAGCCCAATTAACTTCTATGATACGAAAAGAAAAAATAACAGAAGAAGACTTAGTTTCAAAGACATTCTATGAAATTGCTAATAAGATTTCACCAGAATTAACTCAAGAATTTTTAAAATATTATCCATACTATAGTGAAGTTTATGTTATGAATGCTAGAGATGCATTGATTTCACTGAATCGTGATTTTACAAACAAAACTCAATATTATATTTTGGCGGGTGGTTTGGAACAAATTGTAAAAAAAATAGTAGATTTTATCAAAAAACATTCATCTAATGTTAAAGTTAAAATTAAATTAAATTCTAAATTAACAAATATAAATATCCTAGAAAAGTCATCAGGAGAAGGTTTTCTAGTTGAATATGAAAACAAAAATAAAAAATACAACATTGAGACATCTAAACTAGTTTTAGCTTTAACATCAAATGCATTACTATCTATACCTTTTATGAAGAAACAAGATTTTACACCCTTATTAAAATTAGTCTCTTCCCAACCATTATTTCGTATTTATGCAAAATACACAAAGTCATGGATTCATAACCATATTATAACAAACACTGAATTAAATTATATTATTCCATATAATAATGAAGGTTTAATCATGATTAGTTACACCGATGGTCCTGAGACAGAAATATGGTATAAATATTATCTAGAATCAGAAGCCAAACTAATTGAAATGTTACATAAAAAATTAAAAGAAATCATGCCTGATGTTACTATTCCAAAATTAGAATGGATTGACGCATGTCCTCATTGGACAGATGGATGTCATTATTGGATACCTAGAAAGAATATGATTGATAGTAATGAGCTAGAAAATAAAATTAGACATCCTATTAATAATATGTGGATTGTAGGTGAAGCATATAGTAATTATCAAGCATGGGTTGAAGGAGCATTGGATACTTCAATGAAAGCTGTTAATGAAATAAATAATATCAATCTAGAACCGATAACTAAATCAATAAAATTAACAAAAATATCAAGAATATCATCATCACCAAAAAAAACAATTAAATCATCAACCTCAAATTCAAACTCCAAAACATTTTACACAATGGAAGAAGTTGCAAAACATAATAAAAAAAGTGATGCGTGGTTAGTAATTAATAATATGGTTTATGATGTAACTAGTTGGATACCACATCATCCAGGTGGTATGATTATCATGAAGGGTGTTGGTATGGATGCAACTGAATTATTCAAAAAAGTAGGTCATGATTCATATGCAAAAAATAAATTAAAAACATTTAAAATAGGTAAACTTAAATTATAATATTTTATTCAATTGTTGCTGTTGCTGTTTCTGTTTCTGTTTTCTTTTTACGACCTCTTGTTTTCTTAATAACAACTGGTTCAATAATGACAGATGGTGGTGTCATTTCAGTTTTCTTTTTACGTCCTCTGGTTTTTTTTGGTGGTTGTGGTATTTGTGGTAATTGTTCTAGTGTTGTTAAATCTTCTAATTTAATAGGTGTTGGTAAAAGGATAACTTCTACATTTTCTACATTTTCTTCACTTTCATTAACCCATCCAGCACGACAAAGTGGACAATTATTATGTCCAGATGACAACCACATGTTAATACATTCATTGTGAAAATAATTCTTACAAGTTGTAATACATTGGGCTAGAGATTCACCTTCTTTCATTTCTTCAAAACAAACTGGGCAATCATTACCAATCGCAGAACATTCAGTCGACTTAGGTTTAGTTTGATTTTCAGCAATCCGACTTTTTAGACGTTCAATCCATGATTTTGAACAATCATTAAAATAATTAAGAGACCATAAAGTTTTATCATTACTTAGATTAGATGCAAGATTCATTTGAATAGCAACTCTAGCAACTAAAAATAATAAATGTTTGCAAAATGTTTGCTTTGTCTTATGATCAGGACAACTACATGTGAATAAAGATGGTGTAAGAGTTTGGTTATATATATTTTTACTTTGACCTCTAAGCTTAAAATCCCATTGTGATTCGCTTATTTGATTTGCATATAATAAATAAATTTTTTCATATAATGATTTAGTAAGACGTAGCATATTTTTATATAAATATAACCTAGAATTTATTTTATATTTATTATTTATTATTGAATATTAAATAAAAACTGAAAATTAAAAACTAAATTAAAATAAACATCTTATTTCATTTGTTTGATGAATTTAACATTCATATCACAATTTGCCGAATTTAATGCAATATCTTCATAAAAGCCTTGATTTTTTTGCATTTGATTTGTTTTATCAACATAACGAACATAATTATATCCTTTGTTAACAATTGGTTGAGTATAATTCGAATAATTAACAAATTCTTCAACTGGTGTTCTAGCAGTATCAGACCCACCAACTTTATCAGCTAATTTTTCTAAACCAGTTAAAGTACCTGGTTGAATATTAAGTTTAATATTAAATCGACTTTGACTGTTTTTGCGATCTTCAAGTAATTGTTGAAGTTTCAGATCAATTTCAGATTGTTTATCTTTTTGTTCAGTCATTCCAGTATCAGTTGCCTTTTGTCTTAAAGTTTTAAGATGTTTCATTTTTTCAACTATTGATTCTAAATCGGCAATTTTTTTATCATGATCTTCTAATTGCATAATATATTGGCGATTTTTCTGAATTCTAAGATTATTTTCTTTAATTTGATCTTGTAAATCAATTGCATCACATAATTGCTGAATTTCGGCTTGTTTACCTAATAAATCTGAAACGGATCCTGTATTACTGTCTTCTGATTCTGATTTACAATATTGTTGTTTATTTTTTTCAAGAAGAACTTTTTCTTGAACTGTATTAATTTGTGCACCCATAATATCAATAATTTTCATTGATGCTGGTAAAGTAGAACTATTTAATTTAGTAGGTTTAATAACTAATTCAGTTGCAACAATAGGTTTCTCTAAATAATATTGAAATATATTTTCCCCACAATTAGTATTACCTTTAATATAATAAATAGTATCACTTAATTTAGATTGTTTATGTGAATAAGTTATTGAAAACTCTTTAACCCACTGTTTAGTACTATTACTATTATCATTAGAACTAAATATAATACTATAAATAGTCTTTGGAACTACAATACCATCTTCTTCAAATACAACTCTTAATCTGGGATCTTTATTACCTTCTTCAGCAGTCCAATTTTTGTCAATAATATCACCTTCAATATTATAAAATTTAGAAACACCAATTAAAGAATCTCCTTCATTGTTTGGCTTAGCGTCATTTGATATCCCCATAATTTCTACTTTAACACCATTTGGACCAATACAATCTGGATAAGATCCATCCGAATTTTTATCAGCTGATGCATCAAGAGCACTGACAGGTACAAGTTTAATATATTTTGCAAAAATAGTTTGACCATCAATATTTGATAAATTACCAAATTTAGTTATATTATCATAACCGGATGCTGTAAAATAAATTGATGATGATTCTTCTTTTAATGCATCTTTATCTTGATATAATATTTCATCATACGAACTGGCGTCATTATCAGTTGAGCTATAATATACTTTAAAATATTTGATACCTTGGGTAATTATATAATTAACTTTTGTTAGTTTATTTAAATTAATTACTAAAAACATATTTGATAATTCCATTGTATTATTCCAACACCCTCTACTAGGTGATTGTATAACAATATCTCCTTTAATATCATTTGAAGGATTAACAATCACATTTGTTCCATTACGATCAATTAGAGGATTTGACATTAAACCTGTAAGTGAAATAATTCCACAGTTATTACTTGATGATGGTGATTCTGTAACTGTAAATTTTTCTAATATATGTCCTTTTTTATTTTTAAATAATGTAAAATATAGTAATAAACCAATAATAAAAAGGGTTATTATAATAATAATTATTTTTTTCATTCTTAAAATTAATTAACTTTTATAACTTTTAATTAATGTAGAGAAATTTAATTTAAAAAAATAAGAATTTATACTGATTCGTATGTGCAAATAATTGGATCATTTGAATTTTTCCATTGTTGTGAAATATCAGGAATACATGGTCTGGTTGATATTATACTATCTATGTTTGTTACACAATTACCATTCACAACTGATTTTATAATTGAAAATGGATATTTGATTTGAGGATTATTATCAATCATTTGATTATTTCCTATATTTTTTTTATAAGTATCTTTATCATAAATCATATTTAATTCAAAATATTGTGAAGGCTTTGCTTCATCACATGGCATAATTGTTGTTTTATTTAATGAATTTGTATGTAAACATTTTCCATTGATATTAATCATATATTTTTTATTTTCTAATTGATTTACATTTAAAGATTGTGAATTTTGCAAAGATTTAATTGATTTTACTGTAAATGTATTTTCAGGTATTATCATAATACTATCATTGGACAAACGCTTGATTTGGTTTTTTATTTCATAAATTTTTTTATTTAGGAGTGTATTTTTTTCTGTATAAACACTAGTATCATCATTTGCGTTTATTTTTTCAGCAGTCATATTATAAACATTATTTTTGTTAATAGGTTTTATATAATTAATTGAATCTAAAGTTTGTGATGATTTTATTAAAGAATCACTAATAGGATTATTTAAATATCTATCAACAGGAATAATATCAAATTTTTCATTAATGAATGAATTTATATATATATATATACCAATTGATATAAGTGCTATTAAAATGATTTGAGTTTTCATTATCTTGATATTATTAGAGAAAATAAAGAAAAAATAAAATTATTGATTACAATAAACATTATCACGTTTCATTCCACGCCATTTTTGACCTTCCATATTAGTACATCCGTTCATTGAAATACCAGTTCCATTATTATCTGTTAAACAATAATTATTAATATTTGATTTAATTACACTAAATGGAAATTCTGTTAAATCCTGTTCAGTTGGATTACTTCCATAATGTTTATAAAAACTAGTTTCATCACTAATTGTATTGATTTTAAATAGTTGCTGAGGAGATTTATCATCACATGGTTTAAGTGAATATTTATTATCTGATTCAACATTTAAGCAACTATGATTAATATTAATTAAATAATTGCTAGTATTGTTAACAGGGGTTACAACTAAATTTTGACCTTTAAATGATCTAATCTTATTAATTGTAGATGAATTATTATTTACTAACGTTGTTTGTATTTTTTTAATCTCGTTTAATGAACTAGCTAAATTATTAATCATAGTATTTTGTCGATTATTATTTTCTACTAATTGATTATATTCTTTTTGATTTTTATTTTGTTGTTGTTCTTTATAAATATTTTCTAATTTTTTATCATCAAATTGATTATAATAAATATTATCCTGTAGTCTTTTTATAGTATCGACATATTTAAATTCTAGATCTTTTGCTTTTTTATTTAAATCTGTTATTAAATTAGATATTGCCGGTGCTGAATTATCATTTAAAATATATACGAAATTTGAATCAGAATTTAAAGACATTTTCTTATATTATTATATTATTATATTATTTTTTTTATACAAAATCAATAATAAATAAAATTAAAATTAAAATTAAAATTAAAAATGATATTCATTTTATAGTTTTTTACCACTACAATTATTATAGTAAAATTTATTTTCTATTTCATCAAGTTGTTTTTTAAATTCAGGTGATAATAATTCACTTCCCTTAGGATCAAATTTAGTTGGATTTACATTTTTAGAAGCGACTACTAATTTATTTTCCATTTGTTTAAGTTTATTTTCTATAACAGTTGATTCATCACCAGTACCAATTGTAATTTTAGAAAATATAAGAATTAATATTACAACAACTAAAAAAGTTATTACTAATGTTTCGTTAATTTCCATTTTATTAGAGTTAAAGAAAAAAATATTTTTTAACCCGCATTTGATTCATCACTTTCATTTAATTGTTTTTGTCTTTTTTTTTGTCTATTCATATCAATAGTACGACTGGTTCGACTTGTTATATTATCATCTTCTTCGTCTCCTTCTCCTTCTGATGCAAATATACTTTGCATATCAGTTTCTGTAAATTGAGCAATTCTTGATGCCATATCAGGTTCTACTGGTGGACCTTTCCCTAATCTTTTTGCAAGTTCTATTTTTTTCTTTAGTACTGGATCATGAAGTGCTTCTGATTTATAATATTCACGCATATATAGTTTGTATAAATTATAATATTCGCGAATATTAAACAATTCATTTGTATTTTTTAAAATAGAAAATATATCCATCCCTCTATTTGTAAAAATTCCCTGTAAATCTTTAGATGAAGCTGCCAAAATAGCTTGCATTGCAGTGTATGGTTGTGCAAGATCTGCTGTTATTTCACCATCTTCACCTTTAACAACTGTACTATCTTGAGCATATCTAGTATAATATAATAACCCCATAGCTTTATTATATTTACCTAAAACTTTTTTTACATCATCTCCTGTAATAGGTTCTTTTCCTTTATCAGTTAGCATAAAAAGAAAACCACCCTTTCTAGATTTGCTAGATTTGCTAGGTTTAGTTGTTTTGCTTAATTTTTTAGTTTTTTTACTAATTTTATTTTTTTTTATATTTTTAATATTGTTATCCATGATTAATAAATAAAATTTACCAAGTGGTAAAACATATGGTTCAAAATTAGTATAAAATTTTTCCATTGACCCATTCAATCCTAAATTACTTTTTTGTTTTTTTAATTCTTTAATAATCAGATGTTTTTTCTGATTTTTTATAAAAATTAGAAAAACCCTAAAGATAATTACATCGCAACTTTCATTAGGCATTTATTTTTTAAATAAGAAAAAAAACAACTTTTATAATTAAATAAAAATTGAATTTAAAATAATCTTACAGTAGTTAATATAATTATCTTTAATTACTAATCAATCAATAATCACTATGTCTAAAAAACAAACCTCGACTCAATCTAATGTCACTGAAGTTTATGATAAAACTGATTTACATAATCATATTTTAACCCGTCCCGACAGTTATATTGGTTCAATTAGTTCAATTAAAGAATTTCTATATGTTCCTGATGAAGATGAAAATGGTAATCTTATTATGGTTTATAAACAACTAGAATATGTTCAAGGTCTTTTTAAAATTGTTGATGAAGTTATTGTCAATGCACGTGATCAATATGTTCGTTTAAATACTAATCTCGATGAAGGTGCTGAAAGTACCACTAATAAAAAAACAAAAGATTATGCTGTCTCAAATATTTGGATTTCAGTTGATCAAAAATCTGGTTTTATTACTGTTCGTAATGACGGTAATGGTATTCCAATTCGTAAACATCAAACTGAAAATCTTTATATCCCTGATATGATTTTTGGTTATCTCCTAACCTCTTCTAACTACAAAGAAGGTGTTCGTCGTTTTGTTGGTGGTAAAAACGGTTATGGTGCAAAGTTGGCTAATATTTATAGTACTGAATTCACTGTTGAAACAGTTGATCATTTTCATAAAAAGAAATATGTTCAAACCTATCGTGACAATATGAAAATCTCAGAACCACCAGTTATTACGGAAAATCATTCCCAAGAACCTTATACACAAATCAAGTTTCGACCTGATTTTAAGCGTTTTAAGATTGATGGTATTACAAATGATTTCCTTCAAATGATTAAAGCACGTGCTTACGATGTTGCTGGATGTACTGATAAAAAAGTCAGTGTGTTCTTTAATGGTTGTATTATCCGTGTCAATGATTTTGAAGATTATGTCATGATGCATTTCCCACCTGACAATCGCAAAGAGATTATCTACAAGAAATTCTCATCTAATTGGGAGGTTGCTGTTGCACCTAACTTTTCGACTGAATTAACTGGAAAACAAATTTCATTTGTCAATGGTGCTCGTACTATTAAAGGTGGTCGACACATTCAACATGTCTTTAATCAACTATTCACTGGAATCAATGAACGACTTAAAAAGAAGAAGATTGATCCGCTGAAAGAAAGTGTCTTACGATACAATATGATGATTTTTGTCAATTGTACAATTGATAGTCCTGAATTTAGTGGTCAAATCAAAGAAGAATTAACAACTCAAATCCGTGATTTATTCCCTAAGTGTGATATTGCAGAGAAATTTATTGATGATGTTTATAAAACAAGTATCATTGAGAATGCGATTAAATTTGGTAAAGCAACTGAAGACATTTCAATTCCTAAAACAAAGACTGATCGTCGAACAATCCTTTCGAGTATTCCTAAACTAGAAGATGCAAATGACGCTGATACTAAACATTGGCAAGATTGTGTTCTTATTATTACGGAAGGGGATTCTGCTGCATCGATGGTTCTGAAAGGTCTTCCTAATCGCGATCGTTATGGTGTTTTTCCAATCCGTGGTAAACTTCTGAATGTTTCAGAAGCAACCGCAATGCAGTTGAAAACCAACGAAGAAATTGCCAATATTCGCCAGATTCTTGGCATTAGTGGCAAGAAATACGTAGAAGGTCAAAAACTGCGATATGGTCGGATTATGATTATGACCGATCAAGATCTTGATGGTGCTCATATTAAAGGTTTAGTCCTTAACTATCTTAAATCTCTCGGTTTAGATAAATTTGAGGGATTCTCAGCTAGTTTTATTACTCCAATTGTTAAAGCAACGAAAGGAGGTAAAAATAAAGCGTTCTATTCATCTCAAGAATTTGATAAATGGATTGAAGCTAACGAAGGTGGTAAAGGCTGGAAAATCAAGTACTACAAAGGGCTTGGTACATCAGTTGATAAAGAAGCTCGTGAATACTTTTCCAATATCTCTAAACATTTAACTTGTTATGATTGGGATGACAAATCAGAAAGTAGTCTAGAACTAGCTTTCTCAAAAAGCCGTGTAACAGATCGCAAAGATTGGCTTAAAAATTACAACCCACATGCTGAACCCGATTTTAGTTCCAAAGTTCCAATTACTGATTTTATCAATAAGGAATTTATTCATTTCTCGAATTACGACAATGTTCGTTCGATTTCATGCCTATGTGATGGTCTTAAACCGTCTCAACGAAAAGTCCTTTTCTGTGCATTTGAAAAGCGTAATCTTAAAAATGAAATGAAAGTTGCTCAATTCGGTTCGGCTGTTGCAGAAACGACTGGGTATCATCATGGTGAAGTCAGTCTTCATGGAACAATTGTTAATATGGCTCAAAACTTTATTGGAAGTAACAACATTAACCTCTTTCAACCTGTTGGTCAGTTTGGGTCTCGTTTCATGAATGGACAAGACAATGCTTCTCCTCGTTATATCTTTACTAAGCTTTCAGATATTACATCGCATTTATACAATCCACTTGATACCAAACTTCTTACTAAACTTAAGGATGATGATGGTGGTTTTATTGAACCTGAATGGTATATTCCGATTCTTCCAGTTTGCTTAGTCAATGGAACAATTGGTATTGGTACTGGTTTTTCGACTGGTCTTCCTCCATTTAACCCAACTGATATTATTCGTAATATTCGTCATATGATGAAAAGTGAAGAACTAGATGAAATGGTACCATGGTATCGTGGATTTTCACGAAACAATGCAATTAAAAAGATTGGTGAAAATCGTTATGTTGTGAAAGGTCGTTATTCGGCTAACACTTCAAATGATACTCTTCATATTACTGAACTACCAATTGGTATTTCGACTAACTCGTATAAAGAGTTTCTGACAAGCCTTTTAATTACGAAAGTCCCTAAGAAAGAAAAAGAAGGTAAAACTAGTGCTACTAAACGTAGTAGTACATCACCTTACAAATTGAAAGATTTTCGTAATAATTCCGGTGGTAACAAAGTTGATTTTACACTCTTCTTTGAGAAAGATACACTTTGTCAATGTTTAGTTGATTCAGCGACCCCTGATAAAGAAGGTCTGACAACCTTTGAAAAGAATCTTAAACTAGGAACAACCCTATCGTTTCCTGGTAAAATGGTTCTACGTGATCGTAATGGTAGCATTGAAATTTACAATTCAATTAATGATATTCTCAAGGAATTTTATGGAATTCGTGCTGAATATTATGACAAACGTCGTAAAATGCTTCTTAAAGATTATAAGGAGGATGCAGACCTAGCGAATGTCAAAGCAAAATTCGTTCAAGATGTGATTGAAGGTCGTGTTGTAATCTTTGAATCTGAAAAGAAGAAAAGTTACAGCAAGATTCAAATTGCTGCACAACTTGAGAAACTCAAATATCCTAAGATGGTTAATAAGCATCTTGTCCAACTTGATGAAATTACTGAAGAAAATCAAGAAACTGCTGATTATGATTATTTACTTGGTATGAAAATTTATGCTCTGACAAAAGAACGTGTTGATGAACTTCTTGCAGAAATGAAAGAACTGATGGATAAATACACAACTCTTAAAAAGAAATCTGGTCTTGACCTTTGGGAAGAAGATCTCAAAGAATTTGAAATTCAATATGTGAAAGATACTAAAGAGTTTGAATCTGAGCTTGTTAAAGAATTTGCTTGGGGTAAAGATGTCGATAGTGAATCGGAATCTAAAACTAAAACTAGCAAAACAACAAGTAAAGTTAGTAAATCAGTCAAATCTGATAAATCGGATAAATCAACTAAAAAAGAAGCTGATGTGGAAGAACAAGAAGAAGAAGTAGTCGTGGTTAAAAAAACTAAAAAGACTAAGACGGTTGATGAATCTCCATTGAGCCCAACACCTAAACCAAAAAAAACTAAATAGTTAGCATTCTAGATACTATAGATACTATAGATACTCTAGAATTAATATAGATTATTAAATTTAAAACAAATATTTTTTATTTTTATTATACTCTTTCAGTTTCAAGAGACATACTTTGTTCTTTTGTTGTAATTTTAAAGAAGTAAACATTTTGAAGATCCATATTAATTAATCTTCCTGTATCAAATGTAGTTATATCATCAATCGTTGTAGCGTCATCTAGAACTGTATCTTTAAATGGTGTGTACCATGATTCTTCTGTTAGACCACCTGTCGTTTTATCTAAATATGCTGGTCTAGCAATATGAATTCTATTTTTAAGAAATTTTTCAGGATCATCCTTACTAGTTGAAAGTATTTTATGACCTTTTTGACGATTCATAAAATCATTGAAGTTTTGACAATTTTGTGTCGTGCTAGCATAATGACGATAATTTCTAATTAAAAGAGTATCCGAAGTATTGTATTCTTTATCTGAAAAATATTCAGTTGTCTCTATAACTAAAACATCTGCTCTAGCATCGTCTGGTGTCAGTTCAGTATATTGATAAATAAATTTAATATCAAGAGTATCATTCATATTAGTCAGAATATCACCAGATGGTTTTTTTATTTGGATTGATAAATTAGTTAAAGAACTTAAAGGCGTTGGTATAAATTGTTTAACCCATGTTCCAGCAACTCTATATTCAATTGATTTTGCAGAAGGACTAGAAATATCATAAATTCTAATAGCTGGTGTTAAAATAGCAAATGAATTTTGTAAATCACGAGAAGTTCCTTCCATGACATCTCTAACCTCTTCAATTTCCATTGAATAATATGTTTCTTGGACAGCATTTTCAATAAGTGTTGGATGATATTCAACTCTTCTTTGAACTGCTGGAAACATTGCACTAATTAACTCAATTGATACAATATTTTTAAAAGAATTACTAAGTGCTAACCCTTTTTGTCCTTGTTCAATTATTTTCTCATAATCTACAATTTCACCATATGGGTTATTTGGTTCATATGCATTATATATAGTTCCATCACTGCTAACCCATCCAGCAATATTAGAGTCTCCTCTTAAACCGTTTGATGCTTGTAAAGGTGTTGCTGGAATAGTTGGATTATTATAATATAAAGGTCTATTTGAAATGCTGTTAGCAGATGGAGAAAATTTTAATTGAAAATTATATTGTGATATATTTGGGTCATTTCCAATCCAATTTCGATCCATGCTAGAAATGATTATGAAATTAGTTTTTAATTGATAATTCTTTTTTTTAATAAAATCTTCATCATCATCTGTATCATCAGTATCATCATCATCTGTATCATCTCCTTCATCATCAGAAACAACTTGATAATTATTTTTTATATATTTTTGTTGATATAATGGCTGAGAACGTTCCATATCCATTTGGTTTTGTTTTTTCTGTTGCTGTTGGATTTGTGGTTGATGATAATATTGATGTTGCTGTTGTTGTTGTTTTCTTTGCTGTATATCTTTTTGTTTTTGCAACTCTTGTAATTGTGATTGATACATATTATTTGTATTTTATAATGAAAGTAATATTAAATTTATAACTTATTTAAATAAATTAAAAATAATCATAAATAACAAAATAAATAAAAATAAAGAAATAATCATATGATTAAGAAGAAATATCAATAAAATATAATCCAAATGCAATGATTAGAAATAAGACACCTGAAGTCATAATTCGTCCATCTTTTGTAAGAATATCAAATAAATTATAGAAATATATTTTAGTGTTAGATAACATACTACTAGTTTCATTAGGTACCATACCTCTGATTTGTTTTTCTAATCTATCACGGTATGCACCCATTGATTTTTCAGATAGATCCATATTATCATTCAATTGATTATCAAATTCTTCAACTTGGTATTGTCCAGATTCTCCATATTTTGTAAGATTAGTTAAATCATTAATAATTGAATAAAAATCATCGGCTGATTTAGAAATCATGTCAACACTCTGTTTCTTTTTTTCTTCATCAATATTTGCTAATTGATTAAGAGGTTCTAATTGTTTTTTCTCTTGGTCATTTAATATTTTATGATAGTCATTTAATTGTTTATCATAATTTGAATATAAATCAGATTGTCTATCAACTGCAACAACATTTAATTTAAGATCATCTTTTTGATCATTTGTATCTATTATATCTAGCAAACTTTGACAATCTTTTATTTCTATTCTTTCAGTTTGACATTGATGCAATTTTAGCGAATATTCAATAATATTTAAAAGTAATAAATTGGCAAATCCAAACATTTGATTAATCTTATTATCTTCAGTTGTATTTGCATTTTTTATTTGATTAGTCGCACTAGATGTAGTATTCATATCAGTTTTGCTACGATAAAAACATTGTAGTTTCATTTTTTTATTCATTAATTCTTGATATTTAAGTTTTAATGCACCACATCTTTCAGGTTCTTTCATATTTGTTAAATTTGTTTTACATGAATCAGAATTACAAGCAACATATTTATCTAAATATAATCTCAGTGAAGGGTTATTAAATACACAAAATCTAGCGATTGGTACAATTTCTTCAACAAAGGCACTTTTAAATTTTGTCTTTAAGTATTTTTCTAGATCATTAATGTAAATTTCTAAAGGTTGCCAAAATGTATGGTATAAATTACGATTATAGATAAATTTATAAATAGGTGGTGATTCTTGTATTTTATTAATCCCAAACGAAGCAGGTAAAACACATTGTCCTAGAAGAGTTCCTTTTACTAGAATGGCATCAAAATTCTGTGCTGACCACCAATTACCAAGAGTGGTTTGAGATCTAATATATTTGTCTAAATAAAGTTCGGAAAAATCTTCATGTTGATAGAAAATTAAATAAGTTGAAATATCATCACATATATTTATAACTCTATGATTCATATCAATAATAATATTTTCAATTAACATCTTCTGTTCTTGTGGATTATCTGTAATTGTTTCAATCCATTTTTTAAATAATGTCATGCGTTGTAATTGAGTATAAACCGGTTCTAGATTAAGAGGTAATTTAATTAATTGATCATATATCATATTAATTGAGAAAAAGTTATTCTGACTCATTTCATCTATTTTACGGTATAATCTAGCTAAATCAAATGTACTAGTTGATCTTATCCAAAAATATTCACCTGATGGTAACATATTGTTATAATAATTACTTTCTTGAGTATTAAGATTCTTCCAATAATTAAAACTCTTAATAGGATCTTTAATATTCTTTAAAAGAAGATTTATGTTATTGTCTTTTTCAACATCTGTAACAAACCATTTATTCTCTGATAGTTTATAAAATAATTCTTTGGTTTCTTCTAGATATAATAAAGTATATATTGGAATGTCATAAAGATCAGCTTTTGAAAGGTATTTTGACCCTTCCCAATAGTTTTTTTCAAAGATTTCTTTCATGTTATCCATTGACATTGTAACCATTGAAAGACCATACAGATTAACATAATTTTTAACTTTATCAGAAATCCATTGATATTGAAGATACATATTTTTATTCATATGATATTGTTCTCTAAATGAATTTAATTCTGAATCTTCCATATTCATATCTTTATATAATTCTTTTGGTTTAACAAATTCAGTTTGTCTAGAAAAAGTTATGATTTTTGTACCATCTTGTTCAATTTGAGTTTTACCACTTGTAAAATAAATATCATTTAATAAAAGATAACGATTTGCAATTCTGTATTGATTGTTATCTAGAATAGGTTTTAAATTCAAACTTATTTTTTTACGATTTTTTTCAACTAAATCTCTAATTGAAGTTAATTTATGATCAATAATTATTTGATTGGCAAAACCTTGATTATCTAAAAGTAACCCTAGAAGACTCGTTAATTTTACTTGTGCATTTTCTATTCTGGCATCTTCTTCTTCTAGGTCTTCAAAACCTTCTAATTTCATAGAATCATTTTTTTTTCTAATTGTCCATAATAGAACAATAAATACTATGCCAAAAATAATCCAATATTTATTTTCCATTTTAGTATTTTAGCGTTTTAGTGAAATAAGAGAAAAAAATATATGATATTCTTTCTGATATTCTTTTAATCTAGAACAGTATATAAAATTACTTCAGACGAAAAAAAAGTAAAAATAATTTCTTCATAAAATCTAAGATAAATTTAATAAAAATAAAAATAAAAATAATATAATGTCAACTTTAAATTTCAGTGATTTTTCTAAAAAAATGGAAGAATATGCAAATGGGAGAGTAATTTTATATTCTGGTAACAATTTTTCACCTTATGAAACTTATCAAGGTTCATTACAACCTCAAAAGTGTTTTACTGATAGTGTGAAACATATCCATGTTGCATCATCTTTAACTGAATCATTTTTTTCCCGTGAAAATGTTGATTTAATTCAACAAGAACTTATTAAAAGAATATATAGTCAAACAGGTCATGTAATTAGCCGCCAATCTGATATGAATCTTCAGATTATTATGAGATCTATTTATTTACAATATGGTAAAAATCTACCATGTCAAATTAAAGAACAAGTAATCGAATTAAATAACGAAGTCCTTAAAGAATCAATGCGTATTATTTTACCAAATATTGAACAAACAATTGGATACCGTAATGATTTACAAAAATTACCGACTGTTATGAACAGAGCACTTAATGTTAGTAGCAAAGGCTCAAAAACATTATATGATAAAGTTGGCTTTTAGATTATGAAAGGTAAGAGAAATTAATTTTATCAAGTTTCATTTGATTTTCTAATTCTTCTGCTTCCCATTCTTGACGAGCAAGTGAAAGTTTTTGTTCCTGTTCGAGATATTCTTTTTCCCACAGTTTTTTTTCTTTATCTAGAAGACGTTGAAAATCTCTTTCCTTTTTAATGTCTGAAATTTTACGTTTCATATCAGTGTCAAAAGAATCATTTGAATGGCTTTGTTGATGTGATTGTGTTTGAGATTGGGATTGAATTTGATTTTGTATTTTTTCAACTCTTTCAAACATACATTCTACTTTTGTTTCTAGATTATAGAGAGCCATAATCATATTATCTAATTTGTTATTTAATTGTATAATACCATCTGATAAATATTCACCAATTTGGATTTGTAATTCATGTGTATTCATTTTATGTTTTAAATTGTTTTAAATTGTTTTAAATTGTTTTAAAAATAATTATAAAAAATATAAATCAATTTTTTATGGATGCGAAGGAATATCTATTTTATTTTATGACATTATATAAAATTATAATCACAAATAATCTTAATTAGGATGGATGAAAAAGACAATAAAATAAAAAATCTAGATGCGTTCTTTTCTACAAATAAAGAGGATAGTCCAAAAAGTGCTAGTCCAACATTTCAATTTGATTACAATAAAATAATTACACCTTTTGAACATAACATGGAATATCAATTCATAATGGAACAATCAAAATTATTACATAAATCTGAACATATTGAAATATTTAAAATAATTGATAAAAATGGTGATGATTATACATGTAACGAAAATGGAGTTTTTATTGCATTAAATAAAATAAAACCGGAAACACTAATTGAAATAACTAAATTTATTGAATTTTGTATAGTTAATAAATCTCAATTACAAAAAGATTTAGACCAAAGAGATGCAATTCGTGAAATTATGAATTGTCAATCAGATGATATTAAAGGGTTCAATAAAATGTTTCTTATAACAGAAAAAAATTGAAATGGTTTAAGGATAAACAACATATAAATATAAAGACTATTTAAAAATGCTTAGCTGTAATGAAATTTGTAAAGCCTTGTCATCATTTGAAGGTGAACAAGTATTTAAACTTGAAAACTATAATCCTTTATTTGAACAATCTTCGAATTTCTCTAAAAATTATCTACAACTAGTTGAAGATAAAATCAAAGAAAATAGTTGGGTTGACCCCAATCTAGAACCAATCCAATTTAAAGAAGAAAAAATAAAGCAAAATGATAATATGAATGATACACAAACAGAAAATGATAATGATAAAAAACAAAAATTAGAATATACGTTTTTAAATTATAAAGAACATCAAACTAATAATTTACCTCAAGAATTCTTAGATTTAATTGATGTGAATCGGCGATCTGAAATTTACTATTATGGTATGAAAGGACCAGATTCATTTCTAGCATCTGTTTTATTAGGTGCTGAACCAAATTATTGGTTACAACATCGTAATAAAAAAAAGGAATACTCTGATCAAATCCGAACTACTTTTAGTATTCAAAAATATGATATTCTACGTGGATTGTCAAAAGATTCAGTTGGTAATGATTATCTAACAACTATTTATTCCAATGATTTCCCTGAAAATATTGATAGTGATAAATCGAAAGAATATCAATTCTTAATTGGGTATCATTATAAGATTAATGCACTCATCATAGAATTGAAAGAACTAAAGGGATATTTTGTGACTGATTGGAATCCTGACTTACCAACTCTTATTATTTTACTAGACAATCAAACATATTTGCCTATTTTATCTAATAAAATTTCGTATTTTACAGCAGATGAAATTAAGAAACTAGAAAATAAGTTTAATATTCTCTATCCTACTAAATTAGAACTAAAATCAAATACTATGGAAGATGGTAGAAAGAAAAAGAAACAACGTGATGATATGATTATGAATGCTGAACAAATTGAAATTAAAATGATTACAGTTGAGCAGATCTATCCTATTACAAAATACCAATTAAAGGATTTACAAGACATTGCAGAAAAACTGAAATTGACACTTGAATCAACTAAATATGGAGCTGATAATAAAACTTTTCGTATTATTAAGAAAACTAAAAAAGATTTATATGATGAAATTATTGAAAAAATTAAATCATTCAGTAATTAATTAGGTGATAACCTATTTTTCAATTATTAATTTAGTCATTTTTTTATAGAATTTGAAAAATAATATAATATAATATTAAGTAGTAACTAAATAACAAGTATTAAGCATTAACAAATGAAATTCAATAAACAAACTAATGAAAAACAACGTTTATTAGAAATCATTCAAAGATCGCATGAAAATAAGAATTTTGAATTAGAAGCCTTAATACATTCAAAAGGGATTCAATATGATGATTTTGTTGCGTGTCTCAAAAGAATTAAAAACCAAAAAGAATTTAAAATGTATCCGGCTGAAGAGGTTCTGAATATTGCCTTTAGAACTGATTCTAAATATAAGGACATACGTATTTCTATTTTTGGTAAAGAAACAATTAAATATTTTTGTGCTCATGGTCGTCTGAAAGACTTAGGTGCAAATGTTAAATATTATTATAAAGAAAAGATTAATGAAGATAAAGGTAAAATAAGTCGAGTTAATATCGAAGATTACGATATTCGTTTTAATCTTAAAGAAGAAAGACAGACTAATGAGGGTGATGAAAATGTACGCAGCTTATTAGAAAATTGGGTTGATACACCTAAATATTTTAGATACAAGAAAAGTTTTAGATTTGAAACAGTTGATGGTTTATTCAGAAATGATCTTTCAATTGTTAAAGATTCAAAAAGTGAGGATCAAAAGATGACAGTTGCTGAAGTTATTAAAAAAAGATTAGAAGAATCTGTCATTAAACCAGATAATGAATCTAACTTTAGAGAATGGTGGTCGCGAATTAAAAATAAGTCTGAATATACAGTTAATGTTGGTTCTCAAATTACCTTTCATACTACATTACAAAAATCAGGTGTTCTTGAAAATAAACCATCATATGAAATTGAAGTAGAATATTTAGGTAATCAAAAACAACAAAAAACAATATCATCACATGATATTATGGTTAAATATATTGAATTAATTGGTATCCACCTTCAAGCAATTCAAAAAAGTTATTTTGTCATTGGTAATTCTGAAATGAATAAAGTTCGTACTAATATGATGGTATTAACAGGAATTAAGGGTAAGAATGTTTTTAAAGCTTCATTACCTTTAACAGTTGAAATTTTTAATTTACAACAATTAAATAATCGTCAATATTTAGACTCTTCAAATCATACTCTTCGTAAGAATTTTCTTGTGACTGAAAAAGCCGATGGTGAACGTAATCTTTTATATATTGATCCACAAGGTGAATTTTATTTTATTAACCGTATGAATACAATCAAAAAAGTTGGTATGAAAATGCCTGATATCGCCAACTCACTCTTAGATGGTGAATATCTGGAAGGACAAGAATTATATATGATTTTTGATGCTTATTTTTACCAAGGTAAACCAACATGGAAAGAAGTATTTGATCCTAGATATGAAGTTATTAAACAAGTGACTGATTATATTAAAATTAATCTTAACAAACCATCACCAAATGTTGATATTAAATTTCCAATGATGATTGGTCGTAAAATATATTACAGAGGTGATGTTATTATGAAAAAAGATAATCTAGATGAGGCTAATTATGATACATTGATTTTTGATGCATGTAAAAAGATATTAAATCAAGTCAATGTTTCACAAGGTGGTAAACTAGAGATTGGTCATCAATTTAGCTATCATGTCGATGGTCTTATTTTTATTCCGGGTGATTTACATGTTGGTCAAGATTATATTGGTCATGTTGTAAATAATTTCAGTGATTCTAGCAATTGGGGTAGAACTTACAAATGGAAACCACCAACTCTTAATTCAATTGATTTTGAAATTGGAATTTTCCATCCCTCTGGTAAGTCTGATATGAATGATCAATATTATAATGGTATTTTATATCGTCAAATAAGCCTCAAAACTAATTATCAATCGTATTTTCATGACAGATATAATTCACAAAGAGTTCTGAATGAAGGTTTAGGTGTCTTCATCGGTTCTAAACCATTCGCACCAAATCAACCTTTTGTAGGTTCAATTGATTATAATAATAATTTAGTTGACGATACTCATATTGCATGGATTCCGCTTGATAGCAATAATAATATGATAACTGAGGATAATATTATTGTTCAAGAAGGTGATACTGTTGAATTTACATATGATATGACTGATATTAATCCACAACATCGTTGGAAAGCAATTCGTGGTCGTCCTGGTAAAAAAGCAAATGGTTATCATACTGCTATTAATATTTGGCGTTCAATTCATGAACCTATTACAACTGATATGATTATTGGTAATGTACCAATTCCACCTTCAAAATCATATTATCAATCAAACGTTGTCAGAGAAGAATTATATCTTAAAGAAATGAACAAATTTCACAACTTTGTTAAGGGTCGTCTATACGATCATATTGGTAAAGATTTAAAGAGACCTCATATTCTTGATATGGCATGTGGTAAATTTGGTGATTACTTTAAGATGGTAAATATTAAACCGGGTTTTATTCTAGGTGTTGATTATGCACAAGACAATATTAATAACTTTAACAATGGTGCAGCAGTCAGAGCATTACTAGCTGAAAAGGACAATAATATGTTTAAGAAAATGAATACACATGTTATGGCAATTTGGGGTGATTGTCATCTACCATTACATACTGCTGAAGCTGGTCAAGATGATTTAAATAAATACTATCTTAAAGTTCTATATGGCGATGTTGATGTCAGTGATTATAGTAAATTAGGTAAATTATCTGGAATGGCATTACAAAAGTTTGATATGGTTTCAACCCATTTTGCTGTTCACTATTTCTTTGCAAATTATGATACATTAACTGGATATATTAATAACGTTCATCAAAATCTAAAGACAAATGGATATTTTATTGGTACTTGTCTTGATGGTAAAACTATTTTCAATAAATTTAAAAATAATAAAACTGACATCCTAGAACAGTATCAAGATCCGGATAAGGTTAAATTAATTTGGAGAATTAAAAAGGATTATGAAGATGAATCTTTTCCAGATGATGAAAAATCATTAGGTGTCCCTATTTCAGTTGATGTTGAATCGATTAATGCAACCAGTAATGAATATTTAGTTAATTTTGATTATTTTACTAAACTGATGAATGAATATGGTTTTGAATTAATTGATAGTAAATTATTTCATGAAGTACCCAATTCAATGTTAGAAGAATTTTATGCAGAAAATAAAATGCAAGGAGATATTCTTAGAAAAAAACCAAAAGTATTAGAATATAGTGTTCTTCATAGATGGTTTATTTTTGTTAAAAAAGGTATCAATGAAATGAATGATGATGATATGGATAAAGATAAGAATAGTCGTAATAATTTATCACCTGAAGAAGAAAATGAAATTACTAAAGTTAATTTTAATGGTTCTAAACTAACACAGATTAAAAAAAGAGATGTTAAACAAGACTTAAAGGGTGGTAGTCAAGAATCAGAATCAGAATATAAAGATGATCTATTTATTGAAGAATTAAATCTAGAATCAATCAAACTAACTGATTCAAGTGAATTAAAAGCTGAAAGTGAAAGTGAATTTGATTAAGTAAATTATTTTAGTTGATTTGATTATGTTTTTATTATTTATTTTTCTAGATTGAAAAGATATTGGTATATTCTTTCAGATAAAACTTTACCTAATTTTCTTTTTTTTCCATTTGCAATTGATATTTCCAAATCTGATAAGAGTATGGTTCTTTTATCTTCATCAGTTTGGTAATATGTATTAATTAAATTAGCTAGTGATTGATAAGTATTAATAATAATTTGTGCATTTTGAATTGACATACCTGGTATTTGGGCTAGTTGAAGAATAGAACAATTATTACTAGTCATGTTATCTTTCTTTTTTAATTTAATAGTTGAAAGGTATTCCAAGTTAGTATCACATTCAGTTTCAGATGTCATATTATTACAAATGCTCCCATCATTACTTTCTATTTTTTCAATTATTCTCTTAATAAAAAAAATAGTTTCATCAATACTTTCTAATCTTATGACGGGTATCATATCTCTATACATAGTATTAATTATCATTCCATATAAAGTTTTAGTATGTCCTGGTATATCTTTGACCCGTCCTTCTAGGATATAGAGAATTTGATTTTTAGGATGCCCTGATTCGAGTAATCGTTTTTTTTGTTCACGATATCTGCCATCATTAACAGAAGCAACCAAGTCATTCATGGTTTTTCTTTCAATTAAGAGAAATAGTTTATCACTATCTTTGTATCTAATTTGAATATCACCTAAATCCAGATTTTGATATATAGCATCTGGAAATGCTAGCTTAAGGTCTTTTTCACGATTGTCAATTGTTAAAATCATATTATTAATTTTTAGTTTAGTATTAATTTAGTATTTGTTTAGTAATTATCAGTCTAATAATTTGTTATATTTTTTTAATTATCATTATTGTTATCATCAAAATATTTACTAATTGTAATAAAATTTTCTAGTATTTCTTCACTTTTACCTCTTAATGGTATTTCACTTAACATTAAATTGATAACAATTTCGTATAATTTTTCTATTAATACTGAATCAGTATGATTACCGACATATGTTTTCCAATTAGTTATAGTTTTATAATTTGCTGGGAATTTACGATTTAATGGATTTTCTTGTAAATTATTTCTATTTAATAATTTCCAGAAAAGTATTCCAAGAGTCCAAATATCTGTTTTCTTGGCTAAATATAAATAAATAGATTCTCTAGTTTGGTCTTTTGCTAGTTTTTTTATTTTATTAATTAAACTATCTAGATTAAAATTCTCAGGAGGTGTTATTTCTAGATGTATAGTATTGCAAACTTTATTATAAACATTACTTTCATTAGAATTTACATTTAGATTTATTTGACTTTGGGGAATAGTTACATATTTACCACATGAAACTGCAAAATTACATATTTTAAGATCTTCAATCAGACCATCACTATAATCAATATAAATTGAGTCTTCAGTTAATCCTCTATGAGCAACACCTTTACTATGTACATAATTAATAGCCAATAATAATCGATACATTATAACTGTAATCATTTTATAATATTGATCCCATGGAAGATTATGAATATTTTGAATAAATTGTTTTAAGGTTACACCTTTAGGTTTTTCTAGGATAACAATTAAATCACTTGATGTTAGTTTAATATTATGACAAAGATTAATATATTTTTTACTAGTTTTAAATTTTGATAAATATTGTAGGAATCCCATTTCTATGATCATTTGTTCTAATTTTTTATGATCTTTAATAGGGATTATTTTAACAATTACATTTTCAAGTGATGAATTTATAGAATATGTACCTTCATAAATCATTGTATTATTTTCATAACCAATTTTTTTATTTATTTTTAATTGATTATTAAATAAATATTCTATCGAGGATTTCATTTAATATTATTATTATTATTAGAAATAAAGAAAAGAAAAGAAAAAAGATAAAAATACTTTACTTTATTATGTTCTAGATTCTTCAGCATATTTAAATTTAGGCATAATTGAACCAACTGCTGTGTCTAAATTTAATGCATTAAGGGGAGTACCTCTGTCAAAAACAGCGGAAGGTAATCTTTCATTATTTCCTAAACAAACTGGAGGGATTTTAGCCGGAATATCCCAACATTTAGGAGGTTGAATTTGATATCCTGGAACAAATTCTTTCATCTGACAGGAATGTGTAAATTGTCCAGGTACTTGTGGTGTATTATTATTAAACATTTCAAAATCAGATTGAGCAGGAAGACAATTTCTACAAGAACCATTTAATTCTTGTTCTCTTTGATAATTTGCTCTTGCGTTTTGTTCTGCTGTACTAATTGGATCCGTTGTTGTATTTTGGGGTTGTGCAAAATTATAACCACCTTCAACACCGTATGAATAATCAGTCCAATATTGAGAAATTGTTGCTATATTTGCAGTATTTGATGTATTTCCTGCATTTAATAGCATAGTATTATTTGATGATTGTGATTGAGGGCTTACGGTTGGTTTTCTTTTAATAAAAATATTAGGTTGAAAGTAATTATTTGGTCCTTCACCCCCTACTTGTGTTATATTAGATTTACCTAAAGTATATAACCCCATTTTATTCATATCATTTACGGATTGTGTATGAAATCCAGGTGGTGGTGCAGTTGTTACTGTTGGACTATTTGAAGAGATTGTATTATTTTGGTATGCAGCAGTTGTGGCTATTGGTTCTTGTAAAGTTGTTAAATCAAGAGCAGGAACATTTGTCACAGTAGGAACATTGGTCACAGTAGGAACATTGGTCACAGTAGGAACATTGGTCACAGTAGGAACATTGGTCACAGTAGGAACATTGGTCACAGTAGGATCAGTTGTCATATTAGGATCAGTTGTCATATTAGGATCAAATCCAGAAGAGTTTTCAACAACTGTATCAATAAATTTTTCAATATTTTTTGGTTTATTTAAAATATAAATAATAACAAGTCCAAGAATTAATATAATACCTATGCAAATACTGTTATTTAATTTCATTTTTATATATTTAAAAGAAAAAATAAAAAACAATAAATAAATTATGAAATATTTCTAAAAGGATCACCTCCAATATCCGCACCAACTCTAATAAGACCTTCTTCGGTAAAACCAATATCAGCGGTTGGTTTAATATTACCTACAAATTCGGGATGATCATTTATTAAATTTTTAACCATACATCTTTCGACGGCATTATTTGTATAATATCTAGATGGCATGTCTTTAAATAACTTACATTCTTCTTCAGTGAAAATATTATATGTTTCATTAAGACAATCATTTTGTTTTGCTGTATCAAATGCTAAATCACGGTTACAATCCCATTTATAAGGTAGAACTGGTAATTTTTTTTTAATTGATAATTCTCGGGTGAATGGTTTAGTTATTAATAATTCTGGACAATTTTCAGGTTTATTATCAAAATATTCTTGATATGAATTATATACAATTGGATTTACGCCTTCCATAATTGGATTATTAACCTTAAATAAATAATATTTAATACCATCAAAATATAATCTATCTGGACAACTGACAATTTCATTATTTATAAATTTTTCAACTAATCCATAATTTAAAAACATACAGGCTAATCCAACAATTAATATAATAATTATTAATTTAGTTGTCTGATTCCATTGAAATTTAGGTAACATTTTACTTTTATCGAAGAAAAATATTATTTATTTAAGTTTTTCTTTATCTATATCTTTATCTTTAAGTTTAACTTCTGCATAACCTGATTTTTTTCCTAAATACAATGTTGTAAGAGTTGGATACTTTTTATTTAAATATAATGCTGATTCATAAGCATCCTTTTTACGATCCCTCATATCAGATTGCATACCACCGGGTGTTTTATAATAAGTTGTCATTGCACAGACATAATTAATACGAAGTACTCCTCTATCTTTGCTATAATATTGTAATGTTCTTTCAACATCTTCTTTTTCATCGACTGTTAAAACTAAATCCATATCATGTCTATTGATTGATCCCCAAACAGGACCAACAATTAAACGTAAATCAGTTGTTTGCGTGGTTGTCATAAAATATGGATTTGCAATTGGATAAATACCCCATAAAAATAAACCGAGGTTTTTAAGTGTTTTAAAATTTTTTTGAATAAATGGATCTAAATCTAATTTAGGTATTTGTTCAATATAATAATCTTTTCTATACATTTGAGTATGTTTAACACTGATATTTGAATTTTTATGTTTAAGAATTTTAAAACCTCCAATATCATCATCCATATTTAATATTTCTTTACCAACGGGGAAGTATCTAGAAATGAAGTTTCTTTGATTTTTAAGTCCTTTAACTCCAACAATTAAATGTCCATACAAATCTTTATTTAATTTTTCTTTATAAATCTGTTCTTCGGTTTTATTTGCGACAAAAACATAAATTCTATTTCTAGGTACATTATATTCTGCTAGAGTTTTTAATGTTTTACGATTTAAAAGTTCAGCTCTCTGATATGATGGAATAGCAACAACGTACATTTATTTACTTTTTAGAAAAAAGTAGTAAATTTTTAAATTTAAAAATAAAAATAATCAATCATTAATAATATTTATAATTAATTATTTAATCAAGTGGTCTTCTCATGAGATCAGGACCAATTGTTGTTTGGTTCCATGGACTGACTTGTGATTGAGGGTTTGGTATTTCACTGCGGAGATCCCAACTGGCGTTACGGAGTGAGTTACCGACGGTATTCATACCAAGATGATGACCAGCTGTAAGGAAGTTTTGATCAGCGAGTGAACCTTGACCGGCAGGAACACTTTGAGCCCATGTGCTGTCAGCACCACCTGGAAGAAGATCTCTTGAAGATAAGATGTCTTTAGGGTAGCACTCTTGTGGCATATATTGACCAAGATTACTTACGTCGCCAGATTCGTTAACGGCACGGTTAACTTCATTCATGCCAAGTGGTTCAGATGCTTGAGGACCGGATTGTTGGGGACCAGCGGTGGGATTTTCAAAATATTCCATTTCTTCATCTTCATTTGATTTTTGAACATTATTTTGTACGGGGGATGATTCATCATAATCATAAAATCCTTCCGCTGTTTGGATTGGCTGTTGAACAGATGGCGAATCATAATAATACGTTTTAATTAAGAAAACTAATAAAACAGCGACACCAACAATTACTAATAATTGGGTTATTTGGTCATTTGTAAGATTAAACATTATTTGTGTTATTTATATTTAATAGACAGAAAAATTTTTTTAACTTATTCACAGAAAAAAAAATTAATGAAATCAACAAATAATTAAATAAAACAAAAAATACAAAAAAATAAATGAACGTACTTTTTAATCGGTGGTATTTAATTTATCCCATATATTCTTATTTTTATTTTCATATTGAAGTATATTATCATCATTTTTCCAATCAACATTAACAATACTTTGAGTCCAAGGATCAACACCCAATCTTGGATTAACTGGTGTTGGACGAATATTTGTTTTCTTATTTGAAATATAATTACCCACACTATCTATTTGCGAATGATATTTTGCAAATAAAAAGTTTTTACCATCTAAATTTTTTGCACCAGGTTTTGGCTCAACGAAAGATTTATTATTTTCAGATGGTTTATAATCTAGGGAATATGGTAAACAATATGATTTAATTTTACGATTATAAATATCATTAACGTTTTGTTTTAATACAGGTTTATATTTTTTATCATATGTATCATAATTTTCGGGGGTTTGAAATCCTTCGATAGTATTTTCATTTTCATTTGAAAAATTTTTATTTATAATTAAATACAAAATATATCCAAATATTATTACTAACAATATACTACTGTTTAAATTTAACCCTAACATTTAATATTTATTTTATTAAAATATTTTATTACAATCATTTTATATTTATGATAATATGATTTCTTCAATGCTATCATTTGAATGTTGTAATATACGACCCCAATCAGGATCAACTTTATAATATTTATTTTCATTATCATTATCATATGTATTTAAATTAGAATCGTCATTATCATCATTATCATCATTATCATCATTATCATCATTATCATCATTATCATCTAAATCTGAATCTGAATCTAAATTATTATCTGAATCTGAATTATTAATATCTAAATCATCATCATTTTCAGAATTATAATTATTATTATCATAGTCTAAACTATTATCATTATTAAGTTCATTCATTTCTCGTATTAATATTTCTTGTTGTAATCTAATTTTTTCTTCTTTCTTTCGAAGCATTTCTATTTTTTTTTGTTTCATTATTCTTTCTTTTTCTAATCTCTCTCTCTCTAGTTGCTCTTTTTCTAGCCTTTCATATTCTAGCCTTTCATATTCTAATCTTTCATTTTCTAACCTTTCATATTCTAGTCTTTCTAGTCTTTCATTCTCTAATCTTTCATTTTCTAACCTTTCATTTTCTAATCTTTCATTTTCTAATCTTTCTTTTATTATTTTTTCTTGTTTTAATCTAGCCTTTTCTAGTTTTTCTTTTTCTAGCCTTTCTTGTTCTAATTTTTTTTGTAAATATTCTTCTTTAATATCTACATCTTCATTATCGGATAAATTCATATTATTTTCCGTATGATTATCTTTTAAATCATTTTCATCTTCTAAAAGATAGTGATATGGGATTGGTGCTTCCCGAGTCTTTTTCTTAAAAACTTTCAATTGTCCGAGAGACCATTCAGGAGTAAACTTTTCCTTAAAAAATTTTAATTCATCTAGAATAAGAATGGCTTCAATTTCATCTTTTGGACTAATGTAACTTAAATCAACTTCAGTTCCATAATTATTAAATATTTTAGGTATGATAATATCACCTTTTGATTTGATTTTAACCCTAATAACAGGTATATCATTTGTTACTAAATTAACTGAAGGGGTATAATAATTTTCTAATATATCATTTGGTAATTGTTGATTAAACCACTCCATTGAATTTTGAAATACGATTTGTTTATTATTTTCATCAAATTTATTCATAAAATCATAAAATTCAGAATGACCTTTGTTAAGATTTAGTTCTAAATCAATATAATAATGATTATTTTTTTTACAAATACCAGAAATAGTATTCATAACTGGAGTTCTAATAAATAGATTAATCACCTTGTTAATACTAGCTCTATAATAAATGCTAGAACACACAGAATTACCTGTTTTTTTGGGTTCAATATATTCTAATTTTGAAAAATTAAATTTTCTATAATCAAATACAACAGGGTATTCTTTTTCTTTTTTGCTAGATTCTTTATCTCTAAGAGTAATCATATTTTCTTATGTTTTTCAATAGGTTTTTTTAAAATTTATAAAACGCAATAGAAATATTTGTTTACTTACGCTTAGTATTAATTTCTTTTTTTATAGATGTTTTAATATTATCTAGTGCTTTTTTAATCAAAACCTGTTTATGTTTGTATTTTTCTAAATTTAATTTCCAATTTGGATATTCTTCCATATATTTATATTTAATACTATGGTCTACTTTGTTTTTAGAAGATGACAATATATTCATATTATTATATAAATCTCCGATAACTTCTTCGATAGTTCTTCCAAAAATAGTATGTAAACCAAAATCAATAATTTTGATTTCTCCATTTAAACAACACGTATTTCTCATCAACATGTCATTTGAATTAATATTAAGAGTCGTCATTATTTCTTTTATATCATGTATTTGATCTCTCCAATTATTTGGTAAATTTTCTGATGTTAATAAACCACCACAATATGTCATATAAATAATTAAATTTTTAGGGTCATAGGCTATTAAATGTGGAAAATGAGGATAACCTCTTAATTTAGATAATGCATTTATCTCATTCGTAAACATATAATTACCTAGACTATTATTTATACATATTTTTTTAACTATAAATCCTTCTATCAGGGTTACCTTATCTGAATTAGTATGTTCTGATGTAAATTTATGAATATCTTTCAAACTATTCATATACTGTAAAACCCCTTCTTTAGTTTTTATATTACTTAATGTTACAAATAATTCATTATTTTTTTGTTTTATCATATCGTAGTCTTTTAAATTAAATTGTTCATTTGTTTTAGGTTTTGATAATTCTAATTGTAGTTTTGGTTTTTCTGTTTGATAATGATGTTTTTGTGTATCTATTTTTTGAGAAGGTTGTATATCTTTTTTTATTTCTTTTACAGGTTCTTTTACAGGTTCTTTTGCAGGTTCTTTTGTAGAATGATCTTTAAACATATTTGTATAAGCTAATTTTTGTAAATAATTATTATATGTTAAATATTTTTGATAGTTGTTCATATAGAATTTATATTATATAATTATATTATTTGTTTATTTTCTATCGACCAAAATTTTTATTTTTTTTCTTATAAACTTGTAAAAATGGATAGTTGGCAAGCTATTGGTAATGAACTATTAGAAAAATGTATAATTGAAATAAAAAAACAAGAAAATATGAATAAATTACACACTAATGTTTTAGACCCATTAATTGATTATATTCTTCAAAGATTATATCCATATATTATGGTTACGTGTATAATGTTCCTATTAATGCTTGTATTTTTAATTCTAGTATTTATTATGTTATTTAGAACAACTGGAATAATTAATTAATTAGTTATTATAATGATAAAAGTAAAATTAATTAACTTAACTAAACTAAACAATTAATTATTTAAAATAAATAAAATGATCTCAAAATACATATTAGAATACATTTGGTTAGATACAAAGCAAAAATTTAGATCGAAGGTTAAAATTATAGATACACTACCTATTTTGGAAGACCTCGAAATTTGGAATTTTGATGGTAGTTCAACTGGTCAAGCAACTGGAAAAGATTCAGAAATATTTATTAAACCATATAAAATGTTCTATGATTGGAATGCTAGAGATAATTATATTTATGTATTTTGTGAATGTATCTATCATGATGGTTCTCCTCATATTACAAATACTAGACATAATGCTCTAAAATATTTTCAAAATAGTGATGTTATTAATCTGGAAACAATGTTCGGGATTGAACAAGAATTTTTTGTTTTTAAAGATGGTAAACCATTAATTTGGAATGATATGGAAACTGAACCTCAAGGAGATTATTATTGTGGAAATGGTTCTAAATCAATTAAAGGACGTGAATATTTAGACAAAGTTGTTGATGTCTTAAATCATTGGGGTATTAATATTACTGGTTATAATTTTGAAGTTGCACCGGGGCAAATGGAAATTCAAATATGTGAAAAGGGTATTGATGCGGCTGATAACCTGATTGCATCACGATTTATTTTAACTCGTTTGGCTGAATACCGTGGTTGGGATATTGATATCACACCAAAACCTGAATTTCTAGGAACGGATGAATGGAATGGATCAGGATGTCACGTTAATTTTAGTACTAAAGGTATTAGAAACTCATCTTTAACTAACCCATTATCATCACTTTACGAGGTTGCCGCACTTATGACAGTCATGAAAACCAATCATATGAATGATATTAAATTGTTTGGTTCAGAAAATAATAAACTGCGATTAGGTGGTAAAAATGAAACTAGTTCGTATGATACTTTTACGTATGGAATTGCCAACCGTGGATGTTCAATTAGAATTCCTCGAGCATTTATTAAAAATTTAAAAGGCTACATTGAAGATAGACGTCCTGGTTCTGATATGGATCCATATATTATAACACAACTTATTACAGAATATGTATTTAAACCACCTGTTTATGAGATGCTAGAACAAATCAAAAATGAAATTTTGGAGGCGAACAGTAAAAGTTAAAGAAAGTTAAAAAATTAAAAAGAAAAACATATTATAATGTAGAATATATAAATAAAATTAAATGTCTCAAATTAATCAAGACATAACTAATAAAATAAAAACATGGGTTTCTTATGAACTTAAAAATCAAGAATTAAAAAAACAAATGAATCAGATATCAGAAGCAAAAGAGCAACTATCAGCAGATATTTTACAATTTATAAATATGAATAACATGAAAACAACGGCAATTAATGTCGGTAATAGTCGAATTTGTTATTATGATGAAATGCAATATAATAATTTATCATTTGGATTTTTAAAAGAATGTCTGATGGTCTATTTTAACAATGATGAAAATAAAGTTAATCAACTGTGTGAATTTATAAAAACAAAACGTAAAAGAGTTTCAAAACCCAGTTTAAAATTTTTACCAAAAAAACCAATAAAATAAAATTATTTTCTGCGTTTAAATTATAAATCATAAAAACAATAATGTTCAATTTAATCGGTGGTGCTATGTCACTTTTTGGTGGCAGAAAAACAATGAAAAGACGCTCAGCCTCACGTAAATCTGTCAAACGTGGTGGCGCTTCAATGATGAAGAAACACAATGGTGGTGCTTCAATGAAGAAACACAATGGTGGTGCTTCAATGATGAAGAAAAATAATAGTCATACAATGATGGGTGGTCGCTCACGTAAATCTCGTAGATCATCAAGATCACGCAGACATTAAATAAATAAATAAATCTATTTATTTTATTATTTTTAAATTAAAAATTAAACTAAAGTAATTATTAAATTAATTTACTTCATTCTAAGACTGACTTCTGAACCAGAAGCAACAGCACCACCACGTTTTTTTGATTTACGTGATTTCTTACCACCCATTTGAGGTCCTCTTAGACTATTAGCACCTTGGCATCCACAACCAGCACCACGACCACGTTGTGTTCTAGTTCTTCTCACACTTCTAGATCTGGTTCTGGTTCTACGTCCACCCATTTGAAGTGAGCACATACCAGCCCCACAATTACCTCCACGTTGTTTTGATTTTGTTGATTGCATTTATATTTATTTATAACGCGAGAAAATTATTTTGGTATCGATTTATTTTTTATCTCTTCAACTAAATGTTTCATTGCTTTGATATTATGCTCAATTGTATCTTTCATGTTTTCAGGATATTTATTTTCCATTTTAACTCGTTCAAGAATTTTAATTGCATCATTATAAAATTTAGCACCAAATGCAAGTAAAGCCAATTCATTTAGCATAGACCATTTATAAACATCCATATTTAAAAATGATGTATCATTAGTTTCTAAAAATGGTCTCTCTAAAATATGTTTAAATGTTTGATAGCCTAGATAATGTAGATTTTTACTACGACATATCTTTACAAATGTATGTGCTGATTCTAATCTAGATGGACGAATATTATAAGCCTTTAATAAATCAAACATATAATTATCAAATGGTTCTTCTTTACAGATTTTACATAAAGCAATTTGATATTGTGCATAATATTTCTCTTCAGAAAACCCATTTGGTTCTAATTCAACTCTTTTAATATAATATTTAATTGCATTGTCATATTCCTTACAATCTCTATAACTTTGGGCTAAATAATAAATATATCTAGAATTGGTAGGATCATCTAAAAGTGCTTGTTCAAAAATTAAGGCATCACGTTTATATTTATTTGAATCAGATGAACGAAAACCATCGGGATAAGGTATATTTCTAATTTTTTCAAGAATACCTTTTGTTGAGGGTTTATTACCTTCCTTTTCAATATACGTTAAATATTCATGACAAACACCGTTATAATACCATTCAAATTTATCAGATACTAATTGTAATCTTTGATAATCAGTATTACCCTTTCTTGTCCAAATATTATATAAATCTTTATCCAAATAAGGCATGACAAAATCTTGTTCAAACTCAAAAACCTCATCTGCATCAAGTGTAATAATATAATCAGCTTTTCCTTTAGCTAGTTTCATTAATAAAGATCTATTATGACCAAAGTTTCTCCATTCATGTTCGTATAATTCACCTTTAATCCCTTCTTTCTCCCAATATGATTTAATTAATTCTTGAGTACCATCAGTTGAACCTGTATCACAAATAACCCAATAATCAACTAATTTACGAACTGAATTAAAACAACGCTCTAATACTTTGGTTTCATTTTTAACAATCATTGCAAGACAGATTGTTTTTTTAGGAACACTAATAATTGATTCTATTTCTAGATGAATTGTTTGTTCTTCTTGATTTGACATGTAAAATTTATTATTAAATATGCTAAATTAAATTTATATTAAAAGTAAAAAAAATTGAATTATAAAATTATAATATTTATAAAATAAAATAAAATGACTGAAATTAACAGTTCATATTGTATCTTTTCTAGTTCAGATAATAAATATAAGACATATTTACTTCCATGCAAATTTTTAGCCAAAACATTATTTAAACAATGGCATATGAATCGTCCTTCAGACAAACAAAGAGTTAATGAAATTAGAAACTATCTATTAGATAATAAACCTGAAAAGATAGATGGTGAAATATTTGCGGCTAAAATAGATGCTGAATGGAGTGAAGGTAATTGTCATTATGAAATCTATGATGGTAATCATCGTAGAGAAGCAATTGCATCGGGTTATAGTCAAATTTCTCCAAATAGTAAAGTCCTTGTATCAATCATTAATGTTAAAAATGATCTTGAACTGCTTGAATATTTTCGACGAATCAATAAAATGGTACCTTTGAGCGAGGCTGATTTAATCGGTGATCCAAATATCCAACAAACATTACATAAAATATCTAAAGATTATTGTGATAAATATCCTTCATTAGTTAAAACGACAATTAGACCAAATCGTCCATATTTTAATAGAGATGAGTTTGTTGATACATTATATAAAGTATATTCTAAATCTAATTTAAATAATTCTGTAAAATTAATTCAAGCACTCGATAGTCTAAATACGTATATTGGTAGAACATTTGAATGTTTAATAAATGATAATCTTAAAACTAGAACTGTAGATGGTTTAACTATTTCAAAACCAATGTATAGTATTTCTCATAAAGTAAATTTATTTATCTTTTTAAGCAAAAACCTAGAAGAAGATCTTAAAAATTTAATTGAAATAATGTAATAAAATATTTTAAACTTTAAATACGAACATTTTTTATTTTAATTTGATTGATTAAGCTGGACAACCACCCCATTTATTACGATTAAATGGTAAAATTGTAACATTATCAACATCTTTACGGAATTTATCAATCATTTTTTGTAATTCAGCATCTTCATCATTGGTAAATGTAGATTTAACTCTTTCATGTGCTCTAGGTTCGGGTTTAATACCATAACATGTTACACCAAATCTAAGATCTGGGTTATTAAAGTATCCACCATTAAGACCTGGTTTACCACATGTATTTCTTCTTTCGGGTGTTGAATTTTTTTGTAATTTATCCCATGTGGCTTTTTGGGTAGGATAGAAAGCCATTTGACCATCAACCCATCCATAATTACACCAATCAGCACCTTCACGGTAAGCACCTATTAATTGTTCGAGAGTGGCTAACTCACTATCAAATACTTTACATAATGCTTTACCTTCTTGGTAAGTATATTTATTTTCACTAATATTAAAGACTTGTGGATTTCTAGGTGCTTGTTGAGTTGGAACTGATGCAGGAGATAATGAACCAGAACCAGAACCGGAACTAGAAGATAAATTGGCACTAACATTATTGGCTGATGCTACTGATTCAGGTGCTAATCTATCCATTGGAGCAGGGAATGAAGGCATTTCACCTTGATATTGGTTAGTGACTAATTTTTCATTATATAAATAATAGACGAATACTAAAAATAGTGTTCCAAATAATCCCGCTAAAAGAAAAAATATAATTTGCATTTGGGTTATCATTTTTCAATTTATTTAATAATAAAGATAAAAAAAGATAAAAAAGATTAAAAAGAATTATATAATTACCAAAATACCAAAATTATCAAATAGTAATATTTATAGTTTTTCATTTTATTTAATCATTTCTTTCATAAAATAAGCAATATGCTCCGTTTGTAATAATTGTTCTCTCTAGTTCTGTAATTTCTTCTACCATACCATCGTTAAATGAATACCATTTGTTATTTGGGTTTTTACGATACGCTGTATAATGACCACCTGATGGATTACCAAAATGATTAGCAACTGCATATAAATTATACTTCAATGAATTTTTTTTAAATCCAGAAAAGAATTTACTCATATCAAGATTCTGTAATGGAAAAATTACTGGAGTATTAATTTTAGCCAATCTTGGAAAATATTGATACCGACCCAATGAAATAATTAAATATTGAGGTAAATCCCAAATAGTATTACATGTAACACCACTTACTTTAGTTTTACATTCTCCACAATACCATCTTTCATCAATTTCAGTTCCATCTTCTAATTTACGTATCACTAAGTCATTTTGTGAAACATACTGAGTTAAGAGGTCTTCTAAATTAATAGGTTGAAAGGAAGCAGGGACTGTTAGTTGGAAAAATTTAATAGGGTCAAAGATATTAGATTGATGACCACATTCTCCAATAGTTAATGTATTAATTTGTCCATTAAATAATTTAATAAAGATTGAATAATCTTTTTCAAAATGTCTAATAAAGTTTTCATATGCCTTTCGAGCCATAGCATCCATTCGGTTCATATCTTTGCCTACAATATTCATCGTAGTTTCTTTACTTAATCCATCATGTAATGAATCTAATAGAAGAATAAGAAATTCTTGAAAATCATTTTGATCCCCATTGATGGAGATTGATGCTTTTGATTCTTTAGCAACTTGTCCAATTAATCGATAAAATGGAATTGGATTAATACTATTCTGATGACTTTTATCACTCCATAGTTGAGACATTAAATTATACCAAGCTTTAACTAAGTTTTGTTTTGTTTCAGTTTTGTTTTTTTTAACTGTTTTTTGGGCAATTAAATCTAATTGATATTTGCGAACTTCTTTACCATCTGACAATGTTGAGGTTTGACTAAAATATTTTAAGAGTTCTTTTGTCCCAACTAAACATTGAATAGTTGAATTTAAATAACAACTATTACCAACATTAGGTAATCCAATTTGACCTTTATTCGAATTAGAATCCATAAATTTATGTATTAGTATTTGTTTTAATAATATTAATAAGAACAAATATTATTTATTTCAATTTTTATTTTACTTGCGAATAAATGTGCAATAAAAATAAAAACTAAATATAATAAATGGACACAAATAGATTTTTTGAACCTATCAGAGTTGGATGTAATCTAAATACTTTACGACAAGCAACTAGTACTCAAATATATGATTCATTATTTAATCTAGATAATGAAAGATTATGTAGTATTTGTCAATCTAATTATATTAATCATCAAATAATTAGAAAAATAAACCATTGTGGTCATTTTTATCATCTGAATTGTTTAGATGAATGGTTTGAAAATAATGTTAAATGTCCAGAATGTCAATATGACTTACGAGAATCAATACCTAGAAATGATAATGAACCTAATATTTACACGTTTCTATTAAATAACTCAATACCAAATGCAACTTCAACACCTATACCAAATGCACAAACCACACAAAATGCACAAACTACACAAGCATTAGATAGATTATTACAAAATATTATTGGGAATTATGATGATACTGATATTAGTGTGGAATATTATGTTCCAAGAATTGGTTCTATGCGACAACCTAGAACAATACCTCAACAACCTAGAACAATACCTCAACAACCTAGTACAACATCTCAACAAACTAGAACAATACCTCAACAATCACAAAGTGTAAATATACCAATGGATATTACTACTAATACTACTAATACTAGAACATCTAGAAATAGACGTAATAGAAATAAAAATCAAAAAGAAAAGTTAGATTATATTATGAATTATCAAAAAGAAAATACTGAAAAAATGGATTTCTTTGAAAAAGAGCTAGAATCATTAAGACTTCAATTAGAAGATTGTAAAATTACAAACCATAATAAATATAATCCTTTAAATGTTTTCAAATATTTTTGGAATTGAATATTTTAATGTACCTAGAATAATATAATAATCTAAATTTATTACTCATACAAGTAAGTTTGGGATTAAGAACATTTCTAGGTACATCATTTTATTTTAATTTTATAAAATTGATTTAAAAAGGTTAACAATATATTAATATAATACATAAAATACAATGGATAAATATTTAAATGTATCTCCTTTAAGATATCCAGGCGGTAAAACTAGAGCATGTAAATCATTAGACATTATTTTAAATGAAAATTTTGATATTAAGAGTTTTAATAAATTGATATCACCTTTCTTTGGTGGAGGTTCATTTGAATTTCATATGCAAAACAAATATGGTTTAGAAATTATAGCTAATGACAAATTCAAACCTCTTTATACTTTTTGGAATACTTGTAAATACAATAAAGATGAATTATGTAATCATCTATATAAAAATATAGACAATGTTGATAAAAATACTTTCATTGATTTGAGAGACAAAATCATGAATGAAGAAGATAATTTAAAAAAAAGTATTATGTATTTTATAATTAATCGATGTTCTTTTAGTGGTGCTACATTATCAGGTGGATTTTCCCTAGAATCATCTAAAAAAAGATTCACCACATCATCGATTGATAGAATCAGACAACTCAATCTTGATAAATTTATAATATCAAATTTTGATTTTGAAGAATTTATTAACAATAATATTAACACGAATAGTAAAGAGGCTAATCTGTTATTTCTAGATCCACCATATTATTTAGAAAAAAAATCAAAATTGTATGGAAATAATGGTGATATGCATGAAGGTTTTGATCATGATAAATTGTATCAATGTTTATCTAATAAAAAGAATTGGATGATGACTTATAATAATTGTGATTATATTAAAAATCTTTATAAAAATTTTAAAATTATTGAAACTAATTGGAGTTATGGAATGAATAAATCAAAAGAATCATCTGAAATAGTTATCATTGGATAATATAATACATATTACTTGGTAATTTAGTTTTATTATCTAGTGAATAAGGAGAGGGTTCCAATAATTTAATATTTTTTGGTTGACAAGCAATAGTAACTGACAAATCACAAAATCCTTTTTTATTTTTTCTTGAATGAATTTTTGTTCTAACTCTTATTTGTTGTTCTATTTCAAATTTGGGAACATTAAAATTGCATATATCAATACCAGTATGATATAATCCATAACCATTACTTATTTGTATATATTGACAACCTTTTTCACTATATAATTTACTAATAGTATCATTTGGTACATTAATATATTTATCATTCCATTGTTTACTATTTTTTTTTATTTCTAACCATTCTTCATGTGTAACTTGTTGTGTCATAAAAAGAGGTATTTCACTATTAAATAATTCAATATTATTTATAAGTCGATTAAATAATTCTCGGGCTTTTTCAGGTATTTTACCTATTTTAGAACCTTCCCATTGTTTTAATTCGGGATTATATTTAATACTACATTGCATCCAATCAGGTGCTTTATATTTTTTTATTTCAATACCAATATTATTAGTTTCATATTTACAAATCAAATCATTTTTGGAACTAACACCTCCTAATTCATTCTCAGATTGAATATTAAACATATTATCATTTATAATACAATTTTTCACTACATTATAAACCATATATTCATATTTTTTACCATTTAAAGAACACATACTACCTTTTTTTAATTTAGGTTGAATTGTATCAAATTCTTCATTCATTATTAATTAGTTATTTTAATTATTTAATTATTTAATTATTTAATTTTTATTTTATATTAAAAATTAATTTTTAAATAGTATCTAAAAAAGGACTACATCATCATATTTAAGACCTATTCTAGATATGAAAGATAATAAAAAATTTTTAAATAATAATATTTAAATCTAATAATTATAATTATTTTTTTAATTTAACCAATCCATAATGGATTTTGGTGTTTTAACCTTCTTAACTACATAGTTTTTATCGGCAGTTGGAGATTTCTTATTTACTTTAACTGGTTCGCTATTAATAAAGTTAGACTTTTCATCAACTACTAACCATTTACTGATTTCTTGTAGATTTGCTTTTTGATTTCTAGCAATTCTCAGAGAGTCTTGAAACAATAGTTTTTCAACCTCTTCTTGTTTCTTTTGTTGAATTTTATCATGAACAAAGTCTTCACTCTTATCAGCATACTTTTCATAATATCTTTCTTCAAGCTTTTCAAAGTAATCTTCTGATTTTGTAAAACCATCTAGTTTATGTACAACTAGTTCATATATTTGACTAACCGGTTTCATAATTTGGTTTTCTAGATATGTAACATAATCAGGTTTTAACTTTTGTTCTCTAACATAGTTAACATGTTCAATCTTATCACCTTGTAAAACCTTATCCTTTGAATTAGTCATTTTTAGTTTAATATAAACATAAGGGATACGATCATTTGACTGAGGTTTATTACCTGGGTCTCGTTCACCCATTCTGTCTGCTAAGACTTTATGCGCAATCGACTCAGGATCTTTATATGTTGATCGCAAAGTCTTTGAAATAACCAACATTTGAATATCAAATTTATCATTAATTAATTCCATCAAAGAATCTTTTAGAAATGAAATTGATAAGTCCAATGATTTCTTATTCAGGATAGCATCAATGATACCACCATAAACATATTTGACAATCGGTGCATTATCACGACGTTTCAGAACAATCCCCATACTTTTCTGAGTATATTCATTAACATCAGTTTCATAAAGATTACCAACATATCTCTTTTTAGTGAAGAGAATGAAAGGCCAGAAGGTCTTTTCATATTCTAGGACATGAGGAGGTTTCAGATACTTTTGAATCAAATGTTCAGCATCTAAACCAGTTTCAATTGATTTTTGTAAAGCCGGAATACCAGTTAATTTTTCACCATTTTCATCGTGAAGTTGAAACTTAATAAATATACTGTCGGTGTTATGAACAATCATACTACCTACACCAGCTTGAAAATGATGATTATCAGTTGTTAAATCATATACATATTCTTCTTCAAAAGTCCATTCTTCAATCTTCTTAATCTTATTACTATTTTTACGTAATTTATTGCAAAAACGAATTCGATAAATATTCATTTTATCTTTTCTAGTATTAATTGATACTTCATAACCTAAAGATTTACATAAAGTATAAATACCAAAAGCAGAAACCATCCCTTTTTGGTCAATTTGGGTACCACAACGAATTTTATCACTCTCGACTTTTGTTAAATTATTTTCATAAAAAGTTTTAGAAATACTTCCATAATTGGTTTTATAGCCATCTGCATCATATAATCCAATTAAGAATGCTTCTCTAATTTCTTTTGATGCATTAAGGATAAATTCAGGTACCTTTTTTTGTAAATCATTTGTATACATAAGAGTTTTCATCTCAACAATAAATTTTTTAAGATTACCATAAGTTTTAGTATTCTCAGTTTTTTTATTACGAGGAACTAACTTATAAACATTTGATGATTTAAGGGTATCTAATTGAATCCAATCAAAATCATTAAAATATTGATTACCAATTTTTTGATATTTATGAATAATTTCAATTGAAGCATTGTTTAAAGCAAAGCTAGATTTGTTACAATCTTTATAGTAACCACATGAACCATCACCCATAAACATACCTAAAAATTGAGCAATATCTTTATTTAATTTAAGTCCATTATAAAACATATAATCATTGTTATTATTAATTTCAGGAAAACTATGTAACAATTCATCACCAATTTTAATATCTTTTGGACTAACTTTTTCACCATTAGTATTTAACAATGAATGATCATCTGTAACAACTACAGAACCTGTATGAGTTGTAATCCGAAATAGTTTCTTTTCAGGAGCTAATTTATGACGAATAACACGTTGAATGTTTGTCCAACCTTTTTCAGTCCAAGTTTCAATATCTTGTAATTCACAAGATTCTTTATCATCATAACAATTGTCTCTTTCAAGTTTATTGTAAGTATTTCCTAAATTATTAATCGATTCAATGTAAATCGTATTAGTCTTAGAATTTCTTAACAATAAAGGAGTTGCACCAATAACGCTGTCTCCGTATATAACTTGCGATCCTTCAAAATTTGCTAAAACGAAATCACGAGCTAAAGTTAATAAACCACGTCCAGTTGCAGTTGTTGAAGCAGCAACATCCTTAAGATAAATTGGACTAGTTCTAGCACCAATTTGACCATAAAGAGAATTCGCAGTAACTTTATAAGCTAATTGCAGACCTTCCCAAACTGTTTTCTTAAACGGGTCCGGATCAGAATCTTTCTTTTTCTTATAAAATTTACGAGCAGTCAGTAGTTTCTGAAGAATCAGAGGGATAATACCTTTAACAGGTTTACCATCTTTATCATCCGGAAAATGAACAAACCGACAAGTCTTTTGACCAACAGTATGTTTTCCAAGTGATTTTTTAGAAGGGTCAATCCATTTCTTAACATCATATGTAACTTCACCATAAGTTAATCCAGGCAGATTATCAAACTTCGGATCTAAAATAATAGAATCATGACTCAAGTTTTCACTAATCATTGAAGAAGGATAAAGAGAACCATAATCTAGAACAGAAATAGGTTCTTCAAGATAAATCCCTGGTTGCGGAGGTAACACAATTGCACCTTCATAACCATCATCATCACCACCAGCATATTCCATCCCAGTATTATCAGCTTCACCAATTTGATAATTACTATCACCACCTCGACGAAAATCATTCTTACTAAATCCACTTTCATCATCACCTCGACCAACAATACTATCTTCAGTATCTAAAGCATTTAAGAGTTTTTTAATCTCTAATGCTTTATCATCACCATCGACATTTCCTTTATTAAATTCATCTGAGCTTTTAACTCTATCTAGAACAGGAATCAGAAAGTCATAATCACGACATTCTTTAGCAACTAGACTGAAGATTTTAACACCTTGACCACGCAAGAAAATGTATGAAAATGGAACAATCGAAACATTCGCCATCCCAATGTTATTCGCAATAATTTCTAATTTACGAATTAATCGAATACAAAGAACACAATCTTGGACGCAATAAACAGCAATCGTACGACGACCACTTGAACCACCTGTTTTCTGGAGACTAAAGATGTCTTTGTAATTAACATCATCTTTCCCTAGACCCCACATCGGTTTCTTACTGAGAACCTTTTCTTCAAAAGGAACATCTAATTTAATCCAGTCTTTACCGTCAACATTTTCTTTTTCAAGAACCTGAATTTTCTCACCACGATTGAACTTATCACCATCCTTAGCCTGACGAATAATAATGTAATTATTCTTTTCAATTTCAAAGGTATTTTTAATTTCAATCCAGTGAGGGTCATCTCGTCGCATTCCAGCAATTTTACCACTGATAAAATGTTCAGCAACACTATCTAGTTTATAAGAACCAAGATTGTGATCACGTTGAATAACTTTGAGAAGATCAATCTGAACACGTCCAACCATGTCAATAAATCGCATCGTGTTATCACCTAGAGCAGCAGAAGATAGTTGTTTTTCCAATAAATCAGCTGAATGATCTTGAAGACGACTAATTTTCGTAAATTCTTCATGACACCCGAGTTCTTTGGCACGATAATAGAGAAATGAATAATCAAAACCAAAAATGTTATAACCAGTCATAATGTCAGGGTCTAAACGATTAATAAATTTTGCCCATTCTAGGAGGACATCAGCCTCATCTTCACAACTGATAACTTCAACATCATCAATTGGATCACATGATTTCAATGTCACAATATGACGATATGAAACATTAGGATCCCCATATTTATAGACAACAGTCGCAATCTGAATGACAGGATCGCCTTCGACAGGTGGAAATTGTTGATCAAATAAATTAGTCAACAGCGTAATACATACATCTTTTGTAAAGACTTTGGAATGTAAGATATTTGCATCTAGATTATCAGATTGTGCAACAGCCTGAATAATTTCTTCTAGTTGATAAATATCCTTTTCATTTGGTATATCATCATCCTCTTGTTTTTTGTATTTATCCTTTTTATTAACCCATTTACGAAGAACAGTTTGGACACCTTCTTTCATTTCACGGTTTGCACGAATAGAAATATTATGTCGATCACAAATTTTTAGAACATCAGTAATAATATTCTTGATTTCTTCATTTCTAGGTTTAAGATTTTCTTTCGTGTAAACATAATTAATTTCTTCATCATGCAAAGGAGATTCTTCTAGGAACCCTGCTTTAATAAGATTATAGAAATAGGTTTCTTTGTTTTGAATCATATCAGTTAAATATGCTAACTTAGCAGCATTTTCACCAGTTTTTTGCAATCTAGAAATCGTAGAACGAGTTTTTTGGAAATGATTAATAATATCAGTTGCAAGTTTAGTATATTTCTTCTTTGCTTGTGGGAAATCACCATGACTACTATCTGACTCAATATCAAAAGATGCTACAATTAAAGGTGCAATATCATTTTTATCAAATTTAGACATATGCTTATAATCTGTTTCAACATCAATTTGACATTTACTATAAGGTGTATCAGGAGAAATCAGTTTCGTAAGTTGAATCCATCCTGCTGGTTCTACACCAGTAATATGCATTAAACGCATAATAGGTTCAAGATTGGACTCATATAATGGTAATTGTAATTTTTTCCCACCCATAACAATAGTTCCTTCTAGGGCACGTTTATATTTATTAAAACCTGAAATACTAAGAAATTCAAATTTGATAAAAGGGTAATAGATATTATTGGTAAAACCGCGAAACTTTTTCTGTTTGACAATCCCATAAGAATATAATGATTTATTTTCATATTCAGGAACTAGTTTGTTAATTGTTTTAATAACTTGTTCAATATTAGCTTGTTTCCAATCAGTTGGAATTTCAGCATAAAAGAAGGGTCTAAATCCTTTAATAACAGCAGAGACAGAACGTCCTTTTCCAGTTACACCAAAAATCTGAACTCGAAATTCCTTACGGTAAGTTCCTTTAGGTTCTTCTGGGTCATACGGGCGTTTATAATCAAAACTTCTCCAGTCAGTTGCCTGAAAACTCAGAGGTTTAGCATAATTAATTTTAACTACTTCATCTTGTCGAAAAAGAAAGGTAGAAGACATGTTAGATTGATTTATTATTTTCATAAACTACTTTAAATTATTTCAATTTTTTGATTTTAAAGATAATCTATTTTTTGATTTTAAACATAATTGAAACCTTTTTTCTAATCGAATAATAAAAGAAGTAAATAAAAGTAACCAATGTTAGCAGATGGTTTTTTGAATTTTTTTGTCTTTGCGATTTTATTAATGATACTATATATGTATTTAGAAACTAGATCATATGAAGTTATTTATACAAAATCCAAGATTGATAATAAAGATTATTTAGTTAGAAATCTAAAAGATAAGCAAGAAGCGGCTGATTTATTAGCCAAAGTCAGAGCAAAATTAGTCAAAATTGTCGACCATTTAAAAGGTATTAATGACGATCAAGTTAAAAAGTATGCTGCGGATGAAGAAGCCCTTGAAGAAACCAAAGAAGGATTCAAACGCTTAATTGAAAGATTTCAACCGGATAACATTAGTGAAAGTACACCTAATAACAAATATACTTCTTATTCTGTTAATAAAGGTCAAAAAATTGTCTTCTGTTTAAGAGCAAAAGGAACCAAAGAAGAAAAACTTGTCCCTGAAAATGTTATAATCTTTGTTGCAATTCACGAGTTGGCTCATATTATGACTTTATCAGTTGGACATACTGAAGAATTTTGGAATAATTTTAGAATTCTGCTTAGAGTTGCAATTGAATTAAAATTATATAAAAACCAAGATTATAGTAATTCTCCTGTTGATTATTGCGGCACTCGTATTACAGATACTCCATTAAAAGAAAAACTTCAGTAAATTATTTTGCGTTTTTTATTTTTTTTGTATTATTAATAGTATTTAACTATAAACTATAGTAATTTAATTTAATTGACATAGATAATTATTATCATTTTTTATTCTCGTTACTAAAATAAGAATGTCACTAGTCGAGGAATTTATCAATCAAAAAATTTACAAAATTAAACATATACATAGTTCTGATCCTGAAAATTATGATGTTTATATTTTTGTAGGTGATTATTATGACAAAGATATCAATAATTTATTTGAAAAAATAGAAAATAATGATTATAAATCACTTACAGATGATGAAAACAAAAAATTAAGTCATGCGATTCCTAATTTTAGAGCTAAATTTGGTAAAATAAGAGTTGGTAATACATATTTTGTCAAAGATTTAATTTTTGATAATGATAGTATTAATATTATCAAAATGAAACTTAGTTATCATATTAATAAACTACAAAAAACCAGTGGTGATAATTATATTGGTATCTATCATCAACATCTTTGGATTAAATCACATAATATTGCTTACAAAGATATGATTAAGTTCATTAATTATTTATTAAATAAGAATGTCGAAATTTCATTGAATGATATGGTTAATAAATTATGTTTGGTTTTAGATCTAGAATCACAAGAAGATATTGAAAAATTAGTTAGAAATATTTTTAGTGAAAAATATAAAAATAAATCAGTTGAAAGTGGTATTTATCTATTTACTAAGAATATCACATTTACAAGTGATTATTTAATTAATGATGAAGAGTTTATTGCTCTGTTAAATCATAGACAAGTTGTTCTAGGTAGAGAATATCAAAAAAAAATAATTATTTCATCAAATGAATATATTGATTACCCTTTGTATGTTGTAGCTAACCCATTTTCATCAATTGTTAATTTATCAGACAATATAATCATGGACCAAGAAAGTGATACATATTCAAAAATCTTGAGTGATTTTGGTATGGTTGATAATAATATTATTAATTTAGTTTCTCATAATGATTTTACTTATAATTACAAAGGAAATGCAATGAATGATATAGTTAATTTATATTGGGATACTAATGTTAGTAATTATACTTCATCAATTCTAAAAAATGAAAAAGAATCAATCACAGAAACAGTTCAAAAACTACAAGAAGTTAATAATAATTTAATGAGATTATCATATGATAGATCGAAAGATAATAAAAAATATAATTCATTAATTGATATGGATGATAATTATATGGTTAATGATGTAATAGTTGGTATTAATGATGTAAACTATCAAAGTAGTTTTGATATAGATAAATTATTTAACATATTTGAAACAAGTAATAAAATACCTTTTGTAAAATTTGTAGTTAATGACTATAGTAATAATTATAAAATTTATAAACCATTTTTAAAGAAACATAATTTAAAACTAAAAGTTATTGCTTCATGGAAAAATGCACAATTAGTTCAAGATATACAATACCCAAATAATAAAAAATATATAGTGTTTAAATTATTATTAAATGAAAAATCTGAAAAAACAATTGAAGATTATGTATCAATTAGTCTTTATGAGAATGGATATACGATTATTAATTTTAATCTTAAAAAGTATATATCGATTAAGGATATTAAAGTATCATTAGAAGAAATTAGTGAATTTATATATAAATTAATTAAAATTACGGATAGTAAATTAATTCACCAACCTGAATCGAATTTAATATTCAAAAATAACTTTAATAATACTCTGATAAGAACAAAAATATTAAGTTGTACACTTAAAACCCATGTTATTTTAAAAGAAAAAGATAAATTCAGCTTATCAATTGATGAATTAAATAATCGAATTCAAAGTATGTATCCATTTTTTTATGGTAATATGAAAAATAATATATTAAAAGTTATTTATAAAAAAGTTAATAATTTTGATAGCACAAAATCAATACAAAATTTCATAAATAAATTATTTGAAAAAAATAAAAGAGCATTTGATGGTCAAAAATCAACCTATATAGAGCTCCTAGAATCTATTTTTGTAATTGATAAAAATAAAGCTAAAGAAATCATTAATGGATTTAATCCTCAAGATATACCTGAAAACATTAAATATCATTTTTTATATGGGACTGATATTACGATATCACTAGAAAATGACAAATATACTATAATGATCGAAAATCTACATCAATTAAATCATATCAATACAATTCATAATCTATTATATATTTTATTTGATCCTAATTTTAATTTAGAAAGAATTGAACAAAAGAAAACAATTGAAATTGATTTTGAAGAAAAATCATTGATGATTGCAGAAGAACCTGCTGTAGATTTAGGTTTTGATTTTGATGAATTAGGTTTTGATGATTTAGGATTAGATATGGATTTAGAATCTGAATTTAAGAAGGGTGAAGAAGAAAAAGTAAAAGAAGCTGAGAAAGCAAAAGAATCTGAGCAAATTGTTGTGGATTATGATATCAAAAAGAAAGGTACTGATATGCATGAAATCAAATTTACAAATTATATGACTAAAATGCGTGAAAAAGCCGATCCAGGGTTATATAAAGTTGAAGATTCAGGTAATATGGAAAAGGATGGTGATGGTTCTTCGGGTTGGAAATATAGTAGAACTTGTGATGCAACTCAAATGAGACAACCTTATATTATCCCAAAAGAAAATTTAGATAAAATTAAAGATAAATCGGCTATTACAGGATATGTTAAATACAGAGATCATTACTATATTTGTCCTCGTATTTGGGATTATAAAGCAGAAATGCCTATATCAGTTGATGAATTTGTTAAAAATGATCTTAAAAGTCCTTACACAAAGGGACAAGTATTACCATATGATAAACGTAATAAAGAATTTTTAGGTGATAAATATACAGTTATTGTTCGTCGTCCAACAAGTGAATCATATTGGAGTAAAGAAAATGTTGAAAAGAAGTGGCCTGATATTCTTAAAAATACAGGTGCAGAGGCTTTTCCTGGTTTTATGAAACCCAAAAACCATCCAAAGAATTTATGTGTTCCATGTTGTTTTTTAAAAGAACCAGATGATTATGATGTTAATTCTAAAGAAATCCAAGCCTTTAAAAAACCAGTTGGGCATGATGTTTGTGATATTCAAAGTGAATCAGAAGTTCAAAAATCAAATGCTGAAACTAAAGAATTTAAAGATGAGGCACTCTGCAAAAATGAAAACTATATTAAAGCTGATATTGCAATTCTAGATAATTGTCGTTATGGTCAATTACCAGAAGGTCTTAATATTCTTCTGAGAAACCATCAAGAATTACTTATTTCATCAACATCAAATGCTTTATATAAATATGCTAATTGTTTTTTAAGAAGAGGTGTTTTTAGTGATAAAAATAGTTTTTTAAGATCAATTGCTAGTATTAAAGAAACAATTACAAACACTCAAATTACATATAAAACATTAATAAATATAATTGTTGATAATATTAGACCTGAATTATTTATGACATTAAATCAAGGTAGTCTGATTAATGTTTTTAAATTCAGTAATAATTTACCTAAGAATAGAACACAATTATATTACTTTATCGAATTTATTAAAAAATATCCTGAATTGGTTTCATGGTTAGGTCTAAAAGATTTAAAAATAAATGTCTTTGATGATTTAGTTAAATTACAGAATAATCAAATTAAATTTAGAAAAGTTAAGAAATTATTTACAATCTTTAGTTCCTTTTATAATTTTATTAAATATTGTCAAGATGATAAAATTATTAAGAAACATGAGTTTTTTCTAGATTTAATTAGTCGTAAGCTAGATTGGTTATTTCCAGATGGAGCAAATCTAATGATGTTTTCAAAAGAAACAAATAATATTTTTTGTAACCCATACATTAATGATATTAATAAACCTATAATTATGCTTTTATATGATGGTAATGGTAAATTTGAACCTATTTTTAATGTTCAGTATAAATCAGTCATTGAAACAAAAGGGCTTATTAAATTAAATAATGAGATTAATATGTCATCTAAGAATATGATTTTTCTCAAAAATCATTTAAAAAATCAAGCAATTAATATTAATTTGTTAAAAAATACCAAAAATAGATTATCCGTCTTAAAAGAATTAGTTAAAATTCATTTAAATAATTGCAATGAATTACCTAATACGGATGTCGGAAATTATAAATTACTTCCTACTTCAACTTCTATTTATAATAAATTAATTGAATTATCTGATAAAGATCCAGGTATGGTTCCAGTTGCACAAATAACAACTCCATTACATACAACTGAATTTATAATAACTGAAAATAAAAATGTATTCCCAGTACGTCCAAGTAGTATCATTCTAGAGTTACCTGTTTATGATGGTTTAGAATATTTTGATATTATTGATCTTAAACACAGTGAAAATTTAATGATTGGTTTGGAAGCATTTAATAAAAAATTAGGTTCGGGTGATTCCAATTTATATTATAAGACATATGGATTAGTTGTCACAGAGTTAAACCCTGAAACAGTTATTGGTATTTTATTAGATAATGATGGTTTAATACCAATTTATCCAACATCAATTGAAAAGATGTTAGAAACAGGGGATAAATTAGGTTTAAAACTGAATATTATTGTTAAAAATATTTATTATGAAGTTGATTATAAAATTTATGATAACCAAACATTATATGATGATCGTATTGGCTATCTAGATGAATATACAAAATTTGAAAACTTATATCAACACTTTAAATATGAAATATCAAGTATGATGGGTGAGAATAAAAATACTTCTATTAGTCATAAAATTAGAGATATTATGAATATAGATTCAATTGATTATAATATTATTATTGGACAGATTAAACCAATCATTGAAAAGCTAGTAAAAAAAATAACTTATATTGGTAAAAATGATGAAAAGGAAACTTCAAAAAACACTAAAAAGAATCAAAAATACAAAATGACTCAATGTGGTAAATTGTCACAAAAGAAATGTAATAATCATATGTTTTGTGGATACAATCCTAGAAATGGATGTAATATGAATTTAGAATCTAATTTTTGGAGTGAGTTATTTATTAATAGACTTTGTGAAACAATTGTTAGAAGTCCACAGGAAAGAAATCAAATTATTAATGGTATGTACAAACCATTATTTTATCAAGAAGAAGGTTTAAAAGTATCTGAAAATGAAATTTTTCTAACAAATGAAAATTTCTATTTAATCAAACAAATATATAAATCATCCAAATATCATCAAGAAATTGATAATTTTGAAACAGTTGAATCAGAAACTATACATGATAGAATTATCAGAGCAAAATATCAAGATTTCACATCTACATCTAATCAAGAATCATCTGACACACATAAATCATCAGATGCTACCTCATCAAGTGAAGGTATCCAATTTGAATTATCAGGTTTAAGTGGTATGAAAAAGAAACTTAAAAATGTTTATGCAACAGTTTTTGATAAAGATGGTAAATATCGCTCACAATATCAAGCAGGTCCATGCATATTTCCATATGTTTATGGTAATACTAAACAACTTCTATTTGATTGTAATGCTGATAAAGAAGAAGGGTTACGTTGTCCAGTTCAAGTTGATAAAAATAGAAGAGCATTGAAATGGGGCTTTTGTCCAGCTGATCCAAAAGAATCACGTAAGAATCATAATGTTGAAGAAGTTCAAGGAAAAGCAACTAATCTGAAAGGTAAAATCGATAAAGGTTTTAAATCCGGAAAATGTATCTTTCCATTCAGATATCATCCTAGTTATGATTTATCATGGGAATGTATTTCAACTACTCAAGGAAATAAACAAAAATGGTGTGCAACTTCAATGAAAACTGGTAAAAATATTGCTCATGAAATGCCAATTGCTGCCAATAAAGAAGATAGAATATATCAAAAGAAATGGGATTGGGGTTCAATGTATGATGAAAAAGGTAATTTTAATGATGACTTCCTTAGATATCAAACTCGTGGTTATTGTCCATCAAAGGAAAAAGAAAATATTAAAAAACAACATGAAGAAGAGTTGACAATTGATAATTTTAATATAAATAAATGTAATCAAACTGATTCAAAAGGTGGTTATAGTAAAAATATTCTTAAAAAATTTGCAACAAAATATTTAGGAATAGATGAAAAAGATATTGACGGTAAAAAGAAAGAATTAATATGTCAAATGATTAGTGAGAGAATAAGTAATATGAAAACACAAGTTGATATGCAAGGAAAAACATTATTAGACATTTATCATAAAGATCCTAAATTATGTAATAAAGGTGAATCCGGTGGTGGGTATTATTTAGGTGCACTTAGAAAATTGGCTTCAAGATACTTTGGAATGGATCCTGAAATATCTAAAGACGCCTCTAAACATGACTTATGTGAATTCATTATTCCTATTTTAGATAAAGAATCTGAAAAAGTTAAAAAAATGAGGGTAAATGAAAATATTAATTTATTTGAAGTTTATAATAAAAATATTAATTATTGTGAGGAAGGACCTAGAAAAGGTGGTTTTACACTTAAAGAATTAAAAGAAATGGGTACAAAATATTTTGGTGTTGGTGATGATGTTAATGATAAGAAGGAAATTTGTAATATTATTAGAGATAAATTAAATGATGAGAAATTCAAGATGATGACAACTGATGTTAATATGGATGAAAATATGTATTCTGATGTGGATGATGAAACATTTAGTTTTCTTACAAATCTTAGATCACATAAAGGTAAAAATACAATTCGTAAAAAAAGATTTTACTTAAAAAATGAATCTTCCAAAAAATTAACCAAGAAAAAATAAATTAATATATTAGTTTAGTTTTTATTTTTTATTTATTTTTAGTTTGAATATATTAACATAAAATATTAATAATGTATAATGTATAATGTATAATCAATAATAGAATAAAATGAATTTAGAATCAAAAGAAGATTGGGATAATATGATTGAAAAATACATATCTCCATCTAAATTATTTAACTATTTTTTGGATGATCCTTTATTAGATTATTTAGAACAGTTTGGTTCTATGATGGGATATCTAAAAAATGAATGTCCTGAAGATGTTATTACAATTATGAATAAAGGTTGTAAATTTGAAGAACGAGTTATACATGTTTTACGAAAACATAAAATCCCAATTATTGAAATTTGTAAACATTCTAGTTGGGTTGATGGTTCTTTAGAAACACTTCAATTAATGAGTGCAGGATTTCCAATAATTGCACAAGGTTATCTTGTTAATAATATCAATAAAACTAAAGGTCGTCCAGATATCATAATTAGATCAGATTATTTAAATAAAATTAAACCTGGTATTATTTCAGATGCGGATGCAAAAATCCCTTCTAAGTTTGGAGATTGGCATTATCGTATAATTGATATTAAAATGTCTAATCTAGGTTTATCAGTAGATGGTAAACATATTATAAATACTAAACTATATAAAGCATACAAAGCACAAGTATTAATTTATAATATGTCCATATCATTGTTACAGGATTATTTACCTTCTCAAGCTTATTTACTAGGGCGTTCAGGACATAATTATGATAATTCTATAAAATACGATGATTGTTTTTCATCCATGACAGCAGTTGATTTCAATGATTATGATTCATCATTTATAGATAATATTAATAATGCTCTCTTATGGCATCAAACACTTAAAACATTACCATTACCTTCAATAATAGGTGCAGATGAGAATGGTTTAATTAAATATGATTGGGATACACTCGAAAGTTTAATACCAAAATCATTAAATCTTAATCTCAGACCAAATATGAAAAATAAGTATGATTATAAATGGAAAGATGTCAAAAAACAGATTGCAACTCAACGTCAAGAACTAACTTTATTATGGAATTGTGGAGTTGCTAAAAGAAACAAAGCCATTTCAAATGGCATAACTAATTGGGATGATTATTTAATCTATTGTCAAGAAAACCCTGGATATCAGAATAATGTTTTAGGATGTATTCTAGAAGTCAATGACCCTAAAGAGGAGAGTCTTATTCAACCAAATAAATTAGATGAAGATAACATGAAAGCGATACCTTCAAAAACTAAACCATTCATTGTTATTGATTTTGAAACTTCTAACAATCTTAATGATTTATTTGAATTTTTACCTGAAAAAGGTGGTCAAGACCTAGTATTTTTAATAGGTGTAACATTGGTTATTCCAAATGAAAATAATCTAACAGAGTATAGATATTTTTCATTTATGGTTAAATATTTAGATTTGGATGAAGAATTAATTATTTTAAAAAAAATGCTTAAATTATTAAATACATTAAAGAATGAATTGAAGGAAGATAGAATAACATTATATCATTGGTCAAAAGCAGAACCAATCTTCTTTGAAAAAATGTTAGAGCGTCAATTTGATGTCATGGATGAAGATGACCATCAAATGATTAGTGATATTGATTTTCTTGATATTCTAGATATATTTAAGTATCAACCTATAACTATTAAAGGTGCATATGATTTTGGTTTAAAAACAATTGCCAATGCAATGTATAAAAATGGAATGATACAGACTATTTGGGAAAACGACCTAAATGGTTTTACAGTTATGCTTCAGATTAATAAATATAATAAAGAAGCCTTTGAATTAGGGCTCAAATTAACTGATTATCAAGAAGTCAATAATATTATAACATATAATATGATTGATTGTCAAGTTTTAGCCGAAATAATAGTTTATCTACAAAATAAATATTTAACGCAAAAATAAATTAATATAAGTCTATTTCACCTTTTTTTATTAAATTTAATATGAGTGAACAAGAATTATCTCAAAAAAATATTGATTTAGAGATTGCTGATATAAGTGGAGTTGAAAGTATTGATGTGGAACAAGAACAAGAGATTGAACATATAAAGAAAAAATCAGGTGGGTCAAATAGAATAACTAAATCAGAAGCACAGCAATCAATGTTAAATAGAAAACAAAAAAAATTAGTTTCTAGATTGAATGCATCATATTGTAGAACGGGAAAAATGGACCGTATTTTACCTATTTTAACTGGTAAAAGTAAAATCTCTCTTCGCTTAATTGATTGGTTTGTAACAAATTATGCAAAGATCTTTAATACTCATTATAGTTTAAATGAATATAAATTAAAAAGAGAACAAAAAAGTAAAAAACCAAAAGTACCAATTACAAAAACATTAAAGAGGGATATTTCGGGTTCACCTCAAACAAATAGTGAAATTAAAAATATAATAGCACCTGATCAATATTTTAATGATCTCTTCTTTGTATATCCCAGTTATCGTCAAGAATTAAAGACTAATTCTAAAAAACGATTTGATGTCTTTTGTCGTAATGGGTCTTTTAATTATTACTTTGATGACCATAAATATATAGAAACTAATGACGGACAATTGAATTTTTTTGATTGGGCTGATAATATGTATGTAATTGATTTTATTGAGGACCATTATAGTGAAATTGAAAAAGATATGGAATTACGTAATGGTAAAAAACCAGTTTCTCAGAAAAAGACAAAAAAAGCAACAACCATTGCATGTGATAAGGATATTGAGAAGAATTTAGAAACTGTTAGTCAAAAACAAAGAAGAAAACGCCGAGAAATTTCGGAATCTTCACTTAAAACTGTTCATCATATTGCACATCGTTCTGTAATTTCATTTAGCTAATGTTATTTTTAATTTTTGGTTTTTTTCTTTTAGAATTATAATTATTAACTATTTCATTCAAACAATGAAATATCCAACAAAAAAGACACATAAAAATAAACATAGAAATAAAAAACAATATCGAGGTGGTAGTCCTAACAGTAAAAGAAAAAGAGTAAATAATAATAATCAAAATAACAATAATGGTCCAAAAGTAAAAAAATTAAAATTAAATAATAATATTCAAAAAATAAGTCTTTTGGAAACTCAATATGTTGATTTTGAATCAAAAGAAAATGCTTCTGAATTTCGTCAAGGATTAAGACTTACTGAACCACCTCATACTATGATGTTTAATAACAATATAGAACCAGTCTTTATTGGAAAAGGGGTCAATGGATGTGCTTTTAAACCACCAATTAAATGTTCACCTTCATTTGATAATGATCCTCTGCTCAAAGATCATATACCTAAAATTTCTAAATTAATGGATATACATCATGCAAAGAAAGAAATGAAAATTTATAGTAATTTGGGTTTAAATCAAATAAAAGAAGCATCAAAATATTTTATTGTAAATCCTTATCAATGTCCTCCAGATGAAAATTTTAAGATTGATAAAACAAAATGTCCTGTCAAAATTGACACTCCATCATTATTAATTTATGAAAATGGTGGTATTGATTTATATCAATATCTTAAAAATAATAATCATATGCGAGGACAAGCTAAAGACGCTGATTTTTTATTTATTTTGAAATGCTTATTAAATATTTTTGAAGGTGTTAGAGTATTAAATGAAAAGAGGATTTTTCATTTTGATATCAAAGAAGACAATATTGTATTAGGAAAAGAAAATAAAGATTATAAATTAATTGATTTTGGTAACGCTAAGATGATGCCATTTTTCTTTAATACTGTAAAATTAGACCATATTATAAGACAAAATAATTCAAATATGAATACAAATCTAGAAACACAACTAACTCAAGCTTTTACTCCTAGTAGACCATCCGCTAGTGCTACACCTAGTCGAGACCAAGCATCTGCTACACCTAGTAGATCATCTGCATCTGCTACACCTAGTAAATCAAAACCAGTTAAAATGTCAATTAGAGTTGAAGACCCAGTTATTTTTCGTATCCTACCAGTTTATCAATTTTTTATAACACAACCATTTAAAAACAATAAACCTTCTAGAGAAGATTATGAATTATTATCTAATAAATTTATAGAAACATTTATGACAATTGATGATAATATAATAGACATAATTAGATATTATTATAAATTAACTGAATTTTTTACAGATGATATTGAAACAAATAAAAGTAAATTAAAAGATATATTTAATACATTATATGCTATACAACCAGATGACAGATTATCATTAATTAATAGTAAACTTGATATGTATTCTATTGGGTTAGTAATATTAAAAATTACAATCTATAAATACAGAGGACTCTCAGATTCAGAAATGAAAAATTTACCAACCATTCAATTTATTAGAGACAATAAATTACTTGATCCATATCCTGATGAAGATTTCCCAATTGAGAAAATTATTAAAAATTATAAAGATTTATTTGAACTTAAATAAATAATAAATATAATAAGTAAAATATGTTATTTTCTTTGGTAAAAGATTGTATATTTCTAGGTGCTTTAACAATTGGATATTTTACATACATTGAATTAAATCCGAAAACAAAAGGTATTGTCTTTAGACCAAATGATATGAATGAATTAGTTTTATCAACAAATAGTATTAGAGCATTCATATTATTTCCCCTAACTAGAGATGGATTACAAATAATGTGGAGACCAGAGAATTATGATATTAATTTTCCTTTAATTATAGTATCATCTTATGGGATATATAAATTTATATTATGACTAATTGAAATAATCAAAATAAATTATGCAAATAAAAATAAAATAATAAATAAATTATGTAGACATATTAGGATGTCCATGAAGAACTCCGTCATTAGCACCTACTGTTGATGGTTGACAAGATTCATTTAAGAGAGCGTATTGTTCTGGTATTTTGAGGTCAGGTAAATCAAAACCTTGGACTTTAAGATATTCACATTCACCGCCATTTTGTCTTCTTTTAGACTTTTTAGACTTTCTAGATTTTCTAGAATTACGTTTAGTCATCTTTCTTTGGGTTCTTTGTTGTTTTGTTTTTTTATGTGACCCTTTAGAAGATGATCTTTTATTTTTATTTTTTCTATCTGATTTCATTTATTTTTTATTAAGAAAATAATAAAATAATAAAAATATATAAATTTAATGATTTACCTGAATTTCTTAGCAAATTATAAATAGTTAGGTTAAGTATGTATAATTTCAAAAATCATAAAGACAAGAGCTTCATAATGAATATAATTTGGTTTAGATAATTTAACTTTATGATCCAATTCAGCAGTTCGACGAATTAACATAATTTTTTGCATATCATTAATTTTAACATTGCTAGAATACAATAAATCTAAAACTTTATTAATATATTCATTCCATGTTAAAGATGATTGATAAATAGTTAAAATCATTGTACGAATCATAGGTAATTTTTTTAAATCATTCATAATAATCAATTGAATTAAACAATTAAGATAATATTTGAAATTATCAATTGATTTCTTTTTTAAATCTGGGTCAATTGCTTCCAAAAGTCTTTGATTAACATAAATAATTGATAGTTTAATATCACGTTTAGTCGATTCTACAATTTTAATTACTTTCATAAGAGGAAAATCAAATTTAGTAGGAATCATACCATGTAAATAGTTAGCCAATTCATTAACTTCTGGTCTAGGGACTATATAACTTTCAAATCTGCTTTTCATTCTAATTTCAATCTGATCAAGACGATTACATGTTGCAAGAACATATGTTGTACTCTTTCTAGCATCAATAAATCGAGAAATCATTGAACGAGTCTTTTCTTTCAATCGATTAATATGTAAAACTATAATATAATTAATATTTTCACCTAGAATCTCAATATAATCTCTAAAGAACTCTTGAATACTTTCATCATTCATTGAATCATTAATTAAAATCAAATTACTATTGGATAATGGAACACTAACCTTTTCTAGATTAAATGTAACAGATGCAGTTTCTAAATGTTTAGATGTAGTATTTGAAGCATTTGGAGTCAGATTAGTAATTGAAGGTCCAAATACTTTTTGCAAATATGCCATAATCAAAGTTAATTTACCTGAACCAGATGGACCATAAAATAATGTATCAAATAATAAATCATCACTATTTAATATTTTAATTAAATTATCATGAAATTTTAGATTATTAATGGTTGGATAATAATTTGGTTTTATTAAATCTTTGATTAAAAAATCCATAGTTTACTATTATAATAAACCATTAGCCTAATATTAGTTTCAATTTTATTTTATTCATTGTTATCTTCTTGGTCTTCTTGGTCTTCTTCGGCTTCGTCTTCCATATTATCTTCCATATTATCATTATCTTGATTAATAAAACTAATTTCATTTAATTCTTCTTTGAAAGTTTTTTCTTTAATTGGTTTAGGTGCACTATTTTTAATAACAGTTTTCTCTGAATTATCATCATATGTAAATTCTTCAAATTGATATTTTTGTTTTTTATAATATTTTTTACGTATAATCCATTGTTGTGCAAAATTACCAAAATAATCAATCATGTCGATAATAATATGTTGTCGATCTCGATCTTCAGGTTTTTTTCTCATAATACGACCAACCGATTGAATAACATCTGATTTAGGGCTTGCTAGAATAACAGTATCTAGAGTAGGACAATCAAAACCTTCACTAACCATTGGGTAAGTTCCTAGAATAATATCCTTTTCTTCTGATATTTTTAAATCAGATTGTTTCATACCACCAACATATAATCCGGATGAGCCATTTGTTATTTTACTTTTAAGATAATTAAGATGTTCTTTTCGATCACTTAAAACCAAAACTTTACGACCGTCTTTAATTAGTTCATCTAGAGTATCTAGAATAATTTTATTTCGTCTTTCACTAGCACAAATATTATTAATCATCTTTGGTCTATTCATATCACCCATTCTATTTTTTTCAATATTACAATATGATGGATCATCATTAAAATAATGTAATCCTCTCACAATAATAGTATTATCTTCATTTTGGGATTCTGAATAAACAGTTTCACCTAGAAAGTATTTAAATACATATGTTAAACCATCTTTACGAGTCGGGGTTGCAGATAAGCCTAGAGTATATTTAGTTGATGTTTTAATCAGAGCCCTTGAAAAGACTTCAGCACTAAGATGATGACATTCATCATAAATAACTAAACCAAAATCCTTAAGAATTGTTTCTGAATATTCTTTTTGTGATAAACTCTGAACCATTGCAATAACAATATCTTTATCATAAACATCAATAATCTTACCTTGAAGAAGACCTACTCTAGCTGTTGGTAAAAACCCTTTAATCCCTTTTGATTCATCACCTAGAATACGTTCTTTCCATTGTTCGGCTAAGAATTCTTTATGAACAACTACTAATGTTTTCATATTTAGTGAAGCGGCAATATACAAGCCAATGACAGTTTTACCTCGACCACACCCGATTGAAATAATTCCACCACCAATTTTCTTTGCGGCTTTAAGATAAATATCAGCAATATTAATTTGATAAGGTCTTAAACTACCATCAAATTTAAGTTGGGCTGTTGTACCAGCGGTTTTTAATTTATTAATTTGAGGTTTACCATATTTAGTTAATCCATAATATCTCGGAAGATAGATTCGTTTTTGACTTTCTAAATAAATTGGAAAATCTAATGACGCATTTTGTGCAAAATTACCTTGTTGTATTGGGCTAGCAGTTAAGTCTTTTTTTAATTTTTCTAGTTCTTTTAATGAAAGTTCATCTTTAGGGATTCCATATCCATGACGACTTAAAACAGTTTCTAAAGGTTTGAAATCAATTGACATAATAATATGATTATTTGTTTTTAATATTATAATTATTAATTAGTTTATTAATTATAATCTTTTTCAATTTTATGTTTTTTTGTAAAAAAATTTATAAAAAAAAATCTATTTTATAATTAACAAGATAAATACAAATACAATGTCTTCAACTTTAGCAACTGTAGATAAAGCCTTAAGTGGTCAATTAAAAAATTCACTAACACGTAACCTTATTAGAGTAGTTCTCGTAGTTTATATCTTATTAATTACATCATTATCCTATTCAACACTTGCACTTTTTGAAAATACATTATTTCAAATTGCATATTTAGCATTACTCGCTTACATGGCATTACTTGACCCTGCATCAGCTCTCTTAATGGCAGCTGCTTATTTATTCACTCTTCAACAATTAAACAAACCTGAACTTAAATATTCCAATAATTCAAATAATTCCAATAATTCAAATAATTCCAATAATTCCAATAATTCCAATAATTCCAATAATACTATGAACAGAAATAACAATAATGCTAATAATAATATGAATAGAAATAACAACAATGCCAATAATACTCTGAATATGCTTAATGCTCGTAATAATCGTGAAAACTTTGGAGAAATTGTAATGCCAACATTACCAAATGTCCCAATTGATTCAAGTCATGAAGATCATCCGGCATTTAAAACAATGACTGAAAATCTTGCTCAAGCAGGTGTTTTTACATCGGACCTTCAATTCAAAGATGCTCAATCAAATTTTATTCCAGATATTGACCAAGCCTCAAGTATTAAAACATTAAATAATCAATTTAGTGCTCAAGGTATTGATTTACCAAGAGGATTTGATACATCAATCTACTCTGGATATGAACTATAAATAAAATAATATTTAGTTTACATTTTTTCTTTTATTTTTATTTTATTTTTACGTTCAAGATGTTAAAAATTAATAAATATTAATGATAAAAATACCAAGTAAAATAATGTCAGATACTACACAACAACCACAACAAAATAATTCAAATTTAACTCTTCCTAGTGCTAAAACTCTCACAGGAGCATTTAAATTATCTGTTCAACATGGAAAACCCGTATGTGCGTATTTTTATATTGATTCATTAAAAAATAAAGTATGCATTCGCCAAGATGGTGAAGGTAAAATTATATATAAAGATGAAGAAGAATATACCTCTCCATTAGAACAATTATTTAAATCAGAAAATGAATACATTGCTATAACACATAATACGATTTATATTATTTCTTCAAGAACTGAAGTAAAAAAAGAAAAAAAATAAATCTCTCTTAATTAACTTTAATTTTTAATTCTATTTATATTCTTCAATCCAAATATTTGGGATAAAGAAGTTATTAGGACCTTTTGCATCACTTAAATTAATATCTGGTTGCATTGGAAAATATTGATTGCTTGCTAATAATGCATAATCTTCCATATTTGCAGGTTCAATACCTAAATTTGATGTGTCAGTATATGAAGTTGGCATGCTTGCTAATGATGCAACATATGGAACAGTTTGAGGACTATTTGATGAAGTTGATGATGATGATGTAGTAGGTGGAGGAGTTGTTACAGATCCAGATGTTGATCCAGTTGTACTAGATGATGAACCACTTGACCCAGATGATGATCCAGTTGTACCAGATGATGAACCACTTGACCCAGATGATGAACCACTTGACCCAGATGATGATCCAGTTGTACCAGATGTTGATCCAGTTGTACTAGATGATGAACCACTTGACCCAGATGATGAACCACTTGACCCAGATGATGAACCACTTGACCCAGATGATGAACCACTTGACCCAGATGATGAACCACTTGATCCAGATGATGAACCACTTGATCCAGATGATGATGGTGATGGTGATGGCGATGTTGAGCCTGATCCAGATGTAGGTGGAGGTGTTGATCCAGATGTAGGTTGAGGTGTTGATCCAGATGTAGGTGGAGGTGTTGATCTAGATGTAGGTGGAGGTGTTGATCTAGATGTAGGTGGAGGTGTTGATCTAGATGCTGTGGGTAATGATGATTGACCCTTAATAATAACACCTGATGGATCAATTATAGTAGTTGGTCTTATAGATGGGGAACTTAATAATTCAGGACAAATTGGACCTGCATTTGGTTTTTTAAGAGGTGTATTTAAGTTAACATTTTTATTTATACAGATATTAGGTCTATTATCAGGTCTATTATTCTCATTATACTCTACAGATTTAATTACAATATTATATAATTCTTCATAAAATCTTAATTCATCTGCAAACACAACAACATCACCAGAAGGATTAACACTAGCAGCACCAAGACCATTATAAACAACATTTTGAATACATTTTACTTGATATAATAATTCTTGTTTATCAACTATAACTTGATTTGAGGGTGTACCATCATGAATCATTTTTAATTTTTTTATTAAGCATTCTAAATCATCAACAATTTTGGTCATTTCAGTAGTATAAAATACATCAAAATTATAATACTTACCACTTGTTTGATTGCAATAATTATTACTCAACTTTTGCATAACATTTTTATAGTATTTTTTCATTAAAGATTCAGGAAAAGTTGGATTGTGAAAATTTAATAAATCATTATAATAAACTTTATTTTTAATACCATCTTTTATTGTTTGTGACCAATCTGTTCTAAATTTATTTGTAAAATTATTTAAATCAGTTGTTGTTAATACAGTAGTATAACTTGGGTTAAAGCAAGATTCAACATCGTTTACAATTTTATCAATCAATTGTTGTTCTTCTGAACTAGGTGTTTTAGAATCTGCAAATTTTTCTTTCATAAAATAAATAGATCCGAATAAAACTGCAATAACAATAATTGCAATCAAAACATAATTTAATTTTACTTTTGACATATTAATTTCTATATTAATTTATTAAAATATGAGAAAATAAAAATCATAATATTAATTGTTCAATTTATCGATTAAGTAAAATAAATAAATTTTCTTTAAGAAGACTCCATTTTGATAAAGCATTACCCCAACTGCCTGATTTTTTCTCAATTTTCATTTTATTTTTTATATATCTTCTAGGATAATTAGAATAATATTTTTTATTCTCTTCCATTAAACGTTTTTGTCGAATTTTCTTTCTTTTTTCACGTTTTTTTATTTTTGTATCAATAATCTTTATTTCAGATTTTGATTTGAAACCTTCAATCTCATTATTGTTTTCATTTTGATTGCTATTAACCTCTATATCTCTATCTCTATATGGAAAAAATCTATGATATTGAGTTATAAATAATAGAAATATAATTGTAAATATAATGCTAGTATTATAATTAAATCCTTTAGTAACTAGAATAAATGATAAAACTAATAATATTAAACATGTTAAATATTGAGCTTGCGTTATTAAAAAGAACCCATATAATAGAAATGTTAGTTCAACAAGATACTTCATTCTTGTTATACTTTAAGAAAATGTGAGAAAAAATTAAAATATAAATAATTCACAATCTATTCATTTTATGTAATTATAGTTTATAAGTTTTCTAGGTTATAGAAATAGTTTAACTAACATAACTAGAATAGCAATCAGTGCAGCCTTAGCAGCAAGACCCATTAAATTCATTTCACCAGTTTCTGATAAAAATCTAGGAACAAATCTAGTAAGAATTTGATTAAATTGAGGAAGACTGAGGATTACAAATAAAACAGCAACAATAATTGGGATTTTAATTTCATTTGTTAATCTTTGAACTAATGTTAATTCAGGTTCTTGTTCTTGTTGCATCTGCATCATTTCATATTGAGCAGGATCCATATATTGGTCTTCATTAATTTGAATATTTGGATTAGGTCCATTGTAGGGGATTTGTGATGAGTCCATTTGATATTGGAGAGCACCAGCACTAATATTTGGTTCTTCCGGATGTTGTTGATTGGCTTGATTAGCCGCTACATCAATCATACTATTTAAATCAAATTGTTGTTGAGCAGCGTAATCATTATTTTGTTGTCCAGGAGGTAAAGGTAAATCACTTAATGAAGTAGACATATTTTCAAAGTTTAATTAATTGGAATAAATTAATAAATGAAAAATAACGTAAAAATTTAATCATAAATATTTTCTTTTTGCTTTTTATTTGGTTTCTTTAATTTCTTTCTCTCCTTTTTTAATATTATCTTTATCTTTGGCTTCACATGATGATGATTCTGGTTTATAAACAATACATTTTCCATCATGAATATAAATTTTATCTTTAATGTCTTTATATGGAGGACCTTTGATGATAATACAATTATTGTCTCGACATGCTTTTTGAAATAATGCGGCTAAACCTAGACCAAGAACTCCTGAAACTATAACTGATCCAAAACCACTATCAATTAAATCTTTAAATGTCATTTAATTACTTTATTTTTACTATAGATAAAATAAATAATAAATTCAAATTAAAACAATACAAAATGGAAATCAAGATGAAAATAATATATAATTAGATCTCTAGTGGATGATCTAGAATTAGATTTTTATCTGATGGACAATTTACTTCAATAGTTTTATATTTATAACAGTTATTTGTATCATCTCTGTAAATTGTTTTTTCGTCATTAGGTCTAGGATGTTGTATTATAATTTTTTTAGGAGGATCGCTTAAATAGACAATAAATATTCCAATGCAAAAACTAAGAATAAATACATATGGATTCAATTTATTAAAAAAATGAAACTTAAACATTTTACTATTACTATTTATTATTACTATTCTATAATATTTTTTTTAGAATCAATAATTTAATAATAATCATCTTCTCCTTTAATATCTTCAACTTCATCTATAAACAAATAATCTTCAAAAATTTCTTCTTTATATTCATCTTTGTAATTATTATACGTACAATCATTGAATTCATATTCATCTGATTCATATTCATAAATATTGTTGTCATATTCATACGTATGGTTATGTTGATATTCATTAACTTTATTTTCTTCAGGGGTTTCTTTTTTATTTTCAAATGATTTGATAATATGATTCTTAATATATTCAGAATTATTCCATAAAATAATATGTTCATATTCAATTTCCTCATTAATATTATTTTCAGTCATAAATACAGTTAATTGTTCTTTTTTTTGATTAAATTGGTTTAAAAATGATTCTAATTTACTAATTGAGATTTGTGATTTATAAAAGGTTAATCCATTTTTTTTTATATTATCATATAATGAATCCTTGCATGGTGCAAGAACAATGTTATTAATATCTGTTTCTGTCATAATAGGTAGCATATTAGTGTGCTATATATTATATATTAAAATGTAAAAATTTTATATCATTTTTTTATCATGATTTATTTTATTTTATTATTTATGCATTATTTGATACATTATTTGATGATGCTGTAATTGCTGAATTATTTGTTAATAAACCAATTACTAAAACTTGGATTACTAATAAAAAGACAATCATCATTAAGCCAATAAAGTATTTATGCCAGTTTCCGGGGAAACGAAGAGTTGGTGCAACACGTCTTAAGAACATATCTCCTTGACGAATAAAGAAGGGTATTGCTTGTGTTGAAACTGAATATGTAATCGTAATTATAATCAGACCAACTATTACACCCAATTCAGGATCATTTTTACTTACAGCAACACCAATTACATACCATAAGATACCAGCAAGGGCAATAAAGTTAATTAAATTAGCTGATAAGAATCCCATGACAGTTGTAGGAAATAATGGATATAAATCTTGGAAGCTATCTGGTGCTCCTGCTGATGTTAAAGTGCTTGCTAATAATACTGTGAATGGTAGATAATATTGTAAGAATTCAGTGTTATTTGTGGTTATTAAACCTACTGGAACTAAAATCATCATTACTAAGAAAAACGCTAAAGTCCCAAACTTAGGTGTTTTTAAACATATACTTAAATCACCGCTCATATTAATATTTTTCTATTTTATTAATTCTTTAATAATAAAAAAGATAAAAAAAAGAAAAATATAATTTAATCTAAATCATAATCATAATACAATATATCGTGTTTTTTGACATTATTGATATCAATACCATGATATCTTAAGACTGTAAATAAAAATAATAGAGTAATAACAATAAAAATTAATAGTAATTCAATTTCATGTACTTTCATAATATACAATCATAATAGAACTTATTCTTAAGATATTTAAACAGATGGAGGGTCCATATCACTAACAAGATCCCAATCTGAAACACCTAATTCCTCAATGAATGTTTTAGTAATTTCAGACATTTTTTTATTTTCTTCTTTTAGTTGAGCAATTTCATTATGAGCTTCTTCAATTTGAGTAATAAAATTTGAATTATATTTTGTTAGCTTTTCAACATCTGACCGCAGATAATTATTAGACATCAATAATGATTTGTTCTCTTCAACAATATTTTCATAATTAGTTTTTAATTTTTCATATTTCCCAAATATATCTTTAGAATTATGATATAATTTTGAAAATCCAGTCATTACTTGAAGTTTATCTTTTAAATCAATAATACATTCAGAAAATTCATCAATATCAAGTTGTTTAATTTTAATATTTTCAAGTAACATACTATTGACAGTTTCATGATTTTCAATAGTAGATTCTAAATTATTAATTTCGAAATTAAGACCTTTAATAGTTTTTGATTTATCATATGAAGCATTTTTCATATCATCAATATCTCCAGTCATACTACTAATTTTATCTTGTAAATCTTGAATTTGTTTATCTTTTTCATCAAAATTAATACTAGTTGTTAAATAATTATAACTAATTAGTAATTTATCATATTTATCGGCTTTATCTTTCATAGATAGAAGTTTATCTTTTAACTGATTTGTGTTCATTATATAGTATAAATTATTATATTGATATAGTATTTATATTAAATTTATCAATTCAATTTTTTTAATATTAAAAATAAAATAATCAAAATAAAAATAAAAATAATAAACGTATTGAACTAATTTATCGTGCAGGTCTTAATCCCCAGAAGTCATCCGGCATAGGTGAATCTGCTTTATATGCACTATCTCTAAGAATTTGTTCTTGACTGCGAACAGGTAAATCACCAGTGCAATAGAACATAGCATCTGAACGGGGTTTTTTAGATGGTGGTGATGGGTATGTTAAAGTTCTAAATGGAATACCATGTGAGATGGGAATATGATGAACTGTGTTATCACCACAAACTTTAACGTGAAGAGTTGGTGGAACATACAAAGACCCTAAGCCAACGTAGTATGCATTTGGGCTGGTAATTTTAATTGTAAATTGACCATTTTTAGCTCTAGTAGCCCCTTGATTAGGGGTGTTGTCGTATGCTTGATCGGGATTTGCATATGGCAATCCGCTACCGGTGAAACCAATACCTCGTGTAGCAGGTGCAGCACTCCAATAGATAAGATCAACGTCCCTCATTTCATAACCTTTTAGTTTTCCATTAACTGTTATATTACCTTCTCCCGAATATTGAATAATACCATCACATGTAATTTCGTTAAAATATTCTTGTCTCCAATTTGACATCTGATTAAAATATTAGGTTTAATCTATAAGTAGAAAAAAAGAAAAAAGATTTATAATTCAAATATTATTTTAATTTTAATTTTGATTTATTGATGAACTCTTGGGTCACCACCTTCTTTAACCATTTTAGCACCACCTTGTGATGTTAAACGTTGAACACTGTTGTAAACATTAGCATCAAGTGGGTAATAGTTTGAAAGAGCTTGTGGTGAAACACATGAATTTGTGGGTTGGTTAGTGGGCCACGCTGAAGGTAAGTTGGTGCATTTTTCATCTGTGTATGTGCGACCAGTTCCAAGACCGTTGGGGTCACCACCAATAAGACGGCATGTGTGTTTATCGCAAACCCATCTATTTACTTCTGGTAACATGGTACCTACTTGAAATGGTTCCATGCAAGGTGAGCAACAATTCTTTTCACAAGCATGATTACGGTTAATATCCATTAATTGTTCAGCATTTTGTGAAAGAAAGAGACGATATTGAAAACTGTTTTGAATACCGTTTTCGGCTCTGATTAAATTGTTAATATAACAGTTAGGACGATAATCAGTAAAATGACGACCATCAGCCATTCTAGGTGGGCAGCCAAAAAATTTATTATCACTTGTTTTGTAGCAAGATGTCATTTTATAATTTAAGTATTTATAATTATGATAGATATTTTTTTTATAAATTATTGAACTAAAAACAAAAACCAAATTAAAGTAAAAATAAACGCTTAAATAAATCAATAAATAAAAAATAATTTATTGCTTTATTTTCTAGATTTTCTTTTATGGGTGTATTTATCACGCGAATATTTTTTCGAGATCATTCTACCAGATGATTTGTAACTTTTCTTGCATTTTTTATCTAATTCATCCATTGTTATTCTTTTAACATGGCTTTCATATTTATTACCAAATGGACCAGGTTCTTCTTTTACTTTTCTAGTAGCTTTGTAAGCATATTCCTTATGTTTGCTACCTTGTGTAATTTCTTTCATTACTAAATATAAACTGCAACGCCCCATGATTCTTTTTTTTTTGCATAATGAAGTCATAGCTTTTTTGGCTGATGAATTTGGTGCTTCAGATGTAAAACGACCTGTTTTTCCAGATCTTGAAAATTTAGTAGGGCAACCATCGGAATGAAAAGCCTTTTCAATTGTATAATGTTTTTCAGAACTCATTTTACTAATATAAAAGATTTATTTTTTTATTTCAAATAAGTAAATAAGAATAATAAAATAATAAAATAATAAAAGAATGAAATCAATCTGGTTTTTTTTAGGTTTATTAATCACTGTAACAATAATATTTTTATCATTAAATCGAACAACATTAAAAGTTGAATATTTTTCAAATCCTTCAATACCAATTAATAGTATTTCAACCCAATTAGCAATAAATCCGAGTAGAATTCGTAATTTTCAAGAAACAGGAGATATGAATATTCCGGGTCAATATAATATCTCTTTTGAACTACATCCTAGAAATATCATGATGAAATCTGATCCATTATTATCTGATCTTGAAAAAAAAATTAAAGATATGATAACTACACAGAAATCATTTGATATTAAAACTTCAACTAATCAAGATGTATTTTTATCAAAAATTACATTAAATCAAGTCGAAATTCCTACTATTACAGAAGATAAACAAAAAAAATATACACAATTTATAAATCCTGAACTCAAAGGAACAATTAATTATTTAAAAGATGCACAAGCAGGTTTACCGGATGATCCTTTTATTGATCCTAGATATTCATTCGATAAAGGTAAAGTTGTATTAAATCCATTACCAACACCTTCTTCTATTACTAGACCACCCTCTGGATTAAGAGGTACTTCAATGACATCTGGATTATCTGGATCTTCTTCAACTACAACAACTTATGATGATACAACATATGATGAAGAAGCCGCAGGAGAAGCAGAAGAAGAAGAAGATCAAAACGCAACAGAAGCAGAAGCAGACGAAGAAGAAGTAGAAGCAGAAACAGCAGCAGCACAAGCAGAAGCAGAATCAGAAGCAGCCGCAAATGATACTGGTGTGACTGAAGGATTTTATTCATATTCACCTATGATGCGTATGAAAAGCCTTTATAATTGGTAATTTTTTTCCCAGATAGATAATAACTCTGGATTTTTACTTTTAAAATCATCGATTGCCTTTTTTTGATCAATAATAGGATCTAAAATAGTATAAGATTCAATCCATGGACGTTGGCTAACTGACCATTTAGGCATATTTTTTCTAAATAAAGTAATATCTAATGGTTTAAAAAAATTATCAGGTATATTTTCTTGAACAGCCGAAACTACTTGGTTGATACTTCTTTTAACTCCTAGATCCTTCGAAATACCTTTACTATCTAAATCATGTTCAAAATTATTTGCAAAATTAGAAGGTAAATATGTCATTTTAGATAATGGTACATCCTGAAATTTCTCGATTGCTGATGTGTTATATATATATTGTATTTGCTTTGTAAATTCATATATAAATATTAAAAGAATAATAAAGATTATGAAGGTATTCATTATCTGAACTTTAATTTACTTATATACAAAAAATATAATTAATAAACAAAAAAAAATAAAAATTATAATCGCTATTTAGAGTAAGATATTAGAGTAAGATGTCAAATTGGTCATATAAAAATAATTCAAAATGGGCTGGTATGTATCCAAATTGTTCTAGTAAAAATTCACCAAATCAATCACCAATTAATATTTCATTAAAAGATATTAAACAAGAATGTGGTGCAAAGTGTGAAATAACAATAAAATATAAACCTAGTAAATGTTATCTAGTTAATGATCATAATACAATAACAATTAATTATGATCCAGGTAGTTATATTATTTATCAAAACACATGGTATGAATTAACAAAAGCCAAAATTCATGTTCCTAGTTTGCATAAATTTAATGGTGAAAGATATGCAGCAGAAATTAATCTTTATCATTGTACAGATAAACAATGTGATTCTGGTATAATTTTGTCAATACCTTTATATAGAGGACCCGATAATGGTGAATCTGTTGATTTTATCAATCAATTTATAAATCAAGCACCATTGAATACATCTGTAATTGAAAGGGAAGTTCCTGTATCTGATGATTGGAATATTATTAGTTTAATACCAGAAGATAGAACATGTTTTGTTTATGCAGGGTCTTTACCTCATCCACCATGTACTCCTGGATGGACATGGATTGTTTTTAATCAACCAACTAGAATTGGTTTAACTGCTCTCAAAACATTACAGCATAATATTGTTGAAAAAAGTGGTCAAAATGTTAGGGAAGTTGTCCCACTAAAAGATTATTCAAAAGTTTATAAAGTTGCACATGAATGGGTTAAAGTCTATGAAGAAAGACCTGTGAAAGAAGCTATTATTCCAGTTAATCCAAAGGAAGTTCCAAATAATGAACCTCCAATTGATACTCCATCTAAATACTCAGTCATTGAAGACTATTTTAATCGTTACAGAACTAAACTAAAAAATTTAATGTTATTTATTATGATTGTCCTTATAATAGCAACATCAATTAAATTTGCCAAATATATTATTCGTAATGATATTGTTAATAAATATTTAGTTCCAGACAATTTAGGTTCTATTGGTAATATGAATATGAACCAAGGTAATATGGGTAACATGAACCAAGGACAAGGTAATATGAATATGAATCAAGGTAATATGGGTAACATGAACCAAGGACAAGGTAATATGAATCAAGGACAAGGTAATATGAATCAAGGACAAGGTAATATGAATCAAGAACAAGGTAATATGAATCAAGGACAAGGTAATATGAATCAAGGACAAGGTAATAAGAATCAAGAACAAGGTAATAAGAATAAAAATAAAAATAAAAAATAATGCGTTTATATTTTTTTAATTTATTCTAATAATAATATGAATCGGTAATATGATTCTTTTTATTTTAGATTGTTATTCAGATTAATAATTTAAAAATAATTATAAATATTAAAATTAATATTTAAAAAACTCATCAAGTTAAGAAATTAACTTTTTTAATATAAAAAATTAAGTAATATATATTAAAATTAATTAGTGAAATAAAATACTATAAACTATCGATTATTTAAATCTATTAGTATTTGTTTTTGTCAATGTATCGGGAATATTCATTTTGTTTATTGTGAGATACTTTTATTAAATTCACGTTTTTCTGGATTTTAGTCAGGTCGAATCCATATTCAAAAAAATTGAATATGATTTTCTTTAATTTAAATTAATGTGATTCGCTATTACATGTCTTATTCCTATCCTAACCATCATATTATTACTACTGAACATTATGTTGTTACAAAAAATGTTTTTGTAAACCCAACATATGATACTCAACCTACTCAACATACTCAAAATAATCAAAATAAAAATTATAAAAATCATAAAAACTATAAAAACCATAAACACAATAAACACAATAATCATTTAAGTAATTATCAAAATTCAAATAATCACTTAAATACTTATCATAATAACAACACTCACTCTCAAACTCATAATAATATTACTTCATCAAATCAGAATAATCATCATTATCATCAAAATAATAAGAATTATAATAATCAAAATCATTATTCAAAACTGAATCATCAGTCTATGATTAAACATAATGATGAACCTGTTTATACATGTCCAACTTATGAATCTGATAATACATACAATTCAATGATTAAAAAACAAAATGAAGTTACAAATAATATTACAATTAATTTACCATATTCTCCGTATGGATATTTAATTACTAAATTAAATTAAATTAAATTAAATTAAAATATTATTATTATTATTGATAAACTTTTAAAAAGGGAAAAAAGTTAAAACTTGGGAACAGACTGTAATAGCGAATCACATTTTAACATTTATAAAAAAATTTTTTATTTATTATATAGTTCTAAGATGTCATATGAAATTTTATAATTCTAGGATGTCATCTAGAGTAAATGATTTATTCTTAATCACACCATTTTTAACTTTTTCATTATATGCATTAATCCATTCATCTAATTCTGGATCATCAAAATCAGTATCGTGTTCATCTTTTTCACGACCTACTTTAACCAATGCATTAAATGCACATTTTTGTTCTGTCTGTTGTTTTTCGCGACCCATTGTAGTAGCATAAACATGATCATTATTATCTTTTAGCGAAATCCACCAAATACGATCATAATATGAATAATTAGTTGGTTGTTCTTCCATTTCTGAACCAAATACAATTTCACCATCATTCATGATATAGATAGTTTCATTCTTTTCAATATGATATTTACCTTTCAAACCGAATGTTTGAAAATAAGTATTAATTTTTTGTTTATAATTACGGTCTTTGCCAATCAATTCGACAAAATCAATACCTGTTTCTTCATCTTCAATCATATTAACAATTAGTTTTTGACAAATTTGAAAACCAGGACCAATAATAAAGTCTGCAGCCGTAACATATCCAGATGCATTTAATTTAGTTGCAAAATCATAAAACAAAGCACCAATAAATGCTTCAAAACAATCTTCTAGATACTTATCTTTATTACGTGCATTATTTTTTTCATCTAGATGTCTAGAAATTAAAATAAATTGCCCAAAATTGACTTTACGTGCTAATCTAGCAAGACCCTTTGAATCTACAATTTTTGAATAAATCTTAGTCATAAAACCTTCATTTTGTTTTGGATATCTTTCAAATAGATAAAAAGCAATAATAAGGTTAATCACTCGGTCACCAAGGAATTCCAGACGTTGATATGACATTGTTTGTAGTTCAATTGCACCTTCTGGTTTATCAACAATTTTAACTGAATCTCTTTCCATAATTTCATTTGCATGTGCCCAACAATAAGAATCATGTGTGAATGCTTGTTGATATAATGTTAAATCATTAATTGTTTGATAAATACCATAACGACGTAGAAGATTCTCGATTTCATTTTTTTTGATTGTTCGGTTATTAAAATTATAAGGATTGATTTTTTTATCATCTCCAACATCTTCAATTGTTACAGTTTGTTGTAAATGAGATGATGATTGATTCATCTTAGGTTTATCATTCATATTCATCTTAGGTTTATCATTATTTTTATTAGATTGATAATGATTATAATTTTGCAATTGCTGTTGATGTTTTGGGCTAGTATGTGAATTATGTGAACCTTTGTGTTGATGATTATGATGGTTGTGATTGTTATTATGATGTGGTTGTTGTTGTTTTTGATTGTATTGATTGGTATTAATTCTGGTTTCTAAAGTATTAGAACGAGAATTCTTATCAGAAAATAAAAGAAAGTCCATATTAGTGTGTTATAATAAAAAATAATTAATAATTAATATAATCAATTTTTTATTATATTAAATTTTTCATTTCATGATATTCAAATTTATTTATATTATTTTTATGATATTTATTATGAATCATAATTGAAAACATCACAAACATAATCATCAGATATACAAAATCCTGAATTATAAGCATTCTCCATAAATGACTAAAGTTATCTTGATAAAAATCAATACATTCTTGACTAAGTGGATATGATGCAATAATACTCCAAATATTAACAAGATTGAATAAAACAACAATCATAATACCAATTTTTGTAATATTTAATTTAGGCAATAAGAGTTTGCACAAAATAAATAAATCAAAAATTACATTCGTAATACAAATAGATAAACCAATAAGTGCTACTCTAGAACAAGTACTCGATAAAATTAAATGTCTTGCTGGGATTTCAGAATAAATTCCATAAATTGATGAAGCGGTCAATAAAACCATACAATATAGATAAAATATTGTATATTTATCTAGATTCATTGTGTTTTGTATCTTATTATGAGATTGTTGAGTGTTCTATTTTTATTATATGTTTCATATATTCAATTTTACTTTTTACTTTTTTCTAGGATGATAGTAAAATATAAATATAAATATGAACAAAGCATTACAAAAACGATTTCTATTATTTTTAATAGGATGTATGGGTGCTAGATTTTTATTAGTTTATCTAGCAAAAATAGCATCACTTACATTTCTTAAAGTCATGGGTATCATAGCACTCATGATATCAATCGGATTTATAAGTATCTATTTATTTGGATTAAGAAAAACAGGTACGGAAACAGGTGGTGCAATAATTTGGTGGAATTCATTACGTCCATTTCACGCATTAACATATGCTACCTTTGGTTACATGGCTCTTTATGGAATGCAAAACCATGCATGGAAAGTACTTCTAATTGATGTTATATTTGGATTAGCCGCATTTTTAATTCATCATATGCATGAATTTATATAAATATAACTATGATATTAAATATTAAATAAAATGATACCTAGAATATTATTTACTAGTTATTTATGTGATATATCGGACCCTATTATAGAATCAATTATTAATGAATGGCAAACATTAAATCAAGATTTTAAAGTCTTATATTTTTCAGATAATGATATTGATATCTTTTTTAATAATCATATGAAAAACGAAATTTATAAAAAATTATGTAATGGTGTTGCTAAAGCAGATTTTTTCAGAATTTGTTATATCAATACATATGGTGGTTATTGGTTTGATATTGATTTAGAACCTACCAAGATTAATGTACCTAGAAAAGGTAATATTCATTTATTTGATGCTGGATATGGTAATATCAGTTATATGTTTATTGGAGGTAATATTAAACAAAAATTATTTGATGAAGTTATTGAAGAAGTCTCACATAGAATTTTAAATAATTACAATAAACCAGAAAATGAAGTTCAACATATTTTAAATGTTACAGGACCTAGAATAATACAATCTATCATACAAAATAAATTAGAAAAACAAATAATTGATGGATCTTTTATAGGAATGGATGAATCAGATACTTATCTGGAAAATACAGAATATGAATTTGAATATCAAAAAATAGAATTTAAAAACATAAAACTCAACAATATAATCAATTACAATTAAAATACAATAAAAAAAATTATTATGAATATAACTTTATTTAGAAAACCATTTCTACTATTTCTACCATTTCTAGCTTTTATTTTATTTTTTATTCTCTTCCTAAAAAATAAGAAGAAATAACAAGAAACATTTGCAAAATGCAACTAATAAAATTAAATACAAGAGTTAAAGATGCTACACTGATTAGTTTATTAACCATTATTTTTTTTGTATTCATGATTTTCATAATTATTAAAAAAGATAAAGTGACAGACATGATGGTCGAAACATTTACATGCATGGGAGGGACATGTTCATCTATGATAGAAAATTTTACAGATTCAAATAATACATCTTCAGGAGATGGAAATGGAGAAGTCCCAACAGTTAAATTTCCATTCAGAAATCTCTTTGACCAAAATGGAAAAAAATTAAATATCATCTTAATAACTGCTCCCTTTAGAGGTTCTGATCATGATAAATTATATCAGCAATATAAAAATCAACAAAACCCTAAACTAGAATTCATGGGGATTTCTAGTTATTCAGAATTTCCAGGTAAAATAACAAACCCACACGAAAATAGATATCATGAACAACAAAAACACGATTATCAATCAATGGTTAAGACATGGCTCCATTGTTTCAGACAACCGGATAAATATTTACGACAACCACACGAAATGCCTAGATTAGATATCAGTGAGTCAGACTTTAAAGACTTTAATGCAAATAAACCAGATTCCAGTATTGAGAAGGAATATGATTTCATTTATATTTGTTTAAAAGACAATGATAAATGTACTCCAGGTTGGCAATCATATAATCGTAATTGGGATTTAGCAAAAAAGTGTCTTGTTGTAATGTGTCAAAAGTTCAACCTCAAAGGGGCTATTATTGGTCGTGAAAATTGCGAATTTACTGATTTATGTTCGGGAATTGTTAAAATATTACCTTTCCTAAAATATCATGAATTTCAAAAAGAATTACAAAAAGCCAAATTTCTCTTTGTTCCAAACATTACAGATGCATCTCCTAGAGTATTATCTGAAGCAATGTGTTTAGATCTTAGACTTTTGGTTAATTATAATCTGATTGGAGGATGGAAATATGTTACACCAGAAACAGGAGAATTTTTTACTGATGAATTTGATATCGTACCAGCACTTGAGAAATTAGTTAAGAATATGGATAAATATCAACCTAGAAAACATTTTGTTGAAAATTATGGAAAAGAAAAAACAGGTAAAAAACTAGCTGATTTTATTAAACGTTTTTATCCAATGGTCTATCCATCCGCTAATGAAATTGAATATGTTACCCCTGCAATTTAATTTATAAAATTTTATGTTTAAACTCTTAATTTTTATTTTTAATCTAGAAATGTTAAAAATAGAAAAAGTATATCTCTATAATAATAAATAAAGACAATGTCATCTAAATCAAAATCAAATAATCCTAAAAAAATTAAGATAGTTAAGATTTTAGACAATTTAACTGCAAAAAAATATTTACCTCAAGAAGAAGATAGAGTTATCCCTAAAGTATGGGAATTACCTACCCGTAAAACTTTTTTTAATTGGGTTATTGACAACTATAAATCATATACTAATAGTAAACCAGAATCTCAGGGAAAACAAGAAAGAATTTCATTATTTCAACAACAAAAATTAGTTCGTGATTTTATGTCAGACCAAAGTCCTTACAGAGGTCTTCTTTTATATCATGGTCTCGGTGTCGGTAAAACATGTGCTTCAATTGCTATTTCACAAACCATTACTGATCCTGATAAAGAAGTATGGGTATTTTCAAAAGCCAGTTTAGAAGGTAACTATATCAAAGGTATTAAAGAATGTGGTATGGATATCATTAGAAACCAGAATAATTGGGTTTTTATTGAATGTGAATCCCAACTAGAAAAGGACATTGCAATGAAAAATTATCTAATTCCAGAAGAAATCATTAAACATAATGATGGTGCTTTTATTATTAATTATAGCGATAACACACCTAATTATAATAATCTTTCATCAAAAGATCAAACTAGATTAGATTATCAGATTAACTATATTCTTAATAAACGTTTCAAATTTAAGCATTTAGATGATACTAGACTTTTACAAAAATTAGATAATGCTGGGAAATACCCATTTGATAACAAAGTTCTAATCTTTGATGAAGTTCATAATTTAATAAACAGTATTGCAACTGGTTCTAAAACTGGTGTTGCTTTTGAAAAACATCTGATGGCTGCCAAGAATTGTAAGATTATTTTTTTAACTGGTACTCCAATCGTTAATGATGTATTTGAATCAGCAAAAATATTTAATATACTTAAAGGTCCTATTACAACATATACATTTAGATTAGTTGATTATGCAGAAGATATCAATTGGAATCTATTACGATTAACACTCAAGAAAAACATCTATGTTGACCAAATTATTATTAAAAGAAGTCAAAAAATGATTTCAATTACTCAAAATCCTGATAATTATATTAATCACCCTGATGGCACAGGTATTATATTTCAAAAAGGACGTGTTCTCTCTGGGGAAAGATTTGAAGATCTTGTAAAGAAACAAATCACAGGTATGGGTTACAAGGTAGTTGCTAATAAAGAAGTTAATAATTGCTTACCAAATACTCAAAAAGAATTTGATGCATTATTTTACAATAGAGATATGAATCGTCTTAAAAAAACTGATGTCCTTAAAAAACGTATCGTGGGTATGTTATCATTTTATGATCCACCAGTTCAAAGTTTAATGCCCGAAGTCACCAAAATTGAAAGGGTCTTTGCTGAAATGAGTGATTTACAAGCTAAACAATATCAAAAAGCACGTAATGAAGAGATTGAAAAGAATAAGAAAATGAAGAAAAAAGCAGGTCGTGATATGGATAAAATCAAATCCAGTTATCGTATTTTTTCTCGTATGGCTTGTACTTTTGCTTTCCCAGAAGAACTAGGTTCGCCTTATGAAGACGCTATGAAAATTCTAGAAGAAGCTGATGAAGACAATGAAAAATCAGAAGTTGGTGGTTTAGATGCTGAAGTTTTTAATGAAGAGAATGAAAAAAATATGGCTAAGTTTGATATGTTAGTTAAACGAACTTATCTTAAAAAATTAGACAAAGATAAAACTAAATATCTAAGTCTTGATAATGGTTCTCTTGAACGTCATTCACCTAAATATTATAAAATGATTAAGACACTAGAAACTAGTCCTGGATGTGTCTTTGTCTATAGTCAATTTATTACTCTTATTGGTCTTAATACTTTCTGTCTTGCCTTAGAAGCTACTGGTAACTATGCTGAGTTTGAAATTCGTAAAGATGGAGGAGAATGGGTAATTGATAGTAATCCTGAAGATGACAATAAATGGAAATATATTACATGGGCTGGTGATAAAGACAAGGAAAAACGTGAAATTCTTATTAAAATCTTTAATGGTGAATTAGATCTCCTACCATCTAGTTGTCAAACATTAAAAACCCAACTTCGTAATAAATATGGTGAAGAAATGAATAAACATGGTGCAATTATCAGAGTTTTTATGACAACTAAGACTGGTGCGGAAGGTATTTCATTGATGAATGTTCGTCAAGTTCATATCATGGAACCGTATTGGCAACCTGTTTTAATTGATCAAGTTATTGGTCGTGCTGTTCGTACAGGGTCACATATGACTCTTCCAAAATCCGAAAGAAATGTTGAAGTATATGTTTATCTAGCAACGTATTCATCTAAACAATTAGCAACAACTACTGAACCTAATCTTAGAGGTGATGTTGCTAGATTTAATGATGGATTACAAAAGCGTGGTCAGATTGTAACCTCAGATGAATCGTTATATATTATATCAGAACGTAAAAAGAATGTTATTAATGTACTTCTTAAATTATTCAAAGAAGTTGCATTTGATTGTAATATTCATGCTTCTAAGAACTTTAATCCGAATAATCCATTTAAATGTATGGATTATGATAGTAAGAATCGGGATGAATATTTATCAGCACCTAGTATTATGGATACAGTTGGTTTAGCTGAAGAACATCAAGAACAAAATATTAAAATTGCAATGGGTGAATTTAGTGTTAAAGGTGTTAAATATTATTATGAATTAAATATATTACCTGGTCAGAAGAAAGTGTTCTATAAAGATGACATTCTAGGAGCAGGTCGTGCAAAACCAGTTGGTGAATTGATTGAAAAAGGTGGTAAAACATTTCCTGCTTTTTACAAAATCAAAGTTAAATCATCCTCTAAATCAAGTAAAAGTAAAAGTAAAAAGCCATTAAAGAAAAATGGAGGGTTTTCTAATATGACTAAAAAATCTAAAAAGTAAAAATAAAAAAAAGTAAAATAATGATTAATCTAGTTATAGTTATTGTGATGGGGATTTTCTTTTCCGAATAGTTAATTTTTTATATTTTTTATGTGTAAGTTTTTTAGAAGAAAAATTAAATTTAACTTTCTTTCTAGAACCACCATATCGTTGTGATGAAAATCCAGAATTAGTATTTTGTTTGAATTCAGTATTTAATGAGGTAGTTATATTTGATTGTATGGATGGATATTCAGTTAGACCAATAGCTACTTTAAATGTTTGTTCCATAAGTGATTTTAAATAAGAAAAACAATTGGATAATTCACTCATTATTTGTTTATTAAGAGTTAAAGAATTTGTACCTGTAAGTGGTGGTAATTTTACAGATGTAAAAAAACTAGGTATTTTATAAGATTCTGTTTTGCATTCTGGTTGATTTTTTCTAATTTTAATAAATTGTTGAACCAGTATAGGGTTACCTCTCTTATCTATTTGAGTTCCAGTTTTCTTTTTTTTTGCAGCAAATGAAATACATTTATTAATATATTTTATATATTGATCTAATCTTTTTTTTAATGTATTATATAAACTTTCCGTTTTATAAATATTTTTCCCATAGATAGTTTCTTTAATAGAAGTATATTCTGGTATAGTGACTTTTGACTTAGTTCCAATATCAGATTTAATTTTATTGTATAGAGTATTAAATTCTGAAAAATTATGGTTTTGATATTTCCATGAAGGATATTGGTCAAAATTAATATTTACCGTGTCTGGATTTGGATCTTGCCCAGAACTAGTTGCTCTAAACATTTTAATTGTTTTTATTTATATTGCAGAAAATTATAAAAAATTGAATATAAAATAATATTACGACTCATATAAATAATAAAAACAGAATGAACTTCTCTGAAGAGAATTTTTCTAGTTATACAATTCTTAAAATTGAACCAATCTGTTATGAAACATATCCTTGTCAACATAAAGTAGAAGTAAAATTTAATAATAATAATATCAATGTTGTATTAACTGGAATAACAATTGCCAATTATTATAAATTCAATAAATTTGAAATTCCTTTGCATTTTAACGAATATATTTCTTATCATTCTGGTTTAAATTAAAAAAAATGTAAAATACTTTTCACGCAATTGTGTATATATTTTACATTAAAATTGATAATATTATTATCTTTTTTACATTAAAACATAAAGCAGTATTGATTTAGGTTTTACATTAAAAAGTTAAAACTAGTAAAAATATCAATTTTTTATTATTTTTATATTATTAAAAATGCCAAAAACTAAAACAACTTAAAATATGTTCAGTTTCCATAGTATTTTTCTATTTATCTTGTAAATGAAATATCACTTAATTTTATTACTAATTTTGTTTATTAGTTTAATTTTTTATTGTCATGTTTATCAATATATGAAAAAAAGTAATCATTATGAAATTCTTCAAGTCAGTGATCCAACACCTGATAACCTAGAAAAGACCTTTCTAGATAAATTGCCTGTCATTATAACAGATCTTTATGAACAATGGGATGGTTTTAATCAAATTGATTTTCAATACCTTAAAGTCCAACCAGATTTAAACAAAGATAAAGTAGCCATTAAATTATTAGATAAATACTCTAAAAACATGTATTTACCCTTTAGTATTAGTCATTCATATAATAATAATATTTATAAAACTCAACAAACAACATCATTAAAAAAAGTAGATGGTCATCGTCATTTAATAATTCAAATGCAAGGTAAGATGAGATATATATTATTTTATCCAGAACAATCTAAAAATATATATGATGGTAAGGTTGATTTTTGGAATTGGATGAATCTTAGTGAAGAAGAGAAAAAGAACTTTCCACTATTTCCCAAAGCAGCTTATATTGAATTAATCTTACCAAGAGGTAAAATTCTGCATTTACCAAAGGATTGGTGGTATGCTTGTCAGGCAATGGAAGAATCTATTCAAATGACAATAGATTCAAGTTCTATTTTTTCGATCTTTGTAAAATAAATAAAAAAAATAGTATTAATAATTAAAACAAAACAAAATTCAATGGTCAAGCAAACTAATAAGAAAAAACATTACAAGAGTTATAAATTCAAAACAACTATGAAAAGAAATAAAAAACACAAAAGAACACATCGAAAACAATTGGGGGGTGTTATTAATTTTCCAATTTATGAAAATGTTTCTCGTGAAGCGGATGTTTGTCCTAAATTAACAGCATTAAATGAAAAAGTAGGACACTTAATTGATTCATACAAAAAAATACCTGCTGCTGGTAATGCTGGTGCTTCTGCTTCTGCTTCTGCAAATAATAATAAAACACTTAGTAAAAAAGAACCACCACCTCTAGATTATTTAAAGTTTGGAAAATTAAAAACTCAATTGATAAAAATAGAGTCTGATATTGAAAGAAAAAAATTTATCGACTCAGAATTAAAAGGTATTGATAAGCAGTATATAGAGAGCTTACAAAGTGATTTACAAACTGGTGCTATTAGTGATCAAAGAAGAACAGAAATAGACAACGAATTAGCACAAATTAAAAATTTAAAAAAAGAGCATGATAGAATATTGGCTAGAATAGGTAAGGATAATAATAATATTGAAATAAACCAACAAACTATCAAAACAGAATTAAACACTCTTGAAAATTCTGTCGGCTATAAAACACATATTGAATTTTTAAAACAAAAAGCAGAAGCAGATGGTATTGCTTCTGCTTCTTCAGCAACTACTATTGATATGTCGATTGAAGATATAAAATCTAGTTTAACATTATTTGATTTTCAAAATATAATAAATACAAATTGTGATGATAATTTTTATATTTTAATTGATATTAATGAGAATCATGTTTTTGCAAATTATAATAATTTATTAGATGATAGCACTAAAGTACATGTCTTTAAAATAACACCTGAATATCAAATAAAATATTTAGGGAGAAAAGAAAAAACTCAATACCCATTATATACGTTTGATTCATTATATGAAGAAGGTGATAATTATCAAACGACAAAGCCAGAATATTGGTTTATGACTTTAAAATATTTACAAAATAGTGAAGTATTAAAAGTATTCTTTGATATTAAAAGTGAAACAGATGGTACATTAGATGAATATGAAAAATTAAGAGAGCAATTTTTAAATAAATTACCAACAGGTGGAATTATTGTAAGAGATACTAATAATATTATAAAAAATATTACTTTTCTTAATAAAATGGAAGAATTTATTAGATTAATTAATATTGATTTTGAATTATTTAATAGTAAAAATTATTATAAATTTTTAGGTTATTTCACAATAAAAAATAATACAAATAATACAAATAATCTGACTAAATCACAATTAGAAAAATATACTAAATTTATAGATTATATATTTCTGTCCAAAAAAAAATTAACAACAGATAAAACTCAATTTAGAGACAAAAAAAATTTTGTTATAAAAACTTTAAACGAAATTAACACTGATAATTTATTCAAATTTAAGTCATTTTTAATAGAAGAAAATTTACATACTGATATAGATTTTTTATTATTTTTATATGATAAATTATATTATAAAAAAATAATAAAAAATTTAAAAAATCCTTATGCAGATTTTTTATATACTTGTATTTTATTAAATAAAAGTGGATTTATAAATACTATCGAAAAAATAGATGAAATAAAAAAAGCATATATTTATATATCTTTATCTGAAGCAATCAAAAGACCAATAAATGAATTGACAGAATTAAAAATTGCACAATCTCCTGATATTCAAAAAAAAATAGACGAAGTAAAAAAACAATATACAAAATATATTTTAAAACTAGAAAATGAACAATTATTAATTTTTTTTGACGAAATGAATATTTTAATAAAACAATTACATGATGTTAATAATGAATTTGTAATTAATAAAATTTTAAATTATGAAGGAATTATAAAAAATTTAATTTTAATATGTTATGTATATTATTTAAATAAATCATATGATACAACTAGACCAATATCTGTTAAAAGTCATATTGATAAATATTTATATGGTGCTATTAAAAATATAAAATTAGAAAAAATACAAGCTTCTATATCATTTAAAATTTTACAACACACGACTGTTAATTTTGAAACTAACAATAGTGTACATGTTTCATTTAGTAATTGTGGAGAAACTACTATATTAAATTTTTTTAAATATTTATTATTTGATAAAGAAAAAGGATTTATAACAAATGATAATATTATAAGATTAAATGATAGATATCCAGGTAATTTATTAAAAGATTTATTTGATGGATTAAAAGAACTAAGAACAGATGCAGATCAATTTGAATATTTATCAACAAAAGTAAATGATTTTGCAAAAATCATAATTACTTATTCTAATAATACTTCAAATAATATTATGTTTTTTCAAGTAGGTAAATATAATATAAATCCTACTTTTGATAATTTAAAGAAAATGATATTATTTTTATTATCAGGTGAGAAAAAACCATTAGTTGAAGATGCTTTTATAAGTGAATTATTAAGTATTTTTAATAAAAAATTTGAAAAAATTACTAATGAAATCATAATAATTGATAATTTAATAAAATTTTATTTTGATTTAAACCATGCATACGCAAACTTAATTTTGTCTACTATGAATAATAATATAGTTCACGATCCATTATTAAAAAATATTATTCAAGAATTATATATAGATCATTATTATCCAGGATTATACGGTTATTATCCTAATTTAAAAAAAATAACATTTGGTGATCGTTTTAATTTGATATTAGATGGATTAGATATTCCAAAGATTGAAGAATTAAATTTTGGAATGTTATTTAATAATGAATTAAATGGTGATTATCCTAATTTAAAAAAATTATCATTTGGTATGCATTTTAATACAAGTTTAGATAAATTAAAAATGCCAAAGATTAAAGAAATAACATTTGGGAGTGCTTTTAATCAACCTTTTTCAGGTAAGTATCCTAATCTTAAAAAATTAAAATTTGGTCATGTGTTTAATCAAAGTTTAGATGGATTAAAAATACCAAAAATAAAAAAAATAATTATACCACAATATTCACCAGATAATCCAATTTTTATAAATACAATATATAAAAAATTCATAATAAATAATGATCAACCAAATAATAATGAACCAAATAATAATGAACCAAATAATAATGATCAACCAAATAATAATGAATCAAATAATAATGAATCAAATAATAATGAATCAAATAATAATCAACCACATAATAATTCAAATAATAATGAATCAAATAATAATGAACCACATAATAATTCAAATAATAATCAACTACATAATAATAACAATAATAATCAATCATATCAACCATATAATGCACCAAATAATAATCAATCATATCAACCATATAATGCACCAAATAATAATCAACCACATAATAATCGTCAAGCAGTAACTAATAATAATCAACCAAACCATGTTTATAGTAATGAAGAAATACGTGATTTCGAGGAGCAAGAACAGGCACGACAGAAACAACATAACATACAATTATATGAGGAACGACTAAAACAACATAACATACAATTAGATGATTATGAATATCCAGTAAATCCAGAACAAAATTTTCCAAATACTAATAATCATGGAACAAATAATAATAATCATGGAACAAATAATAATAATCATGGAACAAATAATAATAATCATGGAACAAATAATAATAATCATGGAACAAATAATAATAATCATGGAACAAATAATAATGGTGAAATTGTGTATCCATTTTGGTATCCCGCAACTGAAGCAAATCAACTGAATAATAATGCACCAAATAATAATCCAAATAATAATCATAATAATAATTATAAACCACCTAAATCATATAAACAACCTAAATCATATCAATCATATCAACCAAGACAAGCACAACAAAATTAATACTATAATATTCAATTAAAAATAAAAACAAAAAATAGTATTAATAATTAAAACAAAACAAAATTAAATGGTCAAGCAAACTAATAAGAAAAAACATTACAAGAGTTATAAATTCAAAACAACTATGAAAAGAAATAAAAAACCCAAAAGAACACATAGAAAACAATTGGGTGGTGTTATTAATTTTCCAATTTATCAAAATGTTTCTGGTGAAGCTGATGTTTGTCCTCAATTAACAGACTTAAATACAAAAGTAGGACAATTAATTGATTCACACAAAAAAATATCTGCTGCTTCTGCTGCTGTTACAAATAAATCAAATAATATAAAAGTAAACGTTCCGGAAATAGTTATACTTCTTAAAATATTAGAAAGTGAAAGAAAAAAATTTAGTATTACTGATGCAAGAAAAAATGATATTGACCAACAATTAAATACTATTAAAAAACATAAAGATTATATAGAATATGAATCTTTAAAACAAAAAGCAGAAGCAATACCATCTGCTTCTTCAGCAACTACTATTGATATATCTAGAGAAGATATTAAATCTAGTTTAACATTATTTGATTTTCAAAATATACTTAATACAAATTGTGGAGGTTTATATTTAAATGAAAATGTAATTTTAATTGATAATAATGGTAATCATGTGACTGCAAATTATCCAAATCAATTAGTAGATACACATGTTTTTAAAATAACACCTGTTTTTCAAGTTGAATATTTAGGAAAAAAACAAAAAACTGAATACCCATTATATACGTTTGATTCATTATATGAAGAAGGTGATAATTATCAAATGACAAAACGAGAATATTGTTTTATGACTTTAAAATATTTACAATATAATGATGTTAAAGAAGTATTTTTTAATATTTCAGCAAATGAAGATATTGAACTACCTAACTATAAAAAATTAAGAGATAAATTTATAACTAAACCTGATCAAATCTTACTTATTAAGGATAATAATAATATTGTTAAAAATATTACTTTTCTTAATAAAATGGAAGAATTTATCAAGCTAATAAATATAAATGAGAGTGTTGTGAATAAAAGTAGTGGTGTTGTGAATACAAATCATGGTGTTATTGATAATTTATTTAAAAAAAATAGTAATAATAATACAAATGTAAAATTTAATGAACATTATGAAAGATTAATACAAATATTAAAATTAAAATTAAAAGAATCCGATATAGATATAGGTAACGGTACAGATATAGAAACTCAAAAAAATGAAAAAATTGAAAAAATTTTAAAAACTAATTTTAATGATATAGCAGCAAATAAATTATTAACTGAAAAATATAATAAAGCATATTTACTCGATTTTAAATTATTCTTAATAGAAGGTGAAAATCCATTAGTTCTTAATTTAAATTTTTTAAAATTCTTATTTAATAAATTATATAATATAGATACCTTACGTTCACCTTTTAAAGATTTTTTATATACATGTATTTTATTAAAAGCATCTGGATTTTATGATAATATAGAAAGTTTGAATGAAATAAAAAATGCATACACTTATATAGAATTCTCATCTGTTTTATCAAGAGACTCAAGCGACTCAAAAGAGTTAAAAGATTTAAAAGATAAACATGATCAAATAGCTAATCGTAATAATTCTATAAAAAAAGATATTCAAAAAAAAATTGATCAACTAAAAGAAACAGATTTTAAAAAACTTAAAAAACAATATACAGATTATATTTCAAAAAACCATACTAAACAATTATTAATTTTTTTTGATGAAATGAATAATTTTATTATAGAATTAAATTCTGTTAAAATTGAGTTTCATCAAAAAAATATTGAATCTTTTACAAAGATTATTATTTGTCTAATTTTAAGGGTTTATGTATTTTATTTAAATAAATCATATGATAAAATTAGACCAATATCTGTAAAAAGTCATATTGTTAAATATTTAAAAGATGCAACTAAGGATGCAAGATTAGAAAAAATAAAAAATTTTAAATTTAAAATTTTACCACAAACAACTGTTAATTTTGAAACCAATAATAAAGAGATTCGTTCATTTACTAATTGTGGAGAGAGAACTATATTTAATTTTTTTAAATATTTATTATTTGATAAAGAAAAAAAATTTATAACCCCTGAAAATATTGATTTATTAAATGATAGATATCAAGGTAATTTATTAAAAGAATTGTTTGATGGATTAAAAGAACTAACAACCGAAAAAGAGCAATTTGATTATTTATCAACAAAACAAAATGATTTTGCAAAATTAATTAGTACATATTCATCTAATCGTTCTAATAAAATTATGTTTGCAAGATCCGGTAAATGTGACATTAATCCTAGTTTTGATAATTCAAAGAAAATGATATTCTTTTTATTAAGTGGTAATATTTTACCGGATATTCCATCAGATGATGATTTTAGTGAATTATTAAAAATTTTTGATAAACAATTTAAAAAAAATGATACTGCTGGTTATATAATAATTGATGATTTTTTAAAATTTCATTTTAATTCATCTCATGCACACGTAGAATTAGTTAACGAACACACCATCAATAATTTTATTCTATATGATCCATTAATGTGCATTATTATTGAAGAAATAAATTTTGGAAATCAATTTAACACTCGTTTTTTTGGTATTTATAATAATTTAAAAAAAATAAGATTTGGTGACAATTTTAATCAACCTTTAGATGGATTAATTATACCAAAAATTGAAAAAATAACATTTGGGTCGGAATTTAACAACCCTTTTTTAGGTACTTATATTAATTTAAAAAAAATAATATTTGGGACTAAATTTAATCAACCTTTAGAGGAATTAAGTATAAAAAATATTGAAGAAATAAAATTTGGAGCTTTGTTTAATCAATCTTTTTATGGTAATTATGATAAGTTAAAAAAAATAATATTTGGAGCTATTTTTAATCAATCTTTAGATTTAGATAAATTAAGAATAGAAAATATTGAAGAAATAGACTTTGGATATAAATTTGATCAACTTTTTTTAGGTACTTATAGGGATTTAAAAAAAATAAAATTTTCGCTTGAATTTAATCAACCTTTAATTGGATTAAGTATAAAAAATATTGAAGAAATAGACTTTGGATATAAATTTAATCAACTTTTTTTAGGTAGGTATGATAAGTTAAAAAAAATAACATTTAGTCATAAATTTAATCAATCTTTAGATGGATTAAGTATAGAAAATATTGAAGAAATAAGATTTGGTGACAATTTTAATCAATCTTTAAATGGATTAATTATACCAAAAATTGAAAAAATAAGATTTGGTGACAATTTTAATCAATCTTTAGAGGAATTAAGTATAAAAAATATTGAAGAAATAAAATTTGGATATAAATTTAATCAACTTTTTTTAGGTAGGTATGATAAGTTAAAAAAAATAACATTTAGTCATAAATTTAATCAATCTTTAGATGGATTAAGTATACCACCCACAAATAATGTAATAATAGTTATACCACATTATAATCCAGATAATATAAACTATGCTAAATATAGACCTAATATAAGAATGAATAATAACAATAATAATAACCTATAACAATAATAACAATAATAATAACAATAATAACAACAACAACAAAATTAATACTATAATATTCAATTAAAAATAATAATAACAATAATAACAACAACAACAAAATTAATACTATAATATTCAATTAAAAATAATAATAACAATAATAACAACAACAACAAAATTAATACTATAATATTCAATTAAAAATAATATAAGAAAATAAGCCTATTATTTTTATATAAAAGAAACTAATTATGACCCAAAATCAAGTATCTGCTACACCTATTAACTCTACTTCCTACGTCGGACAAGTAAAATGGTTTAATAACCGCCTTGGCTACGGATTTATTACTATTATTTCAGAATGCGAACGTCGCAATGAAGATATTTTTGTTCATCAACAACACATTACCCCACAAACAAGCGATTACCGTTCCCTTCAACAAGGTGAATATGTTTCATTTCTTCTTGGTAAAGCCGATACTGAAGGTGAATCTTCTAAACACATTACTCAAGCAGTTTCAGTAACTGGTGTTTTTGGTGGTACTCTCATGTGCGACCAAATCCCTCGTCGTAACAATGCTCCATCAACCACAACTGAAAGTACTAAAACTCAACCCCCAACAACTCGTCCAGCTGGACGTGGTAATGGTCGTTTTCCTCGTGGTCGTGGTGGCGTTGTTGGTAGTGGTACATCTGCTCCTCGTCGTCAACAATCCCAACCTCAACAAGAATAAATAAATATCCTTTTGTTTTTCCTTTTTTTAATACATATTTGTTTAAAATTTAAATAAATATATTTCTATTTTTAATGTAAAGATAAATAAAGATAATGAGTTGTTCAACAATACATCTATTTTTAGGAACACTATGTATTTTTAATATCATATTATATAAATCAATAAATCTTGAATCATCATCAATAGTTGAAAAATTTGATATTGTCTCTTTACAATCTCAAATAAATTTAGTAAAAACCCAAATAGCATCTATGAAAACAAGTATTACAGAACAACAAAAAGTATTAAAATCTGCCACGGATAAATATTTTGAAGAACAAAACCAAAAAAATAGAGATGAATATGAATTTCAAACAGAACAAGATAATCTGAATCAACGATTATTATCAGACATGGAACTTAAGTTAAGTAATCTAGAATCCCAATTAAAATCAGAAATACAATCACCATCGCAATCACAATCGCAAAATACATTATTTGATATAAATTTTATTAAAATATCATCTAATATTAATTTGATAATTAATGAAATAAATAAATTTTTGGAAGAAGGTAAAAACAGTATTAATGATTTAAGAGCTAAACTAAATGAATTACAAAAAAAATATGATTTATCTAAAACTGCTGAAAATAAAAATGAATTAGATACTGCAATTGCTTCTATAAATACTGGTGAATACATTTTTAATTCAATAAATAGTTATAAACTTAAATTTCAATCATTGTTAGCTATAGATAAAACTGATGAAAATATTAAAAAAATATTAGCACCAACACACTATCCTATTGCACAATTAGATCCTAATTTTAAAAATAATGAATCAATCTATAATCAACAAATCATAGTTTTAGAAACTATAATAAAACAATATAATGAAGCTAAGTTTACTATGGATAATCAATTAAATGAATATATAAATCAATTAAATGAAATTTTAATTACACATCAAAAATCATCCGATCCAAATAAACAAAAAGAAATAGATGACACACTTTCTATGTTAAATGGAATGAAATCTACAAAAGAAATTTTAAAAATATATTATGAATCTTTACACAAATGTATGGAATACACAAAACAAATAATTTATCTTAGTAATAATCCACAACCTACTATAAGATCCACAACTACAGTTCCAGCTAGAACATCTGCACCTACTAGAACATCTGCACCTACAGTTCCACCTAGAAGAAATGCACCTACAGTTCCACCTAGAAGAAATGCACCAATTGGTCAAAGTCAATATGATATTGTTTTAGATATTGATGATAAAATAAATCCAATTTATCCACCTCCTTTAACACAAATACCTGATGCATATAATAGTTTATCTAAAAAACAAATGAATAATACTACATTTGTTTCTGATTACAAATCAGGTCCAAATGAAAAAGTATTTATTGATAAATTACCATTATATTACGTTGATGTTAAAGAAGAAGAACTCAAAGAATGCTGTACACCATCACCATCACCATGCTCACCATCACCTGATCTAGTAAAAGAATTAAAATACGATAATACCAAAAATGGTAGTTCGATAATTAATTGCATGGTTGTTGTAATCGTATTTTGTATTATGATGTTAATTACAACACTATTATTACCATACCTAATTGATAATCAATTTATAATTTCGATCATCATTTCTATAATCAACATAGCAATCATTATAACTATTTTCATACTAACATACTATTTATTTAATAATAATGTTAAAGATACAAATAATATGGCAAACATAAATAATTATAAATATAATGGGATGACTATGATGGGTTATTTAGTCGCTATGATGGCATTAATTATATTTTTCATATGTGGAGTTCCAAATATGTTTTTATTATTCAATCCAGATCAATCCACACAATATCAATATACTCAACAATCACAATATACTCAATCAACGTAATAATTATAACAAGTATGAGTTTTTATTTTTTTTTTATTTTATTTTATGAAAATAAAATGATTAAACTTTTTTATTATATTGCAATCATACTATTTTCATTTCAAATATTATTATTATTAATTTCACTAATGCAAGGTATTTATAAGTATTTTTTGATTTCGGAATTGAACCTAGCAAAAAGATATGGTAAAAATTCATGGGTTGCTATTACTGGTGCATCAAGCGGACAAGGACGTGATTTTGCCCTAGAATTTGCCAAACGTGGATTTAATATCTTAATGATTGGTTCTAAAAGAACTATCGATACTGTAAATGAAATAAAGAAAAAATATCCAACTGTCAAAACTATTATTATTTTCAAAGATTTTAGACAAGCTTTTGAAAATGATTTTTTTAATGATATCACACAAGTCTTTAATAGATTATCTGGTCAGATTAGTATTCTTATTAATAACGTTGGATATCGAACGGCATGGAATAAATATCATGAAATGCCTTCACATTTAATTAGAGATACTATTGCAACTGGGACAATTATTCAATCTAGATTAACACAAATTGCTATTAAAGGTTTCCTAGAAAGAAAAAAAAGAGGTTATAAAAGTGCTTTAATTAATATAACTGCTCAATGTTTACATCCAAATGCTTTATTTGGGATTACGACATCAAATGAAATATCAGTTCCTTACTTGAGTGTTTATGAAGCTGCAAATGCATTTGGATTTTATCAAGGCAATTCAATCTATAAAGAGTACAAAAATGATTTTGATATTATGAATATAACACCTGGTGCGGTTGTAACTAAAAATACACAATATCTTAATAAAACTTCATTCAATGTTGATAGTCTTACTTTTGTACGTCAAATCATTAAAATGCTAGGTAATGTAGAAGGACATACTTGTGGTTATTGGGGACATGCATTATCAAATTATTTAATTAATTTTGCACCTTTTATGAAAGATATAATTCTAGATAAAGTTGGTAAAACAATTACATATGATTTTATGAAATCGTATAAACAAAACAATCAAAAATATAAAATTTAATAGAAATCTTCTTCATCATTGATAATAGTAGTTTCTGTATTATCATCTTCATTCATTTTTAATACTAAATATTTTTTTATTTCTTCAACATTCTCTATATATTTATAATCTTCTACTAAATTATTATAATTATTATCATCTTCATCTTCATGTATGGATGAAGTTAATGAATCTGGAATGGGAAGAGGTCGTTCTTGAATAGGTAACGATGGAAGCTCTAATTCTTCTTCTAGTATTGATGATGTTTCAGATTCTGGAATAGGTTGTGGTCTATCTATTTCTTCAACTAATTCATTGACTTCCATGACTAACTCATTGACTTCCACGACTAATTCATTGACTTCTTCATTACCTTCTTCCTTGACTTTTTCAACTAATTCATTGACTTCCATGACTAACTCATTGACTTCCACAACTAATTCATTGACTTCAGTGTCTTCAGTAACCTCCATGACTACTTCATTGACTTCTTCAACTACTTCTTTAACATCTATGACTACTTCTTTAACATCTTCGACTACTTCTTTAACATCTATGACTACTTCAGTGACTTCTTTGACTACTTCCTCTACTACTTCAGTGACTTCTATGACTACTTCTTTAACATCTTCAACGTCCTTAATTATTTTGTTTATTTTTTCAATTATATTATCATTAATATTATCTTCAGGAGTAGAACAAGGTGTTGGTGGAATCACTTTATTAGAAACAATATTAATTTCTTTAGTTATAGGTTGTTCATCATGAACAATATCATTATTTAATTTAATTATTGGTTTTTTGTTGTAAGAAAAAATATTTCCCATCTTTTATATATATATTTATGTTTTATTATTTTTATATTATTAATTTCTCTAAGTAAAAATAAAGTAATATTTAATTTATTACTAAATATGAAAAATAACAATAGAACTCCTACTAATAGGAACACTCGTACTAATAGGAACACTCGTACTAGTAATAACAGAAATAATGGTAACAATGGTAACACTATTACTAGTAATAAAACTCGTACTAATAAGAACACTCGTAACACTCGTACTAGTAATAACAGAAATAATGGTAACAATGGTAACAATGGTAACACTAGTACTAGTAATAAAACTCGTACTAATAAGAACACTCGTAACACTCGTAACACTCGTAAAAATAGTAACAAAATGTATATCCTTAACCATAACACGACAAATAGTAACAGTAACACAAAAATACCCGAAGACCTAGTTGAACCTATAGATAAACTAGATACTGATTTTTATAATTCTATATTAGCTATACTATCTAATAAACCTCTAAAGGTTGCCTACAACCGTTATTTAAACACGGTACAGGACGATATGTTAAAACAAGGTATTGAATTGTATCAAACATTAAACAGTGATAATTTTTTAAACATTCTACAATCCATAGATATGCCAGAATCTAGTAAAAATAAATTAAAAACAATTGTACAATATATTTTTAAAACTCAAGAATCGGAAGAACAATTAGCACTATTACTATATGTTACAATTAATGATTTTATAATAAATTCATTAGATAGTAGAATAGGAAATAGCAAATTTGTATACAAAACAGCTAACAATGTACAATCATCGGAAGATATTGAATCATTGGGACTTAAATCAATGAAATCGATACTAAATAATTTTACTAATTTTCGTGGATTTGAAAAAAAATCCGCTAGTAAATCGATTATATTTACGGCTGAATTATCACCTAATCCGGAAACTGTTAACGCCGTAAAAGCTAGAAATACTCTAAAACCATCACAAAGATTTTACTTTAAGATGTTTCCATATGGTGTTATGAATGTTGATAACTATACATATAATTACAAGCTATATGGATTAGAAACAGAAACTAAAATGTATTCAGAATTATTTAAATTGGTTAAATATGGTATAACACCTAATATTTTATGTAAAGTAGTTACTGGTAAATTTACAGATTCCTACAAAGACCTAATGGAAAGTGATAAATTAAGTGATGAATTAAAGAAAAATTTCAAAGAAAATATGGCACGCATAAATAAATCACTGGGTTTTGAAAAAACAAATGAATGGCGTGATATAGAAATGATTATTACACAACCAGGTGGTAATCTATTCGATTTTAAATTTGAAAAACTAACACCTTTAGAACGTAAAACAGTTATCTTTCAATTGCTATATACCTTATATGTATTTGAACGGTTAAAAATATCACATGGCGACTTACACAGTGGAAATCTTTTTATAGTTGATGTAGAACCAACTACATTATGTTATTTAGTAGAGGGTGTACAATATCGCTTTACTACTACCAAATTACTTAAAATATACGATTTTGATAAATCAAATATTTCCGCTACAACAAATATTAAGGTTAACAATCAAAATATAACAATAGATCGTGTATTTAATACTTCAAGATCGCGCGGTAGTACGGCTGATATGAGGTTTGGTAAAGTAGAACAATTTGTTAGAAAAGCAGATTTTATTATATTTTTAGCCAATGGCATAAATTATTTAGTACCTAGCTATGAAAGATTTGATTTTGGTGAAAAAATGGATCCGGAATTTCATATGTTTATGAAAAGTATTATGCCTGGATTTATCTCAATCAACCATTTCGTGAATCATTCATATGAAAATATAATAGTAAATAACATCCCTTCCGAAATAAAAGAATTGCGAGAAGTCTTTCTGATCCCCGAAGAGGAAGAAGTAACATTAGATAAGTTAGATATACAACGAGACATATTTTATGATTCATGGAATAGATATTATAAACGGCTACCCAGATGGAAGGGATGTACTATTAAGAAAACAGATGATATTGTTTGGAACAATATCCTAATCATACCTGATAGTGTACTTCATTCTATTTTAAAAATGATACAAAATAAATATTTTGATGATCTGACTAGTACTATACCTATAGATATTACAAAAACAGCTGTATATACCCTAGATGATAGAATTTTATAATTAGAAATAGCTTGTGAAGATACTAGTATTGTTGTATCGACAGCTAAAAATGTAGAAACATCTGAAGATATAGAAGAATTAGGTGTTCATAACTATAGTTCTATTGTATTAACGGGTGTTTTAACACCTCCTATAGAATATTATTTTTATATTATTAATTTCTCTAAGTAAAAATAAAGTAATATAATGGACCGTAGATTAGTATTTTCTTTAATTTTATTCATATTAGTTATTGTAATTAGTATGATAAGAATTGAAAATTTTACATTACAAAAAATTGTAATTGAGGATGAACAATCAAATGAAGATTATCGATCATGTTTAAATGAAAATTCACAATTATATTATAAAAGCAATGGTATGTACCCTAATTGTACATCAGCATTAAATAAATTATCAAATCTAGGTTTTTCACCGAATGATAATGTTGGATTTGGTGCTATTAAAGATGCGTGTCCAATTTCGTGTTTATCTAAAGTACCGTCAGATTGTTTAGAAAAAAGAGTTAAAAATCAAGAAAAAACAATTGAAGATATTTCTAGATCAATGTCTGATTATTCTAAGAATAATATATATAAATTAAGATTAGATAACGATGTTTCAAATCAACAAGTATTTACAAGTAGTTTATATAATAATCCTGAAATATTAGAAGTCTTAAATTATATTGATAAATATGGATATCCTACAAATAATAGTGATTATAATAATATTATTGCAAAATATATAACTAATACTCCTGACGCAAATGAAATATCAAATGAATTAAATTCAAGTCCAACAGAACCTCCAATTGATTTTGCAAATAATTCAAATATGGCATTATCGAATGGTTTAGATACATCCGGATTATTAGGATATTAGGATATTAGGTTATTAGGTTATTAGGTTATTCGGTTATTAAATTACTAAACATTGAATGGTTTAATAACTGCTGTTGTTTTATCTTCTCTAGTTACTATTTTAAATGTAATATGAACTTGCATTGATGAATTAATTAAGATACCTTTACCATTAGCAGTTGGTGTAGGCATAGGGTGTGGTTGATAATAACTATTAGTCATAAGAGTTCCAGTTGAATAATCAATTTCTCCTGGAGGTGAAATATATAAGTTATTAATACATCCATGATTACCCTCTTCGGTAACTGTTTCTTGTTGTAGATTAATAATAATATGACCTTGTTCCCGATTAATAAAATCCTGAAAATTTAGTTGGTCTGTTGTGGCAGGTGTTGCAACCTTATAACTTTTAATTTTTATTAAATCACCAATTCTATAAACTCGATTACTAAACCATTTTCCAGTTTCAATCTTTATATATTTTCCAACTGTTGTTACTGGAAATCCCGGTGTTCTGAGTAATTCAATATTACTTACTGTTATATCAGTACCAGTACCATCATCAATACCATCATCAATATTGTCAACGTATGTTATATTTTCAATTGGTAAATGATCATTATCTAAACTGATTGGTTGTCCATCAGGTCTAAAAAACTTAATTGTCATTCTATTAAGTGATGCTAGTGGAGTATTAGGATATTTTTTCTTTTCAAATAAGAATGGGCAAAATGACATAAATCCTCTCTTAAATTGACGATCAAATCTCTTTTTAATAACATCAGTTGTTGCTAATGAATTATGAATTTGGTCATGTGTTAAAATTTCAGAATCGTATGCTTTATCAAATAAAAGAAGTGCAAAGGCTTCATTGATAGTATTATTACTACCACGGAAGACTCCATCTAACTCTTCAATATCCATAACTAAAAACGGGTACGATTGTAAATCTAGATAAACACGATTATCAAATGGAACTGAAAGACGATCATGAGGAAATATGACTTTCAGAACTTCAACTGAAATAACATTACGATATAATTGATCAATACCTACACCTGCTTGAGTGCTAGTTGGTTTAAAATGAACTAAGAAATTGTAACGATTTTCAACATCATTTTCCCATTGACGATCTTCACTACTTACAACAATATAATGAGAAACGTCATGGTATTCTCTTTCTGAATTTTTAATTTGATTAATTAAAAAATCATATAATGGGTTGCTAAGGTCAAGAGGTTTATGACCAATAACAGAGTTAGTATCATCTTCTTTTAATGTTTTATTACCATGTACATTTTCATTAGTAGAATAAATCTTAGTTCTATTAAAATTTAATGGGTCTCTTACAGCATTCATTTGGTCAATATTTGATCTTTCATTTAAATAATTATTGTTTGTAATACCTGTAAAATTTTCAATAGTGTTATTATTGTTATTATTGTTATTATTGTTTGTGTTGGTGTTTGTATTTTGTTGTTGAAATGATAAAAAATCTTGAATTTCTTGATTTCTAATTTTTTGAAGATCTTCATATTTTCCGGCAACATTTTCACTATTTACGTCAGTTAACTCTTCTGAATTAAAATATAAAGGTTGCCCAGGATTAACCGCTTGATTTGAAAAATCATCATTGATTGTAAAAGGTAAGATATTAAACTCATTATTTTTCTTTTGATTTGATTCTTGTTGGGGTTGTGATTGAAGTAGTTGAGGTTGTTGTTGTATTTGCACTTGTGGAGAGTTTTGTCCACGAGCAGCCATAAGTTCCTTGAATTTTTTATCAGTTTCAGCTTTAGTAGTTGTTAAATCTTGTAATGAAACAGGTTGAATAGATTGTTGAATTTTGTTTGAATTAGATAAGTCTGCTAAATTCATTCTTTCATTTCTCATGGTTGTTAATCTGTTATTCATTTCTGATTCTGAAGTATTTAAAGAAGTTGATCTGAGTGGTCTATCCATCATTAGCGGGTTTCCTTGTTGTTTTTTAGCAAGTTGTGTAATAAAGTAATTTGATATTTTTTGAATTGTATAATGATTTAAAGCCGATAAATTAGTTAAAGTGGATTTATCAGCATTTGTGTAAACCTTATCCATCATACCTTTAACGGTATTTTTATATTTAGGAGAACTGTTAAGGCTAAAATTAAGTTTGTTTAATACTTGATCACATACATTAAGATATAATGAATCAATATTATTTTCAGATAGATAAATATCGCGGACTGACATTTTAATTTATTTAATTATTATAATACTATACTAATTATATTTATTATAATTATCATAAAAAAAAACAATTAAATATACGGAAAAATATTTTAATCTTAATCGGAAAGATAATAATATTTTCTTTTGCTATTAATAAATTCGTCTTTCAGTGTAGATTTTTCTATACCATCAAATGTTTTTTTACCTTCCAGTAATTGAGTTATAAAATACATTGAATAAACTCCACATTCAGAATTTTGATATTGATGTCTAGTCGTATTGTAATCATATTCAATTTCCATCCCCATTTCACGACCCTGTTCCTGAATTCTATCAACTAATTTTTTAACTTCATCCGGTGGTTCTGTACCATATGAATCAAAATAATAAACTTTCTTTTTATTTAAATCCATATACATTGCAACCCAATGAGATCCCGGTTTATCATGTGGATCTAGATTATAAATAATACCAACTCGTGATATTTTGTCCTTTAATAAACTTTTTATCTTTAAATTACATAATTCATTAACAATACATTGACCTACGCTATATTCATAATCAAAATCAATTGGAACAGGACCAATAAATTTAAAATCTGAATATTTTTTCTCATATTGTTTCATAACTGTTTCAATATCAGTTGTATTTAACCATTCATATTTATTTTTCTTCCAACTTTTAGGCATCTTAGGTCTAAATATACTCTTTAATTCTTTTGACCCTAATCTTTTAACAAACTCTTGTTCAATCCAACACCATTCACTATCACACTTTTGATTTAATCGTTTATCAATTTCAGACCATAGTTGATGACGAGTTTTATACTTACTGATGTTAATTTTATTTGTGGGATTTTTCAAGTTCCAACCTTTTGCAATTTTAATTAAAGAATCTAAATCAAAACATGTTGTTGAATTGTTTTTATTTGATGGACTACAACTATCTAAGTTAACTTTTGTTTTTTTATCAGAAGTTTTCCTTTTGATATGAGTTTTTTTTAAATTACGACTATGACTCATTTTTAATTTATTAGAGAGAAAAACTTTTATTTAAGTAATAATTAACTAATAATTAAGTAATAATAGATAATAAAAAGTATAACTTATAATTAAAAATGGATGATGATTCTAGATTAGAATTGTTAAAAAAAAAGTATAATCTGCAAAAAGAACTATTTGATGAATTATCACAATTAATTGATAAAAAAATTAAATTTTTATATGATGATGAATTGAATCAATTCTCAAAACTAGATAGAACTAAAAATGATAAATTGGATGAATTGGAGAAACTGAAATCTAAAATTGAGAAAGAAGAAACTAGAATCTCTTTAGAGTTCGATAAAATATTAAATGATGAAAAGGAATTTGAAGATACTCTTATTAATCCTCCTAATCTAGATGAAATTAAGAAAAATATCATGATTGAAAATCAATCTATTATGGATGATATTAAGATTAAACAAAAATATAATACCACTTTAACATCACAAAAACAAGCAATATTACAAAACCAACAAAATGATTTGCTTAAGATAAAAATACAATTAAAATCAAGTCTTCTATCTGGTGAGGAAAGAGAAAATTATTTTAAAGAAAAAATAACCTATCTAGAAAAGGATTATTCTGGTTTTATTAATAAATGTAATGAATATTTAGAAAAATATAATGATAAAAAAGCAGACATAAATGAAACGATTGAACTTTTAAAAGAAGAAATAAATAATAAAAGCATTAATAAAAAATTAGAAAGAACACAATTATCCAATTTTAATAAAGAATTTTTAAAGGATAAAAGACAAAATAAAAAATATGTTACTAAAACTACCCAAGATACAGATAATATGATTAACGAGAAAGAAATTTTATTAACAAATCAAAGTAACTGGAAAGAAGAAAAAAAAGAAAATCATTTTATAGTACTTAATGAATTAAAAATAGTTATTAATAATTCAGAAGCTGAAATTAAAGAGCTTGAATCAAATATTTTAAAACTAGAACAGAATCTTAAAAATAACCTTGATGATGATATGAAATGGGGGATACGTAGAAATCTAGGTGAATTAAAGCAAAAGTTAATGATTGTAAATGATACTTATCAATCTAGATTGATTGAATTAAATAACCTTCAGAGTCATTTTTTAAAAGAAATTGTTAATGACCCTTTTAAAAACGAAATTAAAAAAATTACTTTAAAAATAGAAAAAAATCAAAGCACAATTAACAAAATTAAGATTCATGAAACAACTTTAATTGAAAAAGATAAACATGACCACATTGAAAATAAAAATAGATTACAAAAAAATAGATTGGAAATTAAAACTCTATCGGATGAAATTGAAAGTCTAGATCTAGACATTAAATCATTTGAAATTAAATTTACTGAAGATAAACAATTAAGATATGATAAACTTGATATTCTTAAAAATGAACTAACTCATCATCATAAATATATTGAACAGCTTAAACAACAATCTAGAAATGATATGAATGATATTAATCAAATGTATAAAATAAAAATAAATGAACATGAATTATTAATTAAACAAAATATAGAGGAAATTACACAACTAAAAAACAAATCAACAACAATTTTAAAGAATTTTGATATGTTAAGTAAAAAATATAGTCAAGATAAAGATATACAACAAAAAACACGAAATGATTTTCAAAAACGTAAAAATAAATTAGAACTAGAAAAGAAAAATCTAAGTGACACCATTTCTAGATATGAAACTAATAATACTAAATACATAGAATACATACATGAACATACTATGTATTGTGATGATATAAAATTAAATACAATAACTAAAATTCAAGAATTACATAAAAACCTAAATGATACTGAAATTGAAATGAAAAAATTAGAATTTGAAATTAAACAACTAGAGCAGATAGTAACAGAAGAGTTTTTTATTATTCATGATACGACTAATGAAGAGTTAGTTACTGAAACAGATAATGAAATATTAGAAATTGAACAAAATGTTTTAAATATGCATAGTATTGAGGATGATATGGATGATGATATTAATAATTTTGAATCCTTTCTTAATGACACTAACCTAGAAATGGACTCCAAATCAAATTCAATGTTTGATATGAACTTAGAATTAGAAATAAAAACAGAAACAGAATCTGTTATAGATATCAACCTAGAAGTAGAAGATCAATCTGTTTTAGATATCAACCTAGAAGTAGAAGATCAATCTGTTTTAGATATCAACCTAGAAGTAGAAGATCAATCTGTTTTAGATATTAATAATGATATGAATTTTGAACTAGACAATGAATCTATAATAGATATCAATCAAGAACAGATTCATTATCCAGTTCTTGATATTACAAATAATATGAACATAGAAATATAAGATGTTTGTAAAAATTAAAATAATATATTATAAAAAGTACTTAATTTCTCCAAAACTTATAATTTGATAGTCATTGAATAATTTTATAAATTGTTTATTAAATTTTGTTTTTGCATGTATAATATTTTCTTCATCAATATCTTTTTTAATATCTGTTAAATCACCAAATGCAATATATATAAAAGCCATTTTTTTTCATCTTCCTCAACTGATTCATCCAATGAAATAAATTGTAAAGCTTCATCTAATGAATATCCAAATATTTCACATAATTTTTCTAAATTTGTTTTTAAATAAAAATATACAGTTGTTTTTGTTAGAACAACCATTACACAAAAATCATTTGCTATAATAGTTTCTAAATTATTTAGATTTTGTCTATTTTTATTTAATTTACTAACTATACTATCTATAAAATTATTTTTATCAAATTCATTGTATAGATTCCAATTTAACATAACAGTTGTAGAAATATCAAGATTATTTAAACCATAATTTTTAACAGTACTATTAAATGTAGCAATTGGTTTTTGTGCAGATAATAAAAATAAATGTTTGGATTGAGAACTTCTAAATATATAATCAGATAATTCCTTACTATTCATTTTTTGGGCAGAATAAATTGAAATACATTTAGGACTTGGATTAAATAATAAATCTTTTGAAAAATTAGTTTCATTAATAGTTAACCGTTTACCTGAAGAAAAAATAAAAATTTCATATAAAAATGATTCATTAAATTTAGATTGAATTTTAGTAAATAAATCTTCATATGTTTCAACATTCGGTATTTCTAAAATTGTTTGCGTATCAATATAGCCATTACGTTCTGTAACTATAGTAATTGTTTGTTTTTGTTCATTATTTGGTACAGTTGGATTATTTATAGTACCATATTTATTACCACCAGTGTGAGTATTTTTTGTTATTTTATGTTTGGTTTTATTATGTTTATTTTTATTAATTTTCTTTTTTTTTGATTTTTTTTGATTTTTTTTGATTTTTTATGATTTGTATGATTTGTATTTTTTTTCATTTTTTATTATATTATTAAAAGATAAAAATTCTTATTTATAATATAAAACATAATGCCTAGTATTAAAAAAGTTATTAATAATTATGGTTATTTAATATTAATAGTACTAATTTTTCTAGTTATAGTAGGAGTTTTATTGTATTATTTAAAAAAAAATAAAGTTGAAACATTCATAGAAGAATATTATTTTCCAGGTGGGATGAATCGGGTAGATAAAATTTTATATATTAATTTAGATAATCGCAAAGATAGATTAGAATCAATTGAAAAACAATTAAAAAATCAAGATGCTCAGATGTCTAAAGTCAAGAGAATAACTGCTCACTATACTCCTGGAAATGGACATCTCGGATGTGCCAAAAGTCATCTTGATGCAATTAAATATGCTTCCCAAATGGGGTTTGAAAATGTGCTTATTTTAGAAGATGATTTCAAATTCTCAACTAAAAAAGAAGAAACCCATAAGTTATTTGATTCTTTTATCAATCAAGTTAAAAAGAATGAATGGGATGTCGTAATGCTGACACATGTAAATGGAAAAACAACTGACACAAAATATCCTTTTATTAAAAGAATCAAAGATGCTCAAACAAGTTCTGGATATGTTGTTAATAAAAGTTATTATCCAATTATGATTAATATATTTCAAAAATGTGTCGATAATATGTCTCAGGAAAGAACATCGGGAGTTAATTGGGAACAATGGGCATTAGATCAAGTATGGAAGGAAAACCAAAAAGAAGATCGTTGGTTTGTCTTTGATCCATTAATTGGTAAGCAAGATGAAGAGTTAGGTAGTACTATACAAACTATTACTAATTATAATACAAAAAATAAAAAATAAAAAATATAAATAAAATTTGTAGTAGTTTATATCTAGAATGACACTCATCTTAGAAAAAAAATATAGCAAATGGATTTATTATATTTCATTTAATCTTATTATAATTAGTATGATTGGATTATATAATAATTATTATATGAATACACTATCAGTTTTCAGTGTATTTTTAACAAGCATTAATTATTGGAGACATCCAATCAAAGGTTTTCGACGAAATATCGATATTATGACGGTATGTTTATCAATATCATATAATAGTTACTATGTTTATGACTGCATATATGGACATTATTATATTAATATGATAATTCTAGGTATCATGATTTATATATTTAGTGGTTTTTTATATACAAAAAAATATCTTGGATTATGTACATTATTACATTGTAATGTCCATTTACTATCAAATATTGCAAATTATTTATTATTTACAAACAAGATTTGTTACAATTAATTTTTTTTTCTATTATTTTTCTATTATTTTTTTATGAATAAATAATAAACTAATAAACTAATAAATTATAAAATGGACGTTATTATTGAAATACCTTTTAATACATCAACTAAATATGAAGTTGATAAAGAGCATCATCTGTTAAGATTTGATAGAATGTTACAAACTGCAATGCATTATCCCGGTAATTATGGATATATTCCTAAAACTCTCGGTGGTGATGGTGACCCATTAGATATTATTATGCCTGTTGAGTATCAAATCAATCCAATGAGTCTTGTAAGAGTTAGACCAGTTGGTGTAATAATTATGGAAGATGAAGCAGGTATGGATGAAAAAATAATTGTTTATCCTGATGTAAAGGTTGATCCTAGATACTCACATATTAACAATCTTTCAGATGTTCCAAAAGAAACCCTTGATAGAATAGTTCATTTCTTTCAACATTACAAAGATTTATCACCTGGAAAGTTTGTTAAAATACATGGTGTTAAAGATAAAAATGCTGCAGAAAAAATTATTAATGATTCAATTCATCATTTTAATAAAATGATACCAAATGCTTCTAATAATACATCTAAACAATCTAAACAATCAAAGAAAAAAGCTAAAAAATAAAAACAATTAAAATTATGTTACAGTAGTAGTAATAGTTAGAAGATAAATAACATTTGTGTCATTTTCATTTTTTATTTATTATTTATTATAAATTCGTATTATATAATAAATGGCTAGAACTATAAAAAAATCAAAAAAATCTGGTGGAGGACCAATCTCAAAAGTTGAGTATATGAGAGTTTTTGTTAAAAGAATGTTAGAAACAACACCTGTAATTCGTTTATATCATTGGAAAACTGAATCTCGAGCAACACACAAAGCAACAGATCATCTTTTAGGAACACTAACCGAAATTATTGACAAATATGTAGAAACATTAATTGGTAAAACAAATATTAAATTAAAAACATCAGATTATAATACATTAACTGTTAAAACACCTGAAAATAACCAAGGTTTAGAAAAATATATTCATGAACTAATTGATTTTTTATTAGAAATACATAAAAAATTAGACCTTGAAAAAGATGTTGATCTTACAAATCTTAGAGATGAAATGATAGGAGACCTTAATAGATTCTTATATTTATTAAGATTGAAATAAAATTAAAAAATTGTAAATTAGATTTTTAAATTGTTTTCAATTTATTTTTTAGCAGGTTTGCCTTTAGCCGCAACTTTAGGGGCAGCAGCAGCAGGTGTGGGTGCTGGGGTGGCTGGAGCAGCAGCTGGCTTTTCAGCTTTGGCTTTGGCGGCTTTAGGAGCAGCTGCAGGTGTGGGAGCAGGAGCAGCCACTACTGGTGCAGCTGGAGCTGGTGTGGCTTCAGCTTTAACAGACTTACCTTTAGCCGCTTTGGGTGCGGGGGTAGCAGCAGGAGCTGGGGCAGCTACAGCTTCAGTAGCAACAGCGGCAACTGGAGCAGCAGACGCTTCAGCATGAGCACGGTTGGTTTCATCAGCGATTTGTTGGTATTTAACACGATCACCTTCCGAAAGACCACCCCATTGTTGGTGGATTTGTTTCATGCGTTGAGTGTTTGAGAGTGTTGGTTCAGATTCACGGAGAATGCGGGTCATTTCTTTAACATACATGTTAAGAGCACTGACGTTACCGGTGCGGTGGCGAACACTGCGACGGAAGGGTGAGTCTTGAAGAGTACCAGCACGGATGCTTTCTTCAATAACATCAAGTTCCTTTTGACGACGTTCTTTATCATCAGCCGCGAGTTTTTGGTAAACTGCACGTTCGGTTTCTGAAAGACCTTTCCAGAGAGCACCAATAGCTTTACCGTGTTTGGCAATTTCATATACTTCACCTTTATCTTGGATGGCTTTTGATTGAGCCGTAAGGTAGAAGTGGTAGTCGCTCTTGGCGGGGGCTACACTGTTGCGAGGGTCGCATTGTTTAATGAAATGACGAGCATTTTTAAGTGCTTTAACATGAGTAAGGTTAGGGAAATATTGACCCCAGAGGGCATCAAAGCCGAGTTTTTGGTCAGCCGCGACACGTTCAAGGAGTTCGACGGCGAATTTGCCATAAGCCCAGCAGTTTTTAACTTCAGATTCAAAAGGGGAAGCGGTTTTGCTCATTTTAATTAGGTTGGTAAGGAGGTTATTAATTATTACTATAATTGATTATGTAGAGATTTCCTTAAGTTAATTAGAATCAATTTTTTTTTATTTAATTGAGGGGCGAAGCTCTCGAACAAATTATTTTTCATAAAAATATTAAAAATAATCAAAACAATATAAGTAATTTTTTTACTACTCATATTATATTTATTGTAAAAATATACAAAAATATTATAAATAATAGTATAATATCATAACTAAAAATGAATATTAAAATAAATAAAAATAATGAATAATAAATAAAAATAAAAAATAAAATAACAATACAAAACAAATAATAAATAAAAATAAAATGATTGTTGATTTATGGTATATTATACCGGCTGGTTGTATTAGTTTATCAATTTCACTCGCTTGTTGTTTATTTTGCACAATACCTCAAAAAAATAAAAATAATAATATGAATGTTTTACCAATATTTACAAATGAAAGAACTATTTTATTAGAAGATGATATGAGTCCTCCACCATATAAAGAACGTGAAAATACAAATACAAATATAGTATTAATAATGTAATAATCTAAATAGTATAAATATCTTAAAATATCTTAAAATATCAAAATATCAAAAAATAAAAATTAGTATAAAATTGAATTGAATGATATATATAAGTATTAAAATATTATACAACTCTTCATGAATCAATATCAAATTGTCCTCAAAAAATATTATGGGTTTGATACTTTAAAACCCTTTCAAGAGGCTGTTTTTAAACATCTTGATAAAGACCTTCTAATTTTAAGTCCAACAGGTTCAGGAAAATCACTATGTTATCAATTGCCTGCAATTGTTGACAATGGACTGACAGTTATTATTTCACCCCTTAAATCTTTAATTGAAGATCAATTATTTCAATTAAAAAAAAGAAATATTAATGTCGATTTTATTAATGGTGATATCAATAAAAAAGATTTAGTAACTCTTTATAAAAAATTAAAAGAAAATACTGAATATCATCTTTTATATGTCACACCCGAAATTATTACAACTGATACAAAACTTATTATTCTCCTCAAAGAATTAAATAAAAATAATAAATTCTCACGTCTCGTTATTGATGAAGCACACTGTGTATCAACATGGGGTCATGATTTCCGTTCTAGTTATCTTAACTTAGAAACAATTAAAAAAATGTTTCCTGATGTCAAAGTCATGGCTTTAACTGCAACAGCAACCCCAAAAGTAAAAGAAGATATTATTAAAATCTTAGATCTCAAAGATCCTCACATTGAAACAAGTAGTTTTTTCAGACCTAATCTTAATCTTAAAGTTATTAATAGAAATGATACTGAACTATCATGTCTTCGTGATTTAATTCAAAAAAAATACATTAATATGTGCGGAGTTATTTATTGTCATTCACAACGTGAAACAGAAAGAGTCGCAAACTACCTAGATAACTTCATCACAACACGTCATTATCATGCAGGACTTAATCAAAATATTCGTAAATTACACCAAAAACAATGGTTGACTGGACAAGTTAAAATTATTGTAGCAACTATTGCTTTTGGTATGGGTATTGATAAACCAGATGTTAGATTTGTTATTCATTATAATTTACCTTCATCACTTGAAGGATATTATCAAGAAATTGGTCGTGCTGGTCGCGATGGATTACATTCAGATTGTATTTTATACTATTCATATCAAGATAAAGTATTTTACGATAAATTGATTCGTCTGAATACCGGAAAAGATACAAACCCTGCCAACTATTCAGTTAATCTATCTAATATTGAACAAGTTCAGTTTATTGAATCGGATGATGATGAAAAACCTAAAACTGAAACTAAACCCAAAAGTAAAGATTCAGATTATGTCAATTATCAAACAAATAAACTTAATCAAATGATTAATTTTATTGAAAATGTAATTGATTGTCGTCATTACCAATTATCCAATTATTTTGGTGAAAAAGTTGAAGAAAAATATAGTTGGTGTAATGGTTCATGTGATAATTGTCTTCGTCATAAAGAACAAACTAATATCCTAGAAAAAGATCTAACTCCACATGCTAATAAAATTATTGAAATTGTTCAAAAATTGCGTCTTGATAAAAATACAAAAGATATTATTACACGTAATAAGATTAATTCAATTTATCAAAAAGAAATTTCACCTTTCTTTCCAGCAACTGAATTAACAATTGAACGTTTATTGTGTCGCATGGTTGGAATGAATATTATTACAGAAATTTTAGTTAGAAATAATTCTGGATTATGGTTTGAAAATATTCATTTATCATTACCTCTAGAAACATCAATTAAAATGTTAGTACCTAATTCTAAAAATGTATTGACTGATATGATTGTAGTTGATGAAGAAAAGGATGGTTTTACACCATCCCCAAATAATACTAAAAAACCTAAATCACCCCTTGTCTTTAATTTCGAAGAAGATTTTGGAAAAAAATCATTCAATCAAGAACTGATGGATGATAAATTACAAGAAAAATATAATCTTACACATTTACCATTATATAATCATCTAATTCAATATCGAAGCGAAGAAGCTAGACGACACAAAATTGCACCATATCGGATTTTTAACAATCAAACTTTAGAAGAAATTGTTAAAGTTAAACCAACTAATGATATTATGCTTAAAAACATTCATGGTATTGGTGATGCAAAAATCCGTGAATACGGTCGTGATATTATTAAAATGGTTATTTCACATAAATAAAATACATAAAAATACAAAAATAGACAAATATATAACAAACAATTTTAAACTTTTAGCGTTTATTTTTTATATAATAAAACTTTTATAAATTTAAATGTTTACATGGAATAGTCCTTATATACTAGCCGTTTTAATTGGTATTGTTGCAGTTAGTGTATTTTATTTTGACCAAAAACAAAAAAAGCTTGATCCATCTAGAATGGAATACGTTAAAATATTTACATTAGTAACTGGTTCTATAATAGCATTTAATTATTTAGTTGATAATTCTCTATCAATTCCAGTAGTTGAAAAAGTACCTGTTCTAGGTAGTAGTATTTATAATAATCTTAAAATTAAAGAAGGACCACCTGATTTTTAGATTTCATTCCATTTCTTTACTTTCTTTTATTTTTTATAATTTTAGATTTTAATTTATGTGAATTTTTTATATATAAATAATAAAAGAATGAAAGTTGAATATCCATTACAATTATTCCAAAGTTTTAATAAACGTATCTGGAATAATAAACCATTTTCATATTTTCTAATAGCGTTTGTGATCGGTTATACTATATTTCTAAGATCATTACCTGAATTATATTATAAATATATGATGAATCCTGTAATATTAACAATTATTATTACAGGGATTATGATAATATCTGTACATAATTTACAATTAGGGTTACTTTTAATTGTATCATTAATTGCATTATATTATCCAAAACAACAATATAATGAAATGATGATTGAAGAAAACTTTGATACCCAAATATTACCAATTGATAAATATGATAAAAATATTGTTGATGAAAAAAAGAAATCCACTAAAACAACAAACAAAAAGGATAAAGTAGAAGAAGATTTTGAAGATGAAGAAGATGAAGAAGATGCAGAAGATGATTCAGAAGCTATTGAAGATGATGCAGAAGATGATACCAAAGATGAAAAAGATGATGATGATGCAGAAGATGCAGAAGAAGATGAAAATAAAATTAGTGAAATGAGATTAGAAAATTTAAATCCTAGTCTATATAAGAAAAAAGCAAGTGAAAAAGAAAAATTCAAATCATCAAGTAATACAACTAAATCAAATAATACAACTAAATCAAATAAAGTTGTTGAAAAATTAACAGATCTTAAAAAGAAATCTAAATCATCTGGGAATGAAGAAACATTCCTTGGTGAAGTTAGACAAATTGTGAAAGATTTAGATACAGGAAAAAATAAAATGAATGCAACTTCAGCTATTAAAAAAATCAGCAACCTTATGTATCATAAACATAAAGGTGATATACAAAAAATCATAAATACTGAAGAAAGTGAAGAAGAAGAAGAAGATGATGAAGATTTATATTAATTTAATTCAAATAGTTTAACATGTTATTAAAGATAGCACCTATGTTTTGAAATGGATTATTTATACAACCACCAAAAAATGCCATACTGTCATCATATTCAATATTTAAATTTGATGATTCTTTTACATTTTTATCATCTATCAATGGTTGCTCTAAAATTGTTTTAACTTCGTTATCTTTATCTTTTACATCAACATCAACACCAACACCTACATCAACACCTTGACATATTTTCTCTAAACCAAAATAAACAATGAATTCTGTGTCTAACCCACTATCACTAATTTTACCATTTGTAATTATTTGATTAATATAATTACTAGTTAGAGGAGTAATACCTTTAATTCTGTTTAGATCTTCTATTTTTTTTATTTCCATCGGATATTCTCTAATAATTTCCAATGATTTTTTTAATCGATAAACTTTATAACTTAATTTATTTATCTCTAATGATTTACGAATCTGTTTGATATCATCTTGTGTATTATCATATGTTTCAGTTAAATGTTGAATAACTTTTTCATATAAATTAATTATTTTTTTAAATTCTGAAATAATCAAAATATTCATCATATTAATCTGTTGTGATTTAATTTGCTTTTATTTTACTATTTTATTTAACAACTTTATTTATATTCATTTTTTTATCAACATAAATGATAAATGGATTCAATATACAGAGAATTACTTAACTCACCGAAATCTTCAATCATATCTAGGAAATATCCAATTAAAACAGAATCATCCATTATGGAATGGATGCACAAATATTGTCAATCATATCATACACTTTTCAAAGAATTTAATTATAATAACATTAAAGTTATTCATCATAAAAAACAAAATCAAAACAAATCTAATGAATCAACATTGACATTAAAAGATTATTTACATCAATTGTATCTAGAATACCCTGATTTAAATAATATACTAGATTTTGATAAAAAAATATTAGAAAGATTAAAAAAAGCTATCTCAACAACATCTACTAAAGCTTTAAGTGATTGGTTTAATAATTACAATCAAGAAATCTTTGACCAAGAAAATAATCTTATCAATGTTTTATTCAAATTTTCAGAAAAGCCTAATATTTCACCTAAAATAAAGAAAATTATCATGAAAATACTAGGAAAATTAGAAGGGTGTAATAAATTTATGTCATTTGATATTAACCTAGAACTCGACAAAGGATTACAATATACATATACATATTCAGACAATGAATTAAAATTCAAGGTACATTCAGACAAAGAAATACCACTTGATAATATTTATTGGCGATTTTTATATGCTAGAATGAAATCAATTCCTAAGACATATGATGTTTCTAGTATCACCCCTAAAGTAATAACTTTTGAGATTTATCTTTCTGAACAAAAAAAACAACTACCTAGAAAAGGATGTATCTTTGGACCTCAACAAATTAATTCAGGTTGTACTGATTATGAAACTATTACAATTTGGAGAAAAGAAGAACATTTTAAATTAATCCTGCATGAATCAATACACTTTTATAATCTAGATGGTAGTTTTGATTTATCTCAACAAAATGAAAATATCAATCTAGAATGCAATTATCAAATCGGAGATAAAAATGAAACCAGAATCTATGAAGCATATACTGAATCATTAGCCTCATTTTTAAATTCATTCGCCAATGCTTATCAAATCTATTATATGGAAAACCATCAAATCATACAATCAGATACTCTTACCGATCAGGACTTTAAGAAGATTTATAAAATTAGATACGATTTATGGAATCTTGAAAGACGTTTTGCTCTTATACAAATCAGTAAAATTTTCATAAATATTAATCCAGATTCATCTGACTTTAAAGATTTTCTTGTCAATCCATCTAACTGTTCTAGCGACAGGTCTAAGATGATTCATAAATTACATCAACGAACTAGTGTCTTATCATACCATATCCTGAAAGGTGCAAATATTTTCTTTGATCTTGAATTTATTGAATGGCTTCCCAATGTATTTGACCCACATCCAAAATCACTTTATAAATTTTATGAATATATTACTATGAAAACCAATCAACCTGAATTTATTAAAGCTATTAATCAAATGATTAAGTATATGAAAGGATTACCAAAATATGATAAGAATCTAAGAATGACCTTTTATGAAACTGAATTTATCTAGATTTATAAAAATTCTTTATCTATATCTAAAGTAAAAGTAATAAAAATACAAATAATAGTATTAAATGGATTCAACACTATTAACTTTTATAGCAGTAGCAATTATAGTTGTCTGTTTTTTCACATATCCTGATGTTTTTATGCCTAAAACAATTGAAAATATGAATACAGAGGAAATCATTACTGATTTTGAAAAAATCATTCAACAAGAAAATGATAAAGGCATTAAAGAGAATTTTACACCCCTTAGTAAAACTGAATTTGCTGATGGGACTACCTCATGGGGTATCTATTCTCAAGGACCATTTTATGAAATAAAAACACATCCTAGAAATCCGGTATTTTATGTTAAACCAATATATCGCAAACCTTATAGATTTCCTTACAAATATATGTCGTCATATCCTATTACACATTCATCACCATTTAATGTTTAGTTTAATTTTACTAATTTTTCATTTTTTAGATAATAATTGAAAAAGAGATCTTAGAATACTTTTAAGTTTATAAGTTTATCTCTTTCCATATAATAAAATAAATTAAAATAAATTAAAGAAATGATTAACTTTGATATGGTAATCTATCATGGAAATTGTCCAGATGGTTTTACTAGTGCATGGGTATTCAAGCATTATTATAGATTGATTGAAACAATTCCTTATACATACGGACAACCACCTCCAAATGTTAAAAATAAAATAGTTGCAATTGTGGATTTCTCTTTTGATAAAGAAACAACCATGCAAATGATACACGATTCTAAATATTTAGTTATTATGGATCATCATCTGACTGCACAAGAAAATTTAAAAGATATCATCATTGACCCAATGAAAGGTGAAATCATATTTGATATGAATCGAGCAGGTGCACAAATTGCATGGGATTATTTATATCCTTCTCAAACTACCAACAGACCATGGTTTATTGAATACGTAGCGGATAGAGATTTATGGCTTCATATGCTACCTAGAACAAAAGAAATATCATTTGCCATGCAGTTTGATGGTTATTTTAATAATTTTACTAAAATGGAAACATTATTCAATACACATAAAGAAACAAATTTAGAATTATTAACAGCTAGAGGTGAGACTTTATTATGTTGTAAAGACCTAGAAGTTAATCAAGCGGCTAATATGGCTACCATGGCAGAACTAAAAACTGCAAATCGTATTTACACTGTTAGAATAACTACTGCTCATCGTATGTATGTTAGTGATGTTGGTAATCTAGTAGCCAACCTATTTAATGATTGTGATTTTGCAGCTATTTATTGGTATGAACCATCAACTAAAAAATGTAGTGTTTCATTCAGAGCAAGTGATGATTCTACGATTAATTTATCGGATGTAATGAGAGGATTACCTAATGCAGGAGGTCATCCTAAAGCTGCGGCATTTTCATTTATTGGATTTGATAATTTTCATATGTATTTCAAATCATTAGAAACCATAACTTCTTATAATAATTTTAATCCTAAGATTGATTTATCATTACCATCTAATCTAGAATATGTCTTCAAAGAAGTACAAGAATACCGTTCTAGTGTCAGACAATCTATCTTAAAATTAAATGATAGAATGTATAATATTAACTTAGCCTATGTTCCTATACATTATCATAAAAGAGTTATCGATTCATATTATGATGATATGATGATATGTCTTATTTGGTATCATTTTGAATCTAGAATATGGTATATAACTATTAAGTCAATTAATAATGTCAAGTTAAAAGATTTATTCTTTCCAGATAATCAGATAGGTATTACATTTCTAGATGATAACTATCTAGAATGGAAATTAAATAAAAATATTACAACTTATATTATCTAAATTTATCTAATTAAAATAATTTTGTTTTTATTGTTTTATTGTTTTATTGTTTTATTGTTTTATTCATTTGTATTTAATGTGTCTAGTGGTTGATATTGTTTAATATGATTGACAATTTGGGCAATTGTGACACCACTGAAATCTTTATTTTCTGATTTTAATTTTTCAATCATTGGATCCCCTGGTTGAAAATAATTCCAAGCATTAAATACCTCTTCGGTATTCATTTTTTCAAATTTAATTACATGATCAATTCGTCCTGGACGAATGAGTGCACCATTATTAAATGATTGAATTTTTTCATAATTATTAGAAGTAAACCAAAAGATAATATCACCTTCTGTTCGATCGAGGAGATTTAACCAAGCATTAAGACTCGGATATTTATTGTGTTTATCAAAAGAACCTTTTTCTTCTAAATGCATATCCCATTCATCAACTAAGACATAACCACTCTGGATTTGTTCAAATAATTCAACCAAGTCATAATCATCTAACCCTTTAGGATTAATAATATAAATTGGTTTTTGATAATCTTTCCATGTATATGATGCAATTTGATATAATAATTCAGATTTTCCTGTTCCGGGTGGTCCATAAATTAAATATGCAGTCTTATAAGTTTGATTTAGTTTCTTATAATGCTCTTTTAATTTGGGGTCAAGAAATGCAAGAACTGAATTCCATACTTTTTCTTTGTTTTTATTTCCAAAACACATATTAATCGAAGTATCTTTTCTAGTTGGGATGATTGATATACTATCATAATTAATATAATCTTTCTGATTCTTATAAATTGTCATCTTATTACTTTCAATTGTATTATAATATTCATCCCGCATTCCACCTAGAAATACACTCCAATTAATTTTCTTTAATGAATAAATAGTGATAACATGATTTGAAGTATCAAAACCAATATGTTTAGTTACAATTGTAGGAGTTGGATAATAAGCCAAAAGATAATTTGATCTATATTTAATAACTACCCATCCAGATGGAATATCATAAATTTGAGGGCGATTGTATGATTTAGAATTATCATCCCACCAAAGAGATGTTTTAGAAGTAATAATTTTTGTTAAACTAGACCATGAATAGACCTTATTTTTCATTAAATAAGTTGATATCCATTCAATTGAATTATCACCATCAATTTGTTTGTTCCATGTATGAGAATAAACAAAGCAATTTTGAAACATTAAAAACCAACTATTCGTAGATAATAAAGTGCTTGTGATTGGACCTAGAATAGACATCAAAATCCAACCTCGTAATTCAGTTGGAATAATATCATATAAATTAACAAAATTACCATGGTAAATACTATAAGTTAAAATTGATAAAATAATTGGAATTACAAATACTACTATGATTTTTATCATGATATGAAATATACTAATATTATTATTCATAATATGATTCAATTTTTATTTAGAAAGTTTTTGTAAATAGAATAGATAATACCAAAATACCAAATAATATTTGAGTCATCACAAAAAATCTTGCTGTTCTAGATTTAGGTATTATATCACCATAACCAACTGTTGATAAAGTAACTATTGTAAAATAAGACATATCAAAGAACTCACTTATAAAATTTTTATAAGAATCCACAATACTATCATTTTTTAGTTTTGTTTCTTCATTTTCCATAATATAATAGAACGAATTCATATCATAATTTTTTAAAGCAACATATATCATAGTATATGATAGAATTAAAGAAAATAAACTGAAAAATACTTTTTCTATTTTTATACTATTATGCATAACTTTTATAATCATAAAAAAAATATTAAATGCTGAAGCTCCTAATAATCCTAGTGCAATAATCAAAAATATCAACGGATTATTATATTTTATGTTTGATAATAATGATATGATAATTGTAAGAATATTTAAAATAAATGTATTTTTTGAATTTATAAACATTTGATTGATTTATTTATTATTTATTTTATTAATAGATTATTTTATATTTTACAATTACTAATTAGATTTTATTAAGAGAATTGATAATAGAACTGCAGAGATAATGAATTGTGTAATGACAATAAATCTCGCAAATCTATTTCTAGGAACAATGTCACCATAATTACCAGTAAACATTGATGTGATCGTAAAATAAAACATATCTAGATATCTAGAAAAGGACCCTTTATATCCACTCATCTCATCTTCCGTATCATCTGTTTTATCTAAATTACCACTAAATGATGTTTGGTCGTTATTGTAAATAGCATAATAGACTAATGAATATGTTATTGTTAATGCACAAATAATAAACATTACTTTTGTAATTTTTAAATGTCTTTTGATACCAATATTAATCATATGATATGCTAACAATATTGTATTAGTCCATAAATAAAATAGCATCACTAATGATACACCTAGAAAACCTATTTTACTAATTCTAGGTAAGTCAATTAATAATAATAATAAGACAATTATTGTATTGATATAAACTAATAATTTAGAGTTTGAAAACAAATGATACGTACAATCTATTGGAGACATCAAACCATTCAAACATTGATATATGAATTTCATTTTAGTTTTTTATTATTTTGTTTAGTTTTATTATTAACATATAAATTTTATAATTTATGGATGACAATTAATAAAATACTTACTGTAGCTAGAAAATGTGTAATCACAATTGTTCTAGCAAGTCTTGTTCTAGGTACTATATCACTCATCCCACCCATAAAATTTGTACCTATTGTAAAATATAATATATTAAAATATACATCTTCTTTTTCGTTGTCTAATATATTATTTTGATGTGTAAATGATTGATGATCATAATTGTAAAGTGCATAATAAACAATAGAATAAACTAAAATTAATGTTATGATATAAAGAATTATCATATGCATTGAAATATCATATGCATTACCTTTATAAAGGACCTTTCTAGTTAAATATATTATATTGTAAATCATAATTAACATTAATATAATTGATGAACCTAGAAAGGTTCTCGGAAATTGTTTTGGTAGTTTAATAATTAGATTCGCAATTATAAAGTTTAATGATGTCCAAAATAATAATCTAATATTTAATAATATTACTAAAAATTTATAAAATAATCCACCTAATATAAACATTATTTACTTACAATATATATACAAAATATCTAACAAAATAATAAAATACTAAAATGGAAGCATCAGACACCAACTCAGACTCATTATTTATATTTCATCGTGATTTAAGACTAGATGACAACACTGGATTAATTAAAGCTTGTATGGAATCTAGAAAGGTATATCCTGTTTTTATTATTACACCCATACAAGTTACAGATAAAAATAAATTTAAAAGCCAAAATTCAATTCAATTTATGCATGAATCCCTTAAAGAACTCTTAAAAGACAGTGGTAACAAACTATCAATCTATTATGGTGATAACACAAAAGTGATTGAAAGTATTATACGAAAATCTAAAAAAAAAATCACAAAGGTTTATTGGAATATGGATTATACACCTTATGCAAAAAAACGTGATATTGAACTTAAAAAAATGCTAGATAAACATGGTGTTGAATTAATCCTAACTGAAGACCATACTTTAACTCCACTTGATTCTATTAAAACAGATGCAGGAAATCCATATACAAAATACACCCCTTATAAAAATAAAGCCAAAAAAGTTAAAGTTCATGAACCAGTTCATTTTACCAAAAAAATGTTAGGGAAATTGTCCAAATTAGATGATTCTGAAGATTTAAAGATGCTAGAAAGATTCTATGAAATGAATCCACTGATAAATGTTCATGGTGGTCGTTCTCTGGGTCTTAAGATTATTATGAATTCAGATAAGTTTACTGATTATGTTGCAAATCGTAATAACTTGACTTACAAAACTACCTTTCTTAGTGCATATATTAAATTCGGATGTGTTTCAATGAGAGAAGTTTATTATATGTTTCTTAAAAGCTTACCATCAACGAGTGCTTTTTTTGATGAATTATATTGGCATGATTTCTACGCTCAAGCAATTTATCATTTTCCAAAGGTTTTAGAAGGAAAATCAATGGATGAAAGATTTGATAAAATTAAATGGTCTGGTTCTTATGCGATGTTTGAAAAATGGTGTGCTGGTGAAACTGGTTTTCCTGTAGTTGATGCAGCAATGAAACAAATAAATACTACTGGTTTTATGCATAATCGAGCAAGAATGATTGTTGCATCTTTTCTAGTTAAAACTCTTTTATGTGATTGGCGTTGGGGTGAAAAATACTTTGCTCAAAAATTAGTTGATTATGACCCTTCTAGTAATGTTGGTGGATGGTTATGGACTGCAGGAGGTGGATTTGATTCACAACCATATTTTAGAATCTTTAACCCATGGACACAATCTGAAAAGTTTGATACGAATGCTGAATATATTAAATATTGGTTACCACAATTAAAAGATGTCCCTCCAAAAGATCTTCATACATGGAATTTATCATATACTAAATACCATGACATTGATTATCCATCACCATGTGTTGATTATTCAGTTAATCGTATTAAAGCATTGGAACTATATAAAAAATATCTATAATTATCTTATAATAGTAATAAAAATGGCTAATATAACTTCACCACAACTACCACAACCTACATATGACCCAACATATCAAATGAATACATTAGAATTAAAAAATAATATTAATGATTCAAATCAAAGTCTTAGTATGAGTGAAAAACTTTCATATATAGTTGTTCTAGCAATTCTAGGTATACATGTTTATTTAATTTATCAAACCCAAGATATTATTTATAGAGTTTTACTACTAATATGTTTTATTAGTATTGTTTGGTTATTGAATAAAAAAAATCAAAATAAAAATCAAAACATAAATACAGTCATGGATGATAATGGGATTAATATTATTGAAGGATAAAAATAATAAATAAAAAAAATAAAAAAAATAAAAAAAATAAAAAAAATAAAAAAAATTGAACACGAACACGAACACAGAAAGGAACACGAACACAAACAAACGAACACGAACACAGAAAGGAACACGAACACAATCAAACGAACACAACACGTCTAACCTAAGGTAATATTATATATTAACAAGTAATTAAATCAATTTTTTGATACAATGCTACCTAAAAAGGTCTTATTTTGATGTCATTTTACTAATAAAATTATTACTAATACCACTTAATTGATCTTGTAGTTTTTTATCCATTTTATCCCATGATTTTAACTGAAATATATATGGAGTTTTCTTAAATATTTCACGATTTGCCGTTATCTTATGATAAAATAATGCTCTCCATGTTTCTGTCCAGTCATTCACATTCGATTCAATCTCTTTTTTTGACGGTTTTTTATAATTACTCATACCAATAACATAGGTTGCAGTTGATATGTATGGTTTTCTCATTGACAATCCACCATCAGCCCACATACCCATAGAATAGACATTTTGGGTCATCAACCAATCATAAGAATCAACTGAAAATTCCATAAACCATTTATATGCTTCATCTGGATGAATATCAGATAAATTAAAGATATTTGACATAATCATTAATCGTTGAATATGATGTAAATAACCATGTTTAAAAGCATCTTTAATTGCATCATCAACAGGAACTATCCCAGTTGTTCCATCATACCATGCATTTGTTAACTTACGATTATTATTAAAAACATTAGACTTTGTCATCGCTTCATAATAATGTAAATAACAATATCGTTGATATTCACGCCATCCAATTACTTGTCGTAAGAATCCTTCAATATTATTAATACTATATTTGCCTTTTACTTTCATAATCTCTTCAACAACTTGTTTTGGTACAAGTAACCCAATATTAAGCATTGGTGCTATCAATGAATGAAATAAAGAACGATATTCAAATCCTTCATCTTTGCGAATAGCATCCTCATAAGTTCCAAATTTATCTAAACGTTCCTTTATGAATCTTAATAACCATTTTTTTGATTCACTATGAGTAACTGGAAACCAACAATCTTTTAATTCTACTGTTGATGGACCAATATTATTTGGAAAATTGGTATTAACATATTCAATCGCTTCCTTCAAATATACATAGTTTTTATCTTTTGTTGAAGGTGTATCTAGAACAGGTATCTTAATATTATTTGGTAATGGATTTCTATTCTCTGAATCATGCGATTTAGTGTCTGTCAAAACATTGATTTCACTTTTAACCCAATTATAAAAGTTACCATGAATGATTGTCTTTTTCATCTTATTCTGCATATAATACTCATCTAATTGTTTTTCAGTCACTAGAAAGTTAGGGTTATCTAGAAAAGTAATGTTCTTGAAATTCTTTTTAATTTTCTTTTCTAGATAGTGATCAGTTAAATTAAATGTGTAAAGTTGTTTAGTTGCTGTTTTTATTGATTTATAATTTTTTTTAAGAGTATCAAAATCAATGTAATTAACTTTAATATCATTTGATTCCAGATAAGTTTGATAATATTTCATTGATGCACGATGTAATACTAATTTTAATTTATTGAAATTCATTTTTTCTTGACGGAAACCAAAATAAACAGGGTCTTCTAGGAGATAGACTTCATCTGGTTTCTCTGAAAAATATTTTAATTCAAATAATTGATTTGGAAATATTAAATATGACATACTTACTTATTATTTATTTAGTATTTTATTTATGTTTTATATTTTATATTTTTATATTTATAATAAATGTCAACAAAAAAAAGAATTAGTGGTATTAGTTTTTTAACATTTGCATCATTCGCATCATTTTTATAAAATAAAAAAATAAATTATATACTTAAATCATAAATGAAACCTTCTCAAGTAAAATATATTAGACATAATAAACAAAATCTTGGTAAAATACAATGTCGAACATTGAATGGATTTGAATGTATGTATTTAATGAACAAAATGAATGATTATTTTGCCGGAAAACATTTTATTGATTTAAAGACTAAACAATATTTAATTGACTATGTTGTTAGACATAAAAATACGATTACTTTAGCTTCACCAAAAGACACAATAAAATTTCTATTAAAGGAAGGTATTCAAAAAAGTGAATCAATTAGAGATTATACAAAGACAAAAATTAGAATGCGTGGACACAGTGGTATTAAACAAAGTAAAAAAGATGCTTTTAGCCAAATATTTTTAAAAGGTGGAAGTAGAAGTAAAAGTAAAAGTAGATGTAAAACAAAGAAAAAAACAACTAAAATCAATAGAAAGAAAACTGTTAGAAAATGACTAAATTAGATATTAAATAAAATAAAAAAATTGAACAAATTTTGATTTTTAAAATAATAATACTTTTGAAACCAACAACCACTTTTGGTAATTTTGGTTTCTTTTAATTGATTATATTCAATCAATATCTATAATGTGCGACCATAAGACCTTCATTCAGGATATTGAAAATAATGGTTCTACCAATTTTATTAAGTTGTCAAAAGGTATCTATGAGAATTGCACCCAAGAACAAGCCGAAGCATTTGTCCAAGAAATGATTAACATGGTTAATGAGGGAAAAGTTAAGACTAAGCATGATTGGACTCTTGCCAAAAACAAGATTCAGAAGATTGTTCACGCAATTGTGGGGACTGTCCCAATGAACTATACTTACCTTAATTTGATTCGTACTCAACAAATCAACCCTTCTCCTATTTTTCGACAGTTGTCGGTTGCCCATGCTGTTCGCGAGAATAGTGGTATCAACGAAGTCGCTACAATGACCTCTCCAACACCAAATGGACAAAAATTCAGCTGCAAGTATAACTGTGCTTATTGTCCTGAGGAACCCGGTTCTGTTCGTAGTTATATCCGCGGTGGTCCAACTGCTGAGCGTGGTTTTCAAAACGATTATGACCCAGTCAAACAAGTCCATGATCGTCTCTCTGTCCTTTTCTTGAATGGGCACGAAATTGATAAGCTCGAAGTCTCTGTTTTGGGTGGAACGTGGGATTCTTACCCCATTGATTATCAGGAATGGTATATTACGGGTCTTTATTATGGTGCAAACACCTTTTATGACAACAAGTCTGTTTCTCTTCGTGAAATGAAGACTCTTGAGGAAGAAAAGTTGATTAACGAAACTGCCTTGGTACGAGTTATCGGTTTGACTGTTGAAACTCGTCCTGACCAGATTGATGCTGAGCAGATTAAACGTCTCCTTCGCTACGGATGCACTCGTATTCAAATCGGTGTTCAACATCTTGATGATCGTATTCTCAAGATTGTTAAGCGTGATTGTTACAAGAAAGATACCATTCGGGCAATTCGTAATCTCAAAGATGCTGGATTGAAAGTGGATATCCATTTGATGCCTCAACTCCCTGGTGCTTCGATTGAGGATGATCGTATGATGTTTATTGAGATTCTTGACAATCCTGATGTCCAAGCTGACCAAATCAAGATTTACCCATGTGAAACTACTCCATGGACTAAGATTGAAAAGTGGTTTCTTAATGGGACTTATACTCCCTACCCCAACGAAGACATGATTGATATGCTTGTTGATTTTAAGATTATTATTCATCCTTGGATCCGTCTCAACCGAGTTGTGCGTGATGCTCTCCCATCTCATGCAATTGCTGGTGTCACACAAGCTAATCTTCGGCAAATCATCCATAATGAAATGGCTAAGAAGGGTCAGCTTTGTCGTTGTATTCGTTGTCGCGAAGTAGGTAACATTCCTTCTCGTGTTAACCAAATTAACGAAGCTGTTATGATGGTTCGCACTTATGAAGCTTCAGGTGGTACTGAATACTTTATCAGTATGGAAACCCCTGATGAAAAAGTTATTTATGGCTTTTGTCGTCTTCGCTTGACTTCTATGGCTGGTTATATTACCAATACGGATGAAGAACTTGTTAATGGGGTTTCTTATCTGAACGAACATGCATTCATCCGTGAATTGCATGTCTATGGTCGTATTAACCGTGTCAATTCAGATAGTGGAAATGTTCAGAACCGTGGATTTGGTCGGATGATGATTGCTAAGGCTGAAATGATTGCTATGCAAAATGGCTATACTAAGATGGCAATCATTTCTGGTGTTGGTGTTCGTGAGTATTATCGCAAGTTTGGTTATGAATTGACGGGTGCTTACATGACTAAGATAATGACAATGACTACAACTAAGAAGACAATGCAACCTGAAAATGATCATCTCTTCATTACTATCTTGTTGACTGGATTGATTACTGTTATTATCATTCGCTTGATTGCTAAGTTTTATTACTACTACTAAACTATTATTTAGTTTTAGAATGAATTAATTGAATTGAAAAAATAAACTAAAATAAAAATTAGATTAAATTTTTTATTTTTTACAGATATACATAATACTATATTTATCTAGTTTTTGTAAAAATATGTATGGGAATTTTTTTTCTTGTAGGAATGGATCAATGTCAAAGTTATTAGGGTATTTTACGACAAATAGTTCAGCCAATGATTGATCATACCAATCTTTAACTATATCAAAAATATTTTTATCACCTAGAAAGAGAGGTAATTTAGCAGTCTTTTTATAATCATATCCACCCCATGGAGGATCAATAAAAATAATATTTTGCTTTACCTTTGGAATAACCTTCAAACAATCATCATTGTAAAAAGTAATATTGTCTCTTTTATAAACATCCACACAATTATATTTCAAAGCTTCATAAATATCTTTATCTAATTCTACACTATTTACTTTTTTAAAATTTTTACTAAATGATAGAGTATTACCTCCAATATTAGCCGTTCCATCAGTAATAGTCATGTCATTAATCATTGATTTCATATATTTAAAATGACCAATAAAAATATCCTTAATTGTTCTACAAACTGTATCTGAATCACGTGGTTGACTCATACTATAAACACTAACATCATAGATCATTAGTTTTTTTTTATTTACACCAGGTTCATTTGGAAATAGAAATGATGAATATTTATTAAGTAAATGAGGTGCAGTTATTAATTTATAATCACTCATTTTTTATTATAATACAATATAATAATAAAAAATATTTATATTATTTTTAACTCAATAAAAGTAATTCTAGATATAAATTGTAAATGAATAGTAATCATTCATAAATTCACTAATCTTTTTATTGTTTGTTTCAATATTAGTATTATCAGTTAGATTTAGATTGCTACGAAGACGTTCTTTAATGTTATCACATTCTTCTTTGATCAAATCCAATAGTTCATTTTGGTTACCATTAACTGTTAAATAAATAGTTACAATCTCATACGGTTTTAATTTTGCATCTTTCTTTGCTTTTTGAATTTGTTTAATCATTAATTCCATCTTATCTTCCAATGGAGTTGTAATAATCTCTTTTGTCAATTGAATTAACAGACCCGAAATAGTATAATCAACTAGAAATCCATCAGATGAATCCATTTTAGGAACAAATGACCATACACTTGAAGGGATTTCATGACCCATACAAATAACACTAGTTTTACCTACAAATTCCAAGGGATTCATGTTCCGTAGTGTTGTTACAACAGCCATCATATCACGTTTAACCATCTTACCAATCACTTGTGTATTAAAATTAACCATTAAATCATTCTGAGTTTCTAGATTCAAAAGTTGGTAAGTAATCATATCAACCTTGATTGTTGTCATTAATTCCGTTTCTAGTTCTTTAACGTTATCTAGAAAGGATTGATCTGAATGTTTAATAATCAGCTCCTTGGATTTCATACGAGCACCAATTCCAGCTGTTGTTTTAATACCACGAACTGACATCACAACATCAACCATTGAACTAACTTTTTTTGCAATCGTCGGGTCGTATTTAAGTGCAGTAATGTGCTTTTCTAGTTGTTCTAGATGGATAGTTTTCAAAGCTGGTGAATCTGAATCCGATTTAATTAAATTTTGAAGACCCATATAAATCTTTTCACTAATAAATGGTGTAATCGGGGAAATCATAATAACATAATTGTTAAGTAGTTTCCAAAGGGTACTCAGAGATTGTGATTGAATATCAATACCATTCATACCTTTCATATTAAGTTTGGAAAGATTAATATACCATTTTGAAAATAGTTCTTCAAACTCAATCAAAAGCGGAACAACTTGATACAATTTAAATTCATTATAATATTGTGTTGCTTTATCCATCACTTCTTTGAGTTTACCTAGAATCCATTGATCATAAATCTGGGATGATTCAACTAACACAAATTTATCATTATCATTGTTATTATCATTTTTCTTATGTAGAAATAGTTTAATCTCTGATTCTAGGAACTGAAAGCAATTATACAATTGTAAGACAAATCGTGCTTTTTGTTGAATACCATCTTCTTGAAATTTCAATGGTTCAGAATGAGTTACCGGTGAATCTAGAAAATAGAGACGCAGACTATCAGCACCATACTTATTAATCACTTCCTCTGGATTGGGATAATTCTTATAACGTTTGGACATTTTAATCCATTTACCGTTTGAGGTTGGGTCAGATGATAAAATAAGCCCATTGACAATGACATTTTTATAAGCCGTATCCTCAAAGAGAATAGTTGATAAAACTAGGAGAGTATAAAACCAACCACGAGTCTGATCTAGACCTTCACCAATAAAATCAGCCGGAAAACACTTCATAAACTTAGCTAATAGTTCAGCGTCTTGACCAGAAAGAAGACTATAAATTTCGTCACCTTTGAGTTTGTTCTCAACAGCAAATTTACCATAAGGCATTGCACCAGATTCAAACCAACAATCCATGACATCATTAATACGATGTAAGAATGTTCCAAGGTTCTTTTTCGAAGGAATCTTAATATCATCAATAAACTCACGATGAATATTGGTAATTGAACCCTTTGCTAGCCCAGCTAGTTCTTCTAGTTCAACCGTTGAACCAATACAAACAACTTCACTGAAATCATCATTAACCCAAAGAGGAACGGGTGTCCCCCAAAAGCGATTACGACCAAAAGACCAATCGCGAGGAGTTGATAACCATTGAGCAAAACGCGATTCACCTACATTGCTTGGAATCCAATTAATTTTGCTGTTTAGTTCCATGATTTTATCATTAATTGAATGGACATCAATGAACCATGCAGAGATTGACTTTTGAATTAAAGGTGTATCTGTCCGATAACAAAAAGGATATGAGTGATTAATAGTTTTAGCCTCCCACAGACGATTGTATGTTCGAAGATATTTAACAATATGTTTATCAGCTTCTTTAACATAGAGACCACTGAATTCAGTAATATTTTGAGTAAGACAACCTTTGTCGTCAATCGGACAAGGAATTGATTCAGGCTTGTGAGGATTGATTAAACCCTCACGAAGACATACTCTGAAATCGTCTTCACCCATTCCAGGAGCAAGATGAACAATACCAGTTCCAGCATCTACCTTGACATATGAATCCTCCAGAACAGTAAACAGTTTAGGGTTTGTCTGTTCCATGCTATCATTATAAGTAAAAGGTGGTTGGTATTTAATGCCAATTAAAGATTCCGCATCAACATTCATAATAGGAACTAGCACACGACATTTAAGTTCCCATGATTTAATACAATCCGTTGCAATAATATAGGCTTCATCACCATCATTGCTCAGCGTCCCATCTAGGTTAACAATTTTAGATTGAACAATCGAATATTTGATTTTACGATTAATACAGAGAGCAATATTACCAGTTAGAGAGTATGGAGTTGTTGTCCATACTAGAAAACTAAGTTTCATGTTTGTGTCAATTGGTAATCCTTCTTTAATAGGAAACTTAAGAACAACTGATGGGTCTTGTGTATCTTGATAATTTGATTTGGCTTCAAAATGAGATAAACATGATCCACAACCGGTTGAATAAGGCATTGGAGTTAAACTACGATAAACCAGACCTTTGTCAAAGACACGTTTAAAAACACCCCATGTTGCATTCATAAATTCAAAGTCCATAGTTTTATAACCATTCTTAAAATCTACCCAACGACCCATTCTAGGAATCACATTCTCCCATGTATTAGCACAAGAAAGAACAAGGGATTCACAAGTTTGGTTAAACTTATCAATACCCATTTTATTAATTTCATCAACGGTTTTAATACCTAGGGTTTTCTCACCTAGTTGTTCGATTGGAAGCCCGTGACAATCAAAACCATTAATACGAGGAACAAAATTTCCATTAAGAGTTTGATAACGACATACAGTATCTTTAATAGTTGCAGCAAGAAGATGACCATAATGGGGGTTTCCAGTTGCAAAAGGAGGTCCATCATAAAAGTTAAAAATAGGACGGTCTTGAGTTTGCTCAAGTGTATGTTTAAAAATATCATTCTGATTCCAATATTCAAAGATTTCCTCTTCAATTTGAGGTAAGTTAATTTGCGATTGCGATTGAGTCATATTATTGATTTAATAATTTATAAATGACAAATTATTATATTCAATTTTTATAATAAAAAATTTAGAAAAGAAAATAAGATTATATTTATTTACGATGGGTTGTTTTTTTTGATTTTGACATTATAGAAACCTCAATACATTATAACTTTTGCAGTTTTTAAGTTCCATAATATATCATAAAAATTGAATATTTTTTATAATACTAAAACATATTATAAGCAATTGATTACTGTGCACTCTAACAATGTCATTTGAAAAAGATATTCAAAAAGCTAGGGATCATTTAGCCCAAGCTGAAAACCTATATAGGCGAAACAAGAGATCTTTATTTATGATACAAAAAATGTGCCGAGAAGCTGAATATAAGTTGCTTGATTTAGAACAAAAAGCGAAAGAAGCAGCTGAAGAAGCTAAGTATGTAGATTTTCCACCATTTGTATGTGCTATACAATATAAGTCTCAGTATTCATATTCAAAAGAACCACCTGAGGTTGAAACAATATATGAATGTAGGGGAAAATATATATATGTACAAGGTACTACAAAACCTATTAGTAAAAAAGTCCTAGCACATAACAGGCATTCTTATGGTACTGGATGTCGTACAGGTGACTATCACCGCAGATCTATTTTAAAAATAGTTAAGGAGTACTTTATCGATTATTTTGAAGGTAAAACTATTGAAACACCAAAGCCACTAGAGTTTCATAGCTCTTATTGCGGGAACTAGTTAATGGTTTGTTTGAATAGTTTGTTAATTTCTTTTAAATAAAAAAAAATAAACAATGAAAAATAAAAAATAAAAAAATTTTAAAAATATATATGGAAACATAAATATTTTTAAAATAAATTTTTTTTACATCTTTATTTATGTAAAACCTTAAAAATTAAATTGACTCTATCATAATTTAAGTATTAACAAAAATATAAATATAATATAAATGTTATGGAGTGAAGTCTTAAAGAATTGGGAAAATGGAGTAGTATTGAAATATCCTAAACAATTAAAAGGTCGATTTCTATGGAATACGAGTGTATTAAAAAATAATGGAAACACTGAATACAAACAAAGTTTTATAACTAATTATAATTTACCAGAAATCCAAAATAAAAGAGATTTTCAAGAATATATTACGAATTCACAAAATAAACATGTTGTTGCGTTTCCAAGTTTAAGTAAAGGTATTATGTTAGTTATTCCTATGCCTGTTAATGGAAAGAATTATGTAACCTTGCGGGATTTTATAGATAATGCATCACATACTCAACAACAAGAATTTTGGAAAAAAGTAGCTGAAATAGCCAAACAAATGATGATTGAAAAAGGTAAAGTCTGGATTAGTGTTCATGGGTTTGGTGTTCCTTATACACATGTAAGAATATCAACAACACCAAAATATTATTTTGATAATGAACTAAAGAAACCTTAAAAACCTTTAAAAAATTAAATTAAAAAGTTTGATAATTTACAATATATTTTATTAGTATCAACTATATTAACATCGACATTAATATTAGTTTTAACAAGCATTAATAAAGTATTAACTTGTTCTTCTGTATATGTTTCATCAAATTCTTGAACAACGTATATAGGTATAACAGACATGTTAATAGATTCAGTTATTTTTGTTTTAAGTAAATCAACAACTGCTTTTTCTGGTTTATCTTGTAAATTTAATGATAATGTTGCTTTGATAGTATCTTTAAAACTCATTTTAATAATAATATTAGATATTAATATTATACTTTTTAGAAAAAAGTAAAATCAAAAATGTTTTGCCACTGCTTTTTTAAAAGCAGATTTAATAAATGGCACTATCATATACATTAAAAGTAGCAGTAATATTACATGCTACGGCTGATGCTCTAGCACCACGATAAAAGACAACTAAATCACCATATTCAATATTATAAACACCATTAGCACCAAAGGTTCTTGAAAAAGGTGAGTTAATTTGTAGATAATTAAATAAAGGATTATTACATAGTTCATTACCTGTTCTTTTAAATATTTGTAATGAGATATCACATGGTAATGATGTCCCTACACTATCTACGCATCTGATATAATCGATAGATGCTAGTTTAGCAGATTTACCTAATGGAGGCATAAATCCAGCATTAAAGTTATTTATTATGTCAAAGTTAATCCGACAAATTTCATACTGAGTAGATGCTGAACCAAGTCGAAAAGATACACTACTTAATGTATCTAAAACACCTACTATTAATTCAACTCTATTGACCCATCTATAAGTTGAACCAAAGGATTGTAATTCTGAAGAACTAATAGGTATAACAACATCTTCTATAGCCTCATTATAATCAGATCCAATACAATACATTCTAACAGTAATATCAGATGTTATATTAGAAGCAGATATAAAAATACTACTACTCCATTGACTATCAAATGCTCCTATACTAATATTTCTACCAGAACATAAAATATAAGAAGCTGAAGTCCCATTATTATTAGCGTTTAAAGTATGGGTTATAGGTAAAACAGGTTGAATTTTTATACATTTATCAAATTGGTTAGTTGTGCTTGTTTTTGTAATACATCTTATATTTTGATTAATATCAGGTAGATTATTATCTGTCATTTTTATATATATAATAGGAAAATTAAAATTATAAATTATACAATTCAAAATTAGAGTTTATAGTGTTGGATGTGCTAGTTGTATTAGTATTATACCATACTAAAACTTGTCCTTCTGTAAATTCTAATTTTGTAAAATTAGATTCAGTAAATATACCATTTATACCTATATATGATAATACAGTTCTAAAGCCTCCAACCTTATTATAAGCTAAAAGAGATAAAGTAGATGCAGATAAATTTCTAAAATATTCAATATCAGTAAGTTTCAATATTTTATTTTTAGGAATCATATACATACCATAAAATACACGATTACCACTGAGTTGATGAGGAGTAAAATTCAACCCACCAGTAAAAACCGCTGATGGTTCATATAAACAAATAGTAGTTCCAGTTGAAAGTCCTCCTATTTTCTCAAATTTATTAACAAACCGAACAGCAATAGGTATTTGAACATAAGCGTTAATAGGACAAGATAAAGTTAATGTCCCTTCATTATAATCACCATCTATATAATAAACTCTAATAACACATGCTACAGTTGTGGCTCTAAAATACCATCTATCATTAAACCAGTTATTTGGTGTAAATCCTACTGTTGAAGGTGTAAAAGCACCATTATTTGTAACTATAACAGCATTTTGTCCAAAGGTATTAGAACCACTTATAGAAACACTTTCAACAAATGGTTGTTTTACTTTAATACATTTATCATTTAGATCATCAATAGATATTTTTTGAATTTCTCTAATGATACTATTTATATTTGATAATTCAGACATTATTTATACTTTCTTATAAAGAAAGTTTTAACAAAGAATTTTTTGATATTACTTTTTTAAAAAAAAAGTATTTTTTAACCAGATAAAACAGTAATATCAACATTAGTTAATGTTTCAGAACTTACATTAACGGCTTGAATTTCTTGAAATGGTGATAAATCAACATATGAATAAGCAGTTCTTAAAACTACAGAAGGATTTATTCTAGTCGGAACTAATGTAAGAATATGTATTGATATACCAGAACTTGTTGGAGTTGTTCCATAAATATGAATAGTAGTTAAACTTGCTCCATTACCATCTCTATATTGAATTAATGATTTAGTTCCATAAGTTGAAACATTAAATAAAGTTGTTGTCCATGTTCCTGTTCCATATGGATTAAGTGTTACATTATTAGCACCATTTACTAGACTACCAACTTTAACTATTGCATCATTAACCGCAACAGTTGAAGCAATAGATACTGGTTGTGTTTCTTGAAAGAAAGTTCCACTAACAGGAACAGTTGAAGCAATAGATACAGGAACAGTTGAAGCAATACTCACTGGTTGTGTTGCTTGAAAGAAAGTTCCACTAACAGGAACAGTTGAAGCAATAGATACAGGTTGTGTTTCTTGAAAGAATGTTCCTGTAACAGGAACAGATGAAGCAATAGATACAGGAACAGTTGAAGCAATAGATACTGGTTGTGTTTCTTGAAAGAATGTTCCTGTTACAGGAACAGATGAAGCAATAGATACAGGAACAGTTGAAGCAATAGATACTGGAACAGTTGAAGCAATAGATACTGGTTGTGTTTCTTGAAAGAATGTTCCTGTAACAGGAACAGATGAAGCAATAGATACAGGAACAGTTGAAGCAATAGATACTGGTTGTGTTTCTTGAAAGAAAGTTCCTGTAACAGGAACAGATGAAGCAATAGACACGGGTTGGGTAGCTTGGAAGAATGTTCCCGTAACTGGTAATGATGTATTTGTAATATTTGTATTAAGGTTGCCATTAGTAGCTGTAATATTAGCACCATTACTATCTTTAATATTTATAGTTCCAGTGGTTTCACCACCACCACCGATTGCAATGTTTACAAGTAGGTTTCCTAATGCGTCATAATTAAGTTTATTACTATTAGTTTTAATATCATTTAATAAAGTATTCCCTTCAGTTTGCAAAGTAGATGTAGAAAAACCTGTAATTAATGGGGTAGTAGCAATATTATTACAATTAAAGCCTGTATTACTAATAACAGCTTTAATATCATCTCCTACATATTTATTTTTATCACTATTAGTTTTAATTGATTCTAGATTTCCTCCAGATTCTAAAGCAAATCCAGTTATTTGATTATTAACATTAAAACCTGTATTACTAATAACAGCTTTAATATCATCTCCTATATATTTATTTTTATCACTATTAGTTTTAATTGATTCTAGATTTCCTCCAGATTCTAAAGAAAAACCGGATATAGTATTGACATTAACTGAACCAGTAATACCTACAAACCCATTAACAGTTTGGTTTTGTGGATAAAAATCACCAACCACGGGTAATTCAACATTCTCTTGTATAGATGCTATACTAATTTCTAGAGGTGATTCATTCATTACTTGCACACATAAACTTCTTACGGTTTCTATTTCATTTTGAAGAGATGATATAGGATTTCCATTTCCATCAAGAGTTTTTGAATTAGTATCAATTGATGAATTAGAAACAGAGATAGTACCACTAATAGGCTGAGTTGCTGGAAAGTTAGAAATCTCAATTGATGTACTATTTATAGCCTCTATTGCTCTTTCAACTGTAAAATATAAATTAGATGTCCCTTCATTAACATTATTTGTATTAATATTACCACTTACTCCATCTATGGCTCTTTGATTAGTAAAATAAAAATTTGTGATACCTTCTGCTAAATAATCTGTGCTAGTTAAACTTGAAACAGTACCATTAATTTTTACTATGCTAGAGCCATTACCAATATTTATTTCATTTGAATTAATATTTATATTACCCATTGATGTAATTCCTAAAGTGCCAGAACCAGTATGATTAATCATACTATCATTATTACTTAAAATTAAGCCATCTGTATTATTTACAATTAATCCATCTGAACCTGTTAATTCTAAATTTGTATATATTCTTCCACGATATCTATAAGACATTTTAGAATAGAAAATGTTTTTATTTTAATGTTAGATAAATTAAAAACTAAACCCACAATAATTATATTTAATTTTTATAATAAAAAATAAAATTAAAAATTGAATCAAAAATGTTACAGTATCATTAAATATAATAATTAATAATTAATAATTAATAATGTTTGCGAATACTGTTAAATTTAATGATGATACTAAAGTTATTAAATATCAAGTTGAAGAAGAAGTAGAAGCAAATGATACTGATTATGAAGAAGAAAATGATGACCCTAAACAAATCCTGATTAAACTGCTTAAAGGTCGTTCATTTGGTAAAGAAGAATTTGGTTCTGATTATGAATCGAATGCTGAATTAAAGCGGAATGTCGAAACTACTTTTAGTACCCTAGAAAAGCATGCTAATAACCAGTTTTATATCCCAGATTTTAAGAGTCTTGGAAAATTGCAAAAGGATCAAATGATAATGGATGAAACAAATAATATTAAAAAAATGGTTGGTGAAGAAGACAAATCTTGTCCTAAATGTTCAGAATTGATGAAAGTCAATTATAATAATTGTCAAGTTTGCTATCGTGAAACAGTGGATATGCGATGCAATCATTGTGTCCCTTATTTATTTGATTTATGTTCGCCAAAATGTCGTGAAATTTACGAAGGTTGTATTTCAGTGATTGAAATTACAAATGATAATGATGAACCAATTATTGTTATAGAAGATGATGGTCAAAATATGGTTTTGAAAGTAACTGATCATAAACTGTTTTATCAAGAACTAAATCAAAAAGATTCATTGATGGTTAATAAACCTTGTATGAATTGTAATAAGAACCATGAAACTACCTCCACAACTACAAGCACATCGACATCAGCTCCTAAACCAGAAGAAATGGAAGATGCTGATGAGGATGAAGATGAATCTAAAATTACGAGAATTGGTGTTATTCCTATTAAATGTTATAATTGTTCGACTAATTATAGTTATCTAGTTGCATGCGGAACATGTTATCAAAAATCTGGTCTCCAATATCTATGTGATGAATGTGAATAAAAAGAGATAATGGTTTGATATAAAATATTATAATATGTACTCTCTTTTGGATAAATTATTGCATACTTTCCTATGTTTCTAGGATGATCTGTTTTTATCATACATATGATAAATTTTTTATCTTTATAGAGTAATCAGATGGTATATAAGAACCGCTTTAAAATTTAGGTGTGCTCTTTTGCGTTAAATTAGTAATACTAAGATATTAAAAAACATAATCATTATTTTTTTACATTTTTATCATTTATATCATTTCTAGTAAAATAGTATAAAAATAATAACTTTATAAAATATAAAATCCAAAATCTAAATGTTTTCATGCGATTTATGTAATTTTATAACTAATGTAAAATATAATTATATTAGACATTGTAAAACAATAAAGCATTGTTTGATAACAAATGCAATAATTGAAAAAGAAGAAGAAGATAATAATAATAGTTGGTTATGTGATGTTTGTAATAAAGAATTTAAACATCAAAGCAATTTTTCAAGACATAAAAAGAAATGTGTGAAAAAACCGATTGTTGTTGAAAAATCAATAGTTGTTGGATACAATGATCCACAAATAGAGATTGAAAAATTAAAGAATGAATTGACAAAACATAAACTGGAAATTAAAGAATTGGAAATTAAACAGCTAGAATTACAATTAAATAATAAACCAAATCTTACAAGTCAAACTAATATATTAAATAATACAACAGTCAATAATGTTAAGAATGTTTCTAAGATTCAGAATCTGAACATTAACTTTGGTGATGTGATTGACATTAATACTTTCATTGAAAACTATAAAAATCAATATGGCTTGACTAATAAACAGACTGAGATTCTTCTATCCAATTATAAAAATGGTGGTATCAATAGTTGTATATCATCGTTGGTTTATTATTTGAAAGAAAGTGCAATTCAACAATACAAAGAACTGAAAGGTAAAGAAATTACAATGGCAAACATCATATTACCTTTTATTTTAAGTGACAAATGTTTGAGAGAACACTTTGAAAAAACCATTAATGGTAATTGGGATAAAACAACGGTCATTGATAATATTAAAAGAATCGTTGGAATTACTGATGATCATGTTTTTAAACATCAAAAAACTTATATGCACCTAACAGACCCTCAAAAGAAGAAATTGATTAATGGTCTCTTAAAGGCATCTGGCTATTCTAAGTTGTCTTTAATTCCTGACCCAAATTTATATAAAAACGATAATATTATTGATGTCCATGAATGATGCTCATTTACTCCCAAAAAATACAAATCTTAAAATCTTACTTTTTTTTAGACTATTATTTGCCAAAAAAAAAATATTTCTCTCATTTTTATTTCAAATTTCTGAGTGAAATATTTTTTTTTCTGAAAACTTTTTTTTAAAAAAATTAAAGAAATTACTATAAGATTTTAAGTGTAATAGGAAATTGATAATCTTTAGTATAATAAGTCAATTTTAAAAATCTTGAAAAATCTTGAAAAATCTTAAAAAAAATGAAAAAAAAATTAAAAAAAACTGAAAAAACCTGAAATTTTTAGAAAAAAAAAATTGCACCTAAAAATTAAAGATTATGCTACTTTTAAAGCCATGGGTTTGTAACAAACTATTATGAAATAATTATTTTCACTGCTCCTTTTTTTTTATCATCTTTTATCATTTTTTATCATTTTTTATCATTTTTTATCACTTTTTTATCATTTTTTATCATTTCTTCTCCTTTTATGAAATTTTGTTCATACATCAAGTAGTATAAATTTAATGCATTCGCTTACGAAATTTCTTTCATGAAATTTTTATCATGCGATTTCTCCAAAAAGGAGAAGAAAAACCTGATTTAGCATCATGGTCCTTAATTTTAATAACCAAAAATTCCTCCAAAAAGGAGAAGCAAAAGGAGAAGGAAGGAGAAGCCGCATCATATCCCTTAAAAAATAGGATGCACTATATCATTTTTCAAGAAGTAAAAAGGGGGTCAACTATGCTGATTTTGATTTTTTGATTTTTTCAGACCATTATAGTAGATTTTTACAAACACAATCTTAGTTTTTACAATGATTTCATATTTTATTATAATTTAAAATATCTTATGAATTGTATTTTACAAACAAAATAGTAGTTTTTACAATGATTGATTATTTCATCTATCTTATGAATAAGTTTTTACAATCAAAATCTTTATTTTTACAATACGTAATAAAAAAAATAAAATAATAAAACTTATTTAATAAGTATGAAATATCATTTTGATTGTAAATAGTCATAATATAATTGTAAAAACCAATAATACATCAAATTATTTAAAATTTATATAAAAAATAAAGAAATTAAATTCTTGAATAAGATGTATCTAGAAATGTTATTTTAATTTGTTTTCTAGGTATGATATAATTTAGAATTTAAAATAATAATATATTAGAGTATAAAATGATCACACCAGAAGAAATTGAAACATCCAATTATAAAGAAATTTATTATAAAAATGAACCAGATAATACAACTGAATTTTTTTGGTATGGATTCAAAAACAGTATAATTAACTTAATTAATATTGCATATAAAGACAATAACCGTACATCATCATTATTATTAACAGATTTAGATGAAAAATGCAATTTATTCAATCAATTGCAATCATTAAAAAAATATCAAGAAATCAATTTAGAAATTGAAAAATATATGAGATGGTTAGCTAGACATCTATTTTTAACCCATGCTGATGATCAATCTTTTAATATTTTTATAACTAATCTGAAAAGATGGTCTAAATGGGTTCTAGGTGTTCCTGTAAAAATAAAATTTCAATGGCTAGCATCTCTTGAAAAAGAAGATGATTATTTCATGGTTTTCTTTAATTTACGAAAATATACATGCGAACATTACTCATCAGAAGATAAAGAGATACTAGAAAATATTAATTTGTATTTAAAAAAATATCAAATCTTGTCAATGATTAAAAACAAATTCATTTTAATGGATATGTATCATATGTTATTAAAATCTAAATACATAAAACCCGTCATTTTTCAAGAATTGTCTAAATATTTTCCAGTAATTGTAGACCTAAAACAGATTGGTTATTTTAAAAAAGATATTCCTGATAAATGGACACTTGAAAAAGCCTTTAAGTGTGGTAAAACATTATAACACTCTTTCATTCTTAGATATTTTATTATTATTATTATTTTTTCTTGGAAAAATATAAATGGAAAATTATATTTTTTGGACTTTCGTATCTATCTTAACAGTTGCATTCTATCATTTAATTTTAAAACAGTTTCAAATCTATGGTTATAATAACACTCTTGCTTTAATATGGTTACATCTAGTAATGTTAACATTTTTATGTATGTCATATTATAAAAATCACGGTAACATTAAAGATATCATCACATCAGTCATTTATGATAAACGATTTTTAGGAATGGCTATCTTTGCTGGGTTTTTAAGTTATGTCACACATGATTTTGGGTATTATTCCTTTCTACAATATAGAAATCCTGGTTATTTTGAAGCCCTTATTAATACAGAAGCCTTAGTCGTAACAATCCTATCAATCTTTTTATTTAATTCACACTTTGGTATTCAAGAATTTATAGGTTCTATTCTTATTATAATGGGTGGGATTATTCTAGCATATAAAGAAGCTAGTAGTGTTCGTATAAAAGCTTAAATATTTATAGATAATTATAATAAATGTCTAATGAAAATCATATTAATACATATTTTGATCGTATTTTTATTATAAATTTAAAAAGAAGACCAGATCGAAAGGAACAAATGATAAACAAACTCAAAAAGGCAGGGATAACAAACTATAAATTTGTTGAGGCTATTGATGGTACTCAGGAACCATGTATGAGTTTATATAATGCAAAAATAAAATCTAGACAATTTATAGAAGGACCCGGAGCATTTGGTATATTATATTCAGCATTAAAAGTATTGATCTATGCAAAGATGAAAAAATTCAAAAATATTCTTATCCTAGAAGATGATGCAATCTTTCATAAAGATTTTACATCAACCTTTAATAGTAGAATAAAAAATATTCCTCAATGGAAATTATTATATTTTGGAACAAGTATGCATTGTTGGAGATTTAAAGAGAGATGTCATATTAATCAAAGTAAACAATACTTAAAAGCTGAAGGAACTATTCCAGGTGCATTTGCAATAGGTATAGATCAATCTATTTTTCAAGAATTAATAAATTATATTAGAATGTCAATTAAACCATGGGATTTAGAACCTCTTAGAAATATTAATACTAAATATGGTAATGAAGTCATTGTTTTTTATCCATATCTTATCATTGCACAAACATCAGATTCAAACATTAGAGACTCAAAATCATTAAGAGAAAACGCAGGAGAATGTGGGTGGAATCTAGAACTATATGATATCTAATTCATTTCAAGATGAAAACAAATGATCCTTAAAAGTATTATTAGTGATGTGTTCTAGGACCATATTAATATTAAAGAGTTTATTATGGGGTGGTTGTTTAGTTCGGAAAAATTTATCATTAAATTCATAATCAATCGCACTAGAACCACCATTCATTGTAAAGAAGTATGGTTTATTTTTATTTTGTGGTAAAAATGAAATCGAAAGGGTATTATACCATCCCATTCCATCATAACAGATTCCAATTGCAATAGTCTTAGTTTCTTTGTAATAAATAGGACTCGTAATTCTCCACATACTATTATGTTTAAACGTTTGTTCAATAAGTAAATGTTGATTTGGTTGCATAAATTTATTGAAAATTTCTAAATTAGTTTGATTAATATTAATCGCTAAATCCATCATATGGTTATTTGTTGTTTTAATCCATTCTGTCATACAATACAATAAATAATTATCATTTGTTGTGGATAAAAAGTGTAAGATAGTGTTATTTAATGGTTCATTATATACCAAACTAAATACTTCACATGTTGCAATCAAAACTTCATGTGAAGGTAATGTTTCATCTTTTTTAAGAAAGATATTATAAATCGTATCATTCATAATTGCTGTCTCAACTAGAGAAGTCCAGTTTTTAATTTCAAATGCTTGTAGAAGGGTTTTGTGTAGGATTGATTTCAAACTATAATCATAAATTTTAAAATTATCTAGAAATTTAATTTTCTCGGAATTATTAATGATAAAAGATACAAAATGTAAATGGTCTTTAAGACTAGCATGTTTCAGCACTTTAAGTAAAATATGAATATCCTCAACATCCATTTTTATAGTTTTCCTTGTTAAATATAATAATAACTTTCATATCAAATTATTATTTCAATTTTATTTACGACTACGTTTTGATTTCTTTGAGCGTCTTCTACCACCAGTTTGTGTGCATGATGAGTTAGGGTAAGGACCTACATTAGGACCAAACATTTGACCATCGGGGCTAGCAACACCTTGTGAAACTGAGTAGAATGGACCATATGCACTAGAACCATCTTTTAAAGCATCATCACCGCTGGCAAAATATTTATTGGAATTACCACCAAAATATTCTAACGGCATACGAACAGCACCACCACGTGTAGTTGTATTCATTTTACGACTACCACCTCTTTTGTTATTCATTTTGCGATTACCACCACGTTTAATAGTATTCATTTTGCTTCCACCTCTTTTATTATTCATTTTACGGCTTCCACCGCGTGTAGCTGTATTCATTTTACGGCTTCCACCGCGTTTATTTTTAGAAAGAACCATTTATGTATTTTATATTTAATTAAGAAAATACTTTTCATCTATCTAGAAAAATAATTAAAAAATAAAAAATAAAAAATAATTTAAGGAAATCCTAGAAATAGTTAAATACACAGAATTATAATAAATTAAAACACATTAAAATACATTAAAATGACTTCTTATGCAATTGGTATTGATCTTGGTACAACCTATTCAGCAGTAGGTGTATTTCAAAATGGTAAAGTAGAAATTATTGCAAATGATCAAGGTAATCGTACAACACCTTCTCATGTTGCCTTTACAGATACTGAACGTCTTATTGGTGATGCGGCTAAAAATCAAATCGCCATGAACCCTCGTAATACAATTTTTGATGCAAAACGTGCAATTGGTCGTAGTTTTAATAACGATGACCTTCAATCTGATATGAAACATTGGAGTTTTGACGTTGTTAATGAAAATAACAAACCTAAATTTGAAGTTGAATTTAAGGGTGAGAAGAAGCGTTTTACACCGGAAGAAATTTCATCAATGATTCTCGTTAAAATGAAGGAAACTGCTGAGGCTTACCTAGGTCAAAAGGTAACCGATGCCGTAGTTACAGTTCCTGCTTATTTCAATGATAGTCAACGTCAAGCAACTAAAGACGCTGGTGCTATTGCTGGTCTTAACGTCCTTCGTATTATCAATGAACCAACAGCTGCTGCGATTGCATATGGTCTTGATAAAATTAATGACAAAGAACATAACATTCTTATTTTTGATCTTGGTGGTAAACGTCGATTTTAATCTGCCTCCAAGTATAAAAAAAATCGGGTTAATTGCTGGAAACCCCTTAGAGCCCATTATACTACAACATAGTTTCCTTTTTTACTCAAAAGGAAGCAAGTGTGAAAGTTTGAAAAATAATGGGATTGGGCAATCAGCAGCCAAGACCGTAAGGTAAGGTTCAACGACTAGGTTAATACATATACTAACCCACGAACGCCCGAATGAGTATTTTAATATGATTAAAATATTTATAAGATATAGTCTGAACTTATATGAAAGTATAAGAAGTTAGGATAAAGAGCCTAACGATAACAAAAACTTTGGGAACTTTCGACGTTTCCGTACTTACTATTGACCAAGGTGTCTTTGAAGTCAAATCTACCGCGGGACATACCCATCTTGGTGGTGAAGACTTTGATAACCGTCTGGTTGATCATTTTGTTGCTGAATTTAAACGTAAAAACCGTGATAAAGACCTAACATCTAACGCACGTGCTCTCCGTCGTCTCCGCACAGCATGCGAACGTGCCAAACGTACTCTTTCATCAAGTACTGAAGCCAGTATTGAAATTGATTCACTTTATGAGGGTATTGATTTCTATACTAAGATTACCCGTGCTCGTTTTGAAGAACTTTGTGCCGATCTTTTCCGTGATACTCTAACTCCTGTTGAAAATGCTCTCCGTGATGCTAAGATGAGCAAAGGTGATATTCACGAAGTCATTCTCGTAGGTGGTTCAACCCGTATTCCAAAGGTCCAAAAACTCCTTCAAGATTTCTTTAATGGTAAAGAACTCAACAAGAGTATTAACCCTGATGAAGCTGTTGCCTATGGTGCCGCAGTCCAAGCAGCAATTCTATCAGGTGCTGCCCAATCAGATGAAACACTCAACCAAGTCCTTCTACTTGATGTAGCCCCACTCTCACTTGGGCTTGAAACTGCTGGTGGTGTTATGACAGCAATTATTAAACGTAATACAGCAATCCCCACAAAACAACAACAAGTTTTCACAACTTATGCTGATAATCAACCTGGTGTTCTCATCCAAGTCTATGAAGGCGAACGTGGGTTTACTCGTGATAACAATCTCCTAGGTAAATTTGAACTTAAGGGGCTTCCACCTGCTCCCCGTGGTGTTCCTCAAATTGAAGTTACCTTTGAACTTGATGCAAACGGTATTCTTAATGTAACTGCAACTGATAAATCGTGTGGTAAGTCACAAAAGATTACAATTACCAATGACAAGGGTCGTCTCAGTTCAGAAGATATTGAACGGATGGTCAGAGAAGCGGAAGAACATCGTAAAGAAGACGAGGAAAATCGCAAACGAGTTGAATGTAAAAATGGGCTTGAAAGTTATGTTTACAATCTTCGTAGTAGTATTGAAGATGAAAAACTTGGTAGCAAACTCTCAGCTGAAGATAAAGAAACACTTACAAAGGTTATTAGTGAAACTATTGCATGGCTTGATAAGAATCAAACCGTTGAGACTGAGGTGTATCAAGACAAACAAAAAGAAGTTGAACAGATTGTTAACCCAATTATGACTCGTATGTACCAACAAGAAGGAGGTAGTAGTGGGATGCCTGATATGTCCGGTATGCATGATATGAGTGGAGCTAAACCTTCAGCCGAAGAAGTAGATTAATCATTTTTTGAATTTTATCCTTTTTGTCTTGTTTTAATATTATAAAAATTGATTTATTTATAATATTAAAATTATTATTATTATAATACCATTTCTATAACACGAAAATGGAATTCATGGGCTACAAGAACGATCAGGACACTCTTGTCTATGACAGTAATGGTTTTCTAGATATTGATTTGACAAAAATCATTTCCTTTACTTCACCTTACAATGACAACAATATTCGCAGCATTGCGATTGCTTTGTTGCAAAAAACTGATGAATATTACGAATATCACCTCAATGTGGTTAGCGAATCAAACTATGGTAATTCTGTTGCCAATGGTGATGTGAAAATTTACTATGATTCAACTAACCATTGTATCAAATCGATTTTTGTTAATGATATTGAAAATGCAGACCTCTATGACAAGTATGGTGATATTTTTGATGTTTCTGTCAAAGACTATATGCACCTCTTGTACAAACACTACAATTAGTTCTCCACCTCATTCAAAAGTAAGCAGTAACTAAAAATACAAATGAATAAAAAGTTTTTTTTTGAATTGTGTCCTTTTTGTCTTGTTTTAATATTATAAAAATTGATTAATATTATAATAATATAATATTATTACTATAATAGCAATGGAATTTTACGGTTACACTAACAACACCATTAAATTGGAATACGATATCAATGGCTTTCTAATTTTAGATAAGACCGAGTATATTGAGTTTCAATCACCTTACCATCAGAATGAAACATATTCTATGAGTATTTCTTGTTTGCAGAAAAATGAAACACATTATACATATGATTTGTCAATTATTAAAGAATCAAACTATGGTAACTCGGTTGCTTTTGGGAAAGTAAAGATTTATTATGATGAGTCTGGTATCACATCAATTCTTGTCAACGACGAAGAAAATGCGTACTTGCATGATAGATATGATGATTGTTTTGATATTTCACCTGAAGCATATCGGCATTTGTTATACAACAAATCAATCTAAATTAAAAGATAAAAAAATAAAAAAATAAAAAGTAAATATATAATAAATAAATGAATCTAGATAAGTATCAAAATTTAGAATCGTATTCAGATATTTATGTTTTTTATCCAATTGCAGATTTTTTTATTCCATTCTTACATGATTTTTTAAAATTAACTCCTAATATGATTACAACAATCGGGTTTATTCTTAGACTAATTGCTGCATACATGATTTTATGCAAAAAATACGAGATTGGTGCAATTTTATATATTGCCGGTTATCTTTTTGATTCAATGGATGGAAGAATGGCTAGAAAATATAAAGAATCATCTCTCTTTGGTGAAGCATGGGATTCAGTTGCAGATACAATCTCAACAATTATTGTCATAATCGCATTAGTCCTATCAGTTAAAGGAAAAGTAAATAGTACTCAAGTCATTTTATTGGTTGTATTTATTATTTTAATGAATATCTGGAGTTATACTCAAGAATCATGGTCTATTTTAAATAAAACTGGTCAATATAATATGGTTAATTATAAAACTGATAAATTCAAAGATGAAAAGGGGATTGTACCATGGCTGTATATTAATATTAATAAGGGTGCAATGAACATTGATTCTATGTTTAACATGATAGGAGGATTTGAGAAAAATAAAGAGTTCTTATTAGGAATTATGCCATTAATTGGCTGTGGAAATCTAATGATTCTTTTTTGTTACATAATCTTATCTTTCAAAAAATAAACATAAAATTGAATTGTAGAGTTAAATAATAAAAGATTAAAACAATAAATCATGGAAGTATCATCTAAAATGGATCGTCTAAAAGACTTTATGACTGAATCTGAGACTCATCAATTGAATTCTAAGATTGTCGAATATGTAAAACAAAATCAAAATTCAAATTATGCAGATATTGATACTCTTTTCTTATATCCAAAGATTCGTCAATATGGTATGAAAGTTGAAATTAAAAAACGTTTGATGCAGGTTATTATGGTTGATAATAAAGTTTATCGATTTGCTTATCAAATTAAGAAGGTTCTTTTGAATCAAATTGAAAAGAAAATTAAAGAAAAAGATAGTACCTTTTCCTTATCAATGAATATTGAAAAAGCCATTAAATATCTTAAACAAAAAAATATTATTATGGAAATAGACCATTATTCAGTATGGATTGATAATATGATTTATCATTGGGGTTCTGATTATAAAGATTGGACAATTTATGGTGAAGAAGAAACAAATCGCGAAATTGTAAATGAATGGGATGCAGATATTGAATATCCTAATATCTATTTTACATTACGAAAAAAAAAGGAAATTGAAGACTTTTGCAATCTTTATAAAAAAACAAAGTTTAATCTGAATAACAATAATAGTAATCATTTTAGAACATCAATGATTAAATTTCTTCATATTGATAGTTAAAAGTTAATTATTGATTATTATTGCTTATTATTGGTTATTTTTGATTATTTTATTATTATTAAAAATTGAATTTTTTTAAATTAATATAAATATTAGTATATAATTATTAATATATAATAATGCATATTCCACTTGAAAATCTCAGTAAGCAACAATATGAAATGGTTCAACATGCATGTGAAATGGCGGAAAAGTCTGCACTTGCATTTCGGGTTGGTTCTGTGCTATTCACATCCGGTAATAAGATCATTGGAAACTGTAATCGTCATGGTAATATGATTCAAGATCCTATTGGATGTTGTCATAATGTATGTGCAATTCACGCTGAAATGGGTGTTTGTATGGAATACTATCAACGTTTTCGCAAGAATAAGAAGGATTTTCGTGATATTAAGAAGCTAACATTGTGTGTTGTTCGAAAGAATAATAATGGGACAATTCGTAATGCAAAGCCTTGTATGGAATGCACGGTATTTCTTAAGAAGTGGCTACCATGCAAGATTCTATATTCAACAGAAGATGGATTCTTTTTCGGTAAAATTAAGGATATTGAAAGTGATCATTTGTCTTATTTGCAGAATAAGAGGAGGCATTCTCCAATGGGTCGTCTTTAATCATAAAAATAATTTAATTTTTAACATTTTGAATAACAATTATACATTTTTTAATCTAAATTAAATAAAAAATGATTTTGATTCTTACTAGAACTAGAACTAGAACTAGAATTAAGTTCTCGAAAGAGTGTTACAATTTTGATCATATTATCTAATCTAGAATCAAGTGTTTTTTTATCAAGTTTAATTTTTTCTATAATTTTTAAGTACTCTGGAGTTCTCAATGAATTAAACCAAAGTGTTTTATGATATTCGACACCATTTTTAACGTTGTTTAAATCTGTATGAATCGTTGTTATAATATCAGATAGTTGACTAATTGCAAGTTCCAAAGTATGATTCGGTTGAATATGATTAACTTTTATATATTCGTTGATATCTCTAATAATTGATTCAATAATTTCAACTTTTGAAACTAAATCTAACATATCTATGATTTCTTTTATATAATCATGTTTTTCGTTAATAATATCAAATATTTTAACAAATATATTTTTAGTAGTTTCTTGAAACATTTGTCCAGCATAGACACTTATAAAAGCAACAGCAGAAGTCATCCAACTTATTTATTTTCTATCATTATAATAAATATTATATTAAATTTAAAATGATAAAAAAAGTTATTCTAGTTAGTATTATAACAATAATTTTAATATATTGGATCTATTTAAAATCGCATAAAGTAGAAGGATTCATTGGTGAAGAAGATGAATCTAATAATAAACCTAATAATAAATCTGCTGTCTTAACTTTGATGAAAGATTTACAAGAGAAAAATGAACCAAAGATTTATTCAGAAGCATATGAATTATCATCAAAATTAGCACCAATGTTAAAATACAATCTGAAAATTAATAATAGATTACCAGAGTATGATCAAAATACAGAAAAAATGTTTCAAAAAATCCTAGTTCCAATTCATTTAATAAATTTATTAGATGGACGTATTATGGTAGTTTTTAATGATGGAAAATTATACATTAAAAAAAATCTATTTAGTGACCAACTATGGTTAGGACCGTTAGATAATTCATTTTATGGTTCTCAAACTGATGGGGTTGGTATGAGAATGGTTATGTTTTTTCCAATGAATCGTAATCAAGAAAGACAAATAAGATTACTTGGTGTTGGTCAAGATAATACATTATATTATAAAGAAACTGAAGATCTCCAAAGTCCATGGTTAAAAGCTGAAACAAATGGTACAAATAATGACAATCTAGTTTATTTATTTTGCGACTATCATCAATCTGCAGAAGATTATTATCCTGTTTTATATGGTATTACAACTGATGGAACAATTGTTTCAAAAAGTTTAGATGGTAAAAATCCAATTTCGAGTGTTGAAGATGTAGATTTTATTAAAATCCCATTTAATCCATTAAACCCACCAGTTATTAATAATATTAAGGTTTTAAAAATCTTTTGGGATAAAAATGGATTTATGTTAGGAATTGGTCAAGATTTTCGTTTATATCAGAAAAAAGGTATTGATTGGAAGATTCGTCAATGGGAAATTGATGAAGAAAGAAGAGGAACTAATAGCGGATCTAATTCACAATTAATTGATGTTTATATGGATAACGATGCTAGAATGGTTGGATTAGTTTTAGATTCTGAATCAAATCCACCAACTATTAAAATAAAAAAACAAAACATGCCTTATTATTTGGCTGATTTTGAAGATATAAGCGAAGTAAGTAATCAAAATAGATTATTAAATAATTATCAGATGATAAAATATAAAACGGGTTTAGATTGGAATGTTTATTTAAGTTTTGAAGACCCCGATGAAATATTATATCGATCCAATAATTTACAAGCATTATATCAAAGAAGTGTAATGTTTGACAAATTTAAATTAAGAAAATTATGTAAAGATAGAAAACCAACATTAAACCTTGAAGCTCGTAATTTTGATTTAGAAAAAACGATTGAAGATAAAACTGAACGTATATCTACACTAAATAATGAATTAGAAGGGTTACTTAAATATATAGAATAATCTGTAAAAATTAACATAACTAGTTAATTATGTATTTATTATAAAATTATAAAATTATAAAATTATAAAATTATAAAATAAATTTATGGATAATCAAAATCTTAATCAAATATTTAAAAAATATAAACTATTTTGGCAATATCCAGTTATAACTGAGAAGGAATTTTATGAACAAAATAAAAATGATCCATTGTATATTGGAATTCCATGGGCAACAATTATTGATCGACCAAATTTAATTCCGAACACATCCGAATTTGTGAATCATATTAATATGATAAAAACCCAGTCAAATATTATTACCACTGATTCTAATTATTATACATGTTGTCAACATATTTATTTTAAAAAAATAATTCGGATATGTTCTATTCTAGGTATTAAAACTATCTATATACCTCACAAAGTAAAAAATGAAAATCAAATCAATGGTATTAATCTAGTAGCATGTCCATTATATGCTGTTAATTATCAAGATCCATCTAGAAATAGTATATTACTAAATAAAGATTTTATAACTAACAGTAACACGAGACCATATTTATATAGTTTTGTAGGTGGATATCAATCAATTTATTTAACTGATATTAGATTACAAATCTTTAAGATTCCATTAAGAAAAGATATTTATATTGTTAATACTGGCGATTGGCATTTTAATAATATTGTCTATAGTAATATGCAAAATACAGAATTAAAAGAATGTAAAAATAATAACCATGACTTAAAGACTATTGCTTATAATACTGTTTTATTAAATAGTCGTTATTCTTTATGTCCATCGGGTTCTGGTCCTAATTCAATTCGTTTTTGGGAATCATTGGCAGTTGGTGCAATTCCGATTTTATTGGCTGATACATTAGAATTACCTAATCATATGAATTGGTCTGATGCAATTGTAATTCTTCCAGAGAAAGAATTAAATCGGTTAAATATGGTTTTGTCAGCAATTGATCCACTAAAAGAATTTGAGATGAGAAAGAATTGTATAAAAATTTATGAACATTTTAAAAATAATTATATGAATCGTTTATAATTTTCTTTTTTCTTTATTTCTAATTAAAGGATAATAATTTTCTTTTTTCTTTATTTCTAATTAAAGGATAAATGAATCATCAAATTTATGGAGTAATATTATTTGCATTTATTTTAATATTAATTTATTTATTAAATCGTATAAATTTCAATGAAGGATTTGAAAACAATATTGAATCTATTTATATAGATAATTTTAATATATATGATAATGTTTATTTTGATACCAATAAAGAAATAAAAAATATTTCATTTGATAATGCATTATTAAAATGTATGAATGATACGCAATGTTTAGGTATAACTAAAGATAAAACTAAAGATATTTTTTACGAAATAAATAATATTGGTATATGTAAAACTTCTTATCAAGGTAGTGATCTAGAAAAGGATAGATCTAAAAATTACATAACATATATAAAAAAATCAATTGATAATAATATGTTATCATGTATTACTGATGATACCATGAATAAAATAATTTCAATTCAGACAAGTGATTTAAAAGTATGGGTTGTTAAAAATAATAAAATTGAGTTATCATCAATTGCTAAAGTAGATGTAAATAATGAATTTAATTTAACTAAATTTAAATTAGTTAAGGGGTTATCAGGATTTAATACAGTTTCAATCAAATTTGAAATAAGTGGTTTTCCAGATACTTATGTTATAAATGAATATCCTAAAAAAGCATATTTATCTTTAAAAGAAATTACTGGTAATCAAGAAGATTTAAAGAAAAGTGCATCATTTAAAATTGTAAATGGTTTGGATAAACAAGGATTCTCAATTAAAATAATTGGATTTCCAAATATGTTTATAACAGGAATGAATATTGGAGAAAATAAAAATATTATTGGTGTTTCAATGGTTGAAAATGAAGATATGATAAATGCAAGTTTTTATATAAAAGATGAGTTATCTACAGATTATATTAAAAATAATAATTTAGAATCAAGTAAACCAAACGAAAATCTGGATGATATTGCTGATTTTAGTGTTCAAGAAAAAATAAAAAAAATGAGAACTAAGAATTTATATAATCTTGATAAACAATCTAATTTACTAGATAATCAAACTAATATAATAAATAATTATAATTTTATTCATAAAAATAATATTGGTGATATTAGTCGTGAATTTGCAAATCAATCGGCAAATCTAGCATTATCTAAATATTTAGAAGAAAAAAATGAAATTGATAGAATTAAAAACCTATCTCAATCTCAATCTCAATCTCAATCTCAAATGGTTGATAATACACCTTCAAATAGAAGAATATAAATTTGAATTATTGTTTTGTAGTTTTTTTCTTTATGATAAAATAAAGATAGTATGAAAGTATCATTTTATTTATTAATTATTATAGTTATAATTGCGTGTTTAGTAACCGTAAAATCTTATAAAAAACAAATGATATCTGAAAAATTTGCAGATGTCCCATCTATACCGATAGTAACTAATGTTAAGTATGAAAATAACTCTATTATAATAAATTGGAATAAACCAGATAGTACAGAACCTATAATTAATTATTTTATTTTTATAAATAAATCAGCTGAAAATAATGAAGGTGTCTATTTACATCTTGTTTCAGATTCTACATGTACAGCATGTTCATATACTATAAATAATTTAAATTTATTACCAAATACAGATTATTATATATCAGTAATGGCTATCAATTCAAATGGTGCAAGTGAACCATCTTTACTTTATAATTTTATGACATCATCTGCAACACCATCCCCTACAACACCATCACCCACAACATCATCACCAACATATACATCAGTTCCAACACCTACATTAACATTAGAAGATTCAATTAGAATGATGCAAAATGAGAGAAAATCTTATTTAGATAGTGAGTTACAAAATATGATTATTAGAGCGGATGGTATATATGAAGTTGATAAAACTGAACTAGCATATCCGGATAGATATTTAAATGATGTTAAACAATCAATAAATACAATAAATGATACAGTCAAAAAAGATTTACAAGAATATAGATTAAATATTCATGTGGCATCACAAAAAAATAATTAGAAAAAAAAGGTATTTATATAATAAAGAGAGTTAAATGAAATTAAAACTAATAAATATAATTGGTATTTTATTGACAATTTTAATAGTAGGAGGGATATTATATCCATGGTCAAAAAATAATGTTGAAAGATTTGTAGATCCACCCACAGAAGAATCATCTTCTTCAGATGCGAATGTATCTGAAATGCAAAATAAAATAAAAACAGTTTATCAAAATCTTGTAGAAACAAAACTTTATGCAAATGATTTTGATGCTAGAGTTAATGCATTAAAAGAACAAATTGATAAAAAGGGTACTGTTGATGGAGAGGATTATATTAAATTAATTATTGATATTCAAAATGAAATGCAAAAAAAAATCAGTGATAATGAATCTTCAGGGTATTCAATTAATAATGAATTACAAATGGATAAAATAAAAGAATTAGATGATAATATTAAGTTACTGTCAGATAAACTAACAGAATTAGGTTTTAATATTACTGGTTCAGGAGAATCACAAGACACTGAAATTATTAGAAGTATAAAATCTGTTCATAATGGTATTAATTTAAATGTAAAACCTCTTAGTATGAAGAGTTTAGGAAGATCTGAATACAATTCAATTAAAAATAATATACATCGTAATCATCCAACAATTATGATATTTTTAAATAATGGTTGTTTAAAATATGATAATGATAAAAATGATAATGATGAAAATAAATATGTTATAAACGGGTGTGAATTAACTAATACTAATCAATATTTTGTATTTAAAATAATTAAAAATGACTCTGAATTACTTGACCATTTAAATGGAGATTATAAAAAATTGCAAGACAATAATACTGGTAATGACTCTCAATATCCATTTGGTATAGTATATCCTATTAGTAATAATAAAAAATGTTTAAAAATTGCGAATGATGGTATTAGTATTGAGGATTGTCGTCCACTATCATTAAATTTTGACCAAAGATGGATTAGTTCCCCTATAACAAAAGAATCATGTTCTGTTTTCTAAATAAAAAAATAAAATCTTAACAAATATTAAATACAAATACTTAAAATGGGAACTTTTACAACTATTAATTTAAATACTGTATGGGTAATTACATTATTATTGTTAGTTATTATAATTCTGAGTGGTGTTAAAGTTTGTAATAAAGATAATAATACAAATACCATTAAAAATAATAATCGATTTGTGGATTCTAGATATAGTTATATTTCAGAACCATTTGAAGTAACACCAAATCCAACATCAACACATGAAGAAATTATAAAGAATTTTAACGATTTATCACAAGAGCGTATTCAGAAAACTTATAATAGAACATTAAATCAAGAAAGAAAAAATTTACAAATAAAAAATCTTACAAATCAAGTTGATTCTATTGAAAATAAAATATTAGTTTTACAACAAATGTGGTAAAATTATTTTTAGATTGTCTTTTTATTTGATTTTTATTTTTTAATCTACTTCAAATATAAAGATTAAAATGAAACAAATTCATATTATATTAATAGTATTCATTCTGTTTATTGTAATTTTATTACTTAGTAGTGTATATTTAAAAAAAGAAAAATTTACTTTAAATAATAATTTTGACAGTAATATATCTGAAATAGAAAAAAAAATAAAATTATTAGAATTTACAATGACAAGTATGAAAGATAATAATAATTCATTTGATTATACTATTAATGAAAAAAAACCTTATAAATCAGTATATAATTTTTATTAAAAAAATAAAAAAATAAAAAAATAAAAAAATTTCTTTGAATTATATAAAGTAAATATATCAAATGAGAATAGTAATACTAATTTTATTAATCATAGTAGTGATATCATTGTTTTATTTAAGTTATGATCAATCAAAAAAAGAAGGCTTTAATCCACCGACAAGTCAATCAGATACTCTAGCTCAACTAACAAACCTATTAGCTCAATTATCAGGTAATCTTGATTCTTCTGGTAATAATCCAAATATGACAGCTGAACAACAAAGTGTGAATCGAGAATTAGTACCACAATTAAATAATTTAAATGCTTCATTACAAGTATTAATCAATCAAAATAAATTAAATACTCCATTAGAACAAGCCCCTCCTTCAAGTGCTAATTTAAGTGCATTAAATGAATCTAAAATTCAACAAATTAGACAAGATGATGTAATTAATGAATTACAAAAAAGATTAAATAATTTACAAACAATTTATAATTCATATTTACAAAAAAAAACAGAAACCAGCAATAACTATGCTAAAATCCCTGTAACTTCATCATGTATTGTTGCAGAAGCAAATGGAGATTTTACTACTACACCTCAACCATAAATAAGTTATTAAGTAATATATTTTTTATTTTTTTCATATTTATTTCTCATTAAATAAAAAAAGAGATAAATAATGTCGGAAAAACAATTATTTTTAGTAATTGCGATTGTTTGTTTAATTGGATTCATTATTTTTAAATTATTTAATATTGAAGGATTTGCGGATCCAACACCAACACCAACACCAACTAATGCTACAAGTGTTCCAGTTGGATGTCCTACACAATCAGCAAATTGGTGGGATAATGAACCACCTAAGCAAGTGGTTTCATATATAACTGGTGTCAGATTTCCAGTAATTGCAATTCAACCAAATAAAGCAATAAAAAGTCCTTTTCAAATACCTTTTATTAAATCAGGTAATACCGAAGGGTCTGGCTGTATTGTAGTTCTAGATTCTGGAACATATACAACAAAAATGTGCAATGTTGATAGTACAGAACAAAGATGGAGTATTATTCAAGTCAATGATGCAACTACATTTGAAAATCTTATTAAAAACGGTAGAGATTATTATTCAGGAATTAGATCAACTTTAGAATTAGCTCCCGGTATTAATTATGGGTTCTTTATGATTATTTCTGAAAAAGATCCCAGTATGGCATTATCAAGTAATGGAGGTAATTTAACAGTTCAACGTATTGGTAATTATAGTTCTCAATTCTGGGATATAACTAAAGATGTAGGTAGTGCAAATATTGTAGTTTATGATGTAAATGAAAATACAGCATTTTCTTCTAATTATGTTAATCCATTAACTGCAAATGCTGGAGCTCAATATCAATATCCTGGTGTTTTATCACCAGCATCACCATCTGCAACCTCACCTGGATCATCTACTTTATCTCCCTCATCAGCCCCTCCTTTATCAAATTCTAAACCCTTTAGTATTAATTTAAATTTAAATAATGATTTACTAGGAACTATGTTTGGTGAATTAGAAACTACCGGTCCAGGAGTAACATTACCACCAGCATCTGAATCATTTGCAAATACAGGTAATAATTCTAAATGCAAACCTTGTCCTTCAATCTTATTGGATTATATTGCTAGAAATGAAATACCTTGCTTAGGTTGTAAATTATAATTGAATCATTTTAGTTTCATTTAATTATTTTATATTTTAATTTTTGATATTACTTTTGATAGTTATTTTTTTCTATCAATAATATTAAAGTGAATAATAAAATCAATGTTTTTTAAAAATAAAAATTTTAACATTGTAACAGTTTTAATTATAATAGTAGTTGTTATTTCTTTCCTTTCAATTATGATGCAACCTAAACAAATGCAAGTTGAAGGGTTTAAGGATTTAATTAATTTAGAAAAATTTGCAGTTGAAGATGCTGATATAGACGCAATTAAAGCTAGTTTAAGTGACATTCAAAAAAATATGTCATCTGGATATCCTGATATGACTAAATATGCATTCAAATCTGAAATACCACCCACAACTGCATGTCGTGTTTCCGATGCAGTTGACAAAGATGCTTACCTTTCCAAAACTGAAGTTGAAAGATTAGGTAAATGTCCTGTTCCAAATGACTATGACCCTTCTAGATATATTTTAAAGAGTATTGCTCAACAACCTCAATTATGTCCAGAATGTCCAACAGTTGATCAAAGCAAATATGTACTTAAATCAACACTCCCACCAACCCAAAAATGCCCTGATTGTAAATGTCCTCAAGTCAAAGTTTCTGCTGGTTTATGTCAAAAATGCCCTCCACCACCTAAATGCCCTGAACCTAAACCATGTCCGGTTGTTGAATGTCCTCCTCCTAAACCATGCCCACCACAACAAGAATGTCCGGCATGCCCTCCCAAAGAAGCATGTCCTCCTAAAATATGTCCTCCTTGTCCTGTTCCAGAAACTCCAACACTTGCACCTGGAAGAGCCAATATTGTAACAATCTATAGAACTGTTAATGTTGATCAAAATGGCAAGGTTCTTAATACTTCTGATTCACTTTGTCATCCTGATCAAGATAAGGCTTCATCTGTCACACCTACACCAGCACCAACATTTGGTTCAGGTTTATCAACACCTAAACCAACAGTTGGGTCTTCAAATAATAGTACATTTTCCGAATTTCAAAAAGCAACTGAAGCTCCTTTTGTTCAGAGTTTTAAAGTAGATAAAAAAAAAGCATGTCAACCTAATTCTTTTAATAGTGAATTTAAACAGTTTGGAGTTTATGCTGATAATTCAGCCAATCATTATAGTATGAATTAAAATATTATATAATAATCCTAGAAATGCACATATTAATACTATACTATAGATAGTAATTACTAATATAAATTCAAAAAAATCTAGACTCATTGAAATTAAATTTATAATGTTTTTTGTTTTTCATTTTAATATTCAATTTTTATTGTTCAGTGTCTGTATCATCAATAAAAGAATAATCAATAAAATTATTTGGGTTTGGATTATTAACACTTATTTTACAAACTTTCCATGATAATCCCCATTTATTTTCATATGACCATAATCCATTACATCTAATAAGAGCTTGAATTTTGGCATTTGGTTTAATATATTCACAAAAATTATTAACTTCTTTGTCATATAAATCTACCACTTTAGTTGTATTTTCAAATATTTTTAATTTAATAGTTGGAGGATATTTTTGATTATTTTTATTATACCGAATTTGATGATTATATTTATAATTACCTTTTGTTGTTATTCCTAAACAATCTTGATAATTATCAATAAAATTAACTATAAAAGTATCAATACTTTCAATAACACGATAAAAATTCTTGATTTCAGTATCATATGTATAACCATTAAATGACAAATCCAAATGATATTTACCTTCAGATTTATCTTTTTCATTATTATATTGACAAATACCAAATGGTGCATCCATCCATGGTGTTTCAAATAAAAGGTTGTTCAAGGTTAAAGTAGGTGTTCTATATAAAATAGGATAAAATGATGAATTTTGATTATTTAAATTAATAAATAAAAATTTTGATGTAAAATGTTCTGGCTTAATTGATAGTTCCATTTTAGAATATATATATCAATCAATCTTTATGTTGAAATAAAAAAAGTAAAGAACACGAAAAAAATAAAAAAATAAAAAAATAAAAAAAACCTCATCTGTCTTCCTCTATCTAGGAAACAGAACGTCTTTGGAACTAGTTTAAACACATAGTCAGGTTGGGGGTGCGGCTGAGCCCGAAAAGACTCAACCGCAGAGGCTTAGCCACTCGGCGGCTGCTGGTTGCTGCGGTCGTGGGCGTTCTTTAAGATTGCCTCCATCATCCGCTGGGTATTCGGACCAGTCCGCACGCCCGTCGTGGGTGCGTCGAGCAGTATTGTGCGATTCATGCTGCTCTGCAGAGCGGTGAGGCGCTCCTCCTCCCGAAGGCGCATTCGGTGCAGCCGAATCTCTTCATTTGTCATGGCAAGTTGCGGGGCAATCATCATCCAAATCTCAGCTGGGAGCCACAGACTCTGGCGGGGTGCCGCCAGCAAAAACGTCTTGCATGACTGCAGAGTGGAGGCACTGCAGAGAATGGGCACACCGCGTGCTTTCATTGCAGCCCACTGTTTGCGGATGCGGGCTGCAGCAATGTCGTTCTGTCGCTGGATCACAAGAGCGACCGCACGGAGACGGCGCATGCGCTTGGCGCCTTCAGTCTCGACGCGCTTCTTTTTCGTAGGGTCACGTTCAGAGACTGGACGAGTCATCTTTGAAAAGGACTTGTAAGTAATATATTATTTAATAAATTATTAATTTCAATTTTTTATATATTATGTTATCTAAAAAATAAAAAAATAAAAAAATAAAAAAATAAAAAAATAAAAAAATAAAAAAATAAAAAAAAACCTCATCTGTCTTCCTCTATCTAGGTTACAGAAACTCCTTGGGACTAGTTTAAACACATAGTCAGGTTGGGGTGCGGCTGAGCCCGAAAGGACTCAACCGCAGGGGCTTAGCCACTGGGCGGCTCCGGTTGGCGACGGTCGTGGGCACGCTGGATGCGTTCCTCGATGGCGGCGTCACCTTCGGGGTTGGGGACCACGATGGCACGTTGCTCTTCCCGGCGGCGCTCTTCGTTCTCAGCGATGTTTTCGCAAAGTTCGTCGAGCGGGAGCCCGCGAAGCTCCTCACGGCGTTGGCGCTCGCCGAGCTCCTCGGGGGTGGGGCGGTCCTCGAACACCAGCGGTCCGCGTTCCGCCGTCACCTTCCACTGGGAGCGAGCGACTTTGAGAGCGTTGTTTTGCCGGTTCTGTTCTGCGATGCCAAGGGCACGGACACGCGCCACACGCTTCATGGCAGCCGTCGGTGCGATCTTCTTCACAGAGGACATGCTTGCAATGACTTAGGAGTTGTTGCATATAATATATTAATTATTAAAATATTAATTTCAATTTTTTGTCATTATATGACCAAAAAAGTCAAAAAAATAAAATATAAACTAAAACTTTTTTTTATTTATGATACAAATTCATACTATTTTATCACATCACTTATATTTGAGACTGTTCATTTTTCAAGAGAGATAGTAAATAATCACCATTTTAGATTATTATGTAATCAAAAATTGATTTATCATACAATATTATAATATTATTATTTCTGGACCTTTTGAAGATGACGACTCTCATTAAGGACGGACTCATGGACTTCGAGGACTTCGAGAACTTCGAGGACTACGATGTCAACGGCGAACTCAACGACTTTGCGAAAGTGATCTTTGCCGCCGCTCTGGACCACGATGGTGCGTACGGTATGAGCGGCGAGGAACTCAAGCGCTTTCTCGCTGCCAAGGAACTCGAGCGCACCGCCGGCACCACCACGCCGGTCATCGCCTCGCAATACAAGGGCAGCACCTCGTGCCTGTCCTTGATTGACCAGTTCTGGAGCAAGCCCGTGGCTCAGGTCAAGGCGGCTCCCGTGCTGAACCTGGCTAGGTCGAAGCTCTTTGAGCGTCGGGCTGCGGTGGCGGCGGCAAAGGCGGCGACGGTGGCTGGCACCACCTCGCCTGACTTTGTCTCCCCATACAAGGGCAAAGCGGATCTGCACCTGATTAACCAGTTCTGGCGCAAGTCCGCTTCGGTGACGTTCAAGGAGGCTCCCAAGCTGAACCTGACGAATTCGAAGCTCATTCAGCGTCGGCGTGTGGCTGAGGCGGCAAAGGTGGAGGCGGCTGGCGGTTGCCCCCCCTGAAGGTACTCTTTGTATAGTGCGTTAATGTGAAAAATTCAAAAAAAAAGAAAAATACACATAACCTCAAATGCAAAAAGAGATTTTTTTTTTACATAAAAACATAAAAACATAAAAAAATAAAAAAAAAACGTCTATCATAATTTTTGTTTGTTTGTTTGTTTTTTATGAAACACAACACAACACAACATAGATAACATTATTGTTTAGCAGCAGCAGCACACACACTTTTCCAATTCACAAATGGAATGGTTAGCATGTTTGCACTCTTTGCAGCAGCAACAATCAACACAGTCTTTACCAGAGCACTTCTTGCAAATGCAATCAGAGTTCAAGCACTTAGCACATTGGCAGCGACCATTGCACCCAACATCCTTACACTTCTTACACGGGCAGCAGCCAGCACAATCAGAGGAAGAACATTGGATACAACGACAGCAACCGCAGCACACAGTACGCGAGCACTTCTTGCATGCCGAATCGGCAGCAGCGAGGAAAGCAGAGCAGGTAACGCAAGACATTGTTGATAATGTTTTAGGTAATATATAATATATTAAAATATCAATATCAATTTTGTTTACATAATTGACCTAAAAATACTAAAAAAATAAGTAAGAAAAAAGAAAAAAGAAAAAAAAAGAAAAAGAAAAAGAAAAAATTTTTTCTTATTGGTTTAAGTTTTTTTGCTGAAGAAGCGCGACCGAAGTCGGCGTCAGAAACGTCACAAAACACAGAAGAAATGGCACTCACCAGCCGTTGTGGAAGTCGTAGCCGTCGTCGTCACCAACCTCGTCACCGTCGTCGTCGTCACCTTCGTTGACGTAGTCGTATCCGTAGCCGTCGTAGCCGTCTTTGGCGTAGTCGTTAAAGACACTGCCATCAACACCGTCGTAGCCCACGAACTTGGACAACTCGAAGCCAAACTCCGTGAGCAAGCTGTCGCGGTAGAGGGTGCAGTAGTAGCAGTCCGCACCACAGTCGGCGTGCGGGGTAAAGACCATGTGGGGCACACCACGGCTCTGGTAGACAGCGTGCAGATTGACACCAAACCGGATCATGTCGTAGTCCTTAAAGGTGAGGTCGCCACCGGTCACCGAACCGATGCACATGCACAAGTGCTCCCAATACCACTTTCCGAACACTTCGTCGTCGACAAACTTTTTCAGCTCGGGAAAGTGCAATTGCTCAGCGGTCATGCGAGAACCTTCGTCAAAGAGCTTCCAGTCGTTCATCGAGGGACGGGGAGCCGGTTCAGACACGAGCACATGTTCGCAAACAATGGGTTCCGCGAGATTCTCCATGGCTTTTTTTTGATAATATTTTAAAAAATAATAAGATAATTCAATTTTAATTATTAATTCTTATCTAAAAATACTAAAAATACTATCATAAAAAAAAGCTACCACTACTTTTTTAGTAGTGAAGGGTGCGGCTGTACCGCGCGCACAGCTGCTCAAGGTCGTCTTCCAGAACCTTTTCGCACTGGCGGCAGTCCTTGACGGCGCAAAAGTGCTGCAGGTCCAAGCTCTTGGAGAACTTGAGGTAGTCGCGCCGGGAGTACAGGTCGAAAAACCGCAGTGCGTGCCCAAACTTGCAGATGACGCACGTGGTGCAGTGTTTGCACGGGAGCTTCGCCAGCGAGGAGAAGACGCTCGGAAAGTAGATTTTGTCCGACGGCGTCCAATCCCGATCGTGGTCACACTCCTTGCGGTAGTACTGTCCCAGAACCTGGATGTTGCACATGCGAAACAGTTCGCACTCCGCGCAGTTTTCCACTTGGCAGTTCACATGTTCCACCTGGCGGACAGGGGGAGCACTGTTGGCAACGCCGTTTGAGAAGTTGCGGCAGTCGTTGACGAACAAGCAAGTCGAGCACTTACCACCGCAGTTGCGGGGGCATTTGCTGCGGCTGAGCAAGTTTTCGGCAATCCACGTAGCAGACATTTCCCAAAAATAATAATAATTTATAATAATTATTGCTTTCAATTTTCTATTAATTGGTAACCTAAAAATAATAAAAAAAATCGATCTATGTTTTTGTTTTGTTTTAGTTTTTGAAAACCAACACTAACGCGAACACAAATTAAAATCGCTTGAACTTGCTGATTGCTGTCGCAAACACCTCGTCATCTGAAAAGTCCTCGGGAGGCTTCTCATCGGAGATGTGGCGGAGATTCCAGTAGTAGTCACCTGGCAGATCGTCGGCAAGGGCAAGGTCGTAGTAGTAGGACATGTTGTTCCACACCACGGTCTTGTTGCAGCTGTTACCACCTTGACAGTTGACAAAATCGCAATTTGTGCAGACACAGGTGTGCTTGCAGTCGTCTTTGCAGCACTTCCAACAAAAGCATTTGCCCTCGCAGTAGCTGCTCATGCACCATTTGCAAGGAGTGCAATCGCCTTCGCACTCGCTGCTTTGGCACTTCTTGCACATGCAGTCGCCGTCGCACTCGAGTGTATCGCACTTGTCACAGCACATCAAATCACCATCGGTGAGAAGACCACCCCACGAGCGGTCGAACTCACCAAAGTCGTTCAAGTACACGTTATTCGTCATGATGTCAAAAGCGTACCTAATAGGCAGCAAGTTGAAAATCAGGAGGGTATTAGTATTACTTATTTTATCATAATTAGTAAATCAATTTTTAAGATACCCAATTACTTAAAAACTCTAAAAATAAAAAAAAATAAAAATAAAAATAAAAAACTATCTAATCTATTTCTACCAAATAAAAGGGAAATAAAATGATTCAGACAACGTCAGTGGTGTTGCACTTGCACAGAAACTCGCAGTCGCACTCCTTCACCTTAGTGTTCATCGTCTGATAGACAATGTTCAACGAGGTGTGAGGGTTTGAAAACGAACAGTTGCAGTGTTCGGAATCGCCGCAGCATTTTGTGCAGATGAAATTTTGGTCAAGCAAGGGTACCTGAATCTCAATCACACGGAAGCCTACGCAGGCAGCCATCTGCTTGAGACGCTTGTTCCAACCATGGAACGAGCACTTCTGGACAAAATCCGGCTTGATATCGATTACGACCGACATTTCAAAGATAATAATATATAATAGCGATTAACTGAATCAATTTTTCAGTATATTATGATATAAAAAATCTAAAAATTCTAAAAATAGAATGTGTTGTAAATATTAAATTGTTTCAATAATTGTATGTGTTGAAATCGCAATGTTACAATATGGGCACTTAACATCAATATAATTTGTATGATGATTAACTAAATTTTGAAAACATTTAAAACATATGACACAATGGTTGCATTTATCAAAAAGAACCATTTTAGGAGCTTCTTCTAAACAAATTAGACATTCTTTATTAATATATATTTTATGATTAATTTTAGATGACATATAAGTTGAACATAATTGATAATATTGAAACATTTCATTATCCATCATATCAAAGACTGATTGACCCATATTATTCTTATGATTAATATTAAGTCCAGCATTTATGAGAGTTATAATAATTGGTATAATCATTAAAATAGATTCATTCATATTATTGTTATCATTAAGTAAAGACATTAAAGGATTATTTCCAAAATTATCTGTCAGATTAGGATTTGCATCACCTTCCAAAAGAGTTATTAGTGTCAGATGTGTATATCTATTAATTGAACGAGAAGCATAAAATAATGGTGTTTCTCCATTTTTATTTTTAATATTAAGATTAATTTTTTTTTTAATTAACATATTAATAATTTGAAAATTAGGGTCTGAATTATTATATAATGAATTACATGCATAAAACATTGCATTTTCTCCATTAGAATTAATGTAATTACAATCAATATTTGAATCTAATAAGAGTTTAACCATTTCATGTTTTCGGTGATATGATGCAATCATTAATGGTGTCATATCAAATTCAATAACATTTGGACTAACCCCTTTTTCTAAAACTAATTTCATAATATTTGTTTGATTTTTATAAATAATTGCATTAAATAATGTAGCAGTTTCAAGGTGGATACCTATTTCTTTTTCAATTAATATTTCGGCTAATTTAGTGAATTTATTATTAATACAAACAATTAAAGGTGTGTAATTAAATTCATTCAATAAATCTAGTTTAATTTTTTTTTTAATAAAGAAATCAATTATTTTGATTAAATCTTCTTCCATATAACTCGTATTTTCTTTGATAAGAAGTGAAATAATATTGTGCTGATTTTCTATATAATTAATACCTTCAATGTATTCTATAATCTTATCAATCTTTTGAGTTTTATAAATAGCAGACATTATAAGAGGATTATATTCCGAAAGATTATTAGTTTTAATTTTTTTAGAAGCTGGTTGAATCTCCATTTCTAGGTTATGTTTCAAGGTTATATTTAATATTATTTATTTCAATTTTATGATTATGATTATGATTATGATTATGATTATGATTATGATTATGATTATGATTATGATTATGATTATGATAATAAACTTTGGATTGTTACGGTATCATAAAATAAACTATATAATGATTGAGTAATAATTGCACCATTTATCAAACATTTCATCAAATTAAAATCATATATCATATTTCTAATAAAACTGTATATATAATAGATTAAAAATGCTATTTCGATGTATTTAATAATTGATGTTAGATTGTATCCCATAACATATGTATCAGTTGAAGTATTTTCAATACTAATATCAGTTTTACCACCAAATGTGTTATTTAAATCTTTTTTTAATTCATCGATGACTTTTGGTAATAATTCTTTTTCATAATTTTTATTTTTTAATTCTTGTATTTTTTTATCATCGTATAAAATTTCAACTATATTATTAAAAATAGGATTAATTCTAGGTTGTTCATTAATTTTTAATCTACAAATTGGGCAATTTTTCTGAGATACTAAACAAGAACTACAAAATGTATGTTGACAGATTAATGTTTTTGAATTATATAAAATGTCCTGACAAACCCCACATGTTAATGATTGTTCAATATCAACATCTTCATTAGTTTTGTTTTCGGTTTCTTTTTCTTTTATTTCTACTTTATTTTCTTGTTTAGTTTCTTCAACTATTAAGACTTCTTGATTATTCGGTTCACTTTGTTGTGTATTTGACATTGATATTATACTTTATTTGAAAAATACAAAAGATTAGCTATAAAATTACGCAAGTATGATTATATTAAATTTTCCAATTGAACAATAAATTCATGATTCATTTGACTGTTATTAGCTGTTGATTTATGTTTATTTATAATTTCCCTCCAATTATCTTTAATGAGATTTTCTTTTATTTGTTCTTCAATTTTTAGTATGGGTTTATTTTTATTTATTTCATTTTCTCTAAGTTTAGTTTCTTCTGGAAATATTTTTTGAATAACATCCATCAAATTATAATTATAAACTGGAACAATAATTGTAGATTTTTTACATTTAGGACATTCTGATTTATTAGTCTTGAGTTTTATTTTAGTAATACATGATTGACAAAAAGTGTCTTGACAATGCAATGTAATCGGATAGTAAAATAACTTATTACATATTGTACAAGTCAAACATTTTCTAAGTTTATTTTTTGTTTCGGTATTCATTATATTTGTATCTAGAAAAGAAGTTTTTATAAATATTTAAACTTATCTATATTTCCGAAAAACAAGCAACTACGCCAAAATGGTCTGATAAAAATAAATATCCATTTACTGGTTCTTGACCCATAAAACTAAAAGTATATGGTTCCATTGTATTTTTAAGGTTTTTATAATAAATTCTATCTAACCTAGAACGGTATTTAAAATATGTATTATTATTTTTAGTATGGTCGTATGTAAATTCTAAATGTTTTGGAGAACCAAATTCAATAAAAAAATCATTCCATCCAGAAGGTATTTTTTCCTCAAACATTTTACTTTCATCATTTGATATATTTGTATCACCCATGAAAACAATCATATTATAATCTAGTATGGATTCTTTTGAGAAATTCTCCAAAACTGTAAAAGCTTCTGTGAATTGATCCATTTTATATCTATTTATTTGATCTTTAATTTTATTGAATTCACTTTCTAGATGCGAGGTTCCAACTAAGAAATGAGCTTTTGTTTTAAGATGTGTAATAGATACAAATTCTAGGTTTCTAGCCATCATTGTATGTGAGAAACGATTTTTAATATGTTTATTAATTTTAAAGTTTTTATCAACTAATATTATGGTGTCGTATTGTTGATTAATTTCAGTAATTGAAAAATTATAATACTCAGAAATTAATGATGCTTTAATAAAGTTAAATATGGATGGTGTTACTTCCTGTAAAGCAATCACTGATATTCTAGGTTTAGTTTGTAATATTTCTAAGATAATCTTATTGGTTCGTTCAAAAATATAATATTTATCAAACCAGATATTAAATGTAGCAACTGTAATTGACATTGTTATTGTTATTGTTATTATTCTTATTATTAGTATTAAGTTTCTTATTTTTTTTCTTTACAGAAAATAAAAGAAAATAAAAGAAAGTTAACATGAGTCAAACACCATCTCCCACGTGTTCGAATGATATATATTCCGATAAGAACTATGAAAAATTACGTGAATCTAATTTAAAAAAAATTTTAGATCTTTATAATGAAACTTTAAATAATTATTCATCGGTTTATAACAATTATTTAGAAATTTTACAAAATGCAATGAATGAACCAAATAATGCAGAATTACAAAATAAAAAAGATATGTTAATGGTTAGAGATAGACCAATAATTAAAAAATTAAATCAAAAATTAATTGATATTGAATCATCTATTCTAGATAACAATAAAACAATTAGACAAGACATTGATGAACAAAAAAAACAATTAGATTTAGACCAAAAAGAAAAAAAAATGATTGAAGTTAAAATTGATAAATTAGATAAATTAGTTAAATCGACAGGAGATTATGCGGATACTGGTTCTATAAGTGTTAAAAACTTAACTGATAAATATGATAGTGCATCATTATGGTATTATATTTTAATAACTATTAATATTATTTTATTTATTGTTTTCTGTGTTATCTATTATGGAGTATTATAATATGGTCGTAAAATGTAGTATTTTATTTTAATTGATTATTTTTATGTTATTATTTTAATTGATTATTTTTCTTAGTAATAATCAAAAGATAAGAAAGAAATGACTACACCAACTCCAACATCAACAGCAACGTCGGTATCAGATTTAAACAGAGAATTATTAATACAATATGATGGATTAAGTGATGATTTAAAAGATTATTTTGATCAGAGACAGCAAGATTTTTTAAATCAATCACAAAGTAATTATGAAAATCCTGCTAATTATACCACAGATAGAAATAAATTTATTTTAAATAATAAAATAGAATCTTTGGAAATTCGTCGTAAAGAAGTATGGGATTATTTAGTAAGTGAATTTAATACTAATACAAAAGATAAATTTTTAAATGCTAAAATGATGAGTCAAAATAAGAAAGATATGACTTATCAGAAAAAAACTTTAGATGATTTGCAAGAAAAATATAATAGTTCAAAAGATAAAAATAGTACATATGGTAGAGAACGTGAAATTGTATTATATGAATATAATTATAGATTAAACCAATTATTTTTAATGAAAGTTATCGGAAGTATCTTAATACTGTGTTTAATTTTATCAATTTTAATTAGAAATGAAATGTTACCATCACAAGTTTCATATGGAGTCCTTGCATTATTTGGATTACTTGTAATGTATACCATTTATTATGTATATTTAAAAGTACCTAATCGCAGTCGCCGTCAATGGGATAAATATTATTTTAAACAACCTGATTTAAAGGCTAAGTCAGATTCATCAAATATTGATTCAGATTTTGATTATGATAAGTTTGATAAAAAGATTGATGGTGAGTTTAATAAATATTTAGACACATGTAAATCTCCACAATCATAAATATTAGCATAAGTATAGATATTAAAAATAATTTATATTACCATAATAAACAAAACACGACAAAACAAAACAAAAAATAATAAACAATAAATGGAAGAAACAGACACAATATCTAAACAGGATTTTAAATATGCCATAGACAATGATGATGTTGCAATTATTGAACGTTTTCATCATCTTAATTTAATAGGTTCTCATAAAATTTTACAGTATTCAATTATAGAAAATCTAGAAAACACTTTTGACTTTTATTTAAATTTAAATTTAAATTTAAATCTAAATCTAGAAGAGAAAGATATATCTAATTTAATTAAATTATCAATTCAACAAAATAATACATTTTTCTTAGAAAAAATATTAGATAAATTTTTATTGGATGGTTTGAATTTAAATAAACCTCTAGATAATAATACTTCTATTATTGATTATTTGTATTTAAATATTGCAATTTATGAAAAAAAACTGTCACATATTAATATTTTATTAAGTCTAGGTGCTAGAATAGATATTAATTATCCAATTAATCAGATGAACTCATTACATTTTGCTATTTTAATAGGACATCAAAGCATTATAAAAGTTTTAATTGATAGTTCCAATAAATCTATATTAAATTCAGTTAATAAAAATTTTAATACCCCACTACATCTAGCAATATTAGAAGAATCAATTAGTATAGTTAAATTATTAGTTGAAAATGGGGCAAATATTAATTTTAAAAATAAAGAAGGGTTTACTCCTTTGGATTTAGTCATGAAATTAAAATTAAAACAAACACAAAAAGACTCATCATTTATTTTATATGAAACACCAAATTATGATTATGAACCAGAATCTGATTTAGATGTTATTGAACATTATTTAAAGTTAAACAATGCCATGTCAACTTTTTTTAGTTTATAGATAAACTTATTTTAACTTTTTCTTTTTAATTTCAAATCAAATCAAATCAAAACATGAGTTAAAATGATTTGAATATCTTCTTGTAAATTAATAAAAAATAAAATGAATTCTGACATTGATGGATTAAGTATTAATATTTCACAAGCTTTTAAAAGAAAATACCCTGAAATAGACCAAAATCATTATTCACAAAATAATATTAAAGATTATATTCATAGAACAAATATTAATTTCAGAACAAAAGATGGTATTCAGCAAATCATTGCCAGTTTAACCCAAACAATGAATCATTTAAAAACAAAAATGAACAAAGAAAATCAATCAAAAGGACAACTTCAAAATCATATTACAATTCCCAACCAATATCAAATACCGCAACAAAATTTAGTGGTTCAAAATAAAATACCAGAAAATGTTAATAACTATTCTAGAAAGGAATTTTTAAATAAAAATCCATTAATTGTTGATCCTATCACACTACCAACTCAACCATATTTAAATCACATTGAAAGTAAAAATAATGTTGTTCAAAATAATTATCAGAGTTTTCCATCTCCACCTAATCAAAAAGACATGACTTTATCAACTCTTAGTAGTCTTCCTAGTGAAATCAATCAAACAGATCGATTTATTTTAATGGATAAACAAAAAAATTTATTAAAGGAAGATACTGGTGAATGGGTGTATTACTTAGTAATTGATAGTAAAGATCGAGATTTTAAGATTTATAAATCACCCAATGAATATACAATTAGATTTTCACCTCCTAGTTTTAATAATAATGATGCTAGAACAGGTTTTGTTGATAGAATTATGCATAATGTTAAATCAATCGAATTAATTAAATGTGGATTTCTAGATACATCTGATTTAGATGGTTCTAGTGATAATGGTAATAATCCTCCACCGTATGTTATACTAGAAGTTGAAGAATTTGGAACTAATCATAATGGAACTAATCAATATTTAAATAAGTCACTTGCTATCATGGATACTTTTACAAAACAAGATAATTACAAATATTTTAATGTTATGTATGACGACAAACCAATGATTAATAAGTTTAATCCTCGTGTAACAATCGATAAAATGACCATTCGATTTAGATTACCAGATGGTACTCTTTATAATTTTGGAGATGTCAATGATATTGATAAAAATAAAGGAACAGTAAATTATCTTGTTTTTAAAATAACTGTCATGCAACGCTTCCTAGAAACACAATATCTTAATCAAACTGATGGTTAATTTAAAATATAATGATTATAATTTTTTATAATTTTTTACTAGAATAAAAAATCTTATGACTAGAAGGTAATTTTAAGGTTTTTTTATGACAAGTTTTCCCTTTGTGATTCTTTTTCTTGCAACTACCTGCTTTAAAATTACTGTAATATGTGCACAATCGACTAAAATTCTTATTTTTTTCATTCAGTTTAGTATTAATCTGACAATTGATTTTATATAACCATTTTAATAATGAATCTTGTGTAACTAAATATTTATCAATTGGATCTTTATTAAATAAATCATTGTAATATTTACGATATTCCGGACATGGTATAACTTTACCTAAATAATTAAAAAAAGTTAAATAACTCATCGCTTGTTGTGAAGAAGGATTATCTGTATTGTAATTAAAAATTAATGAATAAATAAAATCCCATCCAGGTAATTGACATTTAACCTGGGCACATTCAGCATATTTTTCATTAACTTCTTTAAGACTTGGATTTGGTGTATTTAAAAATCCTTGTCTTCTTAGTTTGCCATTAACTTTATTATGAATCAAATAAACCCATTCTGTTAATTTTTCACGTGAATCTAGAAAACCTTCAACTGGTAAATGGTCAATGTATTTAACATATGAATTTCTACAATATTTGCAAGGTAATACATTTTTTAAATTAGTATAAAAAATTCCATAATCTAATTTTTCTTCTGGTGAAGGTTTTTCTGGATATTGATATGCAATTTGATGTAATAATTTCCAACCGGGTGGTCCCCAGAAACGGGTATCCATTTTTCTATTTACTATTTAAACAAGAATAAATAAAATATTCAATTTGATTGTAAATGTAAATGTAAATAGACATATTTTTTCTCTCATTTTAATATAAAATTAAATGGTTATTAAAAGTCTATTTAAAGAAAGAAAGTATAAAGTAAAAAATAATAAATTAACCAAAAAAAAAGCAAAACAAACAAACAAAACATATAAACATATAGGAGGACAAAATAATAACAATAAAAAAGCAACTGGTAATATTTCAGAAGAACCCTTACAATCAAATGAAACTGCAAATCAAGAATATCTAAATAATTCTGGTAATGAAGAATCAATAGAAAACAATAATATGAATCAAGAAGGATTATCTAATAATCCAGAAACAGAAAATGAAAATAGCACCCAAACTCCAGCTGTTGGGTTATATAATAATCTTAATAAACAACAACCTGAAACTGAATTAAGTAAAGCAATTCAAAAAGAAAGAGGAGGATTATTTATTAGTTATCCACCTGAAATTAATGGTGATAAAGAAAAAGCAATTGCTGCAAAATTAAATTTAACAAACAGTAGAGAAGCAGGATTTACTTCATATAGAGGTGAAATGGATGATAAAATAGAACCTAAATTTAAAATAGATAATTTTTATCCTAAATATCTATCATATTACAAATTATCAGAAAATACACAAAACACACCATCTAATAACATGGGTAATATGGAGGATAATATGAGCAATATGGAAAGTAATAATCCTAATACTCCAACTCAAAGTAGTGCATAAGTAAAAAAATATTAACCATTTGGTAAATGACCATCATTTTCAGGGTCTTCAATTTTAAGACGTTGTGTTTTCTTTTTCTTTTCATTTTCTTCATCTGTTAATTCCTTATCTAATGAAGTAATAAATAAAAATAGTTCATCACTCCATCCATAGTGACAACCATTTGGAGATTGATCAATCATAATTTTATCAGATGTATTACGGTTATGTAAAATAGCAACCAGAACACCAACCCATGATATTTCAAATGTTTTATTTTCGCGACCTTCTAAAAACTCTTTTGCTTCACTATAATATGAATCATTACTAAACTTTTGTTCTTCCCAAAATGTTTTCTTAAAACAAAGTGACCCTTCTGAGATTCTTTCACTAAATGGTAATCTATGAGGAGGAACATTAACCATTGATACATATTTATTAATATCAAAACAACCAATTGATGAACATGTCACACAATCTTTACCACTTTTAAGTAACTCTAAAACACGCAATTTAATACTATTTGCTGGATAATAATCATCATCATCCATACAGACAATAATTTCATTACTTGCCTTCTCAATACAATAATTACGTTTAAAGCCAATTGATTTCTTTTCATCTAATTCAAAATACTTAATTCTAGTATCATTCTTAAGTTTTGGAATATTTTCAAAAATATCTTTGAGTTTATCTGTTCCATCATCAACAATAATCCATTCCACTTTTTCCTTTGGATATCTAAAATTAATGAAATTATTAATAGCTAGTTTAAAAAAATGACGACGATTATAGGTTGGTGTTATGATACTAACTGTTGGTAAATTCTCTTCGTCATTAAGCAATTTTTTATTTTCTTCGACTTCACTTTCAATATCTTCAGGAGTACGTTTTAGTTTAAAAAGTGCTTCCATCTCATCTTTAATACTATCATCAAAATGTTTGGCTTCTTTAAGATAACTATTACGTGCATTCTCACCCATTCGTTTCAATGTTTTAACATCTTGACTTTGAATTTCTCTGACAACTCTTTGAAAATCATCTTTATCTAGAATATATCTTGAACCAAGATTTTTCTTAAGAAGTTTTTTTGTTGGTGCATTAACAAGATAACCAGTTGATGAATCTACATAATCTTTCATTGGAGGTGCATTCGTAGTTACTACCACTGAACCGCATGATTTTGCTTCATGAATATAATGACCATAACCCTCTGTTTCAGAACAACATAAATGAACCCCACATTCATTCATCATTTTAGTTAACTCATCTTCATTTAATCGGTTAGTAATATATTCAATATTTGGTAAATTTTTTTGAGTAATATGAACATCATTCGGACTATATACAATAGTTAATTTAGGAAAATCTTCCATCCAATAATCAATTATCTCTTGAGTTTGTTTATGTTTTGAACGACCACATAAATGAAGATAACGTGTAAAATCTTTTGTCATATTAGCATCTCGACGATCTAAACTTTTCCACCCAATCATTTTAACACATTCCTTTTTAGTATGAACTAAACTCTTAAATAAATTTTCAGCATAATTAGTTTTAACAAAAATATAATCAATGTCTTCTAGGTATGGCACCCATGTTTTATAATACCATTCTTGATTAGGAATTAAGACATTAATATCAGCATATTGACATAGAATTTTGGAAACCGTTTCAATAAAGATATTAATATCTGCTCTAGGTGCCATATAATGAAAAAAATCAACTATTTTAATTTCAATCTTACTCTTGAAGTGTTTTTCAAGTAATTTAGCAAACATTTTCATATCATTTGTTAAACCATATTGATTGTTATAAGTAATTAAATTTATCTTAATTATTTGATTGCTCATTTGGGTTTGGGTTTTAAATAATTAATAAAATCAATGTTTTTATACTAATATTTTTTGTTTTTAAATTTATTATTATTATTTTTATTTAGTTTAATATGAAAAATATATAAATTAAATAGAACTAAAAGTACAAAAATAATAAGGACTATACAAATACGATGATTATTACAATTAAAATGAATCATCTGTAGGTCACCATCTTCAGGCTTTATAATAAACATCTTACTTTATTTATTGTATAGTATTAGTTATTACACCTTTTAAAATTCAATTTTATTTTTTAGATTTTTCTCATATTAAAAACTGATAAAGGTAGTGGTCTAGATGATTGTGACCTAGATGATTCATTTTTTTTAGATGAATTTAAATTTTGGGATTCATTAGATATTATAGATAATTGATTAGATTGAGGTGGTTCATTTTCATTTTCATTTTCATTTTCATGTTCAGATATTTTAGATAATCTTGGATGATGATTGATATTAATACTGATTTCAGATGATTCTTCTGCTTCTGCTTCTGCTTCTGCTTCTGCTTCTGCTTCTACCTGAGTATCTATTGTTTTATCAGATGATGAAAAAAATGAACGAATAAAACTAAATATTGAATATGATTTAATAGGTTCTAAATGTTGGGATTCATCAATATTTATATTTATATTACAAGTCGTACTTTTATCTTTTGTGACAGTCTCATATGTTTTGGATGTATTTTGATCTTGATCTTTAAAACGAGGATGATATTTAGGTTCTTTTGTTCTATAATCATTACTAAGACTATTATCACTATAATTACTATTATGACTATTATGACTATTATTACATTGATTATCTAGAATTGTTTCTTGAATGATTTTATCTTTATATTGTTTGATAAAATATGAATCTTTTTTATTTTGTTGATGTTTTTTAATAGGATTTGTTGTTTTACATTCTGAATCTAAATCAGATAATGTAATTTGATTATTTTTTTTATTAAAAAAACTAAAAAAAGATTTTTTAGGCATGTAACCAGCATCAGATGAAATATCGAATCCATTATCTATCATCCTATTAATTTCTTTTTCAAATCTAGATTCGGTCATGACTTCTAGTTCATTTTTAAGTTTTAATATATTTTCTTCAACCAATCCAACAAATTCATTAATTGGAACATCTGATGGAAAGTTTATTTCAAAAGAAACTTGTGTAATTAATCGATCATATGCTTTACTAGCTAGATTATTATTATTTATTTTGGTTTTATAATCTAGTTGATTTGAGATTAAAGTTATTAAACCATTAACAAAACCAATCAATGTAATTGCATAACCAATATATTGTCGTTGTTTAGTATGATTATTATTATTAGAAGACGAATCTGTATTGGTAATCGATAAAATACTAATTGAACCAGAAACTATAAAACTTAATGCTAGAAGAACATTATTTCTAGGTTGATAATATTTACTAGCTCTTCTATGTAACCATCTGGCTCTTCTTAATTTATATAGTAATTCTTCTAATTTTTCATGTCTTGTATCATCCGTAATGCTTTGATTATCGATCATATAATTTATAATTATTTACATTATATTTCTTATACCAAATAAAACAAATATCATGAATAAAATAGTATAAATAGACCCTATATAATAGATAACAAATGGGGTCCAGTTTTTCATCAAATAAAAAAAAATATTATTCAAATGGATCATCTGAAAGATTATTATCTGAAGATGATCCATATTCTAACAATACAAATACTAGTAATTCTAATTCTAGTTCTAGCAATTTAAGTGTTCAATTAGAAGCTATAAAATTTCAACTTAATAAATTTAAAGATGAAAATCAAAAATTAAAAGTTGAAATTAAATCATTATATGAAAAAAATTCTAAAATGGAATCTGACATAAATAAAATTCAAAATAACCATGGTAATGAAATTTATGCATTGAATCAAAATATTTCATCTGTTCAAAAAGACATCGTAACACTTATGAATAATCAAAAAATTATATCTGAAGTTTTACAAAATAATAGTCTGAATAATTATGATAGTATAAAATCATAATCTATCAAAACCCATGTTTTTCATGGTCATAATCACTATATCTATTATTTAGTATTTTAATATTTTTATATTTACAATAATGATCCTTTGCTGAAAAAGTCGGATAAACTTCCTTTAACATTTGATATTTATTATTTTTATTATCAAAATATATACCATCAGCTGTTATATTTTTTCCATGTAATTCATAAAAGACATCTTTCATAATTCCACATATAGACCATCCCCAATATGAATACTCTTTCTTACTTCTATACATCTCTAGATATTTATCAATACACATTTTTAAAGCATTATGTTTTGGAATTGATACTATAAATTGAGGAGTAATACCAATTTTATCTTGTGAAATACATGATAAGAAAGTAGTATCCATATCCATGATATTTTCCACTGAAACTAAAGGTTCTATATCAACATCAGCATAAATACCACCATATTTATATAGGACACATACTCTCCAAAAGTCAGCTTTAATTGGACCATCCTTAATCATATTAAAGATATCAACGTATTCCATACCATATTCATCTTTTAAAAACTTAATACAATCCTCGTTATCATACAATTTAATTTCGTATTCAGGGTATATTTTTTTCCAGTTTGGTATTATATAATTTGGTATATTTTTAGTTTTATAGGATAAATAAATAACTTTAGGTATTTGATTGTTTAGTTCAAAATTTTCAAGAATTGTAGATGTTTTATAACAATGATTCCCATATAATAAAATTACAATTAATATCAAAATTAATATTATTATGGTTTTATAATAATAACTATTTCTAATAGGTTTAACCATTTATTATTTATAAACAAAAAATTAAAATAAAACAATAAAATAATATTAACTCATATTATCATTAATTAGTATGATAATTTAATTAAGCCACCAACTATCATCTAGGTAAGGAGGTATTTCTTTAGTATCAATACAATTTCCAGTACCAGGACCTTGTGATACTAAATCGTCAATATCATATGGTGTAATTGCTTTATCAAAGTATTGTAACTTAGCAAGATAACCTTCATAACCACCATACATATTTGTCCAAACATTCCCATAGTTTTGTCTAGGAAGACTACTAAGTTCTTTCTTAATCTTAAGGTATCCATTTACATAGACAAGTAGACTACGGTTTTTAAGAACAATTGTTAGATGAACCCATTTACGAAGAGGAATATTATCAATATCAACAAATTCGAGGAGTGTTTTCATTGTATTCATGTAAATACGTATCATATTAGTGTTAGGATGGATCCAAACACCAGGTGCACGATTAGGATAGCTAGAACTATTACCTTTATGAAAGATATGTTTCCATTCTCCTTGTTTGTATGAGAAATCATTGACTAAAAACCATAATGAATAACTAAACTCAATACCATCTTGATTTACTGATCTTTTAATTGGAACATAGTTAGTATGATTAGGATCTTGTGAAATCACAAATGCATTTTTAGCATTTTTGGTTCCATCAACTAACATAGGACTACCTGTACGTTCAATATCCCATTTATCATAATAATATTTAATAATTTTTATTAAAATAACTAACAAAACTAATACTAATATTACTTTAAGAACTAACATTAATGTTGAATTTTCTGAAATATCTTCTGTATATTCAGAAACTGTATTTGCAGCTGAAGTAAATAAGCCATTTTTTTTATTGTTTGTATTGTTCGTATTATTTGTATTGTTCTTATTGTTTGTATTGTTTGTATTGTTTGGGTTATTATTTTTTAAAGTTTTGTTCAAATTTTCAAAATCTTTATTTAAATTAAGATTATTATTATTCTTATTCAGATTGTTATTTTTTGCTAAATTATTATTTACAACAACCGAATTATTATTATTATAAATATTATTGTTTGCATTGGTATTAGTGTTATTGGGTACATTATTAGTTGTATTATTTTTTAAATTGTTCTTTGTTCCATTTAAATTATTTTTACCTGCTTCCATCTTTATTCTTTTATATTAAACATATAAATTTTTATAAAAAATAATTAAAATATAAAAATGAAAATGAAAATTAAAAATTAAGTTTATTCGCTAAATACATTTAATAATCTTGAGAAGAAATTTTTAATTGACCCAAAGAATCCAGTATTTAATTCTGGTCCAGACTTATAAATATTATATATTTCATTAGATGGTAAAGTCATATTTGAGTAATTTAGATTAGCAATAAATCCATTAAATCCACCATTTGGACAAATATGCATATTTTGTAAATTTGGTTTAGGAAAGCCTCTCAATGCTTTTGTTTTTACTAATTTTCCATCTAAATATACTTCAATACTGTTATTAAAAACTGAAACAACAACATGAGTCCATTTTTGAATAGGAATATTATTAATAACGCATTCATCATAAATTATAGGCATTGTTTGACCATTTGATGAACTGGTTGATTCAGAAGTATAATCTGTTGGTGCAGGTGTTGAAGCATGTTCATTTTGCATACCAATCATACGTTGCATTTGAATTTCAATTCTTTCTAATCGACCATTTAAATCTCCAACAACACCTTCTTCTGGTACAGGTGTAGTTGTTGGATCAGTAAAATTTTCATTAACAATATTACCACTAATATTTGATGACATTCCTCCAAAATATTCCATTGGTAAAGTAACTCTAAAATCTTCCCTATTAACAGTTGATGTTGGACTAGGTAAATCTCTAACAGTATTTGTTTGCAGTTGAACTTTGATTGTCATATCATTTGTTGTCGGATGAAAATAAATGTAGGGGTTAGATTCAGTATTCTCTTTATCACCTTTGTATAAGATTGATTTATTGACACCATATCTATAATTATAGTCTTTAATAAACATCCAAAAACTAATTGAATATTCATTACCCTGAGCGGACAATGGGATTTTTGATTTGTCTACCATAACATATTTATCAGCCTGATGTTCATTAGGTATTAATTTTTCAATTTGAAACTCAACTACGCTATTTTTTGAATAATATTTATATAATGCAAAAAATATATAGAACAATATTAGTAATACAAAGAATATTAATAGAATTTCTAAAAATGACATTTAATCTATTATATTTTATCTTTTAACTAATTGATAAGATAATTTTTTTAATTATACATTTATTTATTTAAAACTTAATAAAGTAGTTGCATTTGGGATTTCATTAATATCTAATGGATATCCCCAATAGATAATTGGTCCATATTTACCTTGAATATTATTATTTACTTCACCAATTTGTAAAGGACGAGGTTTAATAATTGGAGGATTTTTTAATTTTCGACTAATTATTAATTCATTGTCTAAAAATATTTGTATTTTAGTTGATGAAAAAACAACAACTATATTAAGCCATTTTTGCAATGGAGGGTTATTATATTTAACAGTTTGATAACTAGTCATCTGAATATTATCTTGCATTTCAACTCCGAATTCTAAATAATTTTCAGAGGGATGATAATAAATACTAGGGAAATAATTGATAATTGGTTTTAATTGATCAAATCTACTTCCCCATTTTTCATTTTCCATTGCATTTTCTAAATAAATTTTAAATGCAAATGTAACCCCAAGTGCATCTCCTTTATTTAATTCGGGTAATTTTATTTGATTATGTGAATATTTTGTTGAAAAAGTAGTATCTAATTCAACTGTATTTTCTAATAACATCAATGGTTCTTTTTTAAATTTTGGTTGTAAATATTTATATATATAAATACCTAACATTATTATTATTAATATTATTATACCAAAGATAAAAGTATATATAAATAACTCCATTTTTATTTTTCCTTTACTTATTATTAAACACAATATTTGAAATATTATCGCGTTATAATTTAAAAACAATTTAAAACTTAAAATGTTCATTAAAGTTTCAGACCTTAAATCTGCCGAAGAATTCAAAAACCAAACTAATAACGGTTATTGGGTTATTTTATATTATGCTGATTGGTGTCCTCATTGCGTTTCAATGAAACCTGAATGGAAAATGTTTGCCGATAAATACTCTTCCGATAATAAAATTAATGTCGCTGAACTAGAAAGCCAATTTTTAGACATGGTTGGTCCTCAACATAAATCAAATGTTGAAGGGTTTCCCACAATTATTAGCCTTAATAAAGGTTCTAAAGTTGCCAATTTTATGGGTCCTAGAACCAGCAAAGATATTGATATGTTCGCTAATACCAATTATACAGGTGTTAAAGGTATCACAAACAAATCATCTAATCTTAACAAACTTTTAAGAAATAATCTTAAAAAACAAACTAAAACAAAGAAAACAAAGAAAGTACGTAAATCCAAAACTAAATCCAAATCCAAATCTAAAACAAGAACTAGAAAAGGTAAAGGTAAAGGTAGTCGTAAATAAAAGTTAAAACATCTATTGTTTCATAAACATAATTTCATTTTCTTGAGTTTTTATTATAATATTTTATAGATTTGTAAAATTGTCATATAATTGTTTTACCATTTCACCATTAATTGCTCCAGGAATAATAATTAAATTACTTAGGTCACCTTTATATGTTTTTTGATTATGTACATACAAATCCCCATTATTCCATCTAGGAACCCCATTTAATACTTTGTTCAATTTAAATACTCCATTAACATAAACTTCAATCGTATTACCTTTGACCGAAATTGCAATTTGGGTAGGAATATTAGTTTGTAAATCTTGTACATCAACGTAATCAATACTTACAAAATCTTTTGTATCTGCCATACTATCTTCTAGATTTTCAGGATCGCCTTCTTGATCAGTAATCCAGCAATTAGTACATGGTTCTTCAGCAGCTCTTTCACTTCTAGTTTTAAATTGTTTCGAATTAGTAAGACCATTATTTTTACATAAACATTTTTCAATATTTGCGTGAGGATATGTTCTAGCTTCCGGTTTTTTAGAAACCGTTGTAATCGCAATTCTTAGGTTATTTTGAAAAGGAGATAACCAAAAACCCATACTTTGTTCTGGAATATCCATTACAATTTTTTCCCAATTATGATATTGAATAGTTTTACTTTTATTATTGACAGTTTTATCAATCGGTGTTCCCTTATGTAAAATATGTCTCCAAAGACTATAATTTTCATACCAATCTTGAATTCTAATTATAAAAGAACATGAATATGTATCGGGAAAAGGAGGTGATGGAACATCTTTTGACGCAATAATAACTTTGTTATTCGATTTAAGTGAACTAACAATAGGATTTATTTTATTTATACTTTGAATATTACCATTCTTATCGTAGTCATTTTGTTTTTTGTTCTTTACCCACGCAAAATAATTGTCTTCATCAGTTCTTAAACGACCATTTTTTTGCCCAACACACGTACTTGTATTACTATCAAAAGTCACACCATCACAATTTGCTTGTTGCTTACATAAATTTGTACATTCATACATATTTGCGGCATTTTCAGTAAATAAAGGATCTAATTTTAATATATCATTCGCAAAATAGGTATATCCTTGAACTGGTTCATCAAAAATTGCATATTTATAAATTACATAACCAACAATAGCAAAAAATGCAAATACTATTCCAAATACAATATATGGGTGATTTAATATGTCATCTTTAACTTTTACTAAATTATTATTATTGTTATTATTGTTGTTATAATAAACCATTAATTTTATTTATAAAATGAGAAAATAGTAGATTAAAAAAATTTTTTTCTTTCTTTAATTTATAAAGATTAAAACATTAAATAATTAAATAAAATGACCCAAGTTGTTGTTGATGCCCAAGAACTCGTACGCAGAGCCGTTACCTACATTGTTGAAGGTTTAGTTGTAGCTATCGCTGCTTTTGCACTCCCCAAGAAAAAACTCGAACTCGAAGAAGTTGTTATGATTGCCGCCGTTGCCGCCGCCACATTTGCCCTCCTCGACCTCTTTGGTCGTCGTAATGGTCAAGGTCAAAACCTCATGGCTGACTGGGCACGCTCAGGTGCTGGTTTTGGTATTGGTGCCAAAATGGTCGGTTTCCCCGCGTAATCTAATTTAACCAATTCATTAATCCAAGGTTTATTACTATTATAAACTAACAGTGATTTCTGTTAGTAATTTGTCTTTTTCACTTAGACCTTTCAGATAATTAATATCAATATCATTATTATCATTTTCGGTTTCATGATTTGTCTGGCTATTATCAAAAGTTAATTCACATTTAGTTTTAGTTTTTCGCTTTCTTATAATTTCTAAGACTTTGTAATATCCTAGAAAAATAGTTGAGAAAATAACAACCAAATTATTTATTAGCATTAACATACTATTAATTTCAATTGCATAACCTATCCAAATTGTATTACCTAGAATACGCATTACTAAGAAGGTTTCGCTGAAATCACCGGTTGACTTTGTGCGAAATGTCTTCCATACTTGCGGGATATTATAAGTTAAATTAATAATATTTGCAACAATTAAAAATATATTAGTTGTTAATGATACTTTGTCATCTAAAATTTCAAATTTCATTTTTTATTTATTCGATACTCAATACTCAATACTTGATATAATATAAAAACAACAAACTTTATATTTTATTATATCATAATCATGACAACCATAAATACAAATATAAATATAAATATTTTTTGCCCCCTAGATGATAGATATTCAGAAATATTAAAAGAACTTAATAATGCAGGTGAAGTTAATTTTATGAAATTACGACTTGAAGTAGAAATAAAATACTTCCTAGAAATGGTTAAAATTAAAAATCGCCCTCTCACTCAAGAAGTTATAATTGAATTAAATAATTTATTAACAGTTGATCCAACAACTTATATTAATGATATCAAAGAGATTGAAAAAACAACTAAACATGACGTCAAAGCCGTTGAATATTTTTTACGACAGATACTAGAAAAAAATAAAGTTCAAACTAAAACAATCGAAATGGTTCATTATGGTTTAACATCTCAAGATATTAACACACCAGCTTTATCATTGCAATTAAAAAGTTTTAATGATGTTCTTTGTAAGAATTATGATAAATTAATTCAAATCATATCAACCAATGTTATCGAATACAATGATTTACCAATGTTAGCAAAAACACACGGTCAACCTGCAATCCCGACAACTCTAGGTAATCAATTTAAAGTAGTCCTCGAGGCACTTAAATATCATCTTAACATTCTTAAGAAATTAACTATTGAAGGAGATGGTATTCCTACTAAATTTGGAGGTGCAGTCGGACATTTAAATGCCCATTATTATGTTGATCCTGAAATAGATTGGCATAGTAAATTTGATAAACATATCATGGAAGAATATCAATTGAAACGGATTAAATATGTAACACAGAATTTACCATATACATATTGGTCGCCTATTTTTGATGCTTATAAAAATATCAATTGTATTCTTTCGGATTTTTGTCAAGATATTTGGCTGATGATATCAAACGGTATATTTACGCAATCTGTCGAAGAAGGTCAAATTGGTTCATCCGCGATGCCACAAAAAGTTAATCCAATTAATTTTGAAAATGCAGAAGGTAATGCTGATATGGCAATCAATATGTTTGAATTCTTGAGCCGACGTTTGACTAAATCGCGATTACAACGAGATTTGACCGATTCGACAATTCTGCGTAATTTACCGATGCCCTTTGGTTATTCCCTGATTGTTATTAAATCACTCACAAGAGGACTTAATAATATTAAACCAAATCATAAAAAAATGTTTGATGAACTAGAAAGTAACCCATCTATTATTTCAGAAGGATTACAAACTATTCTACGTAATATAGGATTTCCAAATCCATATGAAGTTCTTCGTAAAATTACACAAAATACACAAAATACAGAAAAAGAAAAAGATAAAGAAAAGCAAGACGTTTCTTCATTAAAAGATAAATTGTATATAAATATTCATCCTATTTGGCATCAAGGAATTATTGAAATGACAGAAGAAACTATTAGTAAAATAGAAGAATTAAACACTCTTAACTACTTAGGTATGTTTTAATGAAATCTTCTACCTCCATGGTAAATTCTTCGATGACCTCCACCATAACCTCCATAACCACGATGACCACCTTCATAATAAATTCTTCGATCACCATAATAATTTCTACCACCAGTGCTACCATACCACCACCATGGATAACCATCATAATAATAAGGATTATAGTATATATAGGGATTATATTCAACTACTTCAACCTGATCATTAGTTTTTGTACTAGAAGTATTTTTATTTTTAAGTTTTCTATTAATATTATCATAATAAAGAAATGATAACATACCGATTATAATAAATAACAGTATAAAGATTATAAAAGAGTTAGAATCCATTTAGTATTTGTTTATTATTCTAGATATATATTTTTTTTGTTTCTGTAAATTAAACTCAAAATGACACAACAATTTAGTAATTATTATGATATTAAAACAATTTTTCCTATTTTTATGGGTGCTCTTACAGTAGAATTTATATTTTTAATATTGATACGTTATTTTCCAGCTTTTTTTGGAAAACCAGTTAGTCAATGGTGGACAACTTATGGATTAAGTGCAATAATATGTGATATATCAATCATGGTTTTAGGTGTCTTACTAGCTAGATATGTTTACACACAAATGGGATGGAAATGGTCATTAACTAAATTTTTAGTATTAATCGTCGCAATCCAAGTCATCCACGACTTCCTATTATACGTATTAGTTATTAACCCATTACCCAAAGGTCATAATGCAATCTTTGATTTATTCAAAAAATACAGTGCTTCTGGATGGAAAATACTTCTAGCCGATGCTATTATGATTGTCTTAACTGTCCTTTTTGGATTATATTATACATCAATTAAAGATGTCAATCAATATATGGCTCTCTTCCTAATATTATATACATTACCTTATTTTTTACATAAAGAAGGTGTTAATTATATTCATTAAAAATACAAATTAAAAATTAAAAATATATTACATGTTACAATTATTATGGATTGATTAATTTCATTATTTCATTTAATTGTTTTTTTTTATCATTTTCTTTCATTTTTTCTTTATCTTTATTCATTTTTATTTTATTATTATTTTCTTTATTTCTAAAAGTATAAAAAAAAGTATTATTTCTAAAATTACTTGGTTGTGTCATTCTAGGTAGAGGTGTAACAAATAAATCTTTATCTAACGATTGTGTATTGTTTCTTTCAACAATATAATCATGTGCTACTTTCAAAATATTTTGACGTCTGTTACATAAAATTTTATAAGTATCTTCAATCATGACCCAATCTACAAAACTGAGTTCATAATCATTACAACATTTAAGAGGGATAGTTTCAATTTCTTTAGATACATAACCAATAAAATAATAAATAGTACAATTTCCTTTATCAGGATTACCTTTTTTCTCTCCAACCATCATACTATCATGTTTATATTGTTCAACTGATAATCCAGTTTCTTCTAAAACTTCACGATGTGCTGTTTGATGAACACTTTCACCTAATTCTTTTCCACCTTTAGGAAATCCAATATTACCCTTTGGAGTTTTAACAATAATTGTTTTGGTTAAATCATGATTAAAAATAATTACACCGGATGCATACCAAATTTTAGGGGTTTTGTTAGTATATCTTATGAGACTCATACAAAAATGTTTAATTAATATATATTTATAGTTGCGTTTTCTAATATTATTTTTTATCTAAATATTCAACAATAAATAATAAATAATAAATAAATAATGGAAGAAGCAAAATTAGCAATTTTAACAGATGCCAAACAAGAATATAGTATGCAACTAGTCAATATTCTTAAATCATCAATTTGTTCTGGACTTAAATTTTTATACGATGAATCCAAGAAAAAATGTATTGCTGAAAAACGTTTTAATGAAGTCTTATCCGAATTTCAAGAATTCTTATCTCAAATTCGTTTATGGAGTCAAGATATGATTGAACAAGAATATAGACGAATTCAAGATGAATCCGGATGTGATTTCATCAAAGAACTAATTACAGCTGTTTTTATGAGTCATACACAGATTCTTCAATCAATTCGAGGAGATGGTATTAAAAAACAAACCCAAATTGATATCCCTAAACCTGAACATTTCATTCATAAATGTTATATCAATGCTGGTCGAGAATTTTATAAAAATCCTTTTTTCTTCTATGATGGTCCTGAAGTGAGTGCAATTGAAAGACAAAAGAATATTCCTCAGTGTGAAACTATTATTGCAACATCAATTGGCGAAACTGTTCGTCAATTATTACCAGTGCGTAATATTCTTAAAACATACCTTCAAGATACTTTTAATCAAGAACAATATGATGAAGAAGAAAAGAAAGAATCAATGAAAGGGTTAAGTCAAAATTATCAAAATAATTTAAGAGAAATCGTTAAAAAGGAAATTGCTAACTATACTAGCAATAAAACTAACTCAGAATCAATTGTTAAAAATTTAATCCAAGAAGAACTCCTACAAGTACCCACTAAAAACATTGAACAATCTGAAAATGAAAATAAAACTGAAAATGAAAATGAAACTGAAATCTTTGAATTAATGCCAGAATTATCATTAGATGATATTGATATTATGGTTAGAAACCAAGAGGAAGAAGAAGAAAGAGAAAAATTGGAACAAGAAGAACAAGAAAAACAAGAAAAACAAGAAAGATTAACCAGAGAAAGACAAGAACAAGAAGAAAAAGAACAAGAAAGACTTAATAAAGAAAATGAAGAACGTATTGAAAAAGAAGAACAAGAAAGACAAGAACAAGAAAGACTAACAAGAGAAAGGGAAGACCAAGAAAGACTAACAAGAGAAAGGGAAGAACGTGAAAAAGAAACTAAAAATGTAATCATGGATACTGAAGTAAATAAAAAAAGTAAACAAGAATCTAAAAACTCAGAAATAATGGTCAAAAAACAAGAATCTTCTATTACAACACCTATCATATCATCAGTACCCTCAATTAGCCCTGTTGTAATTAATGAACGTAGTTTATATGGAGCAGATTTAAATTTTGACGAAGAAATAAACTTATTAGACGATGATATTAGTTTTGATCCTCCTAAAAAATCAACAATTATACCATCATCAGAAACCAAATATACTTTCTTTAATTAAAAATTGAATTTACTATAAATTAATAATAAACTTAAATATAAAACTGAAGAACATTGATTCAAATATGAAAACAGAAATTGACAATCTTGTTGATAAACATTTTAATCAAAATCAAAATATTAATCTGAATCAACCATGGGAAAATAACTCTTGCTTAAATTTTATTAATGATTACATATCATTATGGTCTTTTAAAAATTTTAAAAATAAGAATCTAGATACATTGAATCTCGATACATTCTATCTAGAATTGCAAAAATTAAAACGTTTCTCAAGTGAAACTCTAGGTAATAGTTTGTTACAAATCATATCAAAAATTAAGATAGATGATAAGATTAAATATTATGATATAATTATTAGTATCCTAGAAGACAGCAAGAAACATAATATATCTTTTAATTTATATGATCTCAATGAATTAAATAAATTAAACTATCCTCTGGTAGAACTAAATAATTTAGTCAAACTTAAATATGAATTAAATTATTCCAAAAACCCATCACAATCAACTTTTAACATTGAAATGATCCAAAAAAGACTAATCGATTACTCTCAAGGTCTAATCACCAAAGAGTTTCCTTTTAATCCCGCTAAATTTGTCATTGCTGGAGGATTCGTTGTTAATTTATTAATTGGTATTATTTCATATTATACAGACATTGATATTTACATTTTTAATGATTTTGAAAATCAAGCCATTGAACTAATTAATTATTTTAATCAGACATGCAAAAATAAAATACATATGACCTATAATAAGTCAATTATTAACATTTATCCAGTTGACTATAAAATTAACATTCAACTAATTAAAATTGCAGGTACACCCCAAAAAATTATTAGTGATTTTGATTTATCTTATTCACAGATGATGATTCTTAATTGGGATAAGCTACAAATGACTTTTGATGCCTATAAATCAATGATAACTGGGTTATTCACTATTAATCGTAAAGCAGTTATTCGAAGTTATCGAATTGTTAAAGCTTACATTAAAGGGTTCGTATTAGATAATATTGAATATCAAAAAAGTCTCATTACACAAAAACAAACCATGAATGAACATCTTCTTTTAAATGAAGTCAAAAATTTAATTAAAGATTTAAATAATTATGATTTGAAAAAAAAATCAAGTAATATGTGTAATGATAACCTAGAAAATCTACTTCGTGGGTATTTCCCGATTAATAGTCAAGAACATAAAATTATGACCAAATCAGTTCATATTGAACAAAATATGATCTTAAATACAACAGATGATGAATTTAAAACATATCTAGAAGAGGTCTCTAATTGTAAGTACTTAAACCTAGAAGAGTTCAATTTAATAACTTTTGATAATTTAAAATATTATATTGATATGGAAAGTGATAATATGAATGCAACAATTAATTTTGATTCATCTTATCCAAAAATGAAAGAAATTGAACTTAAATCAATCGTCTATAATCCTAAATATTATTTGTTTCCATTACAAGCAAATATTGGAGATTATTATAAATTCGTAGCACCATTATCACGATTTTGTATCATATCAAAAGTAAAAGTTTCAGATCTTAAAATTATTAAAGGTCAAAAGTATTTAAAAGCTATTTTTAAACCAGATTCTAAATTAAAAGAAGTTTTAACTAAATTGGATTGTAAAATAGAATCATTATATACACATTTTGTTGGTTATAATAATTTTGACAAAAACATCTGCTGTTTCCAAAAAAATGCAGATATGGAAACTATTATGGTTCGTATCAGATATGATTCATTACCTTTTTCAGATACATTTAAAGAACTAAATCTTAATCGGTTATATAAATTTAAAAATTTTAATTTGAAAAAAGATGATATTATTAATGTTAAATTAACAATTAGTGATATGTTCATAAATAAATTAATTAATCCTAATATGAATACATTTGGATACCATATTGATATGAAAATCAATGGGGATTTAACAACTGAACATTTAAAAGATTAAAATGATTAAAATGATTAAAATGATTAAAAATTAAACAGATGGTATATATTCCCATCTAAGATCTTCACAGATTTTTTCCCAAATTACATCCTGTTGGTGTAATTTGTCACGACTTTTTAATAAATTTAAATATGGTAAATGCTCATCTAGTTCAAGTAATTCGAAAAATTTATATAATATATATGAATATGATAAAAAGTTTCGACGTTCAGTAGGACAATATTTAGCGAATGGGATTTGAATATCATTAAACATTTCAATTAAGCGTTTTCGTACCTTGCTCGTAATTGGAGGTGGTTTTAGACCCGTTAATTGATAAATAATGAATGGTATATGTTCATAATAGCGATTTTGTTCGATTTTCTTTAAGATTGATCTTAATTTAACATTCGTTAAATCAGATACTTTCGTTATTCTATTTTTTTTAAGTTCTCTTAAAATTTCAAGATAAACCTCTTCTGGAATTTCAGTTGTTTCACGACCTTGATACTGTGAAAGAACTTCAATAAAATGATTGCGTCTTTTATATGCAAAATTAGTCATTTCCTTAGGTGTGTCTCTGTAAGATGGTTTATCTGAATCAATTAGGATAAAGTCAACATAGAAACATTTAGGGCAAACTAATTTACCTTCGTTTTGATATAATTCACGATCAGTTTCACAAAAAGGACATTCGTCATTTTCAGATGTTTCGAATAAGTCTTCAGGAACAAATTCTTCATCGACTTTTTTCATAACATGATTATAAATATCTAACTTTGACATTCTTTCACGTCTAAAAAATTTATCCATCTCTGATTCTGATTGAAATTGAGTTAGAGTTTGCGATTGATTTTGATTTTCTTGATTTATATTTTCCATATTATCCATATTATCTTGATTTTGGGTTTCGTTATTTTTATAATTTTCAAATAAATCGAATACATCTTTGTTTTTTTTGTTTGGTTTTTTTATTTGGGGAATGTTTGGATTGTTTGATACACCATCACTTTGATGATTATCACGATTTATATAATATTGTGTCATGATATGACCAACATCTAATAAATATTCTTCTTCCATCCGATTACTTTCAATGTCTTTTATTTCCTTTTCTATACTTTGAATTTTCATTTCTAAAATTCTTCGCTGATCCATTAATTCGAAATGTTCAAAAAAATCACTTTTTTTCATGTCTGCTTCTTTTTGGATTTTCTTTATTTGATCCTCCAGTTTTGAAATCTCCTTTCTCTTTTGAGGAATCGATTTCTGCATTGTTTGGAATTTTTTGATTTGTTTTAGATGAATTGCATCTAACGTTAATCGTTGGTCCTGAACAATTTTATTTTTGGTTTTTACTTTGACAGACATAAAACACTTAACAAATATTATAATTATTTTGTATTGAAAAGTCTTTATATTCAAATTTACTAAATTAGAATAAAAAGTTAATATTTAGATTAAAAAATTTATTATTTTATTTATTTTATGGTTATGGAGCACCACCTTTAGTAGCACCTCTACCTCTACCAGCTGGACTACCTCTACCAGCTGGACTACCTCTACCAGCTGGACCTCCTCTTACTGATGGTGTTGAACCTGTTGCAGAACTGGGTGCACCTATTATAGTAGGGTTATTACTAACAGATTTTACATTATCTATAATAATATCAATATATTCTTCCATAAATTTATTTTCTTTTTCTTTTGCATCACCAAGTTTTTTATCAAAAATGTCTGCAATTTCTTTTTCTTTATCAGCAACATCAGTTTGAGAGGAAGTGATACCACTTTCTATTTTTTTTATATCAATAGGTAATTGAGCTTGAATATAAATATTATTTGTATTAGTAATAGTTTGAAAATAAGTATTTAAATCTTTAATTGAATTGATTAATTTTATAAATTCGTCAATTAAAGATTCTAAAACTTTTTTAAGATGTTTCTTTAATTCAGTGTTATCCGGAATAGGTGTATTTATAAATGCTTCTTCGGTAGCGTCAAATTTAATCTTATTATTATCATTCATAAATTGATTTATAAAATTTTCATTCACAGTAAAATTATTTTTTATATCATCAATATTAATACCTGCAATCAAAGGATTTATTTCAGTTACTTTTACATCTACTAATGCAGTTGTATAATTTTTCATATAATTCATAAATATTTTAAAAATTTTAATTATTAATTTATAAATTTTGTTATTTTGATCAATAAAATCTGTTTCTATTTTATTAAAATTGTCATTAAAATCTTTATCTATTTTTAATAATTTAAGATAGTTATTTTTTTTATAAATTTTTTTTATTGTGACCAAATGATCTTTTTCAATAAGTTTTTTATTAGTAATATCAATTTCAAAATAAATATTAAATATTTTTGTAAATAAATTTTTAAATAGATTATCAATAGTAGGTGCTGTATAATTAGTACCCATTTGATTTGTTTTAAAATCCACCCAATATTTATCTATTCTATTTGTTGATGGTGATATTATTTCTAACACTGTTTTGATTTCATTAAATTTATTTTTAATTGTATCTACTTCAAAAAAATTATAAATATTATTGTTAATTATTTGTTGTTTTTGTGCTGCTAATTGTGTTGGTAAGAGTTTTACTAGTGTTTTGAGTGCTGCTACTTGTGTTGGTGTGAGTGCTGCTATTGCTACTGGTTTGAGTTCGTTTACTTGTAATTGTGTGAGTTCTGCTATTTGTAATGTTGTGAATGCTGCTACTTGTTCTGGTTTGAGTTCTTTTATTTTTTGTGGTGTGAGTGATGATATATCTGTTGGTGCGATTAATTGTATTTGTGCTGGTGTAAGTGATAGTACATCTGCATGTGTGAGTGCTGGTACTGCGTTTGGGAGTGGTAGTGCTGTGAGTGCTGCTGGTTGTGTGAGTGCTAGTAATTGTGTTGCTGTTAATACTTGGACTTGTACTTGTGTGAGTGCTTGTATTTGTTGTGTTGTGAGTGCTGCTACTTGTGTTGATGCGAGTGATTCTACTTGTTGTGATGCTGGGTGTGTTGTGAGTGCTTGTATTTGTGGTATTGCGAGTGCTGTTACTTGTGCTGGTAAGAGTGCTGCTACTTGTGCTGGTAGTAGTGATTCTATTTGTTGTGTTGTGAGTGCTTGTATTTGTTGTGTTGCGAGTGCTTGTATTTGTGGTATTGTGAGTGCTTGTATTTGTGTTGGTAAGAGTGCTTGTATTTGTGGTATTGTGAGTGCTTGTATTTGTTTTATTGTGAGTGCTGCTACTTGTACTGGTGTGAGTGATGCTATTTGTGCTGTTACTTGTGCTGTTGTGAGTTTTTGTACTGCTTCTGCTTCTAGTGCCACATCTCCTAGTGCTGGTAAGGTTTCTAGTGGTGGTAAAGGTGCAGATGGTGCTAGTGGTGCAGGTGCTTTGTCAAACCCTTCAATCAAAGGTTTTTGTTTTGTTAAAGTTATATTTTCTTGTTTTTTAGTTTTCAAAACCTCAATTTTTTTTTTGAGATCATTCAATATTTTTTCGAATTCTCTAATTGCATTTTCAACCTCTGTATATTTTTTCTGAGACTTATCACTTGGATATGATCCAATTTTTCCTTTAAATGTATTATATTTATCACTTAAGTCTTTTAATAACATGATATCTGGTGTAATATGCGTGCTTTTAAAACTAGTAAAATCTAAAAAAGTATTCAACAATGTCAGTTTTGTATCCATTGCTGTTTTTGCTGCATTCATGTCTTTGATTAATTGACCTTCATTAGCAGGAGTTGATTTATTATATGCAATTATTGAATCACTATATGTCTCATATGCACGTGTAAAATCATCAATATTTGTATTATATTCGCTTGCAATTCCTCCTTTAATTACAGTATTAAAATCTGCAATAACTATTCCTACAAATTTACTTTTTTTCATCTCTTCTAATTCTGTTAAAATACCTTTTATTTCTGCAATTGCATTATCATCTAAAAGAGATGGAGCTGCAGCATTCGGGTCTGGAGTTAGAAGAGTTGTTGTTGATGATGTTGATGTTGCTGAAGAACCAGATAACGTTATGCTTGAGTGACTTGCTGCATTAATTACCTTATTATTGTATGCATCTAGGATACTTTGATATGTTAATGAAAGAATATTTTGACCTTCTGGTGCTCTAATTAGACCAGTGTAACTAGAAATATCTGGAAAAGCCTTATTAATTATAGCATAATCTTCTTTTGTAAGATAATATATCTTACCATTTGTTATTTTAGTTGAACTGTTTGATCTATATAAAATATTAGCAATAAAATCATTTATTCTATCTGGTTGAGATGTTGCTTTGGCAGCATTTCCAAGTACAACTAATTGTTGAACTTTAACTTTAGAATAAGTATCATCATCAACCCCTATATTTATTCTATCAGTTTTCATGCTTTCTAAATTTCTTTTAAGTATGTCTGATTCACTTTCTGGTTTTTTAAACGGGGGTGCTGCTGCTGCTGGGTTAGGTGCATTTGGTGGGTTTCCTGTTGCTGGATTAGGTGCATTTGGTGGATTAGGTGCTGCGGCTGCTTGTGCTGCTTTTAATGCTTTGTTTGCGTCTAGTGCTAATTGTTTTGCGGCTACTACTGCTGGTAATGATTCATCACCTCCTGCAGCTGCTCTTGCATTATCAAAGTTATCCCAAGCAGTCTTTTTGGTGGCTTGTAATGCCGCTATATCAGGTGTTGTTGATGTAGACATAATTATATAAGTATTTATAAGTATTTAAATTTAATGAAGATTTTTTTACAAATTAAAATAACTTATGTGAATAATTAAAAAAATAAAAAATAAAAAAGTTTAAAAAATCTCGAATTTAAAATTTCCGATAGGTAAATTTATTTTTTATTCTATAATCTGAAAATTAAAAAGGATTAAAATAGTAATAAAATGATAAATAATATGAAAATGAATTTGTTATTTTTATATTATTTAAGATTGAAAAATAAAAAAAATAATTTCTTTTACAATAGTATAAATAAACTTAATTAAATATGTCCGGAGGTCTTATGCAACTTGTCGCTTATGGCGCACAAGATATCTATCTTACAGGTAATGCCCAAATTACCTTCTTCAAAGTAGTGTACCGTCGCCACACTAACTTCTCAATGGAATCCATTGAACAAACATTCAACGGTCAAGCTGACTTCGGCAAGAAAGTCACCGCCACCATCTCACGTAACGGTGATCTCATCCACCGTGTCTACCTCCAAGTCACCCTCCCCGAAGTTCGCACAACCTCAACGACCGCTTCATTCCGTTGGCTCAACTGGCTCGGTCACGTTCTCGTCAAGAACGTTGAAGTCGAAATTGGTGGTCAACGTATTGACAAACACTACGGTGACTGGATGCACATCTGGAACGAACTCACCCAAACTGCTGGTCACCAATCCGGTTACGCCAACATGGTTGGTAACGTTCCCCGTCTTACCCAACCCGTCAGTGGTGATTCAGACCCCGGTGCCGTAACCGGTCCTATAGGTAGCAACCCCGCTGTAGTGTCATCAATGCCACAAACTACCCTCTTCGTCCCCCTCCAATTTTGGTTTTGCCGCAACCCCGGTCTTGCCCTCCCCCTCATTGCCCTCCAATACCACGAAGTCAAGATCAACCTTGAATTCCGTGAAGCCGCTGACTGCTTCTGGAAACGTGGTGCCGTTGCCACACCCCAACTCGTTGCCGCCTCACTCTGGGTCGACTACATCTACCTCGACACTGACGAACGTCGCCGCTTTGCCCAAGTCTCACACGAATACCTTATTGAACAACTTCAATTCACCGGTGATGAATCAGTGACCTCAGCCAGCAACAAGATCAAACTCAACTTTAACCACCCCGTTAAGGAACTCGTCTGGGTCGTTCAACCCGACTCCAACGTTGACCGTGTTGCCACCCTCGCTGTTGGTGGTCCCCAATGGTTCAACTACACTGATCGTGTTGATGAAACATACTTCTCAGGTACTCCCCAAGATCCTCTTGGTGGTGGTATGGGTGGTGCTTCATCAATTGTTGGCAACTTCCCCTTCTCACTCCCTCTTAAAGGTGGTCTTAACACCACTTCACCTAACCCAGCATCAGGTCTTTCAGCTGATATTCTTGTTGCCAACTCAGGTGATGGTGCTACAGCACTTGGTACTAGCGCCGGCTTTACCATCAACGATCTTACATTCGATGATCTCGTTGGTGGTACAACTTCATGGGGTGCGGCTCTCCGTGTCTTCGACAAAGGCGAAAACCCAGTTGCTGTTGCCAAACTCCAACTCAACGGTCACGACCGCTTTGCCGAACGCGAAGGTCGTTACTTCAACCTCGTTCAACCCTTCCAACACCACGAAAACGTCCCCGCCACCGGCATCAACGTTTACTCATTCGCCCTCAAACCTGAAGAACATCAACCATCAGGCACATGCAACTTCTCACGTATCGATAACGCGACACTCCACCTTACGCTCACCAGCCAATCTGTGAAACGTAACCGTGCCTGCAAAGTGCGTATCTATGCAATCAATTACAACGTTCTTCGCATCATGAGTGGCATGGGAGGGTTAGCGTACTCCAACTAAGCGTGATTGCTCACAATTTATATTTTTATGTTTTCCGCAAGATGTGTTATTTTTAAATAATGAAGGTTTTACGATGTATTTCCGAATTTATTGAATAAATAATATATTTTGAAAAAATTGATTTAATTTATTTAAATAAAATCAATATAAGAAAATACTTGTTAATTTTATTAAAACCAACACCCCCATCATGAACATTAATTTAATTAAATCTGATAATTCTATGTATTATGAATTAGAAATTAAACGTGGTAAATGTAAAATTAGCTACGAATCATTGCCTAAAATTCTGCATATCAAACATGAAGAATTTAATTGGGATTTTAAACCTTCATGGTTTATTCATAACACTGGATATGTTATGTGTACTATTCCGGCATCTGAAACAAATGAATCTGGTAATAATATTTATATGCATCGTTATTTGATGGATGAATATTCAAATGATAGACAAAAAACAATTGATCATAAAAATCAAGACAAAACTGATAATCGTTTGGAAAATTTACATTTAGTTAATCAATCTTTTCAAAATCATAATCGCAAAAGAAAAGAACGTAAAGAAATATTAATACCTGGTTTTGAAACATCAATTAAATTACCTGAATATATTAGTTATATTAAAGAACCTAAAATTAAAGACACAGATAAAAAAAATAGTCTTAGTACACTACCTGCACATTTTTTGGTAGAAAGTTCATTATTTGGTTTTAGTAAACATGCAACTAAATCTAATAAAATAACAATTAAAGAAAGATTGTATGATGCATTAATTATTAGACATAATCTTATTATCGACAAAACCCCTGATATTACAATCCTATTTATTGATAGTATTAAATTTAATAATATCTATGAATTTGAAAAACATAACATTAAATTAATAAACAATTTATGTGATATTACAATTACAAAAATACCACGACTTAATTTAAATTATAAAAAATCAACAAAATTACCTAAATCAAATGTTATGGATTTAGTTCTAAATGATAGTATTTCTATTAAAGATATGGAACAGAAGGATAAAGATAATACTATAAATTGTCTAAAAGATAATACGAACGAACAATTAATTCATGATACGACTCTTTATAATTATTTAGAAGAGATTGTTGATTCAAGAATTAATAAAAAAAATCGTTTAATTAAAAATTGTCTTGATTTATATATTATTCGTAAATTAAATAGTGATATTGATAAATTTAATAAAAGTGTTGCTTCTAAAGTTTTAAATATTTCAGATGATTATATAGCAAGAGTATTAAAAAATGAAATTAATTTAAGATATACAATAGATATACCAAACACTTTTATAAATAGTAAAAAATTTATTGAAGAATACAACATTATTAAAAATGAAATTATTGAAAAAATGAAAACAAATACATTAAATCAATTATCTGGTTTAAAAAACAATCAAATACAAAAAAAAATAAATAGAGATTGGAAAATCAGTATTGATACAATAATTGAAATGGTAAAAGATAAACAATATATTACTTATAAAGAAATTGCTGAAAAATATAAAGATATAGATGGAAATTCAATCACACAAATTGATGTACAAAATATTTGTAGTGATGGAAGATCATATTGGTTAGATGAATCTGATTTTATAAACCGAACAGATATTACATTTGAAGAATATAAATTAAAAAGAAAATTAAATGTTCGACATATTACACCTAAAAATACCAATTCACATAATTTGATTAATACCACTAATAAGAGCAATCTAACTAAACATCAAGAATTATGTAAGACTAATTCATTATCTAAAAGAACATGTACATCCATAACATTAATACAAATTTTTAAAGATAAATATACAATTCTCACTGCACAGAAAACTGCATTAAAATATAAAAATAAAATGGATGAAACTGTTTCTGAATGTCTAGTCAAACAAATTTGGACCGGATCAACATCATTATTTGAAGATGATTTTATTAACCAAACTGATATTACTTATCAACAGTATCTAGAAGACGTTAAGAAAGAAAAAACAGAATTCTCAAGACCACTTGAATATAAAAAGAAATTTGATGAGATTATTGATGGTATTGATAAGAAAACAATAAAAGAATTAAATAGAACTCATATCAAAACATTAAAAATGGTTGGTAAAGATGATACTTTCATTAATAATTTAAGAAAGCAAATCAAAACATTATAAATCTAAAATAAACAAATAAACAAACTGTTAATTATTTAGGCATTAACCACGATGACCTTTTTTATTATAGTTGCAATTCTTCCAACTGTATTATTCTTATCCTCCAACATTACTTTATAACCTCTAGGGTGATAGATAGCACCAGTTAAGACTCTTTCAACTTTTCCTTTTTCATATCTACCTACATATGGTTTAATCGCAATTACAACTATATCACCTTTTCTAGGTCTCTCTTGAAAGACCATATTATATGATTGATATGTACCAAAGTTCATATTTCTCAATTCTTTTTCAAAGACACCTCTTATATTATCTTTTAAACTTCTAGTATCAAAAATCATAAATTGATATTTATAATGTCCAAGTATTTTAATCAATAGTTTCTTAAAAGATGTTAATTCACCAGATTGATATAGTTTTATTGCAAAACCACCCGATTGTTTCTCACGGACTCCCATAATGGTTGAATCCAATTTATACCAATCATAATTAGTATCTTTATCTTCCGAAGAAACCCTCATATTTATATCTATATCTTTTAATTTATAATAGAAAAAGATTAATAATCAAAAAATAAAAAAATCAAAAAACAAAGATATTTTAATAATTAAATTGTTTCATTATTGTATTATTTTATTTTTTTTTTGCGGCTGCGACTGCTGCTTTAGATTCATCTAGTTGTTTTAATGCTATACCTGTACCCAACTCAGTTAACAGTTCAGCCTTATGAGTGTCTTCCAACACTTTGCTTGCAATTTTATCAAGATCATCTAACACATTAGGTCCTATTATTCCTGTTAGTCTAGGATCTTGAAGAAGTCTTTTAATGTTAAACAATATTTTATTGTTATTCGGTGATGCTAAAAATTTATTACCACTTTCTGTATCTTTTAGCCATTTAAGACCCATCGGACTTGCAAAAAAGACATATGCATATGGGTGTCTTGAAAAAGATCTTATATTATCATTAAGATAATCATTAAAGGGTTTTTCATCAGAAACCTCAATTAATCTTCTTAGTTCTGCTTCATGTTCTAAAACACGTTTATCTTCTAATTTGCTCAAATCTAACTTTTTACCTTCTTGTGGTAGATATGAAGTAGATAATGCAACATTCATACCAGGTATAAAATTCATATAAGGTGCGGATGCATAAGATGACCCTTGAACTAATCCTTGTTGACCTTGTTGAGGTAATAAACTATCTATTTGTTGTTGACCTTGTTGAGGTAATAAACTAGCTGTTTGTTGTTGTATTGGAGTTCCAAAAGGACTAGGATATTGTTGTAATGGAGCCCCATATTGTGATTGTTGTGGCTGAGATACACTTTTACTTCTAGCGAAATCGGAAACATGTTCCGGTTCTATTTTTCTGATGAGCGTTGCTTGATGTGATTTCATTTGTTGATTAAGTGGATTTGCTAGTATTTCTTTTAATGTTAAACTTGGTTTTGATTCTACTTCTAATTTAGGAATATAACTAGTAACTTTTTCAGTTTCTGGTAATTTTATTTTAGCCGTAATCAAAGAAATACTACTTTGAATCTTATTCATATCTCTAAATTTATTATTAAGTTGCTTAAACTCATCACTTTGTGTATCTAATTCTGCATTAGTGTTTTTCAATTCTACTAAAATACTATCGAAATAGTTTGATGCTAGAGAAGATAAATTTGTTACGATTTGTTTTTGATTAATGTTTACATTACCTACTTGACCAGTTTGACCCAATTGACCCAATTGACCCGCTTGTCCTGGAAGAAGATGTTGAACTAAATATTGTGATCCTTGTTGTCCTTGTTGTCCTTGTAGTTGAGAACCTATAAGACCTCCTGGAGGTGGTTGCATTGCAAAATTAATACTTGATGAAGATGAAGAAGATAAAGAAGATGATATTTTTTTTATAATTTCATTAAAATCATTGAGCATTACTATACCAACATAATTATCATCATCATCATCATCATCTCCAGTATCATGTGTACTAAGTAATAAAGGTGATGCTACTCTAGGTGTTGGTGTTATTGATGTTGCTGGTGTCACTGGTGCTGATGATGTCACTGGTGCTGCTGATGTGGCTGGTGCTGTTCCTGATGCTGCTGGTGCTGCTGCGGCTGCTATGGGTCCTGATGGTATTACTACTACTGGTGTGGCTGTTGTTACTTTAGTAAAAATAAAAGTTGGATCTGTAGTAAATAATCCTCTTAATTTATTTATAATTTTAATTATTATTGATAATAACTCTATATTTTTATTAATTTCATTATTATGTAATAATTTATTAAAATATGTATAACTATAGGTTAATGTGAATTGTCTATTATTCTCATCAAGTGTACTAATACTATCGATAGTATTTAAAAACATTTCAAATTGAGCTTTTAAAGTTTTTATTTTATCAACAGTTAAGTCACCACCAATCATAATTCTAACTCTTGATAATTTGCTATGTTTTACTTTTTTATTTAATTCTCTTTTAATTTGTTTTTTATTAGTTTTTTTAAATCCTCCAGTTGTAGTTGGTAGACTAAAATTTAATATTTGTGATAAATCCTTCTTATATTTTTCTTGTTGTGTAGCATCACATACAATACTTGCAGTATTCGGTATTAAAGATTTTATTTCAATAAAATTTTTCAAAATTGAATTATTTTCAAGTGGTGTACCTTTAATAATATTATCAATATCGCATCCATCAATCAATTTATAAAAATTAATTTTTGTATTATCCATAATAATATTTTCATCAGTTGCTATTTTTGTTTCAGGTTGTACCACAATTTTTGAACTTTCTGCTATAGATTGTACAGTGTCATTAATTTGTTGTTGAGTTGCACGGTCAATTGATGGTGAAGGAGTCGATGATGCTGCTGTTTTTAATTTTTCTAATTTTTCTAATTGATAAAACTGATCAGTCAAACTTATATTTTGTTCAACATCTATAATTGTGTCCTTAATTTTTTGTATCTCTTTCTGAGTTGATAATATGACTTTTTTCTTTGATTGATTTAAACTATCGTATGATTTTTGTTTTTCTTGTAAAACAGCTTCTAATAAAGTTAATTTTATTTTATATTTATTTTTAACAGTTTTAATGTCTATGGTAAACAATTTTTCCATCTCATGAGTTATTTCATTTAATATAGCTTGTATATATAGAACATTATCAATAAAAGGTGTTTTTGTTTTTTTTTGTAATCTATCAATTAACAAAATTAATAATTTTGATATATTATCAAGAACCAAATTAATATTTGAATCATTTTTAGCACCATCAGAACCATCAGCACCATCAGCACCATCAGCACCATCAGAACCATCAGAACCATTAGAACCATCAGAACCATCAGAACCATCAGCACCATCAACACTTAGAAATTTTGTATATTGTGTATTTAAATTAGATACAAACTTATTTAGAGATTGTTGATTAGATGGACTTAATTTATTTATTAATAAATATATTTCAATAAATTTTTTAGTATTGATTAATTGATTCATGAAATTATAAATAATCTTATCATTATCTACATTATGTATTAATACATTATCTACATTATTTACGCCTCCATTATTTATTTCTTCTATTTTTATAGGACTTGAAGCATAATCTGTATTTATATATAAAGTTTGCATTAATGATGCTTTTACTTGATTATATGATTCAACCATTTCAATAATATAATTTAGTACTAGTATAAGTTTTTCAGGTTTATCAATAATTTGTGTATTTTTAGATTTTAGATTTTTTATTTCACCTAAAATATTACTAAATCGCGATTGATATTTTTGTAAAAGAATTAAATGTTTTTTGTCTAATTCATCTTTTTTCTTTCTTTCATATTCACTTATTTGATTGGATGCTGTTTTAATTTTATTTTGCTTGATACTATTTTTTATCATTGCTAATAAATGTATAAAATTCTGATCAATAAAGGTTTGTACTATTTTCTCATTATAAGGAGTTGGTATTTGAGGTATAATAACATACATAATTTCTGTAATCATATTATATAAATCTTCTTCAGTTGGTTTACTTTTAATGACTAATCCAGATGATTTCAGTGATGCAAGTGATGATAATCTTAATAAATCAGGTATTATGTTTTCTTTCACTTTTTCATCTAATTCATCTATTTTTTTATTAATATCCTGTATTGTTCCAGTATGTTTATCCATCATAGTTTGTACATCATTTGATAATGTAGTAGATGGAGTAGATGGATCAGATGTATTTATTGTTGATGATGTAATATCTAATTGCTGAAATTCTTCATTAATTTTGCCTTCTAATTCTTGTATATTTTTTAATAAACCAGTTGCATGTAATATCAATTTAATTGCTTCAGCTTTATTTGATTTGCTTGTGTTTAGTTGTTGATTTACTTCTTCTATTTCTGTTTTTGCCTTGTCAATATCGGATTGTGTTGCCATTCTTGATGATGCTTTTTTTTCAAATCCTATTACTTCGGGTATGGATTCTTCTATTATAGCTAGAAATGCTGTAAATTTATTTGTAGCTGTTTCTGCATCTGCTGTTGCTTTTTCTAATTCGAGTGTATTTATAAATAAAATTACTCTATTTACAGTGTATTTTTCGATTGTTTTAGTTTTTTTTGAAAGTGGAAATAATTTATTATTAAATATTGCTATATCAATTTCTCTATTTACTCGTTCTCTTTCTTCTTTTATTTTTTTAAGAAACTCTTTCATTTGGTTATTAAAATCTTCTAATTTTTGTGTAAAAGTATATTTTTTGGCAGTTTCTACATTTGTTTCTATACTTTGTTTATAGTCTTTATTTATCTTTGTTCTATACTCAATTATCTCAGTGTCTATTTTGTTTAACAATGCATTTATTTCATTAAGAGATTCTCGTACGTTGTTTACATTTACATGTATATACTGAGAATCCTCGATAATTTTTGATGAGAACCCTAATAATTTTTCTTGTATTTTAGGATCTTTAGGATTGGTTGTTGTATATGTTTCAATTTCCGCATCAACCCTTCTTTTAATTTCCATTATTTTATCTAATACCATTGTTTTACCAAGTTTATTATTTTTTGCAGAGCTTATTTCAGTGAATATTCTGTCTGCAAGAGCATTGGTTTCACGTATTTTTATTTCTGCATTATTTATTTGTGTTTCAATTAATTCGATTGCATACTCAGGACTGAAGGGTGTATTTTGGTTTTTTTTAATATCATTGCATTTAATAATAATCTCATTAATTTCTGTTTGAAATGGTGATAATGTATCAGTATTATATATAATCATCGGGATTTGGTCAGCTAAAGATTTTATCAGATTATCTAAAGGTTCTTTCAATAATATGTCGTCAGGATGTGTTGTGTATAATTCAATTAATATTGTAATAATAGCTTCCATTGATTCGTTAGCAAATTCGATTGAATTAGTTATTTTTGATTGTGCTTCTTTAGCTATCTCTATTACATGTGGTAGTTCGCCCAAAGATGGTTGAAATTTTGTGGTCATTTCAGAATTTTTTGTTTTAACATTTTGTACTTTTTCTATTGAATCTTTTATATTAAGTGTCATATTAGCTTTGATATCTGATAATTTACTTTGATATTCCGCTAGTTTTGTGGGTATTTTTGATTGTGCTTTTGCTTTTTGGTCATTTACTTGTGTTAATGGTTGTCTTGCTTGTTCAAGTAACATTTTTTTTTGATTAAGTAATTGTTGCTTTACTAGTATTCCGTCCATTGATATTATATTTACGAATTCTATTGCTGCATCTGCTACTGTTCTTGCTGCATCTGCTACTGTTCTTGCTGCAGTTGCTACTTTTCTTGCTAAGAGTAAGTATTCTTGTGCTTCTGCTGATGCTTTTAATTTACCTTCAGCTTCTGCTCTTGCTATTTTTGCTACTGCTTCTACGTCTGCTACTTTTCTTGCTGCTGATTGTTCTGTTACTGATAATATTCTTGCTGATTTTTGTTTTGCTTCTGCTTCTTTTTTTGCTGCTTCTGCTACTCTCACTGCTACTTCTATTTTTTTTGTAGCTTCTTCTATTTCTTTTTGTACTCGAGCTGCTTCTTGTACTGTTTCGTTGTGTACTCTTTCTGCTTCTTCGTTTGCTTTTGATGTTGATTCAAATTTTTTTATCGCACTTTCTTCTTCTACTGTTGCTTTTTTAACTGCTAGCTTTGCAGCATCTAGCATTAGTTTGTTAGATGGAGTGTCGATGATGCTTTTTAGTTTGGCTTTTTCGGTGGCTAATTTTTGTAATGCTGCATCTTTTTCTGTTACTGCTGTACTTGCAGTAGCAGTAGCAGTAGCTAGATCAGCTGCTGCATTTCCTAGTCTTAAATTTATTTTTTCTTTTTTTGCTACTATTGCTATTAATTTTTTTCTCTGTTCATCTACTATTTTTGATTTTTCTACTGCTTCTGCTACTATTGTTGTTAATTTTGCAGGTGTTACTTGTTTTGTTTTTGCTTTTTCTGCTTCTGCTTCTGCTGCTTCTTTTGCTGCTGCTGCTTTTGTATCAGCAGCATCTGCTTCTCTTTTTCTTCTGTTTGCTATTCTCTCTGCTTCTTCTACCATTTCTTCTTCTTGTGTTGCTACTCTGTCTGCTTCTTCTGCTTCTTCTGATAGTCTTATTCTTAGGTCATCTGGTGTTTCTGGTAATTCATTGTTATCATCTTCTTCTGATCCTATTACTCTTGTTAATTGTCGTTGTAGTGCTGATGCTAGTCTTCTTTCTGTTGGTATTGATGGTAATATTTGGTGTTTTCTTGTTGCTGCTCCTAGTGCTGCTGCTGGTGCTGCTGCTAGTTGTGCGTTTATTTCTGCTCGGTCTTCTGGTGATAGTTTTGACATTAGGTCCCTCATGTGTCGTGGTAATTTTTGTTTTGCAACTGTTCTATGTGCTAATAATCTATTATTGTTATTATCTACAGAAGTTTCATTACCACTACTATTATACGAATTCAATACAATCATCGGATTTGCTCCTCTTACTGCTCTGAATGTTGCTGATGGTTGTGTTTTTGCTGCTACTACTGCTGGTGTTGCTTGTGATGAATCAAAAAGACTGAAATTAAATTCATCAGCAGTAGCTGCTGCATTGTTTGATTCTGCTGCTGCTGCTCCTAGTGTTGTTGCTGCTACTACTGTTGGTGCTGCTGCTAAATTGTTTGTTGTTGATGTGTGTAGTAATGGATGATTTGTGTTTGATTCTGCTGCTGCTGCTCCTAGTGTTGTTGCTGCTACTACTGTTGGTGCTGCTGCTAAATTGTTTGTTGTTGATGTGTGTAGTAATGGATGATTTGTGTTTGATTCTGCTGCTGCTCCTAGTGCTAGTGTTGCTGGTGCTGGTGTTTGTGCTGCTGTTGTTGCTGCATTGTTTGCTGCTGCATTGTTTGCTGCTGCTGGTGCTGCTCCTAGTGTTGTTGCTGCTACTACTGTTGGTGCTGCTGCTAAATTGTTTGTTGTTGATGTGTGTAGTAATGGATGATTTGTGTTTGATTCTGCTGCTGCTCCTAGTGCTAGTGTTGCTGGTGCTGGTGTTTGTGCTGCTGGTGCTGCAGCTGCTGTTGGTGCTCCAGGTGTAAGAATTGTTTCTATAAGTCCACTTAACTGATCAACCTCGCCGTTTGAAATATTTATAGTTTCATTAACACCACCAATTTGGGTATTTTTAATAATTTTGTATAATTTTTCAATCGAACTAATTGATTCATTTAAAAATGGTTTAGAATCATTATTAGCTTGTATTAGACTTTCCAAAGTTTTTGATAATTCTTTTGAATTAGGTTGAAATTTGAACATTTCTTCAGACATTTTTTTAATTTCTGCAATAATTGCTCTTTGGCGATCTTGTACATTTTTAACCCATTCATTACAACTTTCGAGAGCAGGAACAAAATTAGTTTCAATTACCCCACTTTTCATGTTAAATTCTTTAATAAGAAGGTCTAATTTACTAACTGTTTGGTTGAGTTGTGGTAAATTACGATTAACAACCTTAGGAATATATATATTAAAAATCCCGTCGAGAATTGGTGAAATAGCATTATAATTTTCTTTTTGTTTCTTATAATCACTATTAACAGCATCGTAGTTAGCTTGACTTTTAGCAATATCAGATGTATATTGTAAGATTTGTTTTTTATTTTCAAGTGCATCTTTCATAATTTTATCATAAATATTTTTTTTATCACTGTATTTTGAAAATATTGATGCATATATTCTAGTTTCTTCGGCTTCTTTTTTATCAATACCACCAGCACCTTCATCAGTTAATTTTTTATGAATAGATGCTTTTTCTAATTGATTATTAATTTCTTGAATACGTGGCATATTTTCTAAATAAGCTTTGTAAGCTTGCTCAAACTGTTTGTATAATTTGTTGTCTGCAATTGAATTTTTACCTTCAATTAATTTTCTAATTCGAGCAATTTCTGATTCCGTCGCTTTAGTTCTTTGATTGACTTCTTCCATAAAATTTGTAATAATCGTATGTTCATTTTGAATTTTATTTAATTCAGATTGATAATATTTAAACATTGATTCTGGTGTGTTTTTTTGCAAAGATGTAAAATATTTTTGTTGTGATTCATTAGCTATTAATTGTTGATATCTAACAATCAGATAATTAACATCTTCAATTCTTTTATTCAATAAAGATTCTAATATCATTTTATTAGGATTATATACTTTTGCAAACTCCTTCATTTTACCTGAAATTTTATCAATCATTTTAAAAATCTTCTTGATTGTTTTTAATAATGATCTTAATTTGAATTTTAGTTTTAAATTACCAAAAAACCCACCTCCTTCCTGTAATTCATCCTCAATACGTATTGGTGATTTGGGTACTTCTTTTGGTTGGGGGTATTTACGAAGTGTTTTATAATTTGATTCAGGTGGCATTAGTCTTTTACTTTTTTTTTTATCTATTTTATGTTTATGCGTTCTAATTCCGTGTTCAGGCATGTGTTTTTTATGACTTTTTGTATATCTAGGTAAGTCCATTTTAATTTATCTTTTATTTAATGAAGAAGAAAAAACCATAAAAAATAACACAATAAAAATTGAATTAATAAAATAGTATAAATAGATATTAAAAGTTATATATAATATGCCTCTTGCTATTGAATCACTATTAATTTCTAATATTTCTTTTTGTAATAAAGAAGCATCTAACATTAGATGCAATGATTTCAAACAAAAAATGATTGATTATTTGGATAACAAATACAAAATCAAAATCAACAACAAGGATTTCGTCAAAATTAATCCGAATATTCTTAAAAAAAACATTGAGACGCATCAACATCTGATTAGTTTAAAAAGTGCAGGTAATCCATATTATTTCTTTCTTACTAAAATCAAGGGACAAAACTGTTGTTTTTATATCGATCAGAAAATCGTAGAGGGTCATAATTATCCACGGATTATTTATGTTCAATATCGATTTGCTGATTATCTCTTCAATGATACATTAATCAATGGAGAACTGATTAAGACATATGATAATGAATGGTCCTTCTTGATTTCCGATCTGATTCTTCTAGAAGGGAAGGTTATTGATCAATCTATTAATATTCATCAACGTGTTGACATGATTTATAAAATCTTAACTAATCATTATCAACCGGACCCCGTCTTTGATATTTGTCCCCTTCAGGTTCGTCGGTTATTCTATTACAATGAATTGAGCACTCTTGTCAAAGATTTTATTCCGAGTTTGGGTTATAATTCAAAGGCAATTTGTTTTCATACATTAAATCCTAAGTATGATAGTTATATTTACTATTTTTCGGATGATGAGAAAAAGATATTTTTTCGACAACAATCTAAGGTTAAAGAAGATAAACTAGAAAAACGAGATGCTTTATCAAATGAAAAAGATACACTAGATAAGTCTCTCCTAGCAAATATTTTATTTGTTAAAAGTACAATTGATGATTTGTATCAAACATATTGTAATGATAATAATAAAATTAAAGAATTAGGGTATGCAGCGATTCCGACTCAACGACATAGTCATCACTTAAGAGTGATTTTCAATCAAACCACTGGATCGCATTATTTTAATTGTCGTTATTCAAAAATCTTTAAAAAATGGATTCCAATTGAGGAGGTGAAGGTCAAAGAGCCTGATGAATGGTCTACTATCAAGAAAATTATTGACAAAGTTGAAAATGATTAAAGAAAGTATCTAATATCTAGCGAACATTGGCTTGTGGGTCAAAAAAACGGCGACGAGTTAAAATAGTTGAATCACTTCTACTATTACTTCTATTACCTCTACTTTGTGTACGTCTATTATTTTGTCTATTATTTTTATTTCTAGATGAAGGATTATATCTAGGTGAAATTTTATCTAAATTATTTAAATAGTTTGGTCTTTTACTTGGATACAGTGATGTATTTTGATTTTTAGTTTGATTTGGATTATTATTATTGCATAAATAAGGATATTTTCTACAATTCATAATATTAAAAGGTTCAGTAGCATGCTTACAGAATATCATTTTATATATCAATAATAGTATCATTGATGCAAGTAAAAAATTAATTATATTAGATTGTTCCATTTCTAGTATTCTCTTAATTTGCTAACAGAAAAATTTATTTAGATTTAATTGTTGTTTTTGTTATTCTCCATTGGAATGGTTTAAGAAATTGGTCATTTATATTTCTAGATTTTAGATCACCTGTAATATTAAAAACATTTGATTTACTTGAATATAAATATTTCCCACTATTAACTGAGCGTAGTAAGCATATTTCTTTTGATTGACCTAGATATTCTACTTCCCAAACTTGAGAATCTTGCGATGCATTACAATCTTTGAGTTCTATTTTTTCATTATTGCTTGTAACTTTGAGACATTTTCCATCTGTAATTTTAGTTTTAATAAAATATGAATTTGGATTATTTAATCCAGTATGTTCAATGAAAAGCATTTGACTGGTGTAAATGCTTTGTAGGGGGGATTTAATGACTAAATCTAGTAAATCAAATAAACTACCTTTGCGATTAGTATCATATTTAACATCTTGAAAACCAACGGCAAAACCAGTATCTTTTTCCTCTTCAGATATAAAAGGAGGTTCATTTAGCATAGTTTCATCTAAAAATTCTTTTTTAATTCGATAGGTTTTTCTTCCATAATTTGGTTTACGTCCCCGTTGAAAATAGGCTAAATTATACACTCCATCTTCATTTGAATAAATAGTAGTCTGGTGTCTTCTTTCTCCTCTGCTGTCATCCCATATGTTACTATGAGTTTGCGGTACTTCTTCTAATGCTTTATTATTAACACATACCATTTTTACGTTTTGTCTACCAAAAAATCTCGAAGGGTTAAGCCAAGATCTATCATCTACATTTCTAGGAATAACTGCCGATCCAAAACATTTATATAATTCTCCATCTTCATAGAAATCTTCTGCATTATAAAAAGCCATATCTTTACCTTTTATTCTTCTAAAAAAAATTCTAATTTTTGCTTTCCAATTAGTACTTTTTTGAGAACTCCATTGCCATGACCAACGATTTGGATCTGGAAATTTAATCCATTTTGAATCAGCAGAAATCATAACATTTGTTTTAGTAGGACCTTCAAATTTAGAACCGGGTAAATCATATCTAACTGGATCAGTCCCTCCGATTTTTTCAATAAAACGTCCACCACCAATATTTGGTTTAAGATTTGGAATCGCAACTGTACCTAATGGATAATATGTATCACCTTGAAATTTCATTGGTTCTGTCATCCATAATGACATACTACGTCGAGTCCCCATTTTTACATCATCTGTTATCCTCTGATAAACGTTGGTTTTAATTAGTTTGATAGGTGCTTTTTTTATAGTTTTTTTTTGAGGTAAACATGTTTGTATTTTGATTGGATGAAATTCTTTGTCTAATCCCCAATAAAAGATATCATATTTTTCAATTTCATGGAATGGATTATTTTTGTCTTCTATGATTGATTCCCATTCAACTTGTTCTCCATAAATTTCCATATAATCTTGAAAATGTTTTTTACCTTCACTCTTATCGGCATTGGCTATGATACTAATCCATTTAATAAAAATTTGACTAATATAATCAACTAAATTGGAAGGATGTTTTAATTGTGAAACATCTTTGAATTGTTGTGAATCACATATGCGTAAAACCATACCTTTAATGTATTGATTATTAATTTTTCTAGGTGGATTAATTATAATATTTCTTGTTTTTTCTAGGATTTTATTATAAGCTGTATCTAATTTTGTCATGACAACATCACTATAAATTTTTAATTTGCAATCTCGTTCGCATTCACCATCTTCTCCTTTATCACCAGACTGACCTTTTTCACCTTGGCTACCAATGACAGCTTCTTTTTTATTTAATGTTACCAATGTATAATAATTAAATATGCTATTTCCAAATGTTATTAAAGTAATTATATATATAAGCCAAAATAATCCATATGTGATAGGGTTACTAATATTTTTTGATATAACAGTTCCTATATAAAATAAAAAAGCGGATATAAATATAAATCCTGATATAAAATATATCAATAGATCTCCCTTTTCTCCCTTTTCTTCCATTTTGTATTATATTATTTACATTGTAATAAGAAATTCTTTAACGTAAAATCAAAATCAAAATCAAAATCAAAATTAAAATCAAAATCAAAATCATAAAAAATAGATAGTTAGTTGGTTGTTTTTACTGTTTACTTTTTACTTTTTACTTGTAAGTCATTACCTGTTGCTGAGAGTGGATTATACCATATAAATTCTTGAATAATTTTGCTAAAATTAGTATTTGTTTTTTTTGGTATTTTAGCAATAATATATGTGATAGGTCCGAGTGAAGTCTTATCATATTCAGATTTAAGATATTTATTAAATTTAGTACTTTTGATTAAATAATATTTGTTTTTACAATTTGAACCAGTCATATTACCATCTTTATCAACACATACAATTTCCCACATTAAGTTTGGATTATTAATATTAAATTTATTATTACCTTTAACTGTAATTGCATTACTATCTACCCCAAAATAATTATTTAGTTTTGTTTGCCCTTCTTCTTGTTTTCTAATTAAATATGAATTAACTATATTAAGTCCACTATGTTTAATGTATATTTTATCAGAATTACCAAGATTTGTAACTTGAACTTCTAATGGCATTTCTAACCATGTAAAAACACTATATTTTTCTGATCTATGAGGTGCACCATGAAATCCAACACCTAATTTATTTTCATCAACCAGATCATTTTTGAATTCAAGAGGTTTCATTTCATCGACATTTGTGACTGATTTCTTGAGTTGATATAATTTTAAATTATTTGGTCTAGCATAACCAGAAACTGCAATTGATGTATTTTGATTGGCTGCAAAATCAACATTATTACATCTCCAAATAGAAAGATTACCAACTCCTCTAACTTGACGTCCATCCCATACTTGTTTTAATGGACAATCTGAAATATTTTCTAGCATTTCTTGTGCCACTAATCTAATAGGTTGTCTTTCTGGTGTATTATATCCATATTGTTGTCTAGGATTAAAATTTAATAGATTTGGAACTGCTAGAACACCACAAGCTCTAAACCATTTTTTAAGTCCAGAATCATAAAAATCTTTAGGTCTCCAGATAGTAATTGGATTTTTTACTCTACCATAACCATTTCTCCAAACCATCGTCCAATCTTGAGGTGGTATTAAATATTTATCAGGTCCAGCTATTAATAATGTAGGAAATGCAGGACCCTCTGTATTAACACTATTTGAAAAAGTAGTTCTTTCTGCTTCTTCCATTGGAACTCCGAATTTTTCAATAAATTTATTAGTACTAGTTTGATTAAATACAGTTGTCATAATATCACCTAGAGAATAATAAGTTAAACTTTTATGATTATATGGTCCTACTCTAAAGACTGAAAAAGGTAATCTGCCTAATTTCTTTTCCGAATATACTTGATTGTATAAATTTGTACGTAAGATATTTAAATCAGGTGCAGCTCGTAGTGTTAAACCACTATATTCTTCCGGATCTGAACAATATTCTATTATTCTAGGATGAAATATTCTATCAGAACCCCAATAATAAACATCGTATTTTTCTATTTCTTTAAATGGATTACCAACTAGACCAGAGGGTTTTTCATCATAACCTTCAGTTTCTAAATAATCTCTAATTATTTTTTTATCATCACTCATATCTGAATCAACTAATAATTTAATCCAGTTTTGATAAATATTAATTAAATATCCATGAAGGCTCTTTTTACTTTTAATTTTAGAAACTTGTTTATAAGCATTTGATTTACAAATACCATCAATCCGTTCAGTTATTTCACCATTGCGTATAACTGGATTATCATTTAATATAGCTGATTGACCTAATGCTTTTGAGATAAGATTACTATAATATTTATTAAGACTGTCTATAATATCTAAATTACATAATTTACTATCACAGTTTGTATCACAAGTTCCAGTATATCCTAGATCACCATAATCACCAATTCTACCTTGATCACCTGGTAATCCTTTTTTAAATCTTAAGACATTATAAAAAATACCGGTTGCTAGAATGTTACCAATAGTTAATATAGAAGCTACATAAAGAACCCAAAAAAATGCTTTTAATGTTGAATGATATATATTCTCTGATATTTTAAGTCCAAAATAAAGTACTCCTGCAATACCGATTATAAATAAACCAATATATAAAACAAACATATTATATTTATTATACTTATTATACTTATTATACTTAATTAGTAAAAAGAAACTTTTTAACTAAAATTTAAATAGTTAAACAGTTAAAATAAAAAATTATAAAATTATAAAAATCAATTTATCACCCAAATTATGATGCAGCAGCATTACCATTACCTGATAGCATTTCAATTTGTGGTCTAATTTTTGTAATAAAAACATTAATTGGGTCAGTTGATTTTTTACATTTAGATTCCAATTTATCAATTTCTTTGTTGAGAATACCAACTTTTTCTTTCATATCATTACTCATGCATTGTTCAACATCTGCTAAACATTTAGGATCTAATTCAGGATAAGATGTTTGTAATGATTGAATAATTCTTTCTCTGCATTTTTCTTTTCCACATTCAGTGTCGACAGAACATACACCTGGTGCACCCTTTGGACCTTTACGTCCAGGTGGACCTCTTGGACCCTTAATACCTGGATCATTTCTTAATTCTATATAGTATTGTATTGATAAAACAATGTTAAAGACAGTTAAGGCTAGTAAAAACATTACTAACCAAAAGCATATTTTTAATGTTTTTTCTTCAATAGTTAAACTGAATATTAAAGATGTTACAAAAATAACTATTATTAATAGTGTCCAATAAAACATTATTATATTTTTTTTATTTTTCTTATTATTATTCTTAATATCTAAATAGATTTTTATTTATTTAGAAAACAGAACCACACGTATTACCATCACAAACTCCTACAGTACAACTACGACATAAATCATAAGGCATTGATCCTCTACCAATTGGACTTTCTAAAAATGGTGCATTAGGCATATTAACCTTCATATACATATCAGTATTAAGAGGTGTATTTCTAAAAGATTCAGGAACATTTGTATTTTCATTAAATGTAAACTGTGCTGCGGAATCTCCATTAAATCCAGGTAAATTAAATTTGGCTGCACGTTGTTCATTAAACCATTCCTGTGGTGAAAATTTAGTAATACAAGTTCCTGTAACTGTACAATCTCTCATATTCATTTGATTCATTGAGTTCATTGGATATGTGCATCTACTAATTTGTTGTAATTTAGTTAATTGTGGTGCTCTATAATCAATATTGATTCTATCTTTTTCAGAATCAAGTAATATTTCTAAATTTCTTCTATCATCAAATTTAACATGTTTTATTTCTTCTTGAGGTTGTTGTTGTTGTTGTTGTTGTTGCATTAACTGATATTGTTGTTTTTGTTGGAGTTGTTTGAGTTGTTGGTGGTATGGTGATTGATTATGAATAATATAATCTGTATAAAAAAGAAAATATAGAAATACAATTGTTAGTGTTACTAGGATAATTTTATAATTCTTTTTTATTTGTGCGATATACATTTATTTCTGTTATAAGATATTTTTTCTAAATTGTAAAACTATATAAAATAATTTAGCATATTAAGATTTATAATGGATAAAAAACCCATAATATTTGATTATAATAATTATACAATAAATGAAAATTTAAAATTTAAAAACCCTGAAACTAGAAATAATAATGTTTTTATTCCAATTAAATATGATAATAAATCATTATTATTTAAAACTCCTCGATTATATATGCCTTTTAAACCACATATAAACCAAAATCAAACTAATGGATTTGTAAGGCTATCTTTTGATAACATTAAAATTGATACAAAAATAGAGGATTTTTATAATTTTATTAAGAAAACTGAAAAATCTTTGAAAAATAAATTAAATGAATCAAATATAATTAATAATTTAAATATTAATAAATCAAGTAAAATAAAATTGCAGAAGACTATTCAAAAAATTGATAGTTATTCAGATTATTTTAATATAAATTTTAACATGAATGAGTTGAAGGTTTATGATTCATCTTTATCTTTAATTAATATTAATGATGTTAATGGTAACTTTTATGCATTTTTTGTAATTGAATTAGCTGGTTTTTTTTATAATCATAAAACACATACTATTAAATTGGTTTGGAATTTATTACAATTCAAGTTAGATAAAGTAAAACAAATAATTGATGAATGTCTGTTTCTAGATGAACAACCAATAGAAATTTTAAAACTAAAAAATCATCCAAAGTTAGAAAAGTTTTTTAAAATGATAATGGTTGGAGTTCCTAAAATGGCTATTCAACATAAAATGACACTCGAAAGAATAGATATTAATTTTTTAGACTATGCACCCGATACAAATTTTAATACATTATCCGAAAATATTAAGTCATCCCTAGAAAAAGATAAAGATACAGATAAAAATAAAGATAAAGCTAGTGATAATAGTAAAGATAATGAAAAAGGATCAATTAAAGAAATTGTTAATATCAATAAGATTATTATACAAAAAAAACAACAATCTGATAAAAAACTAAATATAATTCCTAAAAAATCATTAACTGTTCCATCATTACAAGAGATTCAAAATGCATATAAAAAATTATTAAAGAGAAATGAAATTGAAATTTAATAACTTCTAGGTTTTGCATATTCAACTGAAGGCATAGTATAACCTAGATTTTTACGAGGAATTTTCTCATAAGCATTATCATTTTCTTCTTTTTTAGAAAATGTAACATAAACAAGTTCATTTAATGATTTTTGTTTTTTACCTTTCACATTATAATAATGAATAATAGAACCAAATTGAGATAAGTAATATTTAATTTCGGCATCACTCAGACTAGGGTCTATATCAGTTAATTTAAGCCCAACGATTTTCACTCCATTGATATCATCACCTTGTTTGTATCTATCTTTTCTGTCTCGATCTCTGTTGTTATTGTCATTATTATTGTCATTGGTATTTTCAGTCTTATTGTCACTTTGTCGAAGGTGTTTTTGAGGACATTTAATAGACCAATGTTCACCAGAACCACAATAGCGACAACTAACTATATATTTTTTATCGACATCATTTTCAGTCGTATTATTATTAATATTATTATTAGTATCAAATAATGATAATGGTTTTGAAGATGATATAGAATCATAATAAATCTTTTTATTAAGTTCTTGGGTGGGTTTTTCAGTCGTTTTGTAATAATAATATTTTAAATCTGGTGAGATATCAAAATTAACATCATCCGCTGTATTATTATGTTCATTTTTTTTATCATTCACAGCCATACCAAACTTTTTCCAAGACATTCTTTCATTAATTTTAGATGCAACATCAGATGGATATGATTTGATTTCATATCTTGATTCAGTCTTTTTAATAGACCCATCTTCTTTTTCAAATTTTATATCAACTTTAATATTATCACTTTCATAGTAATAATAATTTTTATTATCGTTTAATTCCATTGTTATCGGTATCGTAATCCTTATTTTATATTGAATCAATTTACTTTATGTTAAATTGAAAATATAAAAATAAAAAAGGTATAAGTATATTAATAAAAATATATATACTTAATATTATTTAATCAAAATAAATCAAAAATGCGTATTATTAATGAACTTCAATTAGATTTTGATGATGTTTTAATTATGCCTAAACGTTCAACTCTAAAATCCCGTAGTGAGGTTAATCTAGAGCGAACATATCATTTCATGAATAGTAATCAAGACTGGACTGGTATTCCAATTATGGTTGCAAATATGGATACAACAGGTACTTTTGAAATGGCACGAGCACTTTTTGATTATAAAATTATTACATGTATTCATAAACATTATTCACTAGAACAATGGAAAGAATTTCTAGGTAGCATTAAAAATGAATCCGATTTTAATTATTTTACGGTTTCAATTGGTATTACTGACCAAGATATTCAACTATTAAATGATATTATTGCAATCGATAATCGTATTCGTTTTATTTGTGTTGATGTTGCAAATGGATATACTGAAAATTTCATTGAAAAAGTTAGAGTGATTCATACGACTCATCCAACAAAAATTATTATTGCTGGTAATGTAGTTTCGGCTGAAATGGTTGAAGAATTAATCATATCAGGTGTTGACATATGCAAGGCTGGTATTGGTGGTGGTTGTCTTAAAAAAGATACTAATGTCTTAATGGCAAATAAAAATTATAAAAAAATTAATGAAATTATTATTGGTGATGAGGTTATTAATATGAATGGTAAATCAGTTAAAGTTTTAAATGTTGTTAATCAAGGCGTTAAACATACACTTAATATTAAAACGTCTAATTCTGATGACCATATTATTGTAACACCAGATCATCTTTTTTGGGTATATCATAAAAATAGTCAAACATATTCTTGGATTCAAATTAAAGATTTTGATAAAAGTTCTATGATGTTAACTACACGTGATATGAATAATAATTCTGTTCATCATGAATTAATCAAGTGCGAAGATGGATTTTCAGAAGAAACATGGGATATCGAAGTAGATTGTCCAACACACAGTTTTATTGTAAACAATTCAATTGTTCATAATTCAGTCTGCACTACACGGATTAAAACAGGAGTTGGTCGTCCACAATTATCAACAATTATCGAATGTGCTGATGCGGCTCATGGTCTAAAGGGTTTTGTGGTTAGTGATGGTGGTTGTAAAAATTCAGGTGATATTGCCAAAGCCTTTGCTGCTGGTGCTGATTTTGTAATGTTAGGTGGTATGATGGCTGGTCATGATGAATCATCTGGTGATATGATTGAAGAAAATGGTGTTAAGTATAAGGAGTTTTATGGTATGAGTTCTGATACAGCTATGATTAAACATCGTGGTGAAGTTGCTAAATATCGTGCATCTGAAGGTAAAAGAGTTCTGATTAAATACCGTGGACCAATAGAAAACACAATTAATGATGTTCTAGGTGGCGTTCGTTCAACATGTACTTATGTAGGAGCATCTAAACTAAAAGAACTATCAAAACGAACAACATTTATTCGAGTTAATAAACAATCGAATGAAGTCTTTGGTAAAAACTAATAAAAAATTTAAAAAACTAAAATATAATAAATAATTAGACACCATTATTCATCCTTTTTATACTTTTTTCTTATCATAACAATCATTAGTTAATATATATGATTGATTTAATTTATGTAGTAGTTGTGTGATACAATACATATCTTCTTGTATCAGAACAATCGTTAGAATTGTTTGAAAAATTAAAACTGGATAAAAGAATAATTGTTTTACTTCTTGTTCGCATAATTGATTAAGTATAAAAATAATAATAAAGCATAGAATACTATATAGAAATGATATCATTTTGAATAATATGATTAATATGAAAATAAATGATTCAATTTTTTAGATAGCCTAAATTAGTAAATAGGGTTATAATTTTTTTAATATTTTTAGTATTGTCATTTACATTGTATTTTGAATATAAACAGTTATTATAATCAGTATTATCCGCTAACATATATTTTTTATTATCAATATAACAATTTAAATTATTTGCAATTCTTATAAAATTAAACCATATATCATCGCATTTTGAAAAATCTTTTAAATATAATTCTTTATTAAAAATTAAATCATTTGTTTTTGTATTTTTAAAGAATTTAGGATGGTATAAAACTCCACCCTTTCCAGTAAAAAAATTGTATAAATTTAATTTTTTTAAAGTATCGTGATTATTATAATTAATATTTTCAAAATTATTAATTTTTAATGTAAAACCTCTATAATTTATACAACAATCGTGTATCATATAATCATTAACATAATTTTCAATTAATCTATTATCATAAACAGTATCATCATCAATTGTAATAATAAGACAGTCATCATTCCATTTTTCTTTCAGTAATGGTATTAATTTTCTATAAGGACCTTCATTTTCAACCCATCGTATTTCAAACATAGGATTTTCTAAAATAAAATTATTTAACTTTGTATTTGTTATCATTTTATTAGGAAATCCAGTATCTAATAAAAAAGGTTCAACTGATAAAAAAATATAACATTTATTTGGTTTAACAGTTTGCAATTTAATACTTTTTAATGTTTCTAGTAATATATGTTGGTTTTTAAATATTGAAGTTAAAGATATAAAAACATTATCGTTCATTTGATTATATTTTTATTATATTTTATATATAAATAATAAATTTTATAATGGAAAACAAACTTACATTTGATTCTAATTTATTTTGGGAAAATAGATATAAATCTGGAGGTAATTCAGGGTCTGGATCATATAATAAAATGGCTGAATTTAAAGCAAATATTATAAATAATTTTATTAAAGAAAAATCAATTAAAAGTATGATTGATTATGGTGTTGGTGATGGTAATCAATTAAAACTGATTGATACTAGAAATATAAATTATATTGGTTTGGATGTTAGTAATACTATCATAAACAAATGTAAAGATATTTTTAAGAATGATTTTACAAAAAACTTTAAATTATCTAACGAATTTGATTTTAATTCAATAAATGTAGATTTATCAATATCATGTGATGTAATTTATCATTTAATTGATGACATTGTATATTTTGAATATTTAGATAATTTATTTAAATCATCATCAAAATATGTAATTATATATGCAAAAGATGAAAATGTTAATCATGCTTCTCATGTAAAATTCAGAAAATTTACAAATTATATAGAAAATCAATTTCCGGAATGGTCTTTAATACAATATATTGAAAATATACATAAAGAAAGTCCTTCTAATTTTTATATATATATGAAAAATAGTATATTAAATCAATGGTCTCAATATATTGAAAATAAACTTATTAAATTACTTGGTAAAGAGCCTGAAGGGAATATTTATTCTATTCATAAAACCACCCGAAAAAATTTACTTATGTTACCCAAACAACTAAATTTTGTTGAAATTATTAAAATAATTAAACCAATTAATATTCTAGAAATTGGATTTAATGCAGGTTTTTCATGTTTATTAATGCTAATGTCAAATCAATCAGAACAATCACAACCTATTAATATTACATGTGTTGATATAAATTTACATCAATATGTTGTACCATGTTTTGATATTATTAAAAAGGATTTTGAAGAAACATCAAAAATTAATTTAATTACAAAAAGTTCACATCAAGCTTTACCAATCTTATCATCTGAAAACAAAAAATATGATATGATTCATATTGATGGAGATCATAGTTATAATGGAGCAAAACAAGATTTAGATGATTGTATTAAATTATGTAATCAGGGTACTATTATTATTTTTGATGATACTAATCTGGATTATCTTAATAATTTATGCAATGAATATATAAAAAAAGGTATTTTTAAAGAGTTTATATTTAATAAACAACAATGTACTAAATATCATCATCGTTTTCTTGAAAAACTATAATTCATATTTCTTTTTGAAATCCTCTGGAGTCATAATAGGAACTTTAAGACTTCTAGCTTTCTCTAATTTACCACCTGATTCATTAACGTCTTTAGCCAAAAGAACTGCTGTTTTAGAAGATACTGATGAACCATTTGTTCCACCCTCTTCTTCAATGATTTTCTCAAGTTCTTTATCACGAAACCCAGTCATCACAATAGTCATATTTTTTAATTTTTGTTCTCCTATGCTATGGTTGACATGACTAGAAACAGTATATTTAAGATTAATATCGTTTAACCATTTTTTAAATTTCTCAAGACCTTTTAGAAAGAGTTCAGCACTTTTTTCTTCAAATCCATTAATATCAATGATCATATGTTTAGTGACTTTTCTAGTAAGGACATCAGGGTGAACATCAAGAACCATTTTAGATTTACGGGAACCCATTCCAAGACCAAAAACTCCACTTGCAGCCATTAACTTTTCTAGTGGATGTTTCTTTTTTTTGATTTCTTGAAGAACATTATATTGTTTTTCGGCTAATTTCTCCTTAGTATTGGGTAATGATAAAATATCATCCATTGACATATCTAGAATACTTTTAATATCAGTAAAACCAGCGTCATAATAACGTTTAATTGTTGAACTACTAATACCCTCTGCTTCTAGGGTGGTCATAAAATAGGTTAGTTTCTTAATTTCAATTTCATCTGTATCACCTTCTTGATCAACATAAATATCAAAACCACCATCATGCCATTTATATTTAATATCTTCCGGCATGGACGCTCCTAAGGGTGCTTCCTTAACTACACTTTCAATATACGGGATTACATCACCACTACGAATGATGTTTACAACTGCCCCCGGACCAAGCTTATTATCTAAAATATATTTGGCGTTGAATGCAGTGGCTTTTTGGATAGTAACCAAACCAATCTTAATCGGTTTAATTTTAATTCTAGGAATAATTTTACCATGTCGTGAAACTTCCCATAGAATCTCTTCTACTTCGCCAATGCCACGTTGTTCATCCATATCCATTTTAAATGCACGACTGTAATCAGGGTTACCATCAACATTCCGATCTTGAGGCTTATCTTGGGTAATAATCAATCCATCAATTTCGTATTTGCTTTCTTGTTTCCATCTAGGAAGCATTTTCATTAAAGTTGGTTCATCAATCTGTTTAATTTTAAGAATCTCTGTCATGGGTGTTTTAAATCCATAATCATTCAGCATTTCAAATTGCTTACTTGGTTTAATACCAACCGGATTAATAATTTCATACATTACTAAATCTAGGTCCTTTAATTCTTCAGGAACTGAATATTTAGAATTCATCAAACCTGCAACCATACTACGAGGATCAGTTTTAATCGTTTTATACTTTTCATCGTATTTTTTGCGTGAAATAATCAATTCACCACGAAATGCTAGTTCAGAATCATTTGTATGAAAACTAGGATGTTTAATGTATTTTAAAAGAGAAGTGATATCTTGTCCAACACTACCATCACCACGGGTATACAGTTTAATTTCATGATCTTTATCAACAATCATTAAACATGACATACCATCTAATTTTTCTGAAATAACATAATTACCTGGATATTTAATGGACCATTTTTCAACTTGTTCCTTTCCAGGTTTGATTTTATCCATACTTCCCATCCAATAAGGCAGTTTAACTTTTTCTTTTTCATTTGATAGTTCAGATCGAACTTTAGTCCAAATTTTATTAGTAGGCGAACGTTCTTTTAGAATTTCTTCAATCGTATCATATGATGAATCATTGATAATCGGTTCTCCAGTCCCATAGTAATAATGGTTTGCTAGTTTAATAAATTTAATACCATTTGTGATTGTTACAGTTTTGGCAAACTTTTCAGGGTTTGATTTAATAAGATTTAAATCAAATTTAGCAAGGTCGGATTCAAAAGACATTATATGGGTATATTTAATAATATAATTATAATATAATTTTATATTTCAATTTTTATAAAATAAAAAAATTTATTATTATTTTATATCAATAAAAAAACCAATTTTTATATATATTAACTTAAAATATACTATTATATTATTATAAAATGGTAGATATAGAAAATGAATTGACTGTAGAAAAAGAAACAGAAACAAAAAAAGAAAAAGAAATAGAAACAGAAAAAGAAGAAATTGGATCTAAAATTAGATATATGGGTAAGCAAATAGATGCAAAATTATTACCTAAAAATGAGGCTGGTTTAACATGTTGTCGCTGGTGTGGTATGGGTGTTAAACCTCCTAAAAGAACTATGTGCAGTCCTGAATGTGTTCATGAATTAAAATTAAGAATCAATGGTAGATATTTAAGAGATTGTGTTTATAAAAGAGATAGAGGAATATGTGCTATTTGTAATATTGATACTAAAAAGACGGCATCAACAGCAAACAGATTAACATGTGAAGAGAAAATAAAATTTTTAGAAGATAATAGTATTTCAACTAAAAGAAAAATCTGGGTTCAAAAGCATGGAGGAGGTTTATGGGATGCAGACCATATTATAGCTGTTAAAGAAGGTGGTGGATTATGTGGTTTAGAAAATATTAGAACATTATGTATAAAATGTCATAAAGTGGTTACAAAATCTTTAGTAAGTAAAAAATAAAATATTTTTCTTTATATTATGTAAAAAATGATTGATAATAGATCTATTTTTGCAATAATATATTCATTATTATTTTCGATTGCAATTGTTGTGGTTTCTTTTTTTATACCTCGTAAAATTATGAAATCTATGTATATTCCTATATTAATTAAATCTATAATACTTATATTTACAGTTCAAATTTCAGGAATAGTCCATGAATTAGGGCATTTTTCACAAACAAAACAAATTGCAAATCAAGATTATGTTGACATTGATAATAAATATTACATTCCATTAATTGGATTTATTTGGTCTGGTAAAGTTATGACATATGCTACAAATATAAAAGATAATTTTAATTTTAGTGTAATGGGATTCTTAGTACATTTTTTATATTTAACCGGTATGACTTTATTAATATTTAAAGGTTCTATGACAGCAGTTGCAATTGTATTATTTGGATTTATATCTTATTTATTTATTTATGCAAGACTATTAAAAGGTCAAGATGCTGATTTTGCAGGTTGGGCATAAAAATACTTTTTAGAAAAAAGTAATATCAAAAAAATTAAAAATAAAAATTGAATTAAAAAAATTTAATTTTTATCTTTTAACCAAATATATAATATTTAAAAAATGTCTGATCTTGATAAACTCCTCACAGAATATAACCCTGATTTAACTAACGAATTCCTACTACAAGAGATCGAAAATCGATTTACTCTCTTTCCAATTCAAATTCCTAAAGCATATGAAATGTATAAAAAAGCCGTTGCAACCTTTTGGGTTGTTGAAGATGTTCAATTAGGTAATGATCTTACAGACTGGGAAAATAAACTTAATGATAATGAAAAAACTTTTATTAAACACGTCCTAGCATTCTTTGCAGGTAGTGATGGTATCGTTCTTGAAAACTTGGCTGAACGTTTTATGAAAGACATTCAACACCCTGAAATCCGTGCTTTTTATGGGTTTCAAATTGCAATTGAAAATGTCCACAGTGAAATGTACAGTCTTCTGATTGATACTTATATTAAAGATCATGAAGAGAAATCACGTCTATTCAATGCAATTACAACTATCCCTTGTGTTAGTAAAAAAGCAAAATGGGCTCAAAAATGGATTCATGATAAAAAATCATCATTTCCAGTTCGTCTAATTGCTTTTGCCATTGTTGAAGGTGTCTTTTTCTCAGGTTCATTCTGTGCTATTTATTGGCTGAAGAAACGCAACTTAATGCCAGGTCTTACTCTCAGTAATGAATGGATTAGTAGTGATGAAGGGATGCACACAGATTTTGCAATTACATTATCTCATATGATTAGTGATATCAATGCAGTACCACAAGAAATTGTCCATGCTATGTTTAAGGAAGCCGTTGAGATTGAATTAGAATTTATTACTGAATCTATTCCATGTGCAATGATTGGGATGAATTCTAAATTAATGGGTCAATATATTAAATTTGTTGCTGATCTGCTTATTCAACAATTAGGTTATGATCAGATTTATAAAACAACAAACCCATTTGAATTTATGGAATTAATTTCACTCCAAGGTAAAACTAATTTCTTTGAATCTAAAAATTCGTCTTATAATAAAGCCAATGCAATGCGTTCTCAAACACAAACTCAAACTCAACCTCAGACTAAAGAAGAAGAAAAATCAAATGAAACAAATGGTGGCTTTTCATTTAATGCTGATTTTTAAGAATTAGTTTATATTTTGATTATTTTAGTATTTTAGTATTTTATTTTTTATCATATTTTATTCAAAAAAATAAAAAAAAAGTGCAATTTTTTATTTTGCTTTGTTGAGTTTTTGTGCACGGAGTTTAAAACTCTACGCCTCAGGGATGTCCAGCAGGATCTTCATGCAGCTCAAGTAGAACTTGAGCTTCTCCAGCTGCTTCTGGACCATGGTGATGGTATCCGAGAGCTGCGAGGAGTCCTTCGACTCAGTGGTGTCCAGCAGGATCTTGAGATTCTCCAGCTGCTCCTGGACCATGGTGATGGTCTCCGAGAGTTGCGAGAAGTCCTTCAACTCAGCGTCCTGGTACTTTGCGCACTGGATCAACTTGTGGAACATGTCGCCCATCTTATCGGCGGTCTTGTCCACGCTGTCAACCACAGTCTCCATGCGAGTCACCATGGTGATGGTGTCAGAGAGTTGCGAGAAGTCCTTCGACTTAGCCGACCGGATGAACTTGTAGAACATGTTTTTCATCTCAACAGCGGTCGTGTCAACGCTGTCAGCCAGAGCCTCCATGCGAGCCACAACTATGTTGACAGGGTCCTGTTTGAGGTGAAACTCACGGTCCTCTTTGCAGGGGATGAGATCCACAACCTTTTGCGACGCCATTGCTGTGTAGTAATATTTAATATATGTTGTATTAAAAATCAATTTTATTAATTTATATTATCCAAAAAAGTTATTTTTGATAATAATATTATGTTATAAAATTGATTTTTATTGATTATTCAAAAAAATAAAAAAAAGTGCAATTTTTTATTTTGCTTTGTTGAGTTTTTGTGCACGGAGTTTGGAACTCTACGCCTCAAGGGTGTCCAGGATCTAGACCGTCCCCAACAGTTTCTTGACCTGAGCGATGGTATACACGAGTTCCCGATAGTCCTTCAGCTTCTCCTTGACCATGGTGATGGTATCCGAGAGTTTTGAGAAGTCCTCCTGAACAATGTTCTTGTCCTTTGCGCACTTGATGAACTTGCGGAACAGGTCGCCCATGTCCACGTCCTTGGTAATCGCCTCCATGCGAGCCACAAGCGTGTTGACATGGTCTTGCTCCACGTAGAACGCGGAGTGATCATTGCAGGTGATGATAGCCTCAACGTTTTGCGACGCCATTGCTGTGTAGTAATATTTAATATATGTTGCATTAAAAATCAATTTTATAAATTTATATTATCCAAAAGAGTTATTTTTGATAATAATATTATGTTATAAAATTGATTTTTGTTGATTATTCAGATAATTCATAAATTATAATTACATTTTCATATCGTAATGGACCATTTAACTTCATTTTGGTTTGATAAGAAGAATCAACATTGTTGGTTTAATAGTACACCTGAAACAGATATCTATGTCCTTGAAAATACAAAACAATATTGTGAAGAAGATCTTTCAATTCTAGGAAAGATTATTTTTCATGATCAAATTATTCGTCATCATGTTAGGCATAATAACTTAGATAAAATGATTATCAATGATCATAACATTATTGCAATTGGACTCACAAATTATCTTTTGGAATCAAATGAAATTCTATCATATAAACCAATTGAACAATGTTTCATCCTAATGCCACTTCGTCATTCTCCTCTTGAAGCAGACCGTGAGAGGGTTATTACAATCATTGAAGAATACCTAGAAAAGGACCCAAAGAACCCAGATTATTTACGATTTTATCAAGCTTCCCTAGAAAGAGTTAGAAATCCAGAATTGATTACTTTTAATTTGTCTTCTAAGTTCCCTCAAGAGTTGGTTTGTAGTAGTTCTATTTTTAAAATTGATACCTTTCTAGATACATATTCTATGATAAATCAAAAAGACATGATTGATAAATTTTCAGAAGGTTTTCTGAAGACTATCCCATTGGAATGTCCAATTACGGTTTCAATTTCTGGAGGTTCTGATTCAATGCTTTGTCTCTTTGTAGCTAAAAAGTTAGGGTATGATGTTATAGCCATGATGATTGATTATGGTAATCGTCATGAACATGCACTTGAAATAGACTTTGTGTCATGGTTTTGTGACAAATTAGAGGTTCCATTCTATCTTCGAAAAATTAAAGAACTGAAACGTTCCCGTGATGGGACTCGTGATTTTTACGAAAAAGTTACAAAGAATATTCGATTTAATTCCTACAAGTTTTTAAAGCGACCGGTTGTTTTAGGTCATAACCTTGATGATTGTTTTGAAAATTGTATTACGAATATGATGTCTCACCGATCAAAGGAAAACTTATATGGTATGAGTCCTAAATCTGAACAAATGGGTGTAAAGATCTATCGTCCTATTCTAGGAATCCCTAAAAAAAACATTGTCCATACATGTAATCATTTTAAGATTCCTTTTCTCCTAGATTCTACACCTAAATGGTCTCGTCGTGGTCAAATTCGTGATATTGTTGTTCCATCAATGAATCAGTTTGATATTAATTTGATTCCTAGAATTATGGAATTTTGTCAAGAAAGTTCACAATCTTTACAGGATTATCAATCTCTTTTGGAATCATATCCAATCAAAAAAGACTCAAACGGGAAAAACACATACACATTTGATTTGTCACAACCTTTTAATACGAATATTCGATTTTGGCAAGGGATGATTAATAGAATTACTGATATGACAGAATCCAAAGTCAAACGTATTCGTATTTCAACAATTGAAAGTATGATTCAAACTATCATGAAAGAACTCCTCAATCAACACAACCTTAATGTTATTAAAGTAACTCTTTCTGTTGAGTTAGTTGCTTTTGTTAGTAAAGATCGCTCGAGTATTAGTTTTGTTGTTCAATAAAAATAAAATAAAAAATAAACTTAAAATAAAAATAATTTATTAATTTTTTATTCAATAAAAAAAATAAAAAAATGATATACACGCAATAACCCCAATTGATATTATTTAATTTAAATAATATCAATTTTTACTACCATACTGACCTAAATAACCTAAATAACTAAAAAAAATTACTTTTACAAAAGTAGGTGATGTACTTACAAAACAAGAGGTCTTCTTAGTCTTTCTTCTCCTTCATCTCCTTGATCAAAGTCTTCCATGAATTGTTGACAATGATGTGTGCTTCTTGTGGAGTGCAAGGGACTTCAAAATGCAAAGGAAACAACTTGTGTTGAATCATCACATAGTTGTATTGTGCTTCAAAGTATGCCTTCTTAAACTCGTCGATTGGCTTGTTTTCGTAAATTGCTTTGTTGATCTGAAACTCAATAGAGTAAATCAAGTTCATTACGTTTTTCTCTTCTGAAGTCATAGCAAGCAAATGTTGTTATTATCATTATAATAAAATAAATATCAATTTTATATAATATAATATTTTCTAAATTTACTAAAAAAAAATGTTTGCAACACAAACAAGAATAACAAGCTAGCTTACGCCGGCTTGCCACCCTCAAATGCGCTGTAAATTTGAGCCACCATGCTGACAAACTCCTTCATCTCCTTGTCAGCCATCTTGATCGCAATCAAGTGGTCCTCCGGGTCTTTTTCGTTCAACTGCCACATGTAGGAGAAGTAGATTTCCTTCTTGATGTTGCCCTCAAGATCCTGCCGTTCCGAGTCGCTGGTAGCGTCAAGGTAGGCTTGCTTGGCTTGCTCGATCTTGTCTTCAAACTCTTGTTGCGAAGGCATGATGTGACCAAATGTACTAAATATTATAATAAAAAATTAATTTCAATTTTTGTATTTATATTAATCTAAAATTATTAAAAAATAAAAAATTAATTTAATTTAATTTATTCAATAATGTATAATGTATAATGTATTGAAATTATTCAATAATGTATTGAGGATGTGTCGTATGAACAATCTGAATATCATTTAGCGTTTGCATATCACTTGGATTAATTTTAAAATCTAGTTGAAAATCTTCAACAATATGATTTTTTTTACTAGAACGCGGGATTACATTAAAACCTTGTTGAAGACCCCATTGAAGCATAATTTGAGCAGGAGATTTAAAGTATTTTTGTGAAAGACTATTAATTGTATGGTCATCAAACTTTTCACCCTTAGCTAGAGATGAATGTGCAGAAATAAGAATATTATTATCAGTCATATATTTTGTAACCTTTGGGCGTTTTAGGAATGGAGATAGTTCAATTTGATTTGTATAAATTGGAACAGTTGAAAACTGCTTAATTGTTTCCATATGAGAAATATCAAAGTTACTAACACCTAGATTACGAATAATACCTTTGTGATAAAAGTCTTCCATTACACTCCAACATTTAACAATTTGGTTATCATCAGCAGGTGGTTTATGAATCAAATAAAGATCCAAATATTGAGTATTCAGGTCAGCAAGTGTTTTTTGAATAGATGTTGAAATATCATCTTTGCTTTTAGCATAGGTTTTAGGGTTTAATTTAGAAGTCATCCACAATTCAGAACGATTGATTTGATTTTTTCCCATATATTCACCGATCACTGGTTCAATTTGATAAAGAGAAGCAGTATCAATCGAACGATAACCATTCACCAGAGCATTTTCAAGTGATTGATAAGTATCTTTACCAAGACGGTAAGTACCAAAACTAATCTGCGGATAAGTGTCCATAGTGTATTATTTTTTATTCTAAGTAATTATCATTTTATTTTATTTCAATTTTTTATTGATACAATCTAATACGATTAATATCATAAGTTAAAAGGGGTATTCCAATCAGATCACTTAAATCTCTTACAAATTGTCTAACATAAAAACCACTCGAAACATCTAACATAACAGGGATTGCATATAATTTATCAAACTTATCAAATCGATTCCATTGATTAATAATATATTCTTGATTAAAATCACACTTCACATCAATTGACTTTATTTGATTTATGATAGTTTCCTTCCATGAAAGATAATCATATTGTTCTAGAGAACCAATTTTGTAATTATAAATTGTTACTAGATGGGATGGAATATCTGCATCAGATAGATTAATTTTATTTTTTGCATAATGCCATAGAGGTAATCCTTTTACACATTTAGAACTGTAAATATGAAACTTTTGTCTGAATTCTCCTATATTTATATTGTTATTGATTTTGATTTTAAGATTAATAAGTGTATCTAGAGATGATATATTAGAAATATTCTGAATAATACCCATTGGATCATCACTATCAGTTTGTAGACCTATAATAATTTTAAATGAATATGTTTTAGACATCATATTATATTTTTCAACCTTTTTACATTCATCGTTAAATAAAAGTAAAACTTCTCCTCTAGCCATTGGGTCTAAACGACCAGCAAAACAAATTTTAGTAATACTAGAATGACATGTTTTATATTCTTCAATCAATTGGTTCATTGTTTGACCAGATGATTTTAATAAAATAATTCTATTTTTAGTTTCCATATTATTATTTTAAATCTTAAAAATCATGTTATATCTATCAATATCATTCAATTTTGTTCGCTTTTTCAAGAATTCAAAATATTTGTTTGCTAGCAGGTATTGTTGGGGTTTTTTATCTTTTAATAATTCTAAACGTACTTTCATAATCATTCCTACTTGAAATATTCTTTTATGATTGTACTTATGATTTTTATATAATTTTTCAAGTTTTTTAATTGTATTAATAACATCTTCTAGGGATGTATATTTGATAGGTATTGTATCATTTGGATTTGCATCATTAAAAATATCAAATGTTTTTTTAGATTTTTTAGGATTATATAAAAATTGTTTTGGTTTCTTTTGTGTTGTAGGTTTCATTTTAAATTAAATAGATATAGTTTTTTTAGTATCATATTATAAAGAAAATAAAGATAATAAGAAAATAAATAAAATTTAATAATAATAATGATAAGAACACATATTATTGAATATATATATACAAACAAAGAGTTAGAAGGTCTAGCCTTTAAAGATTTGGAAAAATTAATTCAAGGAGTTACACATAATAGTTTATGTATGGTTGATATTATGATGATAACATCAGAATATGCAGCATTTGTTCATATTGAAAAAGGCAATCATATATTTCAACAAATTCCAATGGATACTTTTTATAATAAAAATACATTTGAAAAATTTATGAAAATATGTATAAAAAATGAAATCGGTATACCTAGAAATGAAATAGATAGATTTTTTATATTAGGAGGTCATTGTAATGGCTGGAGATGTTATATTGACAATGATACAGTTGACATGAAAATGTTAAGAGATGTGTTTATAACAGAAAAAATAGATTTTGATATGATATGTCTTGATGCATGTTATACTTCAACTTTAGAAGTATTATATCAATTTAGTGACCTTTCTAGATATATTATAGCACATCAAGTGTATGTAAATGGTAATGGATTTAATACAAAACATATTTCTAAAATCTTTGATAAACCAATCAAATTAGAAAAGAAATTAATATTATCATGTTTAGATTACATAGTAAATACTATAGAAAACGCTGAATTTGAAAGTGTAACATTGATTGATACTTCAAAATTTAATATTTTTATGGAATTATATAAAATGAATTATATGAAAATAAAATTAAATATGAATAACAAATTTTTACAAGATAACTATACAACTGATATATGTACTCATCATATGGGTGATTGTATGAATATGAAAGAACATTCAGATGATTGTTTTCAATCTCCATGTAATAATATGCTAGATTTGTATTATTTAATTAAAATGACAGATATGGAAATGTTAAAAATTCTAGAAGAATCTGTTTTTTATCGACAAAATGGAATAAAAAAAAATGTAAAATATTATCGTATGAATCAACATTTTAAAGGTATTAATGTTATGATTGATCCTAAAAAAAGTGATACTCTAGAAAATTATAATACATATTATACTAAGTTACGTTTTTTTGAAGACTTTAATTAATATGATTGTTCAATGATACTTTTTTACCTCCTCTAGGTAGATAAGCAACAGGTCTTAAAATAATAAATGAGCAAGTCAGATCACTTTCAACTTTCATAACTGATGCAGCATTTGCGTATTCATTGCAATAATTAGGAGCAGAGAAGACAGTGACTAATTTATTGGCGAATGAAAATTCGTATCCATTAACAACTTGATGACCTCTGCATATAAGGTCAAGGTTATTAGATGTCAAGAATTGTTTAACAACTTTTTCACCAAAAGTGTATGAACAACCACGATCATTTTGAACCCAATCTTCTTTATGATCACCTGGATCAGACCACATTAAATCACATAAGACACCTGAATCAGGTATTTTAGTACCTTTTCGTATCATATTAATTTCACGTATATTATTTAATTTAGGAGATAACCCACCATGAACACAAAAGATTTTATTATCAACTAGAGCAGCGAGAGGTAGGAATGTAAATACTTGATTACAAGCTTTCCAAACAGATAAGTTAGCTTTTTTTTGACATTCTTCATAAAATCCGTACATTCTATTAATGGTATGACATTCATGATTACCACGAGTCATAAAAATATGCTTTGGGAATTTAATTTTAAGTAAAAATAATAAAGCAATGACTTCTATACTAGAATCACCTCGATCAACATAATCACCTAGTAATAAAATCTTTTCTTTCGGTGGATAACCAATGTTTCTAAAAATCTTTAATAAATCATCAAATTGACCATGAATATCACCACAAATATAGATTGGAGCAGGGATTTCTAGTAATTGAGGTTCATTTTTAAAAATTGGCATGACCGTTTCACATATTTCTAAAAGAAGTTGATTATTAAGTGCATTTGGTTCTCTGGCTATTAATCTTCTAATAATTTCGGTATAATTATTAAGAATATTATTATTATTATTATTATTATTATTATTATTATTATTATTATTATTATTATTATTATTATTATTATTATTATTATTTTTCATGGAGATGTCCATATCATCTTTTGATTTTTTAGCATTTGGTATCATATTTTCGATATTATTAGTTTTAGGTGCTTTTAAAGATGCAGAAGTGGGTCTTAATAAAAAAGTTGATAATTCTTTATTTTTAGTAAATTCTTCTTTTTTATTGAGTAGTTCTAGTAAATTAGGACTAGATTTTACACCTTTGAGTCTATTAGTCATTTTCTTTTACTAATACTATTGAAATTAATATCAAAATTTTTTCTCTCTCAACAATAAATTAGTATATGAAATGAAAAAGTTATTATTATTAATTTTATTTGTAATTATAACCTATTTATTATTAATACAATCAAAACAAACAGAAGAAGGGTTTTCTAGTTATGATAACAAAAATAATAAAAGTAATAAAACCAATCAAAATAAAGTTGTCTTAAATTGTTATTTATTTTATACAAATAAGTGTCCTCACTCTAAAAGATTTTTAGATTCATCATGGAAAACAATTAGTCAAAAATATTCAAATAAAGTTGTCTTTAGTAAAATAGATTGTCATAATCAGAATACAAAACAATTAGCAAAGGTCTTTAATGTAACATCAGTACCTGCTATCTTTATGGTTAGAGATATGAATAATGAAACGTTAAATAAAGTTGAATTTCTAGATGAAAGAACATCAACTAATTTTGAGAATTTTATTGTTAAAGAAATTAATATGAATCGCCAATCTGAATCATTTGAAAATCAACCATCAATACCATTAAGCTCTATGGATGATGTTGAGTTTTATGAATTTGAAGATATGATAAATAAAAAATATGAATATTCTATTAAATACAAATCAAATCCTATTAAAAATATTATTCAAAAAATTAATGAAAAAGAAACCCCTGGTCTTAAGGCATGGCAAGGAGCCTATACAGTTATAAGTGAATATATAAGACAAAATGCACAAACTTTAGATGAAAAAAATAAATTAGCATATGAAATAAGAAATAAAATTTCTGATTGGCATTTATGCGATCCAGATATTCTTAATAATGTTAAACAAAATATTACTGATCCTATAGATATGGATGTTAATAAAGCATTAGTCTATGCTTGTGGATTTTAATAAGCATTAGTCTATGCTTGTGGATTTTAATAAAGCATTAGTCTATGCTTGTGGATTTTAATAAAGCATTAGTCTATGCTTGTGGATTTTAGATAGATATTTTAATTTGCTAGAAAAATAAAATATTATAAATAGTTAAAACATAAAATAAATGATAAATATATTAGAAGGTTTTAATGGTATTCAAAAAAAGAATACAAGAATTATTTTTGCTATTCTCTTAGTAACTTTATTATTATTTCAAATTAAATCATATTATTAAAGAAATAAAATGTTTGATTTATTTTTCTTTTCTTTTCTATATAAAAAAGTAAGTAATAAAATTTGCTTATGAAAAAAACACAAATTGCAAATAATAAAAATGGTGGAGCAAAATTAGGACAAGGTAGTTATGGATGCGTAATTAGTCCTCCTGTTAAATGTTTAACTAAAAAACTATTACGTAAACATAAAATAGAACAAAATGAATCTTATGTTAGTAAAATTATTGATACTAAATATAATGAAGTTGCTTTTTCTGAACTAAATATTGGAAATAAATTATTAATGATTGATAAAGATCATAATTTTTTAGCCCCTTTTGTAAATGCATGTTATTTTACACCTCAAAAACACAAGGATATTGTTTATTTAAAAAACAATGGTCGTCATATATCATCTTCACCCGATGATTCAAATATATCTGAAAGTATAAGAGATGATGATGATTCTGAAACTGGTTCAGTTCATTCTAAAATAATTAAAGATAATCGTGGAAAATGTATTTTAAATAGTGATATTGATTATATAAGTTTATTTGGAGTGTATGCAGGAGATAATATGAATACTTTATTTAATTTAAATAATAATGATCCAAAAATATTATTTATAAAAAATAATTATTGGTATGTTTTTTCATATATGATAAAAGGATTATCATTATTACATTTTAAAAATATTATTCATAAAGATATTAAACCTTCTAATATGGTTATTAGTTTTAATTATATTAATAAATCTGAAAATGATTTACCGTTAATAGAATGTAAATTTGTATATATTGATTTTGGATTATCAGTTCATTTAAATCGTAGAAAATATTTAATGCATGATATAGATGAATTATTTTTAAATGGTACTCATTATTACACACCACTTGAAATTTTTGCAGTAAGAGTATTAAATAAATTAATAAATCATGGACATAGTATATATGATTCTGATTTTGTGAATCTTATGTATTTAAAAACTGAAAAAATTTTTCAAAAAAATAAAGATTATTATCATCACGAAGGAATTAGACATAATATGTTTAAATCTAAATATGATAGTGAATCAAAAAGAAATTATTATTTAACTCCATTGAAATATGAAAATATAATTAAACATATTTTAGAATTATATAAAGAAGGTCAATTAGAATCTTATATTCCAAGTTTATTAAAAGGATGGGACATTTATTCATTGGGAATAACATTTGCAAAAATAATAATTAAATGTAATATTCATAACCTAGAATTAAATAATATTGTATTTAAAATGATTGATTTAAATTTTGAAAAAAGAATAAATATATCACAAATATTAAAAATAAAAAAATATATCCATGATATTGATATTAACCATTCTAGTTCCTTATCATCAATTAAATTAAATTATTAAATACAAATTTAGTTATTTTGATTGTTTTGATTGTTTTGATTGTTTTTATCATATAGGTAAAAAATATCTTAATTTATAATAAAATGAATAGTTTAATAGAAAAAATAAATAATAGGAAATTATATAAGCGTCAAATAGGTGGGGTTTTATTAGGTGAAGGGGGGTTTGGATGTGTAATTTCACCACCTTTAAGATGTAAAAAAACTTTTCATAAATTTCCTTATTCAATAGATATAAATTATATTTCCAAAATAGTTGAATATGACGAATCAGATGAAAGTATATGGGATGAACTTAATATTGGTAAAAAACTTATTAAAATAGATCCATCTCAAAAATATTTTTCTCCAATATTAGATGGTTGTTTTTTACATAAACAAAAAAGTAGAGATTTATTATACAGTTTAACAAATAGTAAATCAACTAATAAATCATCTACTAATAATTCATCTGTTTTATCAAATTCAAGCAAAAAGAAAGATAAATGTAATATTTATATGGATACACATTATTTAAATTTAATATCAAAAAATGCAGGAATAACTATTGAAGATTCATTTGAAACTAAAGACCTATATCTTAAAAACTATATTATAAACAATTATATTCATATTATGCATCATTATTGTAAAGCACTTAAACTTTTAAAAGAGAATAATGTTTTACATTGTGATATTAAAACAATGAATGTTATGATTAATTATAATAAAGCTAGAGATACAGCCGGTTTAACATTAATTGATTTTGGGTTATCTGGTAATGTTACTAATAAAGGAATCGAAACTAATAATGATATTTTAATTTTTTGTGCTAATGGAACACAAATATATAAACCAATTGAAACAACTATATTATATGAGATGTTATATCTTATGAAAAAAAATTATAAAACATATACATCTAAAATTGCATTAAAAAAAATAGTAGAAACATTTAAAGATAATAAAAAATACTATTCTAAAGTTTTAGATTTTAATAGATTTGGTATTAAAAATAAACATAACCATAAATCTTCTAACACATCATTATATGGAGAAACAGAAGATATTTTAAAAGTTTATAATAATATTATAGAAAAATATAACAATCGAACTTTAACAAAAACATTTTTAAACGACAAAGCCATATTTAAATGGGATGTATTCTCATTAGGTATTCTATTTGCTGAATTATTTCTAATATTTAATATCAAGGATGAAAAAGCAGAAAACTTAATTAATAAGATGGTTCATCCATTTTATTGGGAAAGATATGATATTGATGAATGTTTAAAAGATCCTTTATTTACAAAATTAAATAAAATACATAAAAAAACACATAAAAAATCACATACAAAAAGTATTTGATAGAATTTATTTTATTTTATTTTTATTCTTTTCTAGATAGATTATATTTAATTTAAAGGTATTGAAAATAATATAATTAATAACTAAATTTAACTATTATTATAAATGACATCAAAAAATATGGATACTTTAAATACAAATGATTTCAATCAAGATGATATTTATCTTTTTACACAATTTTATATATCACCAAACGAAAAAAGATACAATGAAATTAAAACGTGTTTAAAAAAAAATATAAAATTAGGAATATTTAGTAAAATTTATCTAATTAATGAAAAAACTTATACTAAAGAAGAACTTGATTTAAATGATGAAGAAATAAAAAATATTCAACAAATTGTATTTGATAAAGGTGTTCGTATGAAATACATGCATCCATTAGGTCTAATTAAAGCAAAACAAATAAATGGTTATATTGTTATTGCTAATAGTGATATTTTCTTTGACAAAAGTATACTATCTATTCGTAAATCATCTATTTCTCAAATTAAATCATTATATGCTTTATTGCGATTTGAATATAAACTTGAAAATGAAACTAAATTAGAAGAATGTAAATTATTTGGTCCTAGAAAAGATTCTCAAGATACATGGATTTTTCATAGTAAATATTTACCAGCTGACAACCAAATAATTAGATGTAATATTATTCTAGGTAAAGCAGGATGTGATAATGCAATTAGTTATTTATTTAATCAATTTGGATTTAAAATATTTAATGAACCATATTTAGTAAAAACTTATCATTATCATCTTTCTCAAATTAGAACTTATTCAGGTTTAGATAGGGTAAGTCCTCCATATTTATTATTAGAACCAATCATTCGAAAATGAATAATCTGAAAAACAAAACAAAACAAAACAAAACTAAAAACAATAATGCTTACCAATATTTAGTTGGCATATATAAGTAAAATATGACTGACATGGTTAATAAGTCATGGGTATTAGCAATTTGGTTAATATTATAATCAGGATATTTTTTGCATATTTCTAGCATTCTGTCTAATATAACTGAAATAAAGACAGCTTGAGGAAAATGATCAGTATGTAATCTTTCTATTTCTTGACCTAATGTTTTAAGGTCAACTTGTTTTTGACGTGTTGGATATTGATTTATAAACTCACCTAAACTGTTTAAAGTTTTACACATTTCATTAATTTCCATTTTAAAATTTCTTTCGTATGTGCCATTTGAATAATGTTTTAACATGGGATCTTGAACATCAGCATTTGTAAATAAATGTCCAAATTTATCTTTGAATTCATCAATAAATTCTTGGGGTATATTATCATCTTCACAATTCTTTCTAATTAAAATTTTAGCAATTCTTGACCAATTCATTGCAAAGTAATCAATTAATTGTTCTTTGGGACTTTTAGGTTTTGAAATAGGAACTACTGAAAAATATCCAGTTTCAGTTTTTAAACTCATATAAGTTAATACTCCAATTACAACTATGGTTAAAATAATTACAATAATAATAGATGTTGTCATTTATAATTTGAATAGAAAAAATTTATAATCAATAATATATTTTAGACAATTCTTTTTTATTATTATTTTAATTTTATACTTTTAATGATAAGTTTATTATAATTATAAAATATCAACTAAAGTACCATATGGCAAATAGATATATATATTATATTTTGTAACAAACCCAGTTTGTGTACAATTTTGAAATGGTTTTGATACAATTAATGCATTTCGGATAGGAACTTTTACTTTAAATTGTTTATTAAGATTCGGATTCTGATTCTGATTCAGATCCATATAAATCATTGGTTTTGGTCCACAATTTATTTCTTTGAAAAATAATAAATTATTTTCGGTAAAAGATAATATATTACCATCCATATTTATAGGGTTGTTGTTAAAAACAACCTTGTTACGTTTATCATATGGTAACACAGAGGTAAATAATGTTTGTTTTTTATTATTTTTATTTTTTTTATTTATGCTAGAATACCCATTATTTTTAATTTCTTCTAAATTAATATTTTTATTTTTATTATATAATTGCTTATTTAAATCTGTATATACAGTTTTATAAGTATCATTTAATTTATGATTAATAATACCAAAATTTGAAACATCAATAATTAAATAGTCTTCATGTAATGAATATTCAATATTATGTTTCTTTAATTCTATACATTTTTCAATATCGCTAGTAATATAATGATTATATTTTAATAAATTGGTATCTAGAATGGCTTCATATTTTTTAATAAATTCGTAATTTAAATTTTGAAAACTACTAATATGTTCTAAGTCCTCAGATGATACATATTTATTTTCAATCATATAAACAAGTGTTTCAACTGATAATTTTTGATATGATAAAATGTTTGATATTTGGTTTCTAAGAGAATCAATAAAATATATAATAAGTTCATCTGGTAAAATCAATGTTGTTCCAGTATCATTAATAATATCAATACATTGAATTTTAATAATTTCCGAAAAATCAACAATTATTTGCATAAATTTCTCGATGTCTTGTTCTTGAAGATTGTTAATCATATTTTCAAATGCAAAATCCCAATAAATATCCTTTTGATATTTTTTTAAAAACCAATACGGAGTATTAAAGTCAATAATATTTTGGGAAATATGATTAAATATAGTAGATTTTTTAATATCAATTGATATATAAAATTTAATTAATTCTTCAACTTCATGAAACATGTAACCTTTCATAATAAATGGATTAATAATACCATCTAATAAAATATATCTTTTATCATAAAAATATTGAATTATATTTCTTGGTAATTTACAAGAACCTGTATAATAATGAATCAATTTATGCTTTACCAAATAATCCATATCACCTTCTGATGATTTACCAATTAAATTTTCAATTAAAGAATTCGAAGTATAAATTGTTTGATTTGATGCTAGAAAGAAGTTAAAATATTCTATAAATTTTTTTAATTCATTTAAAGATGTATAATTATGTTTTTTATAGTAATTGTCAATATATAATTTAATAATTTCAAACATATCATAATTTTGTTTATGAATATATTTATTTTTATGAACAATGATTAATAAAAGATTTGTTAATTCAGTATATGAATATTTTTTTGTTTTTAATAAATTAATTATAATATATGAATAATCAGAATATGTATGAGATATTAATTTTTTTTCCATTTCATTATGATTATCATAGTATGTATAATCTAGTTTTAAAATATCAAATTTAATAAAATTAGAAATAATAAATTCTCTAGTCAGATCATTTCTTTTTAAAACCTCTGACCATAAAATAAAGCCATATTGATTTAAATTATCTAAACAATCTATCGGTGAATATTTTGATAAACTAACTCTATCAAAAATATACATGTAATGAGAATTATATATATAATTAAATAGTTCTTTCGAGATTGGTTCTTTTAAATAGACTATCCCATTTTTACGATCATCAAGCATTTTTATAAATTGCATAGACAGATTCATTGTATTTATTAGTTTTTTATTTATAATGATTATACTGAAATCTATTTAATTCAATTTTATAAAATTGAATATTTTTTTTATAAAAATAATTAAAAACAATTGTAACAATTGATACAATTGATACAATTGATACAATTGATACAATTGATACAATTGATCCAATTAGTAGAATGGAGTATAATATGTTGGTACTTAAAAATATTTTGACTGATATGAGGGATATTATTGAATGTAATGATGATTACTACCAAGAATTTGAATATGATGTTATTTCAAAATATAATGAATATGGTGCAACAATTTATAGTTGTTTAACAGAAATGTATCCTGTAACTTTTATGCATATTGCATTTTACGAGGTTTATCTCAACCATTGTAATGGAAATCGTATGATTCTTGATTTCAAATCATATTTTATTCCATATCAACAATATTCTATCCAAAAATATACTAAAATGGTACTTATCTTTTATAATAAAATTAAAAATCTGAATCCAGTTGATGATTTATCTGATATAATTTCAGAATTACATATTTAGAGATTCATATTTTGTTGATATTCATTCATAACTTCTATAACAACTTTTTTAATTATCATTGGATCACCTTCTGGTCCTTTTCGACCTCTTGGACCACCTAATCCAATTGGACCACGAATGCCAGTTTGACCATTAATACCATCTCTACCGTCAATTCCATTAATACCATCTCTACCATCTATACCATTTATTCCATTTTTACCAGGTGGTCCTTCTTTTCCTCTTGGTCCAGATAAACCCATTTCACCTGGTTTCCCTTGCGGACCTTCTTTTCCAGGTGGTCCTTCCTTTCCAGGTGGTCCAGTTAACAAGATACCTGAACTAATAAGATCTTGTATTTCTTGGGGTAATTTAGTATTCATACTATCAAAATATGATTTTTCTCTTTCTGATATAATAGTCAGAATCGTATTTTTTAATTCATTTTTTGTTTTAGGTATTTCAGTAATAGATTTAAATAATTCTCGATAAATTTGCAGGTTAGCTTCACATTCTATAAGTCTATTTTCCATATTATTTATTTTTTGTATTAAAGTATCCATATTTTTATGATTTTATGATTTTATAATTATGATTTTATGTTTTTATGTTTTTTATTATAAAATAATTTTATACTAGATTCAAAATAAAGATAAATAGATATTTTATTTTAAGTAATAATAATGACAACTATTTTTCAAAAAGTTTTAAATCCTTTACCAAAGGAAAATACTAGATTAGATCCATTAACATGTTTAATTAAATTATCACTCCTTCCATATAAACCCGAAGGAACAAAATTAAGTATTAGTAATAATTATATTCATTACAGTGAGAATACAATATTTCAATTTGCGATTCGAAAATATTTTGGTGATAGTTATAATGATATGAGAGACCTTAATAAATCTTTACATAAGGCAGTAGCATGGTATTTTGATGACCCTAAATTGAAATATTTATTTGATAATGCAATTATTGGATTAGAAAAATTAAAAAAAACATATGGTAATACTGGCAAAGCCGATGCAGTTCAATCATATATTGATATTTTATCTGGATTTAATCGACGTGTAATGCTTGAAATCAATAAAGAAAAAGAAAAAATAAAAAATCGTAAAGATCACTCTAACAATAGTACCCAAACTACCCAAATTAATCAAGCTACTCATGAAAAGATTGCGATTAGTGAAGAACATGAATTAAAGATCCATGATATTTTAAAAAGCATATGGACAGATGACGATAAAGAAATTGTATTGAGATTTTTTCAAAAACTCAAAGTATCTGCATCAGAAGAGGATATTAAAGATAATATTGATGGGTTGGAAGCATTACTCATAAGTATTCATAAAAAAATAGATAAAGAAGCCAAAATTCTACTATCTATTTGAAAACAAAAAATTGAAATAGAAATTTAGTTTATTATATATTACAAAAACTTAATTAATATGGATTACGATTCTGATAATAGTATTGATTGCGATTATGATGATGAAAATATCAATCGAATCATTAAAAAAGCTAAACTAGGTGAAGATGGTGATGGTCTTAATATTGATGAAGAGATTGATGACCTTACAAAAATTTTAACAAATAATAATATTGTTAAAACACCTATTCTAGGTCAATCAGATTGTTATTTAGTTGAAAAATTACTTGATTATCGTCTTAATAAAAAAGGGAAAAAAGAATACAAAGTACAATGGGATAATACGGATTTTCAACCTAATTGGGAACCTGAAGAAAATATTAACCCTAGTTTAATTCGTACATTTCATATTAATCGTGAAGTTCAAATGCATAATTCTAGTATTTATCAACCAAAAGGTAATGCTCATATTTATCTACGTGTTAGTGATTCTTCTAAAACAAATGCATTATTTAAACAATCACAAATGACACAAATGACACAAACAACACAAACTACACAAACGACAAAACCACAACAAGAAAAACAAACAACACAAACTACACAAACGACAAAACCACAACAAGAAAAACAAACTCAACAATCGTATTTTGGTGATTTTCCAGCTGGTAATTTTAGTTTAGATTCTCAAAAAGAAACTCTAATCAAGTATTGTGTGGATAATAAACTACATATTAGTTCTATTGAAATGGATGATGGTATTTCTGCTCGTAATCTTTCTAAACTAGTTGGATTACAAAAAATTGTTGAAAATATTCAACCAACTGAAGTGCTATTAGTTTTAGATTTGTCTCGTTTTGCTCGTCATACTATGGGAGGATTACAAATCCTAGAAAATCTATCCAAACGTAATATTCGTATCTATTCTGTTATGGATGGTATGAATTATGATACTCCAGCATCGCGTCATTGTGTTCGAACTACTATTTCATGTGCAGAACTAGAATCTGATATTAAATCAGCTAAACTAAAAGCATCAATTCAAAATATTAAAAGTATGGGTGGTTTTATTGGTAGTATTGCTCCCTTTGGATTTAAAGTCATTCGTGATGGTGCTCTTCGCAAATTAGTCAAACATATTAATGAACAAAAGATTCTTCAAATTATCTCTGATATTATGGATGAATATAATTCATGTAGTTATGTTAATTCTGTAATTGCTGATAAATTAAACAATTCAGGATTTAATATGCGGGGAAAACTATTTACCTCTAAAAATGTTCAATATATTATTAAAAAATATATTAAACCAACTAAAGAAATGAATACGGGTATCCGTACTACTAAACGTAAATCATGTGAGACAGAAAATAATCAAAATAAGAAACGTAAATTAAACACAAAATCTGATTATAATCCTTCTGAACAAACAAACGTTCAAAGTAAAAAACGTAAAATGTAAAACAAAACAAAATAAAATTAATTTGATGTATTAAATTAAATTAAAATAAAATAACTTTTTTATTTTACGATGGTTCTAGGTTCAATAGTTAATTGGGTTGTATTTCGAACTCTTGATTTAACAGCATATACTGCATGGTGGATTACAAAAACAACTGTCTCTGGTGTCTATAGTGTTGGTAAATATTTAGTAGTTCCTAGAAATAAAAATCAGATTCAATATCAAGAGCAAAATCAAAATCAAGAGTTATTTGAAATGTTACCTATCGAATATAATATGGAATATATGAAACAACAAAATGATTTATTGCGACAACAGAACACAATCCTTAAAAATCAATATGTTCCATTGGACATGTAAAATATTTACTCATTTAATCCATTTAATCCATAAATTTAAGATATGTTTTATAACTCATGATTCCAATAAAGACAATTAATATAATTAAGACTGTGACAAGTAACATGAATTCATTTCTTTTATAATAAATTTGATTATCTACCACTGATTCATTTGAATCTATAAGTTCTTGTAAATTATCTGATTTTGCATTTGAACTATTAATTGAGATATCAAGTTCTAATTTATTATTTTGGTTTAATTTACCATCTATATCTTCTGAAAGACCTCTAATTTCATTTTCCATACTACGATTAGAATCAGCTAAATATTTAATATAATCAATAACGTCAATCTCTGATTTTCTGAATTGTTCTAGCATGGCTAATCTTTCAGCTTCAATATTTTCAACAACTTTGTTTAATTCTAATTTTTCTTTTTCATTTAAAGATTTAAATTCTGCTTCAATATCATTTTTAAAGACATCAATTTTAGCTAAAGTATAATTGATATTACGTATTTCATTAATTTTTTGATTAAATATTTTAGAATATGAAGCTAGTATATTCTGATTTGCTTGATTTCTTTTACGATTTCGTCCAAACAAGCCCTTTCTAAAAGCATTTATTGAATTTATTTTACGTTTTATAATTTGAATTTCATTAGTAATATTTTGTTTTTTATTTAATAAATTGTTTCTAGTATTATTGGCATGTTTTATTAAATATTGTTGTTGTTGATCTCTTAAATATTTAAGTTGTGATATTTTATTTACATAATAATCTCTTTTAAATTTTAAATCAACTGTATTACGATATTTATTATCAAGTTCATTAACTAATTCATCTTTTTTTAGATTAAATTCAGATTTATCAAAAGTTTCAAAAAAATTACCTTTACTATCTTCTTTTTCTTTTAAAATCCATAAATTATTATCAGACCATCCTTGTTTTAATGTAATTATATTACCATCATATGATAGATATTTATTATGTTGAACTGATAAAAATGCATACATATCATTTTGTTTAATCATTTTCCATTGTCCCCAAGGTGTTAAATTATCCCTAGTTGCTTCAACTGTATTTTTATCAGTTCCAACAAGAAATTTACCATAGTTAGAACGAATCGCAAAAATATTTTCTTTTGTAATTTCCATTAATTGCCAATTCATTTCCTCCCTGATTTCTGCATTCGGATTTATATCAACCATACCATCTACACCACAAGTTAAAAATCCATTTTCTTTAGGGTGAAAAAATTTCATCTTAGTGTAATCATCTTTAACAACAGGTAGATTTGGATTATAATCATCTATTTTTTCATTACCTTTAGGATAATATCCATATATTCGTTTAACATCTTTCTCATCATCAACTGATTGATCTTCAGTTCTTTTGTAATAATTAACTGTTCCAGTGTCTAAATTTTGAAGACAATCTTGATATTGATTATAATCATAAATACCATCTTGATATAATTTAGTACACCATTTTGTGACTCTTGTTTTTAAATCATCATAACTTAATTTACTGCATCCTTCAGACCATCCTGAAATACCATCACTACCAGTGCGTAATTCACCTTTACATGCTTTAGTATTATCAACATTTCCATCTTTTTTATGACAAGCATATAATTTATTTGGTAATATTTTACAACCTTGATAATCTGTACCTTGACACTCACAATTATTTGTTGTATCTGTCATTTTTATTTTATACTTACTTTATCATAATAAAAAAATAGTTGAAATTTATATTTTATCTTTTATTTGTTTATCTTTTCTCTTATCAATATTATGATTATTATTATTATTTTTAGTTATAGTTTGGTCAATTATAAAAATTAATATTGAAATCATTAAGATTATTGCTTCTTGTATAGTTATAATCACATCAGTATTTTTATTATTTGCTGCAAAAATATATGATTTTCTCATTGGATAATCCCAAATTGCAAAAATTATTAAAACTGTACCAATTATTAAGAAGTAATCCAACAGTGAAAGCCATAATCCTTTTAATTTTTTTTTAAGTTTTTTAATTTGTGGAATATTAATAATATAATTATACATTTTGATATTAATAAATAATGAAATTGAAACGACTAATGCCCATCGAATAAGTGTTTCTAATATAAATCCTTTTCCAAAAACTATACTTTGGACTAAATATGATATCACATTACCAAATATTTGACCCCATAAAATACCATATAATGGATTTTTAGTAACAGCAATGATAATAAATCTAGTTATTTCAGTAATTAATCCGGTTGCTGATGCAGCACCAAAAGATTTAAAAGATAGCGGGATTTCTAGCATAGCAATTTATAAATAATTAAGAAATTTTATTTGTTCTATTTTTTGATATAATGTTTCAAGTGTATCATCATTTATAATAGTATGATCAATCATATTATACGGAATTGAATCAATCTCCATCTCAGATATGTGAATATCATTATTTATATTATGACCAATAGTTCGATTAATTCGAATAACAACTCCACCTAGTTCTTTAATTGCTTTAACTTCGTGAATAAATCTAGCATCTGCAATAACAATTTTAACATTTGGATTTTTTTCAATTTCTTTCAGATACCATTCTTTAAATAAATTAACCCAATGATTTCTAGGCTCACCTTTCATATCAGGAATAAATTGATTAAGTGAATGTTGAAAAATATCAGTTCCAATAATTTGTAATAACTTACGTGGAGATACACCCCATCTAGGATCTATTTCTTCCTTTAATTTTTCATCATATAACTGTTCATCAGTCAGATTAAAGAAAGCTTTTAAACCTTTTTTTAACGGATCGGCAAAAACATATTTTTGAAAACCCTTATTTTTAATTAAAAAATCCGCAACAGTATCCTTACCAGATCGTTTTCTACCTAGAAAGGCAATTAACATTTTAATTTGTTTAATATTTACTTTACGTTTAATACTTTATTTTCAATTTTTATTTATATTTTATTCAACTTCTTTATCATCATTTTCAGTTTCTTGATTATCTTGATTATTTTGATTATCATCATTAAATAGGTTTTTAAGGAAATACCAATCTGATTTCATTTGTTTGATATTAACAGATTTGATTGGAGTCACTTCATATTCAGGTTTAAGAAAATAAAGATTAATAAAATCTCTAAAATAACCAAGCATTTTTAATTAAATATATTATTTTAATATTATATTTTATTTCTATCATAATAATAAATATTTAATATAAAATGGATGGTAAAGAAATATATGATCGGTTAAAAGCCATTAATTATGATATTAATAAAATAGATTGTGTAGTATATCATCATAATTGTCCTGATGGTTTTGGTTCTGCATGGATTATCTGGAGACATCTTAAAACAGACGCTACATATATAGGTATTACACCTGATAGACCACCCAATATTAGTGTTTTCAAAAAGAAATATGTTGCCTTTGTTGATGTCTCATTCCCAAAAGAATATATTGATCAAGTTAAAGAGGTTGCTTCAAACGTTTTAATTATTGATCATCATCAAACATATGGGGATTATTTAATGGATGAACCACATGCAATTTTTGATACTACCCATTCCGCAATCTATATAACTTGGAGAGTCTTTAATCAAGATCAAAAGATGCCTCAGTTTATTAAATATATTGAAGATAACGATTTAACAACTAATAAACTAAGTAAAACTGAAGCCTTTACTGCTGCTCTAGGAACTAAATTATCATTTCATCATATTGATTTCTTCAAAACATGGGATAAATTAATGAATCCTGCTGTTGTGGAAAGTATGATTGAAGATGGTACTAAATATCAAGAATATAAAAACTATCTCCTTCGTAGAAATATGCATATATCATCCTTTAAAAAATTAGGAGCATACAATGCATTGGTTTGTAACTTCGGAACAGTTGGTCTTGCAAGTGATTTAGGTAATAAAATATCAGAAGCAAACCCTAAAGCTGATTTAGTGCTTTTATGGGGGTATCATTACAATACTAAAGAATATTCAATTATGTTAAGAACCAGAAAACCGGGTATTGATTTATCTCAAATCGCTAAAATATATGGTGGTGGTGGTCATCCTGGAGCAGCTAGATTTGCATGGAAAGATGATATAGAAAAATTATGGAGTGATATGAATATGAAACTTAAAGTTAAAACAAGATCTAAAAAATCACAACACTCTATGATTAAACCTAAATCAAAATCTAAACCTAAATCTAAATCTAAATCGAAATCAAAAAAAGAATTACAGCAAAATGATGTTTCTACAACAGAAGAAATATAATCGATTATAATTACATAATAATTTTTCTATTATATATTAAAATAATGACAAATAAAGTTAGTAAAAAATCTTTAAAAAAAATTACTAAAAAATCTTTAAAAAAAATTACTAAAAAATCTTTAAAAAAAATTACTAAAAAATCTTTAAAAAAAATTACTAAAAAATCTTTAAAAAAAATTACTAAAAAAGTTATACAAAAGAGAGGAGGAGGAAATTGTTTTAGGAAACCCTGTGATAATGGTAATAGTAACAAAAACTCAAACGAAAAAGTTGGGTTTAATAGTTTACCAACAGAAATCCATGAAAATATAATTAGTTATTTGCTTCCGATGGATTATATTAATTACTCTAAAATCAATCAAAGATACAAGGATTTAGCTAAATATACGTTACATTTAAAAAGTATGGCACGATATTGGAAAGCTTTAAAAAACCCTCCGATTGGTCAATTTATTAGAGCATGGTGTGACAAAATGTTACTGTTTAATGGAAAAATAGAAGATCATAAAATATTAGATACAATGTTAGATACAATGTTAGATAGTCTTGAAAGAGCAGCATTATTAGATGATTTATTTCATAATTTAACATTAACAATATACCATAATCTTGATATTAGTATAAATCCATATCTTGCTTCTTTTGAAGCAAGATTAATGAGTATCGAAAGTATGTTTCAACATATGAGAACAGATTTAGAATTTAATTTTAATTTAGAAAAAATAAGAGCTATAAACACTTTTGTAAGTTTAAATAAAGTAAATGATTCTAATGATATTTTAATAGCTATGCAAATTATAAATGAAAAAAAAGATATAGATAAATATCAATCTATCCATACTTCTCTTTTGAAAAAATTTGATAAGGAAGAATATTTATTTATTCTGAAAGCAGAACTTGGGATTCCCAAAAATTATTTATTATCAATATTTGCTTTAAATGGTTTATTTAATCCTGATTTAGATAATGAAGCAAATATTAAGTTAAGGGTGGATTTATTTGAACAGTTATTTAAACTTAAGAAATCTAAATCTTTTAAAAAACTTATGATGTATCTTATGTATATACCAACTTTTATGTGTAAAATATTATTAAAAAAATTAAGAGAAGACAAAATAACAATCAAAGAAACTTTTAAGTTTTTTACTTTACCTATACGATGTGGATTTGGACCTTATATTTACTACAATGTCATATGGGACATTGTCCCTGATAATTTAAAGGTCCGAAATTATCAAGCTATTGATGGTTTTACAGAAGAAAAATTTAATAAATTTTTAGAAAACATTTTTCATAAGGGTTTATCAGTGGATCTAATGAATGAATATGCCAGAAAAATAGGATTATTTAATGATAGCTTTTGTTATTATATTGAAAATTTTATTGATGTTTAAAGATTTTCTTTTTATTTTATTTTTACTTTTCTTTTTCTTTCTTATTTATTACTAAATGAGACAAATCACATCATTATTAGTTTTATTAAGTATCAGTATATTAGTATATGGTTTATATAATTGCAGTTGTAGAAAAAAACCAATTGAAAGATTTCAATCAATTCCAATCATGACACTACAACCAACATTACAACCAAATATAAATAATCCAACTGAACAAATTAAATCAGATTTATCTAAAATAAATTCAATTGCTGAAAATAATAAATATCTTCTTAAAAAAACAAATGAAATGAGAGAAAACTTACACAAAATGATGATGTTAAAAAAATAATCAATATAAATAATTATGATTTTTTTATTTTATTTTTATCTTAATTTATAATAAATTCTAATAGATATGAATCATATACTAGTATTCATAGTATTATTAATTTTAATTACTATTAATGTAATTTACTATTATTCGTATAATAATAATATTAAGAACCATATTAAAGAAAATTTTGCAGATATTACAAAATTTGAATATGTTAACCGTTTATTATCTTCAAATACTAATATTAAATGTTCATTATATGATCAATCAAGAAATTGTGGTTATTATACAGGTTTAACTGGTAGAATTACTAAAATTGATTTTAATAAGTTTACTGAATCACATAGTATAATATTAAACAAAGTATCTAAAATTGAAAGTGGTTTTATTGATAAAAAAGCAGAATTTGCATATTTTTTAACAAATACACAACCATCTATTATTATTAAAGTTAATTTAAATAATTTTAGTAAAAAAGATGAAAAGGAAAAGGGAACTATTACTTATGGTGTTTTACCACCAACTTATGATAATGTAAGTCTTTCAACTTGTGATTCAGATTCAAAATATGCTTATTTAATATCAACCTCCTCATTCACAAGTGATAATAAATACATCCTCAAGGTAGATTTAGATAAGTATAATTATGTTGAAAATATAGATAATGTTGTATATTACACCGTAAAATATGATAACCCGTTAATATCAGATTTAGCATATTACAACACTAAGAATAATACTCATATTAAAGTTGGTTTATTAGCACCATACACACCACAATTAACTCCAACTTCTTTTACACTTGATAAAATTGAACAAAATTTATATTTTGGGACAAACCTTGGAATTCACAAATATGTTCTTAATAACCCAAATGCATTTACATCAATTCCTATTTATACCAAAATATATAGAGCAGGGACAAATACTATTTTTCAACAAAATGATCCAAACAAAATATATAGTACTGGACAGACTCAAATTAAATCTTGTATTATCAATGATATGAACCAATATGGATTTTTTACTACAAATGATTCAAAATTATTAAAGATAGATATGAGTGCATTTATTGAAGATCATACATCATTTACTTTTGATAAAAATCCATTAATAACAACAATTACTTTAACTGGTATAACAGAAACAAAGAATATGATAATTGATGCTGATAATAAATATCTTTATGGTGATTCAACAAATGGAAAAATATTTAAGATGGATATTAATTCAAATAATATTAATGTTCTTAATTTACCATCATCAGATGTAAATGGTGGTTTAATCTTAGATAAAGAAAATAGATTTTTATATTCTAGTACTTCTGGAAATAATCACTATATTTTAAAAATTAAAATAAAAGATTATCTATCTACTCCAAAGGAAGAAGAACAAACAGATGATGCTACAATACCGACTATATCAGCTGATGATTTACCGTTAAATTATTCATTGGAACAAATTTCAACAATGCAAAATTCTATTAATAGTATAGTTAATGCAAATGAATCCGAAAAAAGTATTAAATCTAATTTAGAAAAAATTAGTACAACAATTAATAGTGTATTAGCTAAACAGACAACTGATCATGCACAAATAAAAACATCAATGGAGTTAACAAACGCAGAATTACAAAATACACTAAATGTGATTAATGAAGAAAGAGCAAAATTAAATTTATCTGGTAATGAATCGTATTTACTAAAACCACCCCAAAAACAAGAACAATTTGCAAATTTAATACAACATAAAATTCATCCTAGAATTAATGATTTTATTAATATTCAACCAGACTGGAGAATTGAATGGAATAAAAATATGCACAACGCAAACATAAATCCACTTTTAGTTCTACCTTAGTTTCAATTACTATTGGTAATCTTTTATTTTTAATTTATTTTTATCTTAATAAATAATAAATTATTAAGAAATAACATAGTAAATAATAATGAAAAAAATAACTCAAATTTTTATATTATTTATAACAATAATAATACTTTCTTCATTAACATTTATTAACATTTTTAAAGAATCTTTTCAAATTGAATTATCAGAAGAAGAAAAAAATATTATTAATAACTTAAAAGAATATGATACAAAAATTGATAATTTAAAAACAAATAACTTATTATCCCAATTTGATCAAAATATTAACCTAATAAAAAATAAAGCAGGTAATATAATTTATAATTTAGATTCTTCTTTACAAAATATTAATTCTACTAATTTAACAGTTAAAACACAATTAGATATGGTTCGACAAATTCTAGGGACTGGTATTTTTATACCAATCAAAAAATTAGGTATTGTACAAAATGTAAATGATACACCATCTTTATTAAAAGCTAATTTATTAAAACTTAATTATAATAAACCTACACCAACACCAGCAGCAACAGTAGCACCTACAACACCACCACCAGTAGCACCAGCATCAGCACCACCAGTAGCACCAGCATCAGCACCACCAGTAGCACCAGCATCAGCACCAGCATCAGCACCACCAGTAGCACCAGCATCAGCACCAGCATCAGCACCACCAGTAGCACCAGCATCAGCACCACCAGTAGCACCTGCAGTACCAGCAGTACCAGCACCTGCATCAGCATCAGCAGAACCAGCACCTGCATCAGCATCAGCAGAACCAGCACCTGCATCAGCAGAACCAGCACCTGCTGATGCTGATAGTTTTATGAATGTGACTAAAAAATCAAAAGAATCATTTATGAATCTATTAAATAATATGCAAGTAAGAAAACCTGTTGAACATTTTGCAGAACCTGTTAATTGGAGAAATGAATGGAATTCTAAATTAGAATCTATTTCTAGAAGAAGATCTATACCGTTACCTGATACCGACCCTAAAATTAATAATAATGAAACTAGTTTTTATATTGTTCAAAATCCTAATTTAGAAAAAAATCTTGAAAATACTAGTGCTAATATTATCAAAATGCAAATGGAAAATATGACAGAAATATTACGTGATAAATGGATAGAAATTAATAGAAATTAATAGAAATTAATATAAATTAATAAAAAATATAATATAAACTAAATAAAGATAAACATATAAAACTAAACCATAATGGATAAAAATATTTTAAGTAAATCACTTCAAATTGAAGGGTATAATTTAAACATATACAAAACTTTACCCTTAAAACCAAATGATATGTATCCATTTCTAGTAAGATATTTACCAACTGGAAATGAAAAAAAAATGCACCCTGATTTTAAACATATGTTTGATTATGTAGAATCAATTAAACAATATAATAATATGTATCTTCTTTCAATTATTTATTTACCACCATGTCCATCAAATGCCAATGCTTTAGGTAATTTCTTTGGTCAAAAAATGAGTAATGTTTCCAAAGATTTAAAAATTTTTCCTTTTGGTAATATTGTAGTTTCTCATATTTCTTTAGTCAGTAAAAGAAAAACATATCATCCAACATTCCTTTTACTATCATTAAAAGGTAATAAGAATTTGCATGATAGCCATCCTTCGAGTCCAGATGGATGTGAAACAGTTGGTAATTATATTTTAAATAATTGGTCTAATGTCATTTTACGTAGATATATTAATTATTTAACTATATATGGATTAAAAACATGTATTGCCATTGAATATTTAAATAAACTTCAAAATAAAGAAACAACCCAAATGTCTATAGCACCTAAATCGGATAAATCGGATAAATCAGATGAAATAAATCAAACATCTAGTTCAGATAAATCAGATGAAACATCTACAACAGATAAATCAAATGAAATAAATCAAACAGATAAATCGGATAAATCGGATAAATCAGATAAATCAGATAAATCAGATAAATCAGATAAATCAGATGAAAATCAAATAACTAAAATAAAACAGGATAATAATTATAATAAAATATTATCAGAATATGTATATAATAATTTAAATTTTATTAATACAATGAATTCTTTTAATATTATGAAATCACAAAATAGCCTATCATATATGTTAAATAATTTACCAAACAATTTAAATAATGATATAGAAGAATTCAACAAAACACAATCAATTATTTATAGTCATATATTTAATAACTATCAACAAGAAATTATTGAACTACGAAAATTAGTCATGTATTTTCTTAAACATAAAGGTAATATTGAAGATGATATTATAAATGAATTTGATGAAGAATTTCTTCAAAAAAATTGTGGTCATGAATTTAAAAAAATGTTATCAATAACAAAAAATATGGAACATAATTAATAATTTATTTCGACACTGTGTCTCCTAAAAATTGTAATATTTTTTCACTTTCTCTTTGTAAATTGTATTGTTTTACCAAATCACTTGTTTCTATTGATTTATTTATAAACTGATTATCAATTTCTTTAAATTTATTAACATGGTCAAATAAATTATTACCACCAATACCTGATATAATTTTATCTATTTTTGGTGAATAATCGTTATATAAATTAGTTTCTTTAGTTTTAATAGGAGTTATTGTATCTTTTAATAAATTTATAAATTTATAATGTTTATTATATTGATTTTGCATATCATTTACAACAATATTTTGTTTATTAATATTGTCATAAGCTGATTTACTATTATTAATCCTGTTATTTATATCATCCTTAGATGCTTTAATATTAGTCATTTGAGATGTATTACTAGTACCACTTGCATCTTTTTCACCTTTTAAAGCTACAATTGTTGCCAAATAAAAATTTATTTTGTCATCAACCAATGCATTAATCTGTGATATTTCAGCATTTGTTAATAATTGTGGTTGAGGGACTAAACATGATTCCTTAATTCTAAATTTTTTATTTGCTGGTGGTTGGTTATATCCCTCTTGAAAAATTGCTAAATTGTATCCAGGAGCACCAGAATGACCACTATACTCAGAAGTATATGTCCAAATAGAAGAATCTTTTCTTGCACCAGATTTTCTATCATCCCATAATTTTACTATATTATATGGAGTTTCTTCTAAACAATCATCTCTAACTAAAGCTAATGGTCTAAATTTAAAATATTGATCTCTACCTGCATTATATGTATTAAAATCATAAAACTGAAGTTCATGATTTTCTAATTTACGTTGGTTATAATACCATGAAGATACTCTCTCACCTCTTCTTGCAAATACGTCTATATTGTTTGCTATACTTCCAGGAGTTACTTCAAATACATCTCCGCCTAATGCTCTAAATCGATAGTTAGAACCATTAACATTTATTTCTCTATCATCTGGATTTAAAAATAAATAAAATGCATTATTTGATCTTTTATTGTAAATATCCCATACATTAGTATATGATGTCGAAGGTTTAACATAATCACCTTCTTTTAAAATTAATGGTTTTATGAAATATTCATTATTCCGTATATTTTCTGGTAAATCTGGTCTATTAAAATATACTCCTAGGGCATAATGGCTTGTATAATCAGTTGCCGTATTTGGTCTTACTAATTCAAACTTTGGTTTAAAAGAAAATGCATTGATAGTTGCTTTTGTTAGGTAATTTGCCCTTTCTGCTCTCATCGATTCAATCTTTTCTTTAGCATATGATGCATAAATTTCACCACTACATGTATGACTAATTGTAAAAGTATTATTGATATTAGTATTCGACGCATAAATTGTAATATTTTTTAAGGCATTGTAAAAGTGATTTTCAATACCCTCTAATAACTTATAACAATACATATTATTATTGATAATAATACCAAATTGATTCCTTATTAGACCATTTCTTCTAATAGTTATAGAGACAAATTCAATCTTAGTACCAAATTCATTTTCTAACTCTATCACTTTTCTAGTTAATACTCCAGGCACCAAAGGGGTGGTTGTGGTTTCAGGTAATTGATTTTCAATAATACATTTTCTTTTATTATTTGTTTTATCGTTATGATTATAGATAATTTTAACAAATGGAATATTATCATTATCAAAGTTATTAAAGGTAATTTCTAAATATTTATCAACTGGAGAATTAAATAAGACTGTCATTCTATGTTTAATAAGGTAATTCTGATAATCATTAGTTGCTTTAAGATTAATAGCTTCTCTCAAACCTAGAAATGAAGCAATTGCTTTTTGATGTGGTAATTCAGTAAAATCTTTATTCATAAATGTTAAATATTTTGCAGAGTCCTTAAGTATTGTATTATTATTATAAACTTTACTAAATATTTTATCATAGTCAGTGTTTTTATCATCAGTATTAAAATCTAATTCTGACCCCAAACATGGTGTATCATCAATAAAACCTTCCTTAGTAAAATAATAATATGATATCCCTATAATTAAAATAATTAATAAGAAAATTATGAAACTCGGATTCATCTTTATAGATACTAAAAGATAAAAAAACAATAAATTTATAATGCTATAATTAGATTTGTATTTAAAACACTTTTAGTGCTTTCATCCTCCTTGATTTTAATTTTTCCGTTAACTTTAGACATTATATTATTTATATCAATAAATTGTTCCACATTTGATACCCCAATTTTCTCCATAACTTGTTTAACTAATATATCGCGTTGATTACTTAAATCTGTATAATCTATATAAAATATTGATTGTTTATCCATGAATTCTTTAAATTTATTATTAATACTACCAATATCAGTTGTTATAATTTGATTATCATTAATTTTATTTTTTATTTTATCACTTGTTTCAGTCACTTTGGATTTAGCTTCATAAAGTGGTGCTAATGTGGGTAAAATTTCTAATGTAGGATATACAAAATCTACAACCTGACCACTGAATAAATTATATTTTGTTGGATCTGATAATGCAGTCATACTAGCAGGAGAACACATTTTATCACATGAAAATAAAGTATTATTTTTAACTAATGATATAACTTCACTATTTGCATTAATACTACTAGTCAGATCACTATTAATTAAAGTCCACATATTACCAGTAGTTCCATCACATGGAAATTTACATTGATATAATTCATTTGGACTTGTTTTACCAATATACCCATGTAATGTTACTTTAATTGAATTCATAATTTTACTTTTATCCATAATAGACCAACCTTGAGAAAACCCTGTTGGAGTAATATCCTTGTGATAAATAAAATTAGTTAATCCCCCTATTGCAACTAAGTGATTATATTGAGCATCCATATATTTAAATGAAGTGTCATCACTAGGCATTGTAATAGTAGTCCAGTCAGAAGTAATATTAAAATTATCACGTGTTTTAATTAAACCACCATTACTTAGAAGAAATAGTCTATTATTATTCATAGCAATTCTAGATATGTTTGTAATGCCACTAGTATCTAGATTTAATTCAACAAATGTTATAGTACCTGAAATTAAATTACAATTCATACAATAATATATTTTATTATCATTTGTAAGAACAACCATTTTACCTTTTTCATAAACATATTGTTTAATAGATTCGCCGTTAGGTAATTGAATTATTTGATATTTATCATCAGTAAGATTTGAAGGATTGTAAAATAATAATGTTTTAGAGTCACCTTTTTTCATACCAATAAATGATTGAGGACCATTTTCAAATCTTTCATTTGTTTTTTCGTTTATTTTGATTTGTCTATAGATTAAATATATTAATACTAAGAATGCAATTAATATTAGAATTTTATCAACCATTTTATTATGAATCTTTATTATTTAATTAAGATATTTTTCTACATTAAAATAGCAAGTCAAATCTACAATCTTTACCAGAAGTCTGACAATCATATTTAATTTGCGTGCCTTTTTTAATACCCGTTTTAGGATCAACATCATTTGGTGGATTTAAAAAAAATACATTTGCCGAAGTTGCAGAATCAAAATTTGTATATTGTGCCTTTTGTTCAGGAGTTAGAGTTGTAAAAGATTCGGAAACATATAAGTATCCAATTATTAAAAATAGGATTAAAATAGTAATAATTAGGCTTAGTCTAATTGGTTTCATTTCTTAAATATAAAGAAAAAATTCAAATTGATAATATTTTATTTTTAGATTATTAATCAGTTATAGTAGTTAGATTTAGAGGATGTTTTATTGTAAAAATATCTAAACACATAGGATAATTAGGGTTAGATGTATCACATGATATATTATTTTCTCTTTTAGCAGAAACCTCTAATGGGTCTTGATTACGTGGATTTAATATAACTACTTTAGAATTAAGAGTAGGAGTAGGAGTAGGATTTGCATATTTTTCTGTTGTATTTATTAAAAATAATATACTACCTACAATAAGTATAATAGTTAATATATGTATTGATTTTAACTTCATTTTATTATAATATTTAGATAATTATTTAAGTCCTAATTTCCCATTTAAATTATAGGTTTGTTTTAAATTATAACTTATTGGTGCTTGTTGAGTTGGTTCAGGAGGGACAAAACCTCTCTTAAGGTTGTCATTTATCATTTTTGAAATAGGAAGGTCTTGACGGTCTTTAAAATTCTCCATTGGTAAGATTGGTTGAAAACTAAAGAAATAAATTAGTAATAATAATAATCCAGAAGTTATATCAGAATAACCAAATAAAAATACTAATGTGATAAGCATAATACGTAAATAGATAGTATCATCAGCATATCTATATTTTTTAGGTGATAATAAAATAACCCATAATAAATAAATTGATAACATGATTCTAAACATTTGAACCCATTCTGTTGGTAATTTCTCCATTTTGATATCAAATTAATTTTTATTTTCTTATAAGATAAAAAAAATTATATTTAATACTTTTATTTTTTATTTTTTTCTTTCAATATATTATAAAAACAAAATATATATATAAATATGCTTTTCACATGTGCACAAGAAGCCTTCACAGGTCTTTTAACTAAACCCAATGAACATTTTACTGATCGTAGAGAAAAGAACTACCTTGCTCTTCTCCTTGCTCTCCTCCTCTGGTTAGCCGTTTTACTCATTGCTGCCCAATTCCTCTGGAATGGTGTCCTTGTTAAAATCGTAACTGTTGTTAAACCAGTAACAAGCGTCTTCCAACTCCTTGGTCTTGTTATCTTATTTGAAATCCTCATGCCAAAATAAGTAATAAGTAAATAACGTTTAATTTTTTTAATTTTCTTATTAACTTTAATTATAGTCAATTATACTCAATTATAATCAAATGAATAAAATTAAAGCAAAAATTGTATTTAGTGGTTGTGGTGGTATGTATCATTATATATGTGGTATTGCATCTGTTATTCAAGAACAATTTGATTTAACAGATGTTATTATTAGTAGTGCTAGTGCAGGTTGTTTTCCGGCTGTTCTTCTAGCACTGGATATTAATATAATAGAAGCCTTTAATAATTGGAATATACCTTTTTTGAAGGAAGTAAACTCATATTTATTAGGTTCTCTGGGTATTTGGAATAGTATTGTTAAAAAATGGACAATAAAATACTTGAATGATGATCCAGATTATTATAAAAAAGCAATCAATAAATTGTTTTGTTCAATCACAACAGTTAATTTTTCATTAACTAAAAAACCAATCTTTGAAAGTATATTAGTTTCTGATTGGAAAAGTAATGAAGATTTAGTAGATGGTATTATGAGTTCTGCATTTGTTCCATTGTTTGATATTGGTAAACTAACAAATTCATATAGAAATAAAAAATGCATTGATGGTAGTTTAACTAATAATCAACCAGATCCATACCCTGAATCAGATGTTCCGACTATCATAATTACATATGATATGTATGAAACACATACTAAATCTTGGTATTTAGTATGGTGTTGGAGTAGTCCTAAATGGTCTACAGAATTATTTGAAATGGGTCGGAGGGACACATTAAATAATTTATCAAAATTTGAAAATATACTACCTAGAAAGTAAACTGTTCTTTGTTTTCTTTATACCATGCTTTAAACCAAGGTACTTCTTTAATATATAAATGTGGTTCTTTCTCGGCAAACTTACTAGATGCAAGGATAAAATTACTTCTTTCACTATCAGTTAAAGTCAATAGAAATTTTTCAACCAAAAACTTCCAAAATTTAGAAGGATTAGTGCTTAATAGTTCAGTAGAAACCTTATTATCCATATCAATTTTAATATATTATACTTATTAATATGTTTCTTATTCAATTTTTTACATACACTTTTTTAGGAAAAAATAAAATCAAAAATACTTTTTAGAAAAAAATATATTTGAAGTAAAAAATAGTAAATTTTAGCTACTAAGTATTTTTAATTTTATCATATGATTTATTGAGTTTTGTAATTTTATTTCTTAACTTTGTTTTTTCAGATTCATCTTTACATTTCATCATACTATCTCTTATTATGTCTATTTCATTAGAGATTTTTTCTAATTTTGCTGATACCGGATAAATTTGTTTTTCTTTTTCTTTAAATCTTTGTATTTCTTTATGAAAAGCTGACAATTCTGATAATTCTGATAAATTTCTACTTTCTAAATTATTTTTTTGATTTGATTGGAGCTTATTATATTTATTTGATTCTTTTGCACATTTGGTTTTAAGACAATTTATTTTTTTAAAGGTATTATTTACAAATTCATTTTTTTTATAACAATCATCCAGAATATTTAATTTTTTTTTAGAAAAAAACTTCATATGACTAGTCTGATCAAAACATTTTTCAGTAATTTTTATGTCTTTTTCTAAAAAATTTGTACATTTAGTATTCATACAATCTAACAAATTTTTGTGAATCATCTTATTCTTTGCAGATATTTTAGGAGGTGAAGGTTTAATAACATGACATTTAACATGTTTTTTAGTAGTTTTAACCATAATTATATATATTTAAATTTACAATAATATGAAGAAAAAAGTAAAATCAAAAATACTTTTTAAGAAAAAAGAGTTATGTATTTTGTATGTTAATCTGATCCATTTTTTTAAGAAGGCTATCCATTTTTTTTTCTAATTTCTTTTTTTCAGATTCATCTTTACATTTTGACATAGTTAAGTTTATAATATCTATTTCTTTAGATATTTTAGATATTTTTTCTACTACTGGATAAGATTGTGCTTCTTTTTCTCTTAATCTTTTTTTTTCTTTATGATAAACAGAAAACTTTGATAATTCATCCATACTAGTTAAAGCCATTTTTTGACTATATTCAATTTCACCATAATTATTATATTCTCTTGAACATTTTGTTTTTTCACAATTCATTTTATTAATTGAATTTTTAAGAGAGCCATTTTTATTATGACAATCCATCCGTTTCATACTATATAATTTCAGATGACCAGTTTTATCAAGACATTTTTCACTAATTTTAATATCTTTCTTTAAAAAATTAGTACATTTAGAATTTATACAATCTAAATATTTTTTTTGAATACTCAAATTTTTAGAAGATATTTTAATGTCAGATGGTTTTAGAATTGAACATTTAATATTTTTCTTGGTACTTTTTACCATAATTATTACTATTAAAGTTTATTTAATCAAGAGAAAAAAAGCAAAAAGTAAAAAGTAATGTAGGGTTATTTTATTTTTAACTTAAAAATTGAAATAATTATAATATGTATAAAATAAAATATAATAAAATATAATAAAATAGTTCTAATATGTGTGAAATAAATAAAAATGAAATAATTAAAATATTTAATGCTAATGTTAAAGGCATTGAAATTTGTTTAAAAAATGAAAATAAAAATCATTGTGGTAAAGAAGGTCATTGGTTAGAAACTAAAATGGGAATTAAACATAATTCAAATAATACTCCTGATATTTATGGTTATGAAATGAAGAAATCATCTGCCAAAACTACACTTGGTGATTTTAGTGCAAGTGAATATGCATTTTCTCAAAAAAATAAAAGAAATTATATCAATATTAATAATAACTGGACAGATGATGTAAAAATAAGTCGAACAGATTTTATAAGATATTTTGGTAATCCAAATCCTAATAAAAATAATAGATATTCGTGGTCAGGGTCATGTGTACCAGTATATAATAATTGGAATGAAAATGGTCAAAATTTATTAATATCCGATAATAATGATATAACAATTTATTATTCATTTGAGAAAGATACTAGGAGTAAAAAAACTGATTTTCCAGATTATTTAAAAAATGATAAAATTTTAATTGCTATATGGAAAGTTGAAAAAATGAAACCTCATATTGAAGATAAATTTAATAAAAATGGTTTTTTCATATGTAAAAAAAAGGATAATAAATATGATACAATTTGTTTTGGTAAACCATTTAATTTTGAATATTTTATAGAATCCATAAAAAATAAAAAAATTATATTTGATAGTGGTATGTATGAAGGTAATAGTCGTAATTATTCACAATTTAGAGGTTCCTATTTTTGGAATGAATTAATTATTGAAGAATATTAGTAATATATTTGCCTAAATGATATGCAAATTTACATGCAACGGCATTACCTATTTGCATAATAATATCTTTCTTAGAACCATTTATAATATAATTATCCGGAAAACTTTGAATTCTTTTTAATTCTAAAATAGTTAATCGTCTAATTTCATTTTCATTGTATTTAACTAATGCATCATAACCATCTTTCCAGTATCTGGCAGGTATAGTATATGATGGTTTATTTAAATCTAAAAATTGTGCACCGAACCCAGCACCACGTTCTTTTGATTTTTCTTTTTTATTTAAAATACCTTTGATAGCTTTTTCACTCAAAAAATTAGTCGCTTCAATTTGATCTTTTGTTAATAAAATATTTTTAACAGGTATTCTATCTGTGACTGACTTAATGACAAGTTCAGGTTCTGTTGGTATGATGTTTAAATCTTTACGAATACCAATGATAATGGTACGTCTTCTATTTTGCGGAACTTCAAAATCACTTGCATATAATTTATTAATTATACAGTTATAATTTCTATTTAATTCTACCATAATAATATCAATTACATTTTCACCTTTTTCAGTTTTTTTTGAAAGCATACCAATTACATTTTCCATAATAAATGCTTTAGGTTTAAAATAATCAAGATATTTTACATATTCCATAAATAATGCATTTCGAGGGTCATTTTTATCTCGTTTTCCTGCAATACTAAAACTCTGACAAGGTGGTCCACCAACTATAATATCAACTGCTTTATTATTTGTATTATATAATTCATTAAACTTTTCAGGTGGTAATTTTGTTAAATCTTCGCAATATGCTTTATGTTCAAAATTTTGATTATAACTTTCAACTGCTTTATCCCATACATCAATACCAGCAATTATATTTAAACCGGCATCTGTTAAACCTTTTGACATTCCACCACAACCACAAAATAAATCAATTACGCTTAAAGCATCATTTGATTTAGATTCAGATTCACTTTCTTCTTTTTCATTTTCATTTTCATTTTCATTTTCATTTTCATTTTCATTTTCATTTTCATTTTCATTTTCATTTTCATTTTCATTTTCATTTTCATTTTCATTTTCTTTTTCCTTTTCTTTTTCATTTTCCTTTTCTTTAATAAGTTCAATTAATTGCGATTTATTTTTAGAACTATATTTTGTAATACCCAATTCTTTGCATTTTTTGATAAGTTCTATTTTATTCATTATATTTGTTATGTTTGTTATATTATATATTTATAATCAATTTTTTTTATACTTTTTATATTTTTATATTTTTAATTAAAAAAGATTATAAAAAATTTTATATTATATTTTTTTTAAAAAGATTTTTTTGTTAATACTTTTTTCTAAAAAGATTTTTTTGTTAATACTTTTTTCTAAAAAGTATGTTGGATGTAATAAACTTGCCCAGGACGAAACCCATTAAAACTGGTTGATGATGCTCGAGTGTAAGCACCAAAATTATCGACAAAACACCAATCACCAACAGCCATCTCAGGAAGCATTGCATCTTCTGTAATTTTATCTAGAGAATCACATGTAGGACCAAAGACCGTTGATTGATAAAGAGCTTCCTCATCACGTTCATTAAACGGTTTAATAATTGGCTTAGCATAATCAAATATAACAGAACTAAAACTACCATAAATACCCTCATTGATTGTATATTGATACTTGACTTCCTTGGTTTCCTTATCAATTTTTTTCTTAATCCCAATAATATTAAAGACAAGAGTATGAGATTTCGTTGAAAAGAATCGTCCAGGTTCAGCAATTACTGTCACATCATCGCGAATATCACCAAAACTTTCTTGGTAACTATCGCGAATCTCTTGACAAATATCCTGAAAAGTAATCCCAGCTTCGTTATCAAAACCCGGAAAACCACCACCAATATCTAGAATAGATAATTTCTTACCATTCTTTTCCAAACTCATATCAAAGACCTTACGGGCATCAGCGATTGCTTTTTTGAAATATCCAACTGATGTACAATTGCTACCTACATGAAACGAAACACCAACTAGATTCAGTTCTAAGACTTTAATCAGATTCAGCATTGTTTCAATATTTTCAATTTCACAACCAAATTTAATACTAAACTTACAACGAGATGAACTATCATCCACTTTGATACGAAGAATCAGTTTTGCTTTTGGATGATGAATCTTAATTTTATGAAGTTCAGTTTCAGAATCAAAGGTCAAAAGATCAACATCATGAGAACGAGCAAATTGAATATGAGTGATTTCTTTACAGGGGTTTGCATAAATAATATCAGCCGGTTGAAGACAATCCATCGCTGAAACAATCTCCGTTTTACTAGCACAATCAGCACCACAACCTAGAGAAGTAAGAATCTTAATAATCATAGGATCAGGATTACTTTTAACAGCATAGAAGGGACGAATAAATGGAAGTTCCTTTTTCCAAAGGTGATATTGACGAATAATTTGATTAATATCAACCACATAAAAGTGATCATTCGACGATTTAATTTCCAAAAAATAAGAAATAATATCATAAATGTCTTTGGATGAATCAAACTTATAAATTTTAATATTTGCTTCATCTAGTCCAGAGACATAGGTGACATCAGGGAGTTCAACAGCATAGTTAATAGATTCGTTATCTTCCATTGTGATTTTTAATATGATGATATTAAATATAAAATATAAAATCATAATTCAATTTTTTATTGAAAAAAAGTATAGATTATAATATAAATAGATAATGAAAGATATTCAAATAGATTTTGGGACACATAAATCATATTATCATTTGAATACATATGATGATTTAACAAAAGAAATAAAAAAAACATATAATATATTACCAACACATTATTATATTACTACTAATTCTAGATTGGTAAGTACTGATTGGGATTTCAATCAAAATCATGAAATACATTATAAATTGAATTTTAAAATTAAAGGGGGAATAGCTGGAATAGGTAAATTTTTTAAATCAATCATAGCTGCATTTTCAAAAATTGTTGTCTTAGTTGATATTTTTTTAAAAATACCTGATATTATAACATGGCTTTTTGTTGATTTTTTAAAATGGTTATTCACTGATTTATTGAATCCATTTTATATTTTACAAGATCTAGCTAAAGGCATAATAATAGCTTTAAGAGTAATCATTCTAGCTGTTCTAGATGTACTATCAGGAGTTCTAAAATTTGTTGTTAATTTAATATTTGAACCAATTGTATCTGGATTTTGGGGTTATACTCCTAATAAGAATGAATTTGATGAAAATGATAACTCTCAAGCTGCAAAATGTGCAGAAGGTAAAAGATGCTTTAAACAACCTCAATCAAAAGTTGCATTTCCAGTTATTATATCAACAATCATATTACCTCCAATGGGTCTTTTTATGGAATTAGGTTTAAAAGGATGGATGAATTTATTATTATGTTCTATCTTAACTTTATGTTATTACTTCCCTGGGTTAATTTACGCATTAATTATATTATATTGTTAAAATTACTTAATCATAAATAGAAATAAATAGAATTAAATAGAGTATATTTTTTCTTTGAAGATATTAAATATAAATGACTGATACAGAACCACAGGGAAATAGATTTCTTGATAGGTTATCAAAAAAAGACAAAGATAAAGAAGACAAAAGAAAACGAATCATATCTGGATCAGGTCCACTCGCAAAAATTATTATATATTTTCTAGAAAAAATTTTATATGAACAAATAATTAAGGGATTATATAATCAATTCGTAAGTGTTATGGATGATGCCTTCACATTTGTCCAGAATACTTTTTTTAGTGATTTCAAAGGGTTTTTGGCTGGTAAATTAAAACCCAAAAATGGTACATGCTTTGAATACACATTTTTTAGATATTTCATGACACTTATGTTACCACCAATGGGTATTTTCCTATCAAGAGGTATTTCAGGTTGGTATAATATTATTATATGTGGCTTATTATGTTTCATTAAATATTTTCCAGGATTAGTTTATGCTTTAATTATTATGCAAAGTGCCCCATATTCTAAAAGATATCAAGAAATGAAACGTGATAAACTGGCTAAAACAAGAGAAGAAGATAATAAAAAAATATCAGCCGCTGAAATTCAATACACCCCATTACTAATGTTTGTTGGTGCAATCTTTTTAACTATGTTAGCAGTCTATATCAGTATTACTTCTAATCCATTACAAACAGCGATTGGTAACCCATTAAATGCTTTTAAAAATAAATTCAATAATACATTTGGGATAGAAAAAGGTCATACAGTTAAGGGACTAATAAGTTCAGAAGTTAAAAGTAAAATAACTTCAGATCTTAAAACAAAAGCAATATCTAAATTTATATAATATTTTTTCTTAGTAATTAGCAAAAGATAAATAAAGATGCCTTCTAATCAACAATTAAATGCAAAGATAGATAATAATGAATGGACATTTTATGATAAATTAGTATATGGTGGTCTAGGTTATGGTAATGTTTGTTTACCTACACATTTGTTCGATATTATTTTAACTGTTATCTTTCCACCATTTGGACTCATCTTATCAAAAATGGATTTCCTAAAAGAATTTCCATATATTCATTGGGGTACTCTTACAAAAGTTATTGAAGGGTTGAACGAAATTATTAATTGTTTCTTTTTAACAATGTGCTTTTATGTTCCCGGTTTAGTATACGCCCTAGATTCACTTAAATGCTGTGAAAATGGTGATTCTATCTGTACTGACTAAATTTCATCTAGATTATTTTTCTCATTTTAAGATCATATTCATTTTTAAATAAAAAAGTGTAAGATCATTTTTAAGTTATTATATTAATACTAATAATATATTCTAGAATACATATCATACCAATGACAACTAAAGTATTCATCCCAATTAGCCAACTAGCAATAATAGTTGGTTTAAGTAAATATGGTTCATTAACTCAAATCATGCTTAAATTATGGATTAAAACCGATTTTGAAGGTTATAGTAAGAAAATTGTTGAAATAGAACAGAAATATAATAAATCATTTGGTTTGATTAACGAATGGGATAAAATGCAACTTCTAGCCAATGAATTAGGTTTAACTGATATTATCAATAAAACAACTACTACAATGAATAATGAAAATAATATTGTAATGAAAAATAATCAGACTGCCATTTATCGTGATATTGACCATGCTATGCCAAATAACAATAATCTATCACAACCTGAGATAGATGATAAGAAAAAAGTATTATCTAAATTAGTCAATAATATTACTAATTGCGGATATGGTCAATATAACGAAGATTCGGCAATAAATATTTATTCTAGCATGACCAACACTACAATATCAGACCAACAAAAAAAAATCATCGCTATTATTAAAACTACTGAAATTAATAAAAAACCAATTGAATGGAATTTAATAGGTAAAATAGATGGGATTGCAACTAATAAGAATGGTGAACAAATATTAATCGAAATCAAAAATCGTGTCAATAAATTATTTAATCATCTCAAAGATTATGAAAAACCACAAATACAAGCTTATATGAAACTAACTGGATTTAAACATGCTCATATGGTTGAACATATTGGAAACGAAACGGGTATTATCATGGTTGAATATGATTCTAAATATTGGAAACTTATTAAAGACAGATTAAATCGATTTATTGATTTTTTCATGGATTTTATAAATAATCAACAATTACAAGAATTACTCATATTAGATGGACAATATAATGATAGGATTGACATTCGTTATAGAGAAATATTAGAAGCATATTTTTGAAAAAATCTATCGTTATATATAAAGATGTCTAAATATAAACACGATGGGGGGAGTAGTATTTTTACTTTGTTCAGTAAAAAAGCAGTTATGCCATTGGGTTTAAAAAGAATTCGAACTTCAACTGGAGCTTTTAAATCGTTTTCTAGAAGTGCGAGAGGTAAAAGATTCCCAATCTTTTCAAAATTAAGAACACGTTCTTCAAAAAATTTAAAAACTAAATTAAACTATATGAATGAAAGAATTTCAGGTAAAACACAAAAAATCGAACATTACTCTGCAAGATTAAAAGAAGCCCAAATTTTAAGTGCATCTAAAAGAAAAGGTTTAGAAGCTAGACAAAAATTGTTTGGTGAAGGTTCTTCAGAATGGCAAAAAATTCAAAACAAACTAGATAAACTTGAACCAAAATTAGAAAAACAATTGGCAAAAATGAGTAAAAAAATACAAAAAGCTCAAAAAAATTTAACTGTAAAACTTAATAGATATAAACCTAGAAGAGAAAAATATGAAAAATTAATGCAAAGAAAAATTTATAAATCTCAAAAAAGATTAGATAAAGGATTTACCAAATCCTGTAAAAATTTAAAAAAGACTGGGCAATCTAGCATCGGTTGTTTAGAAGCCTATGAAATATGTAAAGGAAAGCACGCTAATTTAGATTTAAAAGGTTTAACAGCCTGTGTTAATATGGAATCTGAAAATATGGGTCTTCCATCAAATTTAAAAGAAGGACAAATTACTGAAACCATGACTGCATTAGCAAATAAACACTTTATACGAAGATTCAAACGTCGAAGACATTTAAGAGAAATTAAACGTATTTCAAAACATGGTGATGAATTAGAAAAATCATTAAAAGACTCAAAGGGTACAATGATATATGGTCAAAAATTACAAGCTCATTCTATGAATGCAACCCCTCAATCATTTAATAAATTAGGGCAACTATCAAAAGAAAGAGTAATCTATAAAAATATTGCAAAAAATAACCCTGGTTTATCTCTAGCTGAATTAGAGAAGAAAACATATGAAAAAATTGACAAAACAGAAATTACACAACAATTAAGAAAAACACACCCTGATATTACACCAGATCAATTAAAATTTCAAACAGATGAAATTTATAAAGTGCAAAAAACTCACTTAAATGATATAGAAAAACAATTTACAAAATCCCCTGGGACTCTTACATATATCACTGATAGAGAAAATCCAATGGCAGAATTAAGAGCCAGATCTAAACTGATGGCTATGGCTAATCCCAATATCGGATCAGCAACTTCACCAATCGGAGCCGCCGTAGCTACAAGTACTGCTGCTCGTGGTGTAAAAGCAAAAGGGCTTTTCCTAGGAAAAGCTCCTGGTTCGAGTAAGATAGATTATACTGGAAAAGCAGCTATTCAGCCTGCTTCTGCTGCTGCTGCTGCTCCTGGTACTGCTGCTGCTAAAGCAGAACGAGTTAGAGCACTAGGAGAAGCTCGCGCTGCTAAGGCTGCTGCTGCTGCTGAGGCTGAGGCTGAGGCTGCTAAGAAAGCTAAGAAAGAAGGTATATATTTTACTGTAGCAGATTCTAAGGAAGTATATGCGCCGCCCCTTGTTTAATTTCTTTCATTTATAGTCATAATACCCCCTAATGAGAGGGTCTTATATTTGGAATTCAAAGGTATTTTTAAAAACTAATACACTCTTAAGCAATCTCTTTTTCTTTTTTTTTACATTTTTGAAAAAATCTATCAGTATATATAAAGATGTCTAAATATATACATGATGGAGGGAGTAGTTTTTTTACTTTGTTAAGTAAAAAACTAGTTAGACCATTTGGATTCAAAAAAATCAGAACATCAACAGGTTCTTTTCAAACAATTTCCGCAAGTTCGAGAGGTAAAGGTTTTAAGTTTTTTGGACCATTGAGAACTAAATCAACCGGTAATTTAACAAAAAGAATGAATTATATGAATAAAAGAATTTCAGGAAAAACACAAAAAGTTGAAGGTTATGCATTTAAACTCAAAGAATCACAAATGCTTAGTAAATCAAGATTGACTAATTATAAAAATCAAATACATACCCAAAATACAAAAATTGCAGAATTAAAAGGATTGCAAAGTATGGGTAAGCTAAAACCAAAACAATTAAAGGAATTAAAAAAAGCTGAATCAAGTGTTAGATCATTACAAAAAACTCAAAAATCAATTGTAAAGTCATATGCTAAAAAATCTGCTAAAATACATCGTAAAATGCGTAAAGCACAAACTAGGTTAAATTATAAAGTTACAAAATATGCTGCTAAACAAAAAAAATACAAAGGACTAATGGAAAGAAAAATTTATAAATCTCAAAAAAGATTAGATAAAGGTTTTACTAAAACTTGTAAAAATTTAAAAAAAACACCTGGTAAATCTCCAATGGCTTGTTTGGAAGCATTTGAAAAATGTAAAGCATCTGGACATGGTTTAAATTTAGGTGGAATGACGCAGTGTGTTAATGCTGAATCTGCTAAGGCTGGATTACCTATTGATTTAAAACAAGGAGATATTACAACTACAATGACTAAATTAGCAAATAAACACTTTTTAAGAAGATTTAAACGTGGAAGACATTTAAGAGAAATTAGTCGTATTACATCCGGAAAAGGTGCTAAATTACAAACTTCAATGAATGAAACAGCTAAGACATTGCAATATGGTAAAACATTAGCTCAAGCACCAACTGCCTCTGGAGTAGGAGCTTTATCTAAAGCAAGAGCACGTCAATTAACAGGTCAAAATATTATACCAGGAAACCCAAAAATAAAAGATTTTTCATCACCTAGTACAGGAAAAGAAATTCTAAATAAAGACTTCGAGACAAAATTAAAAACTGCTACGAATATTGGTTCAACACAAAGAGCACTTACAAGTGAGATTGCACAATTAAAATCAACAGGAGCATCTCCATTACAAATAGCTGATGCAGAACATAGACTTAGTATGTCTGGACAGCATGGTAATTTTGGGCAATTTGCATCACCTGAAATGAGAAAATATGCAGAGAACAAAGCTATTAAGTGGGCCAAAAGATTAGATAAAATTGCACCAGGATTTGTGACAAAAAAAGCTAAATTATTTGGTATGGAAAAAGAATTAGATATATTCCGTGCAGCTCAATCAGCCAAAAAATTAGAAAAAGCAGCTGCTAAAGCAGCTTTGCCAACAAAACCAAGTTTTTTTACACATGGTCCTACTGCACTTTTTAAATCAAAAGAGGTTAAAGCTGCAGAAAAAGCCGCTAGAAATGCAGAAAAAGCTGCTGTAAGAATTAAACATAATCTTACAGTGGATGCTCAACGTGCTGTTCTAGCAGCTGATCCTGCTAAACAAGCACGATTAGCTGCTCTTGAGCAAACTATTGCTAATGCAAAAGGTCTAAGAACAGGATCTGTAGTATAGTGTATTGGATGAGTTTCTTCTGCAGCTAAACAAGAAGCAAGAGCAGTAAAAGCATTACAACATTAATTTTAAGTATATTTTGTAATAATCCAATAAATTCCGATAAAAATTATAACAAACATATTAAGCCAATTGATATAATAAGACATGAAATCATCTTTTTCATTCTCAGTTTTCTCTTCCACTTTTTCCATTTTTTTAGTTTCATTTTCAAATGTTTCAATTACATTTGGATTAATATTTTCTTGTTTGTTTTGTCTTTCTTTCTTTTCTTTAGGGATTGGTTTTTGTTTTTGTTTTGCCAATTGATTCCAAACATTTCTATTAAATCCATTCATTGGATCAATCTGAATTGCCATAACTCCTAATTCTTTTGATTTATTAATATTATTTATATCATCATCGAAAAAGATAACTCGCTTGTAATCAATATTAAGATCTCTAATTAAACCAACAAGATATTCATTCTTATCATCACTAGGTCTGATATTTCTTTCATTCATTGGAGTTATTATATTATCTAATCCAAAAATAGATGTATTATCAAACAATCTATCTAGGTAGGCTTTAATAACATTATATTTTCCAAAACTAGCAATTGCAACCTTTTTGTTTTGACTTATCAGATAATTAATTAAATCTCTGAAGAAAATCGGGTCCGCAAATTGGTCCATTAATTTTCGCCAGCCCATACTTTCTACTTTCGAAGGTGTCATATTTTCTGCATATGAATGTATTTTTAAAATAGTCATATCAAAGTCAAAAATATATAAATCATATTCTTCAATAAATGAATCAAAACTATTATAATTTATAGCCGAAGTATCCATTATAAATATATTATTATTATTATTTTAATAGATTTTATTATTAAAAATTAAAACTTATAAAGTTAAATTACTTATTTTCTAGATGAGTGTTTTCTAGTTTTCTTTGATCTCTTTCTTTTTTCACTTGTTCTTTTACTTTTTTTGCTTCTTCTACGTTTACCACCAACTTGGGGTAAAGGTTCAGCAGTTGATACCATTTCTGGGACATCATAGACTTGAAATTTGTTAAAGTATTCAGGCGTATCACAAGCTGAATAACCCACTCTAGCCATTTGACCACCCATTACATCTGATTGATTAAATGTATAACCAGTATTTCCGTTAGCACCCCCATGGTGTTTTCTGGTTCTTCTAGTGGTTCTTGATTTTCTTGATTTTGTTCTGAGTTGTTTTCTAGCAACCATTTTATGTTATTTATTTATTTCTTTATATAACATCTGAGATAAAAATTGAATTCATAAAATAAATTATCTAAAGATTATTTTACAAATTACAAAAATGGATGATGATAGTGAAAATAGCGACAATGAAATCGAAATCGACTATTATCTGTATAAAGGTCTTAAAGAGTCTTTTGAAAATGAAATGAATAAATTATTTCATAATATTGCAAAAAAATACGGAGAAGAATATTTCTTCAATCAATCTGATTTAATGAATTTTTACAAAGAACATAAACTTGAATTCAGATATCATAAAACACCTAAAACGGAACCAAAACCAGAAATTGAAATTCATGATGAAGTAAGATGTAAAGCTCGTGTTTGGGCTGGAGGATATATGGAAGGTAATCAATATGGTGATAGATGTCATAGAAAAATTGTAGATCTGACAGAATTTTGCCGACAACATACTGAACATTTGGTTCATGGAAGATTTGATGAAGAACCATCAAAAATTGTAAAAGGATTTTTCTTAAAACAAAATGATAAATCGTATTTGCGTGATTAATTTCAATCAATTATGTTTTAATGACTTTTGATTTAAATTCTGATGGTAAATATTGAAGTTGTGTTGGCGGTTGCGGTTGAGGATTAATATTAGGATTAGGATTTATATTATGATGATGATAAAATTGCATTTGACTGCTATTTACACTCTTATAAGCTGATGGTTTAGAAAACATAATATGATGATATTAATTTAAATATACATATATTAGTTTATATTATTTTTTTTACAATTTGATAAGCGATATCATAAGTTCCTGTACATGTTGTACTAGAACTTGGGTTTCTAACAATCACATTAAATGAACCTGTTGTGATTCCATAAATAGAAACAATCGGAACTAATAAACCAGATTGAGGAGACCCACCTTTACTATTAACCATTGCAAAGACTATATCACCAGTTGTTACATATGAATTACTAACCACAAATTCATCAGCCGTATCAGGTGCAAGAGAGATTTGAACAGTCGTTATCAGACCATTGCTATAATTGATGGTCACTGAATTATTAAGGTTTGTATTTTGCACAACTGTTCCAATCGAGCGATAAATATCTAATGAAACGGTTAAATCTTGGGTTGTCACACTTGTAGCAATTGCCGTCGCTACTTTATCATCCGCAAAATATAAGTTAGATGTACCCTCTGTAATCATATCACTCGTTAAAGAGATAAGTATATTGTTTATAGTATTTTGAACATTTGCCGCTGACCCAATTGGATCAAACGCAGATGAAAGAGTATCAATTGCAGTATATAAATCCGCAACAGCAGTTTGTGCTCTAGCATCACTAAAATAAAGATTAGTTACCCCCTCTGCGATTTGATCAGTTGTAATACTACTTTCAATGTATGTTAAGACTTTGTCATTGGAATAATATAAATTGAGTGACCCTTCAGGTAAATTGTCAGTATTGGCAATAACTGTGGTTCCAACTGCAGCGGCTGAAATAACATGCCATTGAGGACTAACTGATTCATAATCACTTTGAATGATTAAACATTGATATGGGATTGTCATATTATATTGTGCAACTTGGTCAATCAATTCAGCAGAATAACCATTAAGGACAACAATATTAGTCGTAGTATCTATTTTCTTAAAATTATAAATACGTCCTTTAATTGTCGAAACTTGTGGTAGAAACAGTGTAATTTGACCACCCGTTGCATCAACTAAGAAAGTATGATAATTCTTATCAGTCATATCATAGTTACCAGATGAAGTATCAGCATATGTAATTTTAATTGTTCCAGATGCTAGAGAACCTTGTAAATGGAGACTTGATGTTTGTTGAACTGTTCCAAGACCAATAAACCCATCAGAATCCATATTAAACCCCGGTTTGTAAATGTAATATGATTGAGGGGTATTAACTGTTCCAGCAACAGAAACTGTTAAAGTAACAGTATTAGAACAACCAGTTATAACACGACTAATTTTATCATCAATGAAATAGATAATGTTACCAATGTAATCTGTATTAAATGTTGTGCTAATACCTGTCACCGTTGTTCCTGAAAGTGTAACTGTTCCTGATAAGAATGATGTGTATGGAGGACTGATATGAAAAAGATTAACTGGTTCTGGCAAATAAAAACTAATTCCATTGTTTGATTTGATTGTAAAACGACTAACATCATCAGTTCCATCATTTGTTAAAAAATCCAGACGACCCTTTGAATCATTAATAATACTATCCGAAGAACCTTTAATTGTTGCATATGTATCTAGAACAGCATTTGATTTAAATTTAATATTTGATGCTGCTCCTCCAATTGCTAAACTACTACTACCACTTTCTAATAAAACATTCACTTCATTGGTGTCATAATCTCTAATTTCTAAATGATTTGATGGATTAAAAGTGCTTGCTCCGCCTAGACCCAAATAACCATTCGAATTGAGCACCATCCCTTGGCGACTAGTACTACTTCTGTTCAAGAAGAATCTGAAAATACCTTCAGTTGAGCTGGCATCAGTCTGAATTCTTCCAATTTGATATGGAGCAGCTAGTGAATTTTTACCATAGAATTCAATCATATTAGTTGAACCATTAGTTGATGAATTTTTTAAATATAAATTTGGGTAATCTTCAGGGTCTTCCGTCCCTGAAATAACGATCTTTGCACCAGTATCTGCACGACCAACTGACAGACGACCCTCAGCAGTTAATAAAATTCTAAGGTTAGAATCTGCATCTAGACCAGATAAAACAGCCGGTTTACGTTGAACATTATTAAATGGACCTGATGCAAATCCTGTATATGTATCATTTACTTCACATAATATATCACTTATAACAGCTGTAATAACACGTGTATAGCTATTAATTGTAATTGAATCACCAATATTTAATTCTGATAAAAATTTAGACCCATTAGTCCCGTTGATTGTTGTTCCAATTGGTGTTACAGTCCCAGTTAAAGTTGTATCTGGTAATGAACGAGTTCTTAAATTTTCAACAAACCCATCTGCATCAATTGTAAAATTACGAATATAATCACTTTCTGGAATACCTTCTCCATTATTTGTTTTAAATACTAGTTTACCACGAGTTAATGCAATATTTTGATATAAAACTGTAATATCATTCAGTGAGAGAGGGATATTATAAATACGGAAATCATCCATCATACCAATAAAGAAATCAATACCTGTATTATATGTGCCCAGATAAATATTAGTAATGTCGCTCGGGATAGCAACTGTACCTACAATTGATGTTGTATTATCCAAAGTACCATCTATATAGAGTTTTAATTCTACATCTTCTGAGTTATAAACCATAATCAGATTATGCCAATTTCCATCCGCTACAATGATTGAACTTGTTACTGTTTCAGATCCGCTTGAAGTATATAATGTCCCTACTAAATTGGACCCACTATTAACAACCATTTTATAGTGACCACTTGCCGTTCCAGCTGTTGAGATGATAGTATTATTCAAGCCACTCGATCCACCTTCAAATATTTTAACCCAAACTGAAATAGTAAATCCATCTTGGGCAATTTCAGAAATATCAGCATTATTACCACAATCTAGATAGCTAGAACCATTGAATCGAAGAGCATTATTAACTTTTCCAACAACCCAATCATTGTAAATATCAAACTCATACATTGTAGGGTTTGTTTGGTATTTTGCACTATCTAGAACAGATGTAGATCCATAGGTCTCATTGAATTTAAACCAACGAATCAAGTTATTAAATTGAGGATTTCTAGATTCATAACTAGTTGTGTATGCACCTTTGATTTCCAAAAAGTTAATATTATTAGCATCTCTAAAGAAAATACTGCTACTACCAAGTCCTTGTCCTATACTAGGGTTTGTATTTTGTAAAATAATACTAGGATCATCGTTCTTAAGATGTATTGAACCTTCTGGATTCATAATACCTAATCCAAGAGAACCATAATTTGTAAAGTTCATTGATCCATTACCATTCCAAACTTTCATCAGTGGATTATCATTGTTAACTAATTCACCATAAACACCATGCATTGAAGTATCAAATGTTTCAGCATCATATACAATTACAAACCCTTGATCTTTATTGTTTTTATTAACAATCGACGCAATTGCAGGATTTCTTTGTTTAATCCCCAGTTCTTCTTTTTGAATCATTATTTCATTACCTAATTTAGAACCATCGCTCTGATTAAACTTTTGATAATAAATCGATGGAACTTTACCATTTGACCATGAGATTACAAAATTACCATCATTTGTTTGGGCAATAACTGGCAAGTTATAATAATAATTAAAGATTGTATTGTCTCTGATCCATTCAGGGGGATTTTCATTTTGTAATTCAATATCATCAACATAGGGTGTTGTATTTACTGAATTAATTGTATAGAGAGGAGTTTCTGATGATGTACTATAACGATTGGCTTGAATGACTTTAACATCTCTAGATAGAGTTATTTCTATTTCATCAACACCTAAGGGTAGAAAACTAGGAACACTACTAGTTGTCGAAATAGATTCAATCTTTTCGATGCGATTACTAAAATTGGTTGTAAATTCTTCACCAGTTAATAGTTGTCCTGATAAAATCTGAACTTTAATTTTGGTAGGATAATCAGGATCAACTGCTAGTAAAGAAACAACTCCACTAGATGTTAAACCAGTAATTGTATCACCAATTGTCAATTTAGAGCTATCACCATTATAGGATCGATTATATGAAATAATAAAATCTTGTCCTCTTAATGCCATAACAGAGACTCTTCCAAAGGTTTTAGAAGGATTGAGCGAAATGTTAGTTTCACTCTTAGAAACAATCACTTCATTACCAACTTTTGTTATGCTTGTACTATCAAATACCAATAATTGGTATCTAATATCACTTACTCCTGTATCATATTCATTCATAAATGCAACGACTAAACCACTAGGGACAGTTGGGTCGCTCGGATCAAATCCAGAAACATCAGGATAACCTTGACTTAAAGAAGTTGTAGTATTAATTAAAGTGTCTCCAATTAAAGTATCTTCAATTAAAGTGTTACCATTGAATGAAAGTAGCTTTAAATAACATTCTGTATTAACACCACCAGATGGATAGTTACTAGACCAGACAATCGCATATGGATAATTTTGAGATGGTTTATTAATACCACATGCTCTAGGGTATTTATTTGAGTTTGTAGCTGTTGTATTGATTAGAATATCAGTATCTAATTTCTTACGACTACCATCTGGTAAATCAGCATCATAAATTTGACCTTTAATATTATAAATACCAAGTTCAATCGAATCAGACCCCCAAACAACTAAAAAATGACCTGAATTGGGTTTTTTAGTTGCCGCAACGGATGGAAAAGATTGATTTCTTAAAGAATCAGAGGAACTGTTAATTTTAAATTGAGCTCCATTTCTAGTTCCATCAGGATAAAAAATTTGACCATAAATATCGTATTTATTAGTCGTATTAATATAACTTTCCCAAACTGCAACCCATCCACCATTACTAAGACCTGCAACTACTGAATTGATTTGTTGATTTTCATAATCAGTATTTAACAGAATACGTTGACCTACTTTATTTGTAACCTCGAGTGTTGCGTCTGGTTTTCCAATCCCAATACCAATTTGACCATTATCAGTGATACGGAAGCGTTCTTGATCACTGGTTTTAATCTGAAAATCATTGGTTTCTTTAACAGTCATATATGAAATACCCTTCTTAACTGTCTTTGCCGGTTGAGAGTTTCTATTTGTGCTAGAACTAGTTGTAGCGACTACAATAGCCGTAAAAGTCCAATAAACACCTGCAACAAATCCAGTTGCTGAGTCAAAAGTTATCGTAATACCATCATCGAGAGTAATAGGAGATGTTGAAGCATTTACTAATTCATTCTGAAAAGTCTGTCCTCCATTATTTGACCATTTAAAAGTTGAAGCTGAATCCATTTCAACTTTATAGTATTTGGTTGTTGTTCCAGTATAAGTTCCTCCAGTAGTTAAATTAAAAATTGATGCTGTTGAACTGGGTGTAATATATGTGCTAATTCCAGTTATTTCTTCGGCAACCATATCAACATTCCAATAAAATAATTGACCAATATCATTGATGGAAAAGTCTCTTGGTGATTGAAGAGGTATAATTTTAGTGCCGATTTTACACGCAATATATTGTTCATTAACCCCATTAAGTGAATTAATCGCTTCAATACCTAGAGAAAGATTAATATCATTGTATGATTTTAGGGTGATATCAGTCGAAAGATTATTTGGTAAGGCAGGTTTATAAATAGATTCAAGAAGAATACCGTTATATCCTGGTTTATCTAAACTATCATTATCAAAATCAATCATTACTTTTCTGAGACCGTTTGGAGCAGTTGAATCAATTAAAAGACAATCATCAACAATTCTCAGAAAAGGATTTAATGTAGTTGATCCAAAGTTAATTTCATTTGCAATAAATGTAATTGTATCAGAAGCAACAACCTGAAAATCAGTTGCATTAATAGAAACTGTTTGTTGTGCTTCAATATTGACATTTTGGGTTTCAGTTGTTGGATCAAAATCACCAAAGTCATCATCGGCATAGCCAATATTAATATCATTACCTAATGATTTAACCGTAAAAATACCAGTTGTTGTCATGTTAGTCCCCGCAGTTCCGGTTTCCATAGTCAGACCACCATCTGGATTAGTTGTATTAATGTAAATAGCAGTTGCACCCTCAGCACCAGCTTCTAATGTAAGATGACCAGTTTCGGTTTTAATTAATAAATCTCCTTCTGATAATGCAATATTAAAATCACCATCATTTCTAATGTCAATACCTTCGCGAAAATTCATAAATAGTTTTTTTCCGTATAATTCTATTTTACCATCATAGTTTTGGTCAATTAACCCACCTTTTGTAACTCCATTGTCTTCTCTAACACTGGAAGTTAACAATGTAGTAAAGTTTCCTTGAATCAAGTTGGCAGACATATTTTATTATATTTGTATATTTTATTATATTTTATTATATTTTATTATATTTTATTTATACTTTTTACTTAGACCTTTTTTTCAAATAAATATTTAATCGTGTATGAATAAAATAGCAATAAAAATTCTCTAATAATAATAAGATAATAATATAATATATAAATTAAAAAGAAATGACAGGTGGTTTATTACAATTAGTTGCAATTGGAGTACAAGATTTATATTTAACTGGTAATCCCCAAGTTTCATTATTCAAAGTAGTCTATAGAAGACATACAAATTTCTCAATTGAATCAGTCAGACAAACATTTGATGGTGCAGTTGATTTTGGTCAATCAGTAACAACAAAAATAAGTAGAAGTGGAGATTTATTGCATAAAATAGTACTTGAGATAGATTTACCACGAATAGAATCTGTCAATGGAAATACAATTAGTTGGGTTAATGCAATTGGACATGCAATGATTGATAAAATCGAATTATATATTGGTGAATCAATGGTTGATCGTCATTATGGTGAATGGTTAGAAATATGGTCTGAATTAGCATTAGATGCTTCTAAACGTGATGGTTATAATAATATGGTTTCTAAATTTGAATCATTTACAACAGTAACAGGACCTACAACTATTTTTGTCCCATTGCAATTTTGGTTTTGTAGAAATCCTGGTTTAGCACTTCCCTTAATTTCTCTTCAATATCATGATGTTAAAATTATTATTAAATTTAGAAATTTTGATGAATTATGGACTTTTGGACCAAATAATAATTATACAGCCTCTAAAAGTGGTACAACTGTAACTAAAACAGCTGGTATTCCATTTAATTCAGGTGATGTTGGTAAAATTATTTATTGGGCAGATGGAAGTAGTGATATAATTCAAACTTACGTTACTGGTTCTCCAATTATTGGTTCTCAAGTAACTGTTGCTTCAAGTGGAACTCAAGTTTCACAAAATATTTACATTAAACCTAATGATAGACCCATACAAACATATAGTATGTTAGATGCTAGAATATATGCAGATTTTATTTATCTAGATACATTTGAAAGATCATATTTTGCCAAAAACAAGCATGAATACCTGATTGAACAAGTCCAATTTGACTCAGATACCAACTATCAAAAAGGTCAAAGATTCCTCAAAGTCCCACTTGATTTTAACTTACCAATGAAAGAAATTATATGGGTTAGTCAACTCGCCAGATACACAGAAGATAACAATTTATTTAATTTCAGTAACACAATGGACCCTAATGCAGTTAGAGCAGATCCAGTTGAAAAAGCAGTTATTTTATTCAACGGAACAGAAAGATTTGAAGAAAGAATTGGTAAATATTTCCGTTTAGTTCAACCATACCATCATCATACTAGATGCCCAACATCATTTATTTACGTCTATAGTTTTGCAATTGCTCCTGAAAAACATCAACCTAGTGGAACAGCCAATTTTAGTATGTTAAACACCGTCGATCTCAGACTGACTTACAATCAAACAATCACCGATTCCAACATTCGCGTCTATGGTGTTAATTACAATGTCTTCAAGATAGAATCGGGTATGGGTGGGATACTTTATGCTGATTAGGAAATTATATACCAAACTATGCTAAACTATTATAATCTATTAAATAATTTTCTTTTTAAATTTTTACTTGTGTTATATTTACTAATAAAATATATCTATTCTAGATAATATCTTATCTTATGTCTGATGAAAAACAAATTAACAAACTTTTAGATGAAAATCTCAATAAATTAACTCCCGAAGAAGTTGATATGCTTTCTAAAAACATCATATCTAGAAATGAATGGTTTAATAATCTTGAGTATGCAACTTCAAACTTTGAAAAAAATAAAATACAATCCAATAATAATTTATTTGAGGACCTAGAAATATTTATTAGTTACAATCACGATATCAATGATACAGTTTATAAAGAAATCAATCATACTAGGACTAAACTAGGTGATCATTATTACCAACAATTACTTTCAAACCCTACTAAAGATACCACTATTCTCCTTAATCGCCAACAAAAGATTAAAAGTCTTCTCGAAAACCCTGAAAAACATCAAAAAATAATTAAACTTTTGGATCAATTAAATCAATATCAAAATGATGGGTTATGGATTTGGAAAGAACAAAGTCAAGAATTCAAGCAAATCTTCCAAATGCTTTATTTTACAAATCCTTATTTACAATCCTTTAACACATCAGAATGGTTTCTAAAGATTTACAACTACTTTCAAATCATCTTTATACCACTCTATGGGCTAGTGGCTCCCATTCTTTTCTTTGTTCTTCCCTACATAATTGTCCGTTTCATCTTTGGTATCAATATACCGATTAAATTGTATTACACGCTGATTAAACAAACAATCTTTGGAGGGTCTATTTCATCTATGCTTTTTGGTAAATCAAAAATGGTTATCTTAATGCAATACTTATATCAAGCATTATCACTATTTTTATATGGTTACAGTATTTTTAATTCCTTCAAAGCTGCTTCAACTCTTAATAAAATAATTAATATGATTCATGAAAAAGTTAATAGCCTTTCTAGATTTATTAAAACATCGTATGAATTATATCAAGAAGTAAAAACAATTTGGGGATTAGAACCATTAACTGTTTCATATCTAGAATTATGGGACAATTTATTTGAAAAGACGCCACATTTATTAAGTGATAAAGGGAAAATTCTCAAAACCTTCTTCCTAGTAAATAATGGAAAAGAAAAATTAGTACCTCTCTTACAAATAACTGGTTTTATTGATACAATTAATTCTATCTCGAATCTCTATTTAAACAATCCAAAATCCTATTCCTTTCCAGTATATATAACAGATAAGCAAGAGCCCATACTTCGATGCACCGAAGGTTGGAATCCATTTTTAAATCCATCACGTGCTGTTAAAAATGATTTTCAGATGGGTGGTAGTGATAAACCAAATAATATTTTAATCACTGGACCAAATGCATCTGGTAAATCAACTTTTATTAAATCTGTTGTTCTAGGTGTCCTAATGGCACAAACTATTTCAATTGCACCAACCTCTGAAATGCAATTAACACCATTCAAATTACTTAATACTTATCTTAACATTCCAGACGCTAAAGGTCGTGAGTCTCTCTTTGAAGCAGAAATGTATCGTGCTAGAGACCATATTAATATGGTTTATAAACTTTCACATGATGATAAGGAATTCTCTCTAGTTGTGATGGATGAAATATTTAATTCAACCAATTACGAAGAAGGGGTTGCTGGAGCATATATTATAGGTAAAGAACTAGGTAAAATCAAAAATAGTCTAACATTAATCACAACCCATTTTAACTATCTTACTAAACTTTCCAAAACCAATAATTATATTAATTATAAATTTGAAGTTGAAAAGGTTAATGACCAAATCATTAAATCTTATAAAATGTCTGAAGGTATTAGCAAACAATATCTTGCTCTAGATATGCTGGAAAAGAATGGTTATAACTCAGAAATGATCCATGAAGCCAGAACTATCTTCCAAGAATTAGTAGAATCCCACGATATTAAAGAAGTAAAACCAGAAGTAGAAGAAAAAGAAAAACCAGAAGTAGAAGAAAAAGAAAAAGTAGAAGAAAAAGTAGAAGAAGTAAATGAAAAAGAAGAACTAGAAATAGAAGAAACCAAAATGTAAGAAGAAAGAAAATAAAGATAAATATAAATAATATAATTAAAGTAATCTAAACCATGTCAAATAAAAATTTTTTTGCAGATACAGGTACATCATATACACTTATTTCAAATTTATCAGAAAGTATTAATTCATCGGATACTGAAATTAATATCATAAATGCATCTAATTTTCCTTCTAAAGGGACTATCCAAATAGGTTCTGAACTAATTAAATATACAGGTAAAACAAACAATACATTAAATGATTGTACAAGAGGTTCTGGTGCTACATCGCATAATATTAATGCAGTTGTTACACTTATTGCCAGAACATCAGAAGGACCATTAGGGACGACACCATTTCATGCAGGTTGGTATAAAGAAAGAGGTGGTAATACATCTACGTTACGTGTCACCGATAGTAATCTTATGATGGAAGGGTCAATTAGATTTAATAATTCAACTAATATATTTCAGGGATTTAATGGAACTGAATGGGTTACATTTAATGCCGAAAAGGGTGATGCTGGTATTACAGGGGCTAGTGCATCAACACTTTTTAATTTCATAAATCTCCCAGAAGGTATTACAACAAATGGAGAAATATTCAAGGATAAAACAGACAATGATATTTATCTTAGAAGTCTAGAACCAGGGAGATTTGATTTAAATGCTGGTGTAACAGGAGTAGAATCACTAATTATTGATAAAAGTGATGATTATCTAACTTTAACACCAGCACCACGTCCATATGTTTGGGATTTTAGCACACCATCATTAAGTAATATTTCATTCCTTAAAAGTTCTCTCTCGGCATCGAAATTAAAGGCTTTTGGTAAAGTTAGTAAATGGAGAGTAAAAACCGGTTCAAATATTGTTGCTGGAACAGCAGTTAGAGTGACTTTAAGCACAAACGATTCGCACCCAACTTATGATCCCATGACAACATATTTAGTAATAGAACCATACACATATACAGAAATATCACAAGAAAGTAGCGAAGGATCGGCTTTTCTAGGAATTGCCCTCGAAACTGTTACCGGAAATGGTACAACAACATGCGAAGTCTGTACTGAAGGTATCACAACAATTAAAATAGGTGATCTGACAACCAGTTTTGAATATGGGGTTTCATTAACTAATACGCTTGTTGGAGTTGGATCATTTGGTTTTATTGGAAGTAATTCGGAAATCTATAATGTTCCAGCAACAGGTTTTGTAACATCTCCTCCAATTGCAGGATATTGGTTAGAAAAAGGTGCATTTGGATTTGGTGGTGATCCTGTATTATTTCATGTTCAAGGAACATTTGTGTTTAATTAAAATAATAATTTTTTCTCATTTAAGATATAAAATAAAACAAATTAAAATGGATAATAATTTATATGCTAGAGTAGATTTCGAAACTACAAATAATCATGGGTGGAGTAATGTCAGAGGTTATGGTGTTCTTCAAATGTCCAAACCAGAACAATATAAAATCGTCAATGATAAACATATGTACAACCGTATTCAACCTTTAATTGGTCCATTTGCCAATCATTTTCCTGCACAAGAAAATCCTGAACTAGTCCTTCAATTAAACCCCCAAACAGATTTAGCTTGGGCTACTAATCAAAAAAATTAAATAATTAATAATTTAAATATTATATTTTTTTATTTTTATTTTTATTTCTAGAAATTTTCAAATTTAATATTTGTCTATAAACTAATACTAATTAATTAAATTTTAATTAGTTTAAGAAGTGGATGCTTTTTTCTAAAACATAAATAAAACAAAACCTTGATATATAGTAAAATAGAACTAACGAAATATGTCATTGTCATATGCTAGAGATGCTATTTTAGATTCCTTATATGTTCGGAATGGTGGTTTAAGATTAACAGATTCATCATCTGAAATCGAAGGGACACTTAGATTTAATACAACAACAAAGATTTTTGAAGGTTATACAGGTGAACCTGGTCCATTTGGTGAAACATGGCGTAGTTTATTACTAGAAATTGCATCTGGAACTACTCTAGGTGGTATTAAAGTCGGTAGTAATTTAACTATTAGTGGTAGTGGTGTTCTTTCAGCAACCGCTGCAGGGGAAAGCCGATTATTCCAAAATGTCATCACAGTTTCATATATATTAGGAGCTGCCGATTATATGACTATTCAAGGTGCAATTGATTTTATTAATGATTTAACAATATCAAATGACCCAAATAAACCAACTAACAATAATCCTTTTAAAATTATTGTTTCACCCGGTATTTATATTGAAAATATTACATTACCTGATTATGTTAGTCTCCAAGGTGAGGGGACCGGAATTAGTATCATACGCTCATTAGTTGGTAATACCACTATATCATCATCGGCTTTGGTCACTCTAGGTGAAGGATCACACCTAGAAAATATTGAATTACAACATTACGAAGGAGGAGCTTTATATTCGGTTGCGATTTATGCTTCTGCTAAATCCAATCTGATCATTAAAGATGTCAAAATTACAATGGGGACCCAATCAGTATCAGCTGGTATTAATGTCTATGGTCTTTATATTATTAATTCATCCCAACCAATACTAAATAACGTCACCGTTGATATTATTAAAGGGACTGGAAATGTCTTTGGTATGTATTTTGACCCAACATCACCAATTGTTTTTAATTCACAAGTAACAATTGATACGGCTAGTAATAATAGTTATGGTCTTTATCACCAAGATAATAGTAATGGTGAATATCGTTCATGTTATGTTACAGTTAAAGGTAGTAACAATAATGTTGCACTATATAATATCAATTCAACACCTTATATTTATGGTTCAAACCTGATTGCGATTGGAGATGAAGCATATGGTATTTATAATGAATCAACTGATTTTCAAGAAAGCGTCACAAGTTCATTAATCAGTTTCACATCAAATCCAACAGGAAAAGACGTTATTACAATGCCTAATACCTCTGGATACACTGAAGGTTCTTATATTATTGTTTCGGGTGCAGCTTCAGCTAAAAATAATTCAACCTTTTTAATTGAAAGCATTCCTTCATCAACAGAACTTGTTCTAGGTAATGGTTTACTAGAAACAGAAGCCGTTGGTCAAAGTGTTACAATTAAACAATATTATACCATGAAAATGGATTTCAGTTTCATTCAAGGGTCAACTGCTTCACTTAAAAATGAAAATGTTGGAGGTCATTACGCTATACTTGGTGAAAAATCTACCTTCTCAGGTACTATAAATGATACAATCACTAACAATGGTTTAATATTTTTTCAAACATATCGTTCAATGGTAGTTAGTTCTGAAGGTGGCGATTTTAAAAACCTAAGCGATGCAATTGATTCAATTGTTGATAATTCAGAATATCGTAGATATGTTATTATTGTCAAATCAGGTATTTATAATGAAACTGCTCAAATTGAACTAAAAGAATACGTTAATATCATTGGTTCAGGAAGAGATAATACAATCATTAACTTTGATACTCATGGTGCAACCCAAATAGATGGTGCATCTGTTATTATGGCTTCAAATGTTGAAATCTCAGATATTACATTTCAAAATGAAACCCTCGCATATTATGGTGCTGATAACCGTTCAGTTATCTATGGTAATTCAGTTTCAAATATTAATCTTAAAAAAGTTGGATTAAACTGCAATGGTGGTATTGATTCTAATAATGAAGGTTTTATTCTCAGAAATTCAAATGGAATCACTACATCAATCATCCTGAATGACCTCAATGTATCAATGAATGAAAATGCTTATAACAAAGGTCTTTCATTATATAATTCAAACCTAGAAATCCAAGGTGGTGAAATTCTTATCAATACAAATGCTGTTTCAAACAAAGGTATTTCATCCGAAGAATCAAATTTTAATATGATTGGTACTAAGATTCAAATTACCAATCAGGATGGTGCTGAAAACTATGGTTTATTTACTGAAAACACTAATCTATCAACCAATTATTTTATTCAATTCTTTTCATGTAACATCACAGTTGTCGGTGATAACGCTTATGCTGTTTATACATGTGACCATCAATCAATTGTTGGTGGTAATTCCAATCTGGTTGGTGAAAATTATTATAATTTGGATGTTCTTATGAAATCAATCCTTAAATTACATTCATGTTGGAGTGCAATTATGAGTGGTGGTAATCTAGTTTATTATCCCATCAGTAATAATGGTATTCCTATGTCATCAACAAATGGTAATTTATTTATTGGTGATGAAGCTGGTAATCTAGGTGCCATTGGATTTAGTAATACAGCAATTGGTGTTCAATCTGGTAGCAGTTTAACATCAGCTGATGCATCAACCTTTTTAGGTTTTCAATCGGGTAATAATGTTACAACTGGCTCAGATAATACCTTTCTAGGTACTCAATCAGGTAAAGAAACAACAACTGGTTCTAACAATACATTTACTGGTTTTGAATCTGGGTTCAATAATCTGACAGGAACAAACAATGCAGCCTATGGTTCTGGTTCAATGCACGACGGAACATCAAGTAATAATAATGTTGCAATTGGTACGCAAGCTGGTTATAATATTAATAATGATGACAATACTTTTGTCGGTCATCAATCTGGTTATTCTTCAACCACTGCTATTGAAAATACTTTTATTGGTGGTTTATCAGGTTATAACAATCTTGGTGGGTCATCAAATGTCTTACTCGGTTATAATGCTGGATTATTAGGAGAAAATGCAAATAGTGTTGTTTCTGTTGGTCATAACAGTGGTTATTCAAATGTTGTTTCAAATAATACTTTTCTAGGTACTCAAGCTGGTTATGATAATACAACTGGTCGTGGACAAACAATGATTGGTTATCAGACTGGTTATAATAATACAACCGGTGAAAATAACACCCTTCTAGGAACAGAAACTGGTTATTCACTACAATCAGGTAATGCCAATTTAATTGCTGGTGCTAGAGCAGGTTATTCTCTGACTACGGGTTCTAGAAACATTATTATGGGGTCAGCATCAACTTATGGAGGCTTAGATGGAGCAGGTTATTCACTTAACACTGGTAATGATGATGTAATTATTGGTTCTAAAGCTGGTAAAAGTCTAACCAATGGTTCTAGAAATATTATTATGGGAACTGAAGCTGGTAATACCCTTTTAACTGGTGCTGAAAACGTATTAATTGGTCATATGAGTGGTCAAACACTTCTTTCTCAAAGTGGTAATGTATTGATTGGTAATCGGGCAGGTCAATTAAATAATAATACAACTGGAAATAATATTATGATTGGTGATAAATCAGGTGCAAACTCTAGTACATCAACCTCTATTTTTATGGGTGCTGATGCTGGTCTTAATTCAACTGGCACTTATAATATTGGGATTGGTTATGAATCATTAAAAAATGTTTCACCTGCTTTTGGTAACACATCAACTGGTAATGTTTTTATCGGTCATCATTCAGGTCGTAATGTTCGTAGTGGTAGTCGTTCAGTCGCAATTGGTGGTGGTTTATCAACTGGTTTAAATGGTGTCCTATCATCAATCACCGATCAAAGTGATAACACCGCGGTTGGTTATTTGGCAGGTAGAATTGCGACATCGGATGGTAACACACTAATTGGTTCTAAAACAGGTTATTCACTTATTTCAGGTGGATTAAATAGTATGTTAGGTTATCAAGCAGGTTATAGTACTACATCTGGTCAAAAGAATGTTTTCTTTGGTAATGATGCGGGTTATAATGCATCAACATCTAGCGAAAACACATTTATTGGTTATCAATCAGGTTATAGCACAAATACACAATCTAGATCAGTTGCGATTGGTACTCAATCAGGTTTTAGAAACACTTCAACGGGTGTTGTTTCAATTGGTTATCAGGCTGGGTATGCTAATCAATTGGCACCATACAATTTATTTATTGGTTATCAAGCTGCTGGTGGTGGTGATGATATAATAAATAATCCTAGATTATTAAATGCTTCCGCTGTTTCCAATGTTTTTATTGGATTCCGTGCAGGCTTTTATGCAGAAGGTGCAGCTAGCAAAAATATTCTTATCGGATCATCATCTGGAGCAGGTTTAACAGAGGGTCAAAGTAATATTATGATTGGTGATGAATCAGGTAAAGTAATTGGTGCTGGTGAAAGAAATATTTTTATTGGTCCTGATTCAATTGGTTCAAAATCAGAAAATGTTGTTAACAATGTTTTTATTGGTTCTGGATCAGGTCAACAAAACGTTAACGGTAATGACAATTTATTTATTGGCACCAACGCTGGTAAAAAATCTAATCAATCCAACAATATTTGTTTTGGTACCAACTCTGGTCAAAATATGATAAGTGGTGAAAAAAATATTTATATTGGTAATTCAGCAGCTGAAAACAATAATACAGGTGAAGGTAATATTGTTTTAGGTTATTTTACTGGACAAGGTACTGGACCATCTTATAATAATAGTATTTTAATTGGTCTTGAAGCAGGTCGAAATAATGAAAGTGACAACTTCTTATCAATTGGTACTGAAGCTGGTAAATCAAATAAAACTGGTCAAGGTAATATTAACATTGGTTATCAATCAGGTTACACTAATCAAATTGGTAATAATAACATCAATATTGGTGCTCAAGCAGGTTATAATACAGTTGCAAATAACAATATTTTTATTGGTGCAGAAGCTGGTAAAAACAATACCATTGGTACTAATAATATTTTATTAGGTGGTAATGCTGGACAAAGTAATGCTGTAGGGATCAATAATATTTTTATGGGTACTGAAGCAGGTAAATTTACAACAACCAGCAATAATATTGCAATTGGGACACAAGCTGGTGTCAATAATATTAGTGGTACTCGTAATATTTATCTTGGCTTTCGTTCAGGTTATAATTCAACTAATAATAATAATATTTTTCTAGGTAATGAATCTGGTTTTAATGTTACAACTGGTGAAGGTAACTTATTCATGGGTAGTCAAGCTGGGTTTAATACTACTCTTGGTGGTGGTAACGTTTTTATGGGTTATCAATCTGGGTTCAATAATACAACTGGTAAAAACTCAATGTTCATCGGTTTTGAAGCTGGTTATAATAACGAAACTGGTAGTGACAGTTTATATCTAGGTTACCAATCTGGTTACAATAACGTTTCAGGTAGCAACAACCTTGCGATTGGTTTTCGTTCCCAAAAACTAAACACTGTTGGTAATCAAAATATTGCCATTGGTAACTATTCACTATTTGGTAATCAATTTGGGGATAACAACATGGTTATGGGGACTAATGCCGCTTCAACAGGTGATATTGGTGATAACAATACAATTATTGGTATCAATTCATCTAGAAATATTAAAAATCCAGGGTTTCAAAATAATATTGTTATGGGATTTAATAGTAATTTTCAAGGTTTTGCATCAACTGGTAGTATTTTGATGGGTACAAATGCAGTTGGGGAAGGTATTGGTGGTGAAAATAATATTGTCATGGGTGTTAATGCTGGTCAATCATTGGGTGGTGAGATACCAACAATCACTTTTGGTGGTGGTCCATACAGTAACCCTAACGTTAATAAACAAGGATACAATGTGATTAGTGTTGGTTCCGCATCAGTTAAAAAAGGTCAATATCTGGTTATTATTTATAATAACAATTCAGTTTATGAACCTCAAGTTATCTATATAACTCAATCTGGCTTAACAGAATCAACAATTTCAGCCAATTTATCAGCTGATATTAATCTAGCAACTGATACGATTAATCTTTTATATGGAGTAAATAGTTCAGTAGTTGATTCTTCATTAGCAGGTAACTCATATTTTATTGTTAAAACCCCCAAGAGTGCACTTGATACACTTTTCAATACAAATGATAAGATTACAATTCAATCACTTTCATCAACTAATAAACAAGTATTTAATATTATTAACACAGTTGTTGAATCTACATTATTAGGCACAACTCGTATTAATATTGATACACCTTTATTAAATACATATGTATCTGAAGATTTTATTTATCTAACACGTAATAAAAATGATGATATTGGGGCTTCTGATACTTCCAAAGCCTCCACTAATATTTTAATGGGTAACAATGCAGGTAATTTGATGACATTTGCTGCAAAAAATATTGCAATTGGTAATGATACATTAGTTAATATAACAAATGAAAAATACAACACTGCGATTGGTACTAACACGGGTTATCATGTTAAAAGTGAAAGTAACTTTCTTTTAGGGACTAAAGCCGGTTATTATATTGATTATGCTAACCAAGGGGATGGTGAAAATACAATGATTGGTTTTGCGACTGGGCAATATGCAGGTATAACAGGAACAGCTAGCAACAATGTTTATATCGGTAACAGAGTTGGTCAAGTCAATCAAGGAAGTAACAATATTTTTATTGGTAGTGAATTAGAAACAGCCAATTCTGCAGATATTTCCACAGCAACTGATTTTTCAAATAAATTAGCAATTTATAAGAGTGATTCAGGTGTTCCAACAAACCCTTTAATTGGTGGTGATTTATTAGTAAATCGTGTTGGTATTCTAACAATGGAACCTAAATCAACTCTTGATGTTAAAGGGTCTTTTGGTAAATCAATTACAAATATTACCCAATTCACATCATCACTTGATTATCAACCAGATCCAGTAACTATTGATGCTGTGGATTTAAAATGGGTATATAGTTCAATTGATTCTGGTTTATCTAGATCTGCAATTGATGATGATGGTAATTTATATTTAATTGGTTATGCATCTGGAACACCAATTGTGATTGCTGGACAATCATTTACACCAACTGTATCAGGATACACAGGATTTTTATGTAAAATTAATACTACAAATCAAGTTGAATGGGTTAAATGGATAGATGGGCAAAATACAGATTTTGCAAATGATATTTCCATTGTAAATAATAAAATCTATACAATTGGTATTACTTCAAATTCTACAACTCTTACAATTAATGGAATCCCATACTCAGTACCACCATTCCTTACAGATTCATATTTAATAATATGTGATCTTCAAGGTAATATAGAAGACGTTAAACTATTTACAGGTATTAGTACAGTTAATCCATTAGTTACGATTCATGGAAATAATAATTGTTATATTTCAGTAAGTGTTAATTTAAATATTAGAACTTCAATTTTAATCGATGGGACAGAATATAATTGCCCATCAAATATTCAATCTTCTTATCAACGAGCTCAGGTTTTAATAAAATTTGATAGCAATAGAAATTTTGCAAATATAAAATGGATTGGTTGGGATACAACCACTGATTTTTATTATATATCGGACATTACTTTAGATCAATCTGAAAATTTATATATTATAGGTTCAACATCAAGTTCAATTTTAATTGACTCAATTACATATAATAAACCTTCTGGTCTTAGTGATGTAGAATGTCCTATTATTAAATTTAATAATAATTTAACAGTTGATTGGTTTAAATGGGCAGAAGGAAATTCAGAAGATCGTGGTATTTATCTAAAAACAGATTCAAATTCTAATTTATATATATCTTTATTTACCAGTTCAAATACAATTACAATCGGTACTGATATATTCAATAAACCATCTGGGATAGAGTCTACTTTAATAATAAAATATAATTCAAGTAATAATTTAGAATGGTATAAATGGATTACAAGTAGTTCTGTCATAATTAGGACTATTAATGTTGATAATATGGACAATCTTTATCTGATTGGTCAAACTGATGCAGATGTTACAATTAATTCAATATCATATCCTAAACCAATATATGAAAACTCAGGTTATGATATCGTATTTTTTAAATTAACATCTTTAGGAGAAGTATTAAATTGTAAGTATATTCTAGGTTATGGAAATATATTATATAATTATGATTTTGGATATGATATTTTAATAGATCCATCATATAATATATATATAATTGCTGGTGTTAGTGAATCATTAACAATTAATGTGGATGGTACTCTCTATACTAACCCATCTTATAATGATGGATTTTATGATGGATTTTATGTAAAATATGAACAAACTAATATAAATAGTTATACATATCCTCAATATCTTGATAAAACTGATACTGATATTAAACTAGAAAACACCCCTTCTAACATTACTAATTTAGGCTACTTTAATAATCAAGGTATTTGTCTAATTGATTCAGAATTCATTATTTATAACGAAAAAGATATTACTGGTTTATTTTTAAATAATGTTACTAGAGGAATTTATGATACTGATGTAGCACATCATATCGATCAAACACCAATCTTTAATATTGGTGCTATTAAAGATATCTTAAACCTTAGCACTAATGTCCCAAGTACAGGTATTATATCTTTAACATCAACTGATATTATTGATGATGGAATAACAAGTATTGTTGTTATTGACTCTGAAATCATTCAATACCATGGTAAAAATGGTGGGTTAGGTCAAGTTGAAAGAGGGTATCAAACCAGTGTTCAAGCATCCCATTCAACAGGAACAAATGTCTATAATATTTCAACATCAATTGTCCCCATAATTGAAACACCGATCACCAATAATATGAATGCTATTACAACTAATGTTTCAATGAATCCCACCGGATTTCCTGCATCTGGTAATTTAATTATTGATTCCGAAATTTTATATTATCCTGATAATACACCATATTTATTTAATGTTACACGTGCAACAAATTCAACACTTTCAGATAGTCATCTTGCAAATGATCCTGTGATTTTAGTAAGTGATTCAACATCGGCATTAACAACATCTAACCTTGAAGATGGTATAACATCAACAACATCACAAATACAAGTAGTTGATATGTCTGATTTTAGCAGTTCAGGTTATATTATTGTTGAAGATGAAATTATACAATACGATAATATTGCATTGATTGATTTAACAAGAGGTTCAAATGGAACTACACCAGCTCTACATGGTGTTGATTCAGTTGTCAGATTAATTTCAACTAGTACAAATGATTTAATTTACAACTTTCTTGATCAAGCGATTGATACAATTGGTATTATTGGTGTTACAGCAATGCCTCCAGATACAATTATTTTAAATGATGCAAGCACTTTTCCGACAAATGGTCAAATTTTAATTGAAGATGAAATCATTACATATACCGGAAAAACCGCCAACTATCTAGAAAATGTTGTCAGAGGTGTTAATGGTACAACAGCTTCACCTCATTCATATGGTGCAAATGTTTATATCTTAGATACTGGATTAACAACTCAAGGGACAATTAATTTAATTTCATCTTCATCAACAATTCTTGAATTTCTTTCTGGGCATAATGACTTTCCTAAAGAAGGTACAATTCAAATTAATAGTGAAATTATTAAATATTATGATATGGTTTTATATAATATTACACGTGGGGTAGCAACAACACCAATTACAAATCATATTAATGGTTTAACATGTTATAATTTTACCAATTTAATTGATAATACCCTATTATCATATACTATTAACTCAATCTCATTAGAAATCTCAATCACTAACTATGGTAGTTTTACACCAAATGGTACCATTTTAATTGGTAAAGAATTAATTACATATTCAAATGGTATTGGTATAATTAATGTAGTTAGAGGTATTATAAGTACAATCCCATCAATACATAATATTCCAGCCAATATTTACAGTGTACCTCTTTTAAGTTTATCATATTCAACATTAAGCTATAATATGCAATCAGAAGATACAGGTATTCCAATGGTTAATAATACTTCATATAACTTTGAAGGGATAGTCTTAATAGATTCCGAAATTATTGTTTATTATAATAAAAAAACAATTGATAATGTTATTAGAGGTGCAATTGATTCTACTGCATCATCACATAGTATTACCGCTAATATCTATAATTTAACAGGTGTTAATACTATTTCTAATTTATCATATGATTTCCCGAGTGAAGAAGACGCATTACCAGTTGATGATATTTCACAATTTAGTAATAGTGGTAAAATACAAGTTCAAACTCTAGTCAGTGGTGAAATTGTAAAAGAAGTTATTAATTATACAAATAAAGGTAAAAGTTTAGTTTGTTCTGAAAGAGGGTCATATGGTTCAACAATAGTTGCACATCAATTAATTAATACCTCTGCTAAGATTGGTGTTATTTACAGAATTACCGATTTATTAAGTGTTCCTCTTAAAAATACAATTGAACAATTAGATGAATCTGTTATCGCCAATGGATCCATCGTATCATATCCATCAACTGGTATTATTCGGGTTGGTCGTGAATTAATGGAATATAATAATAAAAATTATGGTTTAGGGATTGAAACTAGAGGCTATCGTCAATCCCCTATAACTAGTCACATTGGTGGTATTCAAGTCTATGATCTCCCAATTGTTGCCCAATTCGCAATTAATCCATTATTAGTTGCTGGAAGAAAGATAACCTCAACTGATCTAGCAGTACCTGTTCAATCATCATTATCAGCATACCCTTCAGCTGGTTATATTGTATTAGGTCATGAAGTCATTAATTATACTAATAAAAACCAAACACTTGTCACAGATACTAATACTAGAGGTCTATATGATTCAATAGTCCTATCTCATTTGTCAGGTGCAACTGTTAATTCAGTAACAACTCTAGGTACTAGAAATGTTGTTGATAGCGAAATACAAACTGATTTCATCCCATTTACTGCTTCACATACTTTTTCATCAAGTGGTGATCTTCAAGTAGATCGTGAAATTATTGGCTATACTAGCATAAACAATACAATCGTTTCAACAACAAGAGGTTCATTCAGTACTACACCATCAGTTCATTTAACTGGTGCAAATGTTAGAAATGTTTCAATTACTGGAAATACCTTTTCAAATGAAAGTATTTCTGCTGGTCAAACAACGTATATTGCATTAGATAATGGTTCATCATTTTCTCAAAGTGGTGGTTATGCTCTGATTCATGCAGCTGATCAAAATAAAAGCGAAATTATTCAATATGGGCTTAAAGGTACAACAATTTCAGGTGTTACCAGAGGTGCAGATCAAAGTATAGGGATATCCCATAACAGTGGTAGTAATTTTACATCAATTGAAAATTCTATTACAGGTATTCAATTAATTAATGATATAAATAATTCACAAACATTGATTGGAATTGAAGTATATGATATGATGGGTGTTACATTATTACCAACAAGCGGTATTGTTGCTTTAAATGACGAAATACTTGAATATAATTCATTAGATATGTCTTTAATTAATGCAAATCGTGCTCAAAATGGAACATCTGCTGCTACACATCTAAACAATGAACTAATTAACAAAATTCGAGATTATGATCGAGACATTCCTTTACATAAGTTATCAATTGCTGATATTGCAGTTAGTTATCCTTTTCAAATTGAATATTTAATTAGAGGAACAAATGATACCACTGCTACAAGTCATGAAATAAATGATAATATTATCTTACTTTCAGATTCTCACATAGATCTTAGTGCTTTTAATTATATTGTAGGTGATGTTAATCAAACAGATAATTTTATTTTATTAAATAGTCTGGAAGGATTAAATGAATTAGTAGAAGGAGATAAAATTATAATTGATTCTGAAATTATGGTATGTGGTAATATAATATCTGCAATTAACGTTATTCAAATTACTGAACGTGGTGTAGACGGAACAGTTCCCAGTTATCATTATAATAATACAGTAGTTGTACCATTAAATAATTCTCAAATATATAAATTATCATCAACTATTAATAGTAGTGTTACAACCCTCAGTTTTATAGATTCATCACTATCAGGCAATAATTTACAACTTTCATTACCATCAATTGGAACTATTTTAATTGGTTCTGAAATTATTAAATATAAAACAAGATATCAACAGGTTGGTAATTTTACAAGTACTCAAAGTATTTATGAAAATTATTCACTAAATGCAATGATTAGAGGGACAAATAGTACAATTGCGGCAACACATACTAAAACTACAAATCTTGTTATTTCATTAACAAGAAATACTACAACATTAACTACAAAAACATTAAATGGTGAAATTAATAATACAGCAACAACAATTACATTAAATGATGTGACTGGTATGGCTACATCTGGATATATTTTAATTGATAATGAAGTTATTAGATACAGAGGAATTAGTAGTTTAAGTTTAACATCATGTATTAGAGGATATGGTTATACCAGTAAAAACTACCATATTACATCTTCAGTAGTTTATATCATAGATGAACCCTACCAATTTTTTACATCAGCCATAACTACAACCGAACAAACATATGTTGGTGCATGGGTTGGTAATATGCCTTTAAGTATATTAGGTAGTGTAGGAACATTTTTAATTGATTCGGAAATTATTAAATATTATTCTACTGGTGGTTCATTTACAAGTAAATTAATGGATTGTGAAAGAGATACTGGAGAAATAACATATAGATATCCACCTGCTAGTTTAGCTGCAATTACAACAAGCTCTAATGGTATTGTTGATTATGGTAGTTTAACTTTATCGGCTTTACCATATGGTAATGGACAATATGATATCATAGCGACAACAAAAACAACTGGGTATGAATTAAATAATGCTATCAATTCTTATAATGTTAGCACAACTTTATCAATAACTATTCCAAATTCAGCAAGTACTTCAGATATTACAGTTGAATCAACAACAGGATTTCCTATATCAAATGGTAAAATATTAATTAGAAATGAAATAATTTCATATACTAGCAAAACATCAAATACATTTGTTGGTATTACTAGAGGAGTTAATGGAACAACCGGTACATCTCAACCAGCTGGTCTTACTATTTATTTATATGAACCAAATGAATGGCGCACTGTTTCTAACATCTTTAATTCAACCAGTGGTGCATGTATAAATGGAATAAATATATCAATAAATTCGATTGTATATTTAGGGTCTGTATATATACTTGAACTTCCAGTAAGTATTAATCCATCGTATTTATATGTCAATGAAAATAGTATTGGTAAATCTAATCAAATTGTAATTGGAGCAACAAATGAAAATATAACTTACTTAAATTATAATTCAATAAATTGGAATTTACTTTATAGTGGTAGCCCAGTATCTGGTGAAAATTATATTCCACTTAATACATCATCTGGATATAGATCATTTTGTTATCTCATACGTTCAATTGTTCCAAATGGAAGTATTACATATGCTTCATTAAAACAAATTGCAGTCTTTTCGAGATATCCTGAAAATTATGGTACTCCAATTTCAACATACCAAGAATTACAAGCTATTAACACCAATACGACAACATTAGCTGGTACATATATATTAGCAAATAATATTACAATCCCATATGGTACTTTATGGACAGAAATTGGTAACCCTCTAACACCATTTACTGGGACATTTAATGGTAATAATAAAACAATTAATGGTTTATCTAGTTTTGTATTAGCAATTAATGATTTTAGAGGTTTATTTGGATATAATACCGGAACTATTAAAAATTTAAATGTTAATGTAACTATTACTATATCAAATTCTGTTATTGGTGGCTTAATTGGATGTAATGTGGGTACAATAACTAATTGTTCAACTTCTGGATATATTTATGCAGGTAATAATAATTTACTCTATTTTGGTGGATTATGTGGGCGGAATGATTCATCTGGTATAATTACTTATTCTAATTCAAGTTGTTTTATTAATACCAATACCAATGGATATCCATTATTTTGGTCTGGAGGTTTTGTTGGGGAAAATAGAGGACAAATTAATAATTGTTATGCTACAGGAAATGTTACAGTTTATGAGTTTGCAGGTGGTTTTGTAGGGTTTAATACTGATACTACTTTACAGAGTAGTTATATTAATAAATGTTATGCAACCGGTAATGTTTCTAGCAATTTATCTTCAGGGGGGTTTGTTGGAAATAACGCATTTTATAGAACTGATAGTTTAATAGAAAATTCATATTCTATAGGTAATGTTTCAACAATTTCACTTTCATCTGGAAGGGTTGGTGGATTTTGTGCTCAAATTAGTATTTATATTTCCATTCCTGGATCAGTAACTATAATCAATAATTGTTATACTGTTGGATCAATTAGCGGAGGAGCATTTAAAGGTGGTTTTATTGGTGTGTTAGGTAAGAATAATACTATAACTAATTCATTTTGGAATTCAACAACTGCTGGAGTTGGTTCCGGTATTGGTGCAGGAACATCAGTTGGTTTATATTCTAAAACTACAACTCAATTAAAAACTGAATCAACATTTACAACTGTTAATTGGCATTTAGTAAGTTCAACATGGAATTTAATTAATGGGTCGTATCCTACATTATTAAATAATTATGATGAATACAATAAATATACAACTGCATTTCAACTTAACACTGACAAAAATGTTAGCTTAGTCAAATCACAACTTTCTAGAAACATTACTGCAACTGATGAATCAATCAGTGTTATTAATTCATCATCCTTTGGATCATCTGGTTATCTCTTAGTTGATAGTGAATTAATAAGATACAAATCTAATACAAATAATATTTTAGGTGGTCTTGTTCGTGGTTTATCTCTTACAAATGGAGTAACCCATTTAGGAGGGTTTCCAATTTATTATTTAGCAGATGTTCCAAAAAAATTCTATATTGATAATACTACATATAACACTCCGACAATCAGATTTGATGTTGGTATATCAAATGGTATTAATATCTCAGATTGTTTAGTTACTATTCTGACACCTTCAATTCAAGAATTTGTTAAAGTTGATTCAATTATTGGTTATAATAAAAATACACATAATGCCGATTCACAATTTTTAATTGATAGTGAAATCATTTCATCAACTAAAACAATCAATACAACACCAAATATTTTAGAAAATCGTATGAAAGAAGTATCCACCACAACTGTTGGATCAACTAATTGTTTTATGTTAATGGACCCAAATGGAATATATATGTATGTTTGTGATCAATCTGCAGGTAATTTACGTAAAATTTTATTAACTAACATGACAACTGTATCAACAATATCAAATACAAATTTTACAGGAAGTTTTGATTACATTGCTAAATCTGGTATTATAGATTCATCAGGTTTATATGGTTATTTTGGAACAACATCACGTAACGTATTAGGTCATGTAGCTAAAATAGTTAAAGTAAATTTATCAACAATGACTCTTATACAAACATTATTAACATCACCAGCAACACCTTCTTCGAATGATTTAAATTCGGCAGTTATTGACAACAATAATCAATATGGTTATTTTGGTTCGAAAGCATCACCTGCTATAGTTTATAAAATTCAGTTAAGTGATATGACAATTACTACAACAACAACTGCCCCGACAAGTTGCAATAATTTTATATCTGCCTCAATAGACCCATATGGAACATTTATTTATTTTGGAACCGATACAGTACCAGGTTATATTGTTAAATACACAATTAGTTCAAATTCAATGACATCATTAATTGCTGGTAATGGTAATAATTATATTTCATCAAGTGTTATTGATAAAGATAACACATATGCATATTTTAGCACAAGAACTTCACCTTCTCGTATTATTAAACTTAATTTATCAACCTTTACAATTTCATCAGTCTTAGAAATGGATAATAATAATCTGTATTATTATCCATTTGTAGGTATGGATAATAATTATAGTTATAATGAAATATATTTTGGTGTTATTGATAAATATTCTAAATATGCATACTTTGGAACTGGATTAACTATGGGAACAATAATTAAACTTAATTTATCCACATTTCTAGTTGAAGAAACAATACAAGCAACAGATCAATTGTTTAAATATGGTGTATTAGATATAAATAGTCAATATTTATATGCAAATTATAATAATGTAATTAAAAAATATAATCTTGCTTATACACCTACTTCATCATTAGATACTTTTAGTAATTTCTACCATTTAGCCGGTCATAGTTTAGATAATACATCAGATTTAATTAAATTATTAAATAGTTCTTCAATCGGTGGGTCTCAAACATTTATATGTGGTGTAATTACAAATACTGGGGTATTTGGGTATTTTGTAACAAATGAGGCAACATCAGCAGTTTATAAAATAAATCTAAAAACATTGACACAAGTTGCGCAATTTGGATCATCTGGAAATAGATTTATAACCGCAGCAATCACAAGTGATGATTCAATAATTTATTTTGGAACTGACACAGTTAATCCAGCTAAAATTATAAAATTTATAACTAGTACAAATACTTTTTCAACATTTAAATCATTTGCGGGTTATTTTGCAATTCAAAGTATTGTTATCGCCAATGATGGTAATATAATATACTCAGTAAGTAGAGGTACTAGTCCATTTATCTTTGAGCAAGTAACTTCACCAGGCATTTTAGTTACAAGTTTCTCATTTGATTATGGATCGGGTGGAGCAAATATTAGACATAGTGCATTAAATATTGCAAATACTGAAGTTTATTTCACATTCACATTCAATGACCCTAGAACTTATATTATTAAATTTACAAAAGGAAATTTTACATCAGGGTATGCTTTATTAAATTTAAGTATTAGTCCATATTATGTACTATCAGGAATTATGAATCATAATGATTCTACTTTATATTTTGCTTCGAATGGTGGAGAACAAATTTATAAAGTACCCATTAGTCTGGTGGTTGGAATATCTTCAACTTATACACCAACCATCTTAACATTAGGAACAGGTAATGTATCAGCAAGTATAGATGTATCCATCATAGATAAATTCTGTAAATATGCATATTTTGTTAGTAATAGTTTAACAGTTACAAAAATATACCAAGTTGATTTATCTACATTTACAGAAACGTCTTCATTATCATTAGGGGCTAATAAAATGATTTATACAGGAGTTATAGATCCATATGAAAATTTAGCTTATTTTCTTTCATCAACTGGAAGTCGAGTACTTTTTAAAATTGGTGCAAATTATGAAAATAACTTAGATTTTATATATGATAATGAATCATCAATTGCAATTTCATCAATTACATATTTCGGAACAACCCTAGGGGCATCAACAATTACACCAACTTCACCAGATGATATACTTCAATTTAATCAAGCAGGTGGCTTCGTTGCTCTTCTTTTTTATAGCGATACTACACTTGATATATCTAAACCTACAAATATGGTTTTAGTTAAATATGAAAGTATATCATTTAATATTCTTCGAAATGTTACAGTAATTAGTTCACCTACTTCATCATTATTTTTAACATTTACAAAAATGGCTTATATCAGAGCAAGTGATAATTTAGTTGATCCTTTTGCAACTGGTCTTCTTTCAATTGGTCAAAATCAAATTAGTACTTCCAATAATTTAATACCAATTAGTGGGACATTAATTAATGGTTCACAAGATACAATAATTAAAGGAAATAATACTAAACTTTTACATAATTATATTCAACCTACTATTACACATAGTAATGTATATAGACATCTTCGTGATACAACTATTGCCAACCATTCAAGTGGTTCAAACATTATTAGAGTCACATCAACTAGTCAAGATTATTTAAGAAATTCACTTAATAATAGCAGTGGTACTATATTAATCACAAATGGTTACATTTATGGTTATTCAGGTTATCTATTAATTGATTCTGAAATAATTACTTATAATAATGGTTATGGTCTTAATTTTACGAGAGGTGTATATAATACTACTCCGGATTATCATTACAATACAGGATCATATTATTGTTATGAATTAGGTGCATCAACTACATTAAGAACATCCATTGATAGTACGACTCAAAATATACCACTTACAAGTATTACAGGTTTAACATCAGGTAATAAATACTTAATTACTTCTGCATCAGGTTTAGATAATCCAGAAGTTTTATCTGGAGGCTCATTAAATAATACAATTGATTCAATTACTAGAAATCTCTATTCAACTGGTGATAACTCATATACTAATACAGGAAGTAATATTCAAGTCTATAGTTTACAATCAATTACAACTCCATCTACATTACGAACTGACATGACAAATAGTAGTAAATATGTGTCTCTTGTTGGTAGTGGTTCATCATATCCATCAACATTCAATAACACAAATTATATCTTAATTGATCAAGAATTAATACCAATCACTACAAGATATAGTTTTGATGGAATTGCCAGTAATAGAAATAAATATTCCACTCAAACTGCTAGAGCAGGGTATAAATCAACTGTAAGTGCTGTAACACTTAATGGATACTCAACATTAAGACAAAATATTACTAATCAACAATTATTCTTTCCTTTAACTGATGCATCAAGTTACCCATCAAGTGGTCGTGTAATTATTGGTGGTGAATGGATTGAATATAACAGTAAAAATTCATTCGATTTTTCAATTGGTGATCGTGGTCAATATACAACAATACCCGCTGATTACTCGGCAAATGTCGATATTCCATTACTTCTAATTAATACACCAGCATCACATAGTACAATCGAAAATCCCATGACAAATACTACTAAAGTTATTAGTATGGGTAATATAAATACAAACTATACTAATAATGGTATAGTTTTAATTGACACTGAAATTATAAAAATTAATAGTAAAAATACATTTGATACAATAATTAGAAATAGATATTTAACGGAAACAGTATCCAGTACTAATCTGAACTTTAATATTATTAATACATCTGTTGTAACTGGTTCTCCTGAAAATACAATTAGAGACCCATGCTTAATTACAGTGGATTCAAGTTGTATTCAATTTGAATTTGCAGATGATATGCTTTATGGTGTTACTGGAGTTGGTTTATTAGATGGTGAATTCTTTACATGGGAAAGTAAAAACAGTTTAGATGGACTTACCAGAGGAGTCGATGGAACAAGTGATTTATACCATAGTATTAATACGGGGGTCAACATCGTTGCAGAAATTGGATCATATCCACTAGATGTCGATGGTAATATTATTATCTATAGTGCTACAATTGAAGCAGATAAGGTTCTTTTATCAGATGAAACATCAGGTATTAAAATATTAGACTCTCAAGATGTTACAACTTTCCCACCTTCGGGGACTATAGTAATTGGAACCGAAAAAATATTATATCAATCAAATAAATCGCTAGCTAATATTACACGTAATACTAATGCAACAACAGCCGCATCATACTTGATGGATACTAATATTTATCTGATTGATACCACCGTTAATACTTCAATTGTCAATACTACTCTAGCATCATCAATTGTTTCTGGATCGGATCAAATAACATTAACAAGTGCATCGGGCTTTAGTAGTGCAGGAACAATTATAATTAATAGTGAAATTATTAACTACACTGGTATTCTAGGTAGTACTTTAACAGGATGCACAAGAGGAAGATACTTAACTACTGCATCATCACACATATTAGGAGCAACTATTTACCTAGTACCATTACAAAATGTAGTTAGAACCACAATTATTCAAAACATGAGTGATGATGATTTAATTGTTGGTGTAACTAATACAACAGGATATCCAACACAAGGTACAGTTTTAATTGGTTCGGAAATTATAACATATCAATCAAAGAATGCTCTTTCTAAAATAACCCATGGACATGATTCTACAACACCAAAAGGTTATATTGATGGAACTTTGTTAGAATTTACGAATATTCTACTATCAGATGAAGAAAGCACAGTCTTAATTGATACATCAAGTGGTGATGTTGTTGTTGATTTACCTTCAGCAGTTGACATTAAAGGTCGTATTTACACTGTTAAAAAGATTTCAGCAGCAAACAATGTTCTGATTCAACCGTTTGGTACACAATTAATTGACCTTCAACTTTCACTATCAATTTCACAAAATTTAGCATTTGTTGCAATACAAAGTGATGGCGCAAACTGGAAATTAATCCTCAATAGTCAATATGATTCATTTGGTTCCGCTGCACAAGCACAATCAAACGCAATCACAGCTGCCAATTTATATACTGATAATGCAATTGCAACTGCATTAAATGATCTTGCAACTGGTATCACAAGTTCAGATTTTATCAGTGAAGGTATAACTAATCTATATTTTACAGATAATCGTGTAATTACGGCAGTCCAAAATAATATCACAACTGATGATATTACAGAAGGTCTTACCAATTTATACTTCACTGATGAGAGAGCAGTTCTGGCGATGACTGGGTTATACGACCCAATTGGTTCAGCGACAACTGCACAAACAAATGCAATCTCAATTGCAGGGACAAATGCGGTTAATACTATTGTCGCAGGCGCACCAACTGATATGAATACATTAAATAAAATTGCAACCGCTCTTAATAATGATAGTAGTTTCTACGATACAATTATTTCTATGTTAGCCGAGAAATTAAACATTACAACTGCATTCTCGTTATTACCACCGGTTGGTACAATTGTTTCATATGGTGGTTCAGATGCACCATCAAAATGGTTATTATGTCAAGGTCAATCATTATCAACTACAACATATTCTGCCTTATTTACAGCCATTGGTTATACATATGGTGGTTCAGGGGCAAGTTTTACTTTACCAGATTGTAGAGGTCGTACTCTTATAGCGCCAGATGCAAGTGCAAACAGAGTTACAGCAAGTAATACATTGGGTGCTTTTGCCGGTAGTCAAGCAATTCCAGAACATTTTCATTATGTATTTACAGATGAAGCACAAGGTACACTTAATACTGATGCATCTGCTACAAATTATATGCCATTCTATGCTGCGGATGGTAATACTGGTAGCAGTCTTAATTATAGAATGACAAGAGCCTTAAATACTACTAAATTACCAACTGTTGGTCCAACTTCAACAACTGGCACAGGGCTTAATAATTTACCTCCTTACATCGTAGTTAACTACATAATTTTTGCTAATGTTTAATCTGTAATTGTAATTTAATGTTTAGTGTTTAATTTTCCTTTAATCTTTTTAGTTTTTCTTATTATTTTAGAGATCATATATCTAAAAAAAAATAATTATAAATAGTAAAAGTAAAGTAAATGTCCATACCATTAAGTGTTCAACAAATGCCACCTGTTAATATGGCTTCATTATTTCCTGATTTACCAAAAGACTTTCCACCATACTATCTCTGTCAATTCAGTAAAAGAAATTACGTCGATACCACCCTAGATAACCGTAAAGAAGCCTTTGTTCGTGGCGGGGCTCAAATAACCAGAGGTGAAAATCTCGGTTATGAAATTTCACCCAGTCATACTTGGAGATTTCCCCAAGCACAAGCCGATACATTCAACGAATTTACCAGTGAAGAAGTTACTCAACCCGATTTCGTTAATATGAGTGGTCGTGGTGATGTCTTTTATGGTTATGCTAGAAATATTGATGTTGAATCTGAATTAAAACAGATTAATTTTCGTGATGATAAATGCTTTGATAATAATTATAAAGTTGACCCCATGTCACCTAAAACATCCCTCTTTCGTCATAAAGATATTATCGTTAAAGATTATATCAAAGAACAACAAGGAAGTTACAGAGGAGCATGCACACGTCCTTTAAAATGTATTGACCCAAAAACCCAAACATTAGAACCTAGCAATGTAACTGGATTTGATACATGTGGGACATTCCCTAATTATTTTGAAGTTGGACCTGGGTTTAAACTAGATCTTCAAGTGTGTGAATCAACCCCACCTGAAAAACCATTTAATAATATGACAAAAAGAATAATGGTTTATAATCGTCAACCAACCGTTAAAAACCCTGAAAGATATATGTAATTTATTGTTTTTTATTTTATTTTATTTTATTTTATTGTATTAGTTTTTTAGTTTATTTTATTACATTATTTGCATATGCTGGTTCTATGTATATAATTCCCTTCACATAATAATAAAACATTATCATAAATATAAAGAATCCCAAAATTCCAGATATATTTGCTATAAAAGTTACAATTAATACAATAAACATAAAATATAATAATATTTGAGCCATTGGAAAAATAACATCCATAATTGCATATTTAATACCAGCAATAATATACGATATAAGTGATCCCATAATTATACTTTTATTTTCCTTTTATATTCCTTTTATATTAAATTAACACTTTTTTATAGTCAAAAAAGTAATAAGACTTTAAATTTAAATAGAAAAATGCTTAAAATCTGAATAGTTTAGATTGTATTAGGATTCCATTCAGGTTGTTTACCTGAGAAATCTCTTGTCATCATGTCAGGACTAAAATTGCCTGGTTCACCTTCTTTACCACCACGTTGATTTTGTTTTTTGCTTCTGGATGTACGTGAACGATGACGACGTTGTGTTTTTCTGCCCTTTCTAGCCGATAATTTCTTTTTAGAAACCGTAGTATGTTTGGTTTTGCGTTGAGTCATTTTATTTCCTTTTACTTTATTAGACGAAATTTTTCCAGAACCACATTGTGATTGACAACTTAAATGAACTTCACCATTAAGAATTACAGGTTCTGCTCTAGGAGCATATGGGTGAATAACTGGAACTTTACCAATTGTTATAGCAGGGTCAACCATAAAACCACCAGCTGATTGAGTTGCCGCGGGACCGGGCGAATAAAAAACACGTCTAAAGATGCTTTCCACACCACCATATCCGGCTGGTATGTTTGAATTAGGTGGACTAATATAATGACTTACAACATCTGGGGCATCACACCCACCACCTTTTAATAATCTAACTACTACGGGTTGTCTTTTCTTTTGTTTTTTTGATTGTTTATTTACTCTAGGTGTCATTATTTGTATTTATTTATATAATATACTTTTTATAAAGAAAAAATATCATTTAAAATAAAAAGTTATTTAAGAAAAAATAAATAAAAGTAATTAAAAGTAACGACTTATAAATATGCTTAATCTTTCATCCTATAGAATTATTAGACTTACACCTCATAAAATTATTTTTATCAAAATGGTTAAATAAATGAAATAAATACTATTTGAGATTATTATTAATACAAAATTTCTAGATAATCTGATGCTCTAGTAACTGCTGTGTATAAACATTGATATGCTTCTTTTTTTACATTATTACATGTAATGATATCAATTAGATCAACATAGACACGATGATAAGTACTTCCTTGACTACGATGTGTTGTAATTGCATTACCATAATTAATATCAGCAAATTGGTCAATATAATAATAATAATAGAATTCCCACAATTGAATTAAAACTTTTTGTAGTAAATTATCATTGTTGGGGTATTTGGTTTGAATATAGGTATTAATGTTACGTAATTGAGTTTTGATTCTCTCTAGGGTATTATTATATTTTTCTAGGTCATCATTGTGAATAACATTTAATAAATCATTGTTTTCTAGCATAATCAACCATGTTTTATATTTACTATTATTGTTATTTTTAGTAATATCTCGTAATTCATTTAACATCGTTGTTAATTTGCTATCATCTGTTACTAGAATATTACCATCTTTGATTTTGAACATGCAAACCGGACATTCAGTTATTTCACTTTCTTTTTTTGAATTCTTGAATACATAAAAACAATCACTACAAAAATGATGCGAGCATTTACCATATTCAATCGTATCATCTTTAATATCATTATAACAAACCATACATTTAGTTTCATTCATTTTAATATTTGATTTTTCAATTCGACCTGCCTCAATCGATAGTTCAGGGATTTTACATTTTTTACGGAATTCAGCCGAACAATTATGGTCAAGAGAAGAAACCGAAAAACGAATATTAATAATATCATACAAATTGAACTGACGAATGTTAATGCTTGACTCCGATGATGAACCAATACGAACCATTTGAGACGAATCATATTTATTTGCATTAATCGGTAAACTATAAGTATTATTGAAAATAATCTTTTCACCATCAACAAAATTATTCATGCTAGTATTATACAATGTATTACGAATAACACGGTTCAAATAATCAACCCGTTTATTAGTATAACAAAGAATAATCTGATCAGTACTCGTATTTTCTTTTAAATACTTCTGAATCCATTCATCTTGATTGCGATACAGATTAATTCTAGATTGACTATCTCCTTCTTCAATTGCGGCTGCTAATTTCTTAAAAGGCACTTTATGTTGTGGGTTATCAATCAATTGACGAACAGAGTTAGCAAAGCATGTTAATTGACTTCCTGAACGCATGATTTTCTGCAAATTACCATTGGGTAAATTTGTATTTGCCAGTTCGAAAATATGACTTTCGGTCTCACGGACTGGAGGTAGTTGTGCTTTATCACCTAGGAAAATGACTTTACCTTTGATTTTATTCTGTAAGCGAAGAAGTTGAAGGGTAATATCTTTATTTAACATTGATACTTCATCAATAATAATTAAATTATAGTAGAAAATAGACTTTGATTTAATTTTAATATTATTCTCGTCAATCATAGATTCGAAAACCTCTTCACCATTTGCATTAATTTTACGTTTAATCTGTAGCAACTTATGAATTGTTAAAAAGTTCAAATTATAATATGAATTCTCATTCTCGGGTTTCTTAGTATCGATTGAATTATTAGTTTCGTTTAATTGTTTTTGAATCTTAAAAAATGTACTTTGTAAAACACCAACCGCTTTATTAGTACAACCAGTAACTGCAATTTTTTTAGAAGATATTTGGGGTAATGATAAAAGATACGTAATTAAATAAGTCTTACCTGTTCCGGCTAATCCAGTCAATAAGTAAAACTTATGTTTGTTGTTTTCATTTAAAATGAAATCATTCAACTCATTAAAAATACGATGTTGGTCTTCGTTTAATTTCATTTTTTGTATTATCTAGAAAAGAACATTTATATGAATTCAATTTTATATTATTTTTTTATTTAATTACTATTATATTCTGTTCTGTTCTGTTCTGTTCTGTTCTGTTCTGTTCTGTTCTGTTCTGTTCTGTTCTGTTCTGTTCTGTTCTGTTCTGTTCTGTTCTGTTCTGTTCTGTTCTGTTCTGTTCTGTTCTAGGTAGTTCTTATTATTTGTGATTCAGTTATTGCAATCATATCTTGGTAATCACGTGTTCTAAGTTGAGATGGATAGAAAACAACATCATTTTCATCCATATATTTTTCTTTAGTACTACCTAGAAAACTAAATATCGTAATCATCACTAGGATGGCGATGATGATTAGTATATGTTTTTTCATTTATTCTATTGTAAGAAAAATTGAATAATTATATATATATGTATTTAATAAAAATATTACAATGGAAAATCAAGATCAAACAGTTCAAGAAGTTCAAGAAGTCGATAACAATATTAATATCAACCTAGAAATTGATGATAATAATGACATGGTTTGGAAAGAAACTGAATTTGAAGAACCCCATAAAAATAACATTATCGAATGTGTTATAGAAGATACGGATGACGATTGTAAAATCATTCATAATTCTGATTATTCTTCCGATTCTTCAGATGATATGGATGAAATGATTGACAAAGATATAGAAGAAGACATGGATCATGATATGATGGTCTTTAATAAATTAATCAAATCTCAAATGGATATCAGACATTTAATGTATAAACAAACAATTAAAAATTATATTAAACCAATGCTATCTATGACTTCACCTAGATTAAGCTTGATTATGATTCGAGGTATTAAAAAAATGGGTTCAACATTAGGCTTAGAAAACCAAATTGCTGCAGTTATTACAGACATTTTATTTAGTTTCAATCAAAAAACAGATATTGATAACTTCAAACATCTATTAGCACCCTTTCTAGTTTCAAGTCTATCACAAAAATGCTTACTTGATATGATAGCAATTATTATCAATAAAAACCGCATTTGGCTTAAATATAATAAAGTCAATAATTTGTTCGAATCTTTACTCAAAAACCGTTTAGTCAATTCATGTTCAATGGTTGATTGGTATCAATCTTTAGAAAATGATTCAATTCATTCAGTCGATAAAATAACCCAAGAGACCATCTTTGAATTTCTAGATGAATTTATTGCTGGATTACAAATTTAATGTGATTTGATTTGATTGTGATTTGATTGTGATTTGATTGTGATTTGATTGTGATTTGATTGTGATTTGATTGTGATTTGATTGTAAAAAAATTGATTATTAATTTTAATTATTATTTTTTATTACATACAATTAATCAAAATGGTCTCTAAAGCTCTTATTATTGAAGAATTTAAAAGTCTAATCGCAAAACTTAAAAATGATATCTCTATGACATCAGACAAAAAAACAATCAATGCTATTAACTTTAAAATTCGCAACTATCAAAAGGTCATTAAAAGTCTAGAAGGCTTTACGATTGATGATACAATCATCACGGATGCTAACATTTTTAAAGATTTAGAAGGAGTTGGCAAAGGAACTTTATCTAGAATTGATATCATTATTAAAAATGGAACTCTGGCTGAAGGGCATGTTGAAATTAGTAATGATAATAAAGAAACTGTTAAACGAATTGAGGATTTACAAACTATTACCGGTATTGGTCCTGTTCGGGCTGGTGAATTAAACAATGAAGGAATAACCCTAGAAATGCTACTGAATGATTATGATGGTCATAAAGAAGAAGGAGAACTGATTAAAAAATTAACTCACCATCAAATTATTGGTCTCAAATACTATCAACAGTTTACGAAACGCATCCCTCGTCAGGTTATTACACAAATTGAGCATAAAATTCAGAAACTACTAATCATGTACCTAGAAATCAAACAAATTAACCCTATTGATATGGATATGACGGCTATTATTTGTGGTTCTTATCGTCGTGGTTGTGAAAGTTCAGGTGATATTGACCTTCTAGTATCAGGTAGTGATAAATTTGATTTGATTGATTTTGTTAAGTTCTTAACAGATCGAGGACTTATTACTGATCATTTAACTGAAAAAGGAACGACTAAATTTATGGGTGTTTGTGAAGATGGTTATCGTCTTGATATCAGATTTATCCCAAAAGAATCTTTCGGAGCAGCACTGATGTACTTCACCGGTTCAAAGGAATTTAACACTATGGTTAGAACAGAAGCACTCAAACAAGGTTATACCCTTGAAGAATATGGATTATATCCTTTGATTTCAGAAGAAGAAGTTAAGGAAAAAGAGAAAGAGAAAGAAAAAGAAAAAATGAAATCTGTTAGTGAAAAACCTAAAAGAAAATCCACCAAGAAGACTAGTGAAGACCCCACCCCACTCAATAAAATGACGAACAGTCATCAACACATGAAAGGTGAGAAGATTTCATGTCCCACTGAAGAAACTATTTTTGATATCCTATCAATCGATAAAAAATATCTAGATCCTACAAAACGTAATCTATGATTTTGATTTTAGATTGTTTGATTGTTAATTTATTTTTATTTTTATTTATTTTTATTTTTATTTTACACAATTAAGCAATAATATAATCATTTGGGTTAAAAATTTTAATTGTTTCATTACCGTCATATTCTTCAACCTTAAATTTTGAATCCAATGGAATAAATGAAACATGTAATTGACAAAATGATGAAATATTAGGAAAATAATTACTATCACATTCAGTAAATACAGAATTCATAAATTTGTGATACAGTAATTTACTTGATTCATTAAGAGTATAATAATCTTTACTCTTAAATTTATAGTTAAAATCACTTGATGTAATATATTGAATAAGCCGACTATCAAATAACATTTGTTTAATGTTTGATCGGTTATTATGATTTTCCCAATCTCCCATATCAGTTGTCCAACCAGATCCATATCCAACTGAATATGCAACAGCAACACCTCCATTTGAATTGACTAGTTTAGAATATGATTCATTTTCTACAAGAACTTCCTTGCAGTAATAAGTAATATGATCAATCGTTAATGTGATAGGATAATGCATTGCTGATATAATATAATATACAATCTAAAGATTAGATAGATTCAATTTTTTACTTTTTATTTTCAACATATTCGCCAATTGTATTGATACTAATTTGTTCTTCCATACTACCTAGTTTAACAGATTTAGGAATTGTTTTAGCAGATAATTTAATATATCTCTTCATTCTAGGTCTATACGAACGCTTACGCTTAAAAGTAGCTCTGACTTCTTGCTTTGTTTGTTTTGGTTGCTTTGTTTGTTTTCTAGTTTTTTTAATAGTTTTATTCATGATTATTTTACAATTATATTAGAAATTATCTTGAATTATAATAAAAAGCATAAATGAAATCTTTTTGGTCACTATTTATAACTGCTATTTTAACTCTACTTTTTCTAGATTATATCTGGATTGGTATTATATATAAAAATAAGTATATGAATGCTATTGCTAGTGTTCAAGGAAGTGAATTATCTGTTAGATATGGTTCTGCAATTGTAGTTTATTTAGCCATTGCAACTATGATTATTGTTTGGGTTCTTCCCAGAGTTGAAGCAGTCACTAAAAATAAATCAGATCTCATGATGAACAGTTTCAAATATGGTGGTCTCCTCGGTGGTTTATCATATGCCATCTTTAACTTCACTAATAATGCTATCTTTAAAAATTGGACACTCGAAACAGCCATCGTAGATACATTATGGGGTTCATTCCTAACTGGTGCAACAACCTACGTTCTCACTCTTTAGATTAACTTATCATAGATTGGATTTGTAATAACGCTTTTTCAGTATTCTTATATGTTGGATTGCTATGTGATACTAAATTTGGATTATATTGCATTGGTGGTTGAATAGACGTCTTATTAATAATCATTTTATCAATCGCATTAACTATTGACATCTGCTGACTAACATCAGGTGTTACTTTATTTGCATTTTGCTTTCTAGGACCATTACTATTAGAAGAACCTGCAGAAGGACCTGCTTTTTGGTCAGAAACTAAATAGTTATTTCTAGTCAATATCTGTAATCCTTCTTCTTTTTGTTGATATGATGTCATACCCTTCTTTTTGTATTCTAGATATAAAAGATTGGTATTAGCTAAGGCTTGAATATATAATTTAGATTGTAATGTTATCGCCATATCCCATTTAATTGTATCTTGATATGAAATTAAATAAATCGCATGTACAATCAGTGGGAGTTTTCTCCGCTTTCCCATACTAGTAAAATTATATTTGAATAGTTTGAATAAACCAATTAACTGAGTATTAAGTTGTTCATTGTTTCGAATACCGGCTTCCTGAAAAATAACATCCCAGATTAACCAAATAATATCATGATAATATTGCGGTTTAATATATTTTCTATTACGAATGCCACAATTAAACCCTTCAGCCTTTTTAACATTTAATTTTTCCCATTCGATGATCCAGTTCAACCAATACAATGCTTTGTCAACATTACCAACACGATCCGTCAATTGATATGAAAACTCATTAACAACCACATTGATTTCACTTGGATCATTTTCTTTAATGATATTTTGGATTAAAAATACATGTTTAGCCTCCAATCGATTCTCAAAAACGTCGATTCTGAAATCTTCGGTTGAAATCTTTGGCAAAGCCCCTAACTTATTTTTAGGTGATAAAGTCATAAGAGCCACAACATCAGTTAAATGATTACGACATTCTTGATTATTGCGTAACTGAAGCACCTTTTCACCTTGATATTTAGGATCTTGAATTATTTGGATTGCTTGGGAAAATCTGAGCCAAATATGAAATGTCAGATTAGGATTACCATAGTTGATTAATTTTGAATTGATTAAGATTAAACGATCCCAACATTCCATTAAATGACCAGAGACTAACATTTCAACAGCCCAATGACATGCTTCTTCTAGCTTCTGTTCTAGGATGCTCTTTTGTAAAGCAGTTAAAACATCGGACTTTTGATATCCATTGAAGGTATTTTTCTTAAAATCTGTTATTCTACGAAAATCATTGATATAATATTTATCAGGAATATCAGAATATTTTGGATCTACCTTATTTAATGCATCCATTTAGTATTTACATTTTTTGGGGAAAAAAAGGTAAGTAATAAAACGTATAAAAAATCAAAATTGGTTAAATAAAAATGAAGCATTGGAGATATATAATTATTTATGTTTGATTAACTTTTTAATTCATATTATCATTATCAATATCATTTATACAATGGTCAATAACTTTAGTAAAAAAAGTAATATCCTTTTCAATTGGTAACACAAATCTATCTCGGTTTGCTTTTTCTTTATAATTACGTAATTTTCTTAGAACATGTTGTTCAATTATTTTCAAATCATCTTCGTCATTACAACCTTTATAATAAATCACCTCATGCTCTGCAGTTTTATTATAAGTACTTAAACGATTTTTTAACTCTTTTGCTTTACCAATTATATAAATACGGTTTTTCTTATTTTCTTCAGTTGTTAGAATATAAATCACATTTTTCTCAGGAAATGATTGTCTTTTTTGCTTCTTTACAAACAAATCCTCTAAGATTTTAATTTTTTGGTCTTGCATTTTTATTATCTCATTCAAATCAATATTTTCAGACTCCTCAATAACTTGTAATTCCGGTTTCTTTTTAATCGTAATTTTCAATCCTTCTATTACTTTATTTTTATCAAGAATAATGTCAATCAGTTGATTGTTTAATTCTTTTGGTTGATTTGATTGAGTGGATTGATTAGATGATTGTACAGTTAATTTTTCAATATAATTTTTAGTTTTAATTTCTTTGATTTTTAATTTATTTTTAATTTTTTCAACTCGTAATTTAGTTTCATAGTCTTTCTTTAATAAATCAATTTCATTTAAATTTTCTAAAGGTTTTTTAGGTTTTTTTGTTAAAACTTGACAAGATTTTTTATGTCTTGAAAAACTACTTTGATGTTTGTATTCTGTATCACATTCTGAACAAAAGAAAGAATTTTGAGCTTTTTCAGTAGTCATTAAAACATGTTTTTTTGTTAAACAATGTCTTTCATAATTATGTTTAAGTTTAGTTGAAAAAATACAAATATTACAAAAATACATGATTATTAATTATTTGATTTGGAGGTTGGTTTTATTTATAATTAAATATAATTATTTTTATATTTTATTTTTTACATATCATCATCACTATTATATTCATCTTCATCACTGTTATACTCTTCATCACTATCACTATCACTATCACTATTATAATTATCTTCATTATTATCATTATTGATATCATTCAAATCTTCTAATATATTATTGTCTCCAGAATCAATACTAGATTTATTATTATTTTCACCTGTTATTTTATATAATTCTGGGTCAGTAATATTTGATAAAAGGGAATAACATGATGCTTTGAGTATCCCATTCATTAAACGTTTATTTTGATGTCCTGAAATGTTTATAAATTGTTTATGATGTTTAAAAACATGATCATTCGTGATTGTTACTATTTTTTTTATATTATCATTCATTGTTGTTTTATCCCATTTACCATTTATAGATTTTTCAAAATGGTCTCTAAGAGATTTATCACTTAATAAAAAAGGTAATACAACATCATTTCTAGCTATTTCTTGACCTTTAATTTCTTTGTATTGTTTAATTGCACTATCTTTTAAATAATAAACAAGGGATGAAATACAACTGTTAATACCACCCTCTTGGCTATTTTCGAGCAGAATTAAAGATTGTTCATTGGTTAAACCAAATTTAGTTTTATAATTTTCAATAAAAGTATTGATATCAATCACATTACTAAAGTTGCTATTAAGGTTTTTTAATTTACAAATATTAATATTGTTGATTTCAACGTTTATCTTATTTGTTATCTTTTTATTCTTAGTAGTATTATTGATTAACTGTAAATTTTTATTTTCAATCTCCTTAATTTCTAATTGTTTTTCAAGTTCTTTTTTTTCTAATTTATTTTTTAATTCTTTTTGCTCTAATTGATTTTTATACTTAAGTTTTTCAATAGTAGCAATATTTTCATTTTTAATTTTTTCAATTTCTAATTTATGTTCATAATCTTTCTTTAATAACTTTAATTCTAATGTTGATACATTTGTAACTAATACCTCAGGTTTAGTAGTTGTAGTTACTACATCTTTTTGATAATTACATTTTTTTGTATGACGATAAAATCCACTTTGATATTTGTATTTTTTACTACATTTTGTACAAACAAAAGCAGATTCACTTTTTATATTAAATAATTTAATATGTTTTATTGAAGAACAATGTCTTTCATAATTATATTTTGATGTCGATGAGAAAACACATTTATTGCAGAAATACATTTCTATTTATAGTAATATAATATTTTAAAAATGAGCGATTATACTTATATATATTTATAATATACTTATATAAAAATATTTAAAAAGGTATATTTTAAAGAGAAAAAAGAGGAAAAAAAGAGAAATCATGAGGTAAAAAGTGTAATAGTAGTCTATAAATTTTTACATGTTATCATTTTAGTCATACATATTTATTAATTTGCTCATTTTTTACAGTTATTTTATTTTTACACCATAAACATGCATAAATTTGTTTTATGCTCACACGCTTTTTTTCTCATACCATAATGATAGTATAAACTATATACACAATCATACTTTTAATATATAACTATGCATCATATCACCTCTTTATTTGATGAAAGATAATAATGAGAAAAAAATGGTTACATATAAATCAATTATTATTTATGATATATTAGAATACTCTAAAACAGTAAAAATAGAGCATTTTGAGTTTCATGTTTTTCAAAAAAAATCTAAAAAAATTGAAAAAATGAAAAAATCACTATGCTATGAAAGTCCATAAAACATCTAAATCTTACTTTCTTGAATGTTTTTAGAAATTTATTTTGGAAAATCGTAATTTACTCTCAAAGAAAAAAAAATAGTTTGAGAGTAAATTCGAAAATCGAAAAAACTTTTTTGAAAAAATTCAAGATTTTAAAATTTAAAAGTAGATATTTACAATGATTTTTGATTTCATTGTAAAAAATAAAATATTCCTAAAAGTCACTTTTACAATACAAAAGTGATATTTACAATAAAACAAGTTTTTAAAATATTTTAAATTTTTAATAAAAATAATGAATTTTTTGAATAATTTTTTATTATTTTTTATAAATATAAATTAAAATGAAAAACAAAACAAAAAATACAAAGAAAACAAAAAAAAATAAAATTGTTAAAGTAAAAACATCTAAAAATAAGAAAAGATCAATACGAAAGAAAATAAATATGAAAGGTGGTGTTATGAACATAGAAATTATGAAAACTGAACCATTTAATATACCTATCAAATCATATCCATTAAGAAAATCTCCTAAAGATATTGACGAATATTCTGATATTATGAGACAAAATGGAATTAAAAAAGAATCCATTGATATCTTTAAAAATTTATTAGAGGTGACTGTTCATATAACATTTGATAATTTAATAGATTCAATAAAAAGAACAATCGACAAATTTGAACTTAAAATAAAAGATGAACCTTTTTACTTATTTATTCCAATTATTGAAGATAAACCAATTAAAGAAAAATCAAATTATTGGATATCTAAAATTTTTTATTTATTAATGAATAAAAAACCACGTGAAATAATAATTACATCATTAGAAGAAATAAAAGATGAAATGAAAGATATTATTGTTTGTGATGATGCTATTTATTCTGGAAAACAAATGGCTCAAACTTTTCGTAGTTTTAATAGAGATTTAACTCATAAACACAATTTTCATATATTATGTCCTTTTATATCCCAACTAAGTAAGGATATTCTTAATGGTATGGATCAATTTAATAAAACATTTTATGAGGATGAAATAATAAAACCATTTTATGAGGAGTATGATTTTTCTGCAAGCAACTTGCTTGGTGTAACGCCTAAGAATTACCCTATTTATTTTGACCATAGAGTTGCAGATAATGCTTCTAGTTTCCCCTATGTATATGAATTAGGTCGAGTTTGTGGTGGCAGAGAACATTGTATTTATTTAAATAGTTTATTACAAAATTGCAATCATGAGGGACTTGATATAAATTCTAAAGATCGTCTTCTTAAAATTTCAGAGAAATTTATTACAAAATGCCCACCTATACCATATAGACCAGGTATTAGAGAAGGTAAAGATGCTATCAGATTGATAACACCTGAAGAATTTATAGATATATATAAAAATAGAGAGTACCGTAGAGTTCCTATTTTAAACTCTACTTAAAATAGGAACTATTTAGCTAGCTTTGAATGCCAAATCTAATACCCCCTCATGAGGGGTCTTATGACTATCAAAGGTATAAATCATGTCATGAATAAATAGTTCTTCTGATATACAATCTTTATTTTATTTAATTTTTAACAATTTTAGGAGAGCAAATTCCATTTTTTAAATAATTTTTTCTTTATTTTATCTTGAAAAAAGAAAAAGAAAAAGTTTTGTTTAATATAATTTTATGTATTATAAGAATAAAAGTAAATGTACACTAGATATTATCAAGATTACGATCCATATGGAGAACAACCAAAACAAGTTGATAATATAGAATATTGGGACGAAAAAGTTAAAAAGGGTATTTTTGATGAGGAATTTGAACACTTGAATCCTTTAAATGGTCAACCATGGGGAACAAATTTTAAAACCTATAAGGATTTGCATAAAAACATGTTACGTAAATTGGCTTCTTACACTGACGCTAAAAATATTTTCAATGTTGTCCGAAACCATCAAGTTACTTTAATTACGATGGGTACTGGTGCAGGTAAAACTGTGATGATGCCTAAACTAATGTTACATTATTTCGCCTATCAAAAGAGGGTTGCCATTACAATCCCTAGAAAGGGTATTACTGAAACTGCCGGTGTTTTCGGGGCTAATTCATTGGATTGTGAGTTAGGTAAAGAAGTAGGGTATCGTCATGGGTCTGATAAATCAAAAGCAACACCAGATACAATGTTATTATATACAACCGATGGTACTATCAAAGCCAAAATAACAACATCTGATTCGGAATTAAGTGAGTATCATTGTATTATTATTGACGAAGCCCATGAACGTAATGTCAATATTGATGTTCTATTTACCCTTTTGAAGGATCTATGTAAAAGACGACCTGAATTCAAGTTAATTATCATGAGTGCAACAGTGGATACGAATGTTTTCAAAAATTACTTTGAAAAGAATGAATTAACATTTAAGCATTATCACGTCGCAACAGCGGACGAAACTCCCAAATATATGATTGATAAAATCTTCCTGAAAAACCATATTGATAAGAAAGATGCTTATACGTATATGCAGCAATATATTGACCAAATATTAAAAGTGACGAATGTGGGTGATATTATTGCTTTTGCTCATACGATGACACCAGCAATGAAGATCATTGCTTTCCTAGAAGAAAACCGTTCAAAATATCAGGGTAATCCTCTTTTCATAGCCTACTCGAGTGGGGCTGCACCAGAGATGAAGGATTTAGCAGAGAAGAAAGATCCAGAAACAAACAAGCCATTATATATGACAAAGGGTTATACAAGATGTGTAATTATTGGTACTCCAGCACTAGAATCTTCTTTTACTGCTCCTGGTCAAATGGTTTATGTGATTGATTCAGGTCTGGCTAAGGAAGTCTGGTATGACCCTATTAAGTTTTCGTATGTGGAAGATACAGTGTATGTAACTAGATCATCGATTACTCAACGTCAAGGTCGAACCGGTAGAATCTGTTCAGGGCAAGCATATATGATGTATACTAAGGAGTTATTTGATACATTTAAGGAATATAACGACCCTACAATTTTAAAAAGTGATATTACGAATGACATTCTTAATATAATGAATTTACCGACTAATCGAAATTTGACTAAGACTTTGAATTTCATGTCAGATATGTTAACACCTCCAACGGTTGAGAGTGTTGAGTCGAGTATTCGATTATTGTATAATTATTCATTGATAAATATGAATGGGCTTTTAACACCAATTGGGAAAGCTGCAATTACTCTAGGTAAGCTCGGTCCAGAAATAGCAAGAATGTTGTTAGTCAGTTATTATTTTGGTTGTATGGATGATATTATATTATTAGCGGCAATGATGGTAACTACACAGAGTAAGGGGATGGGTGAGTTTTTAAAAGATCCTGGTTATAAGGCAACTCCCGAACAAAGTTTGGCATTTAAAAAGAAATTAGCTAAATTTGGGCATCCTAGAGGTGATCATTTTATATTAATTAAAATTCTGAAAGCTTATTTAATGTTACATCCGGATGACAGAGAGCATTGGTGTAATAATTTAGGGTTTAAATATGATACATTTAAAAAAATAATTGAGCCAGATTTGCAATCAATAAGAAATTCATTGGAATCGATTGAATTTCCTCAGATGTTTACGCATTTTCCACCACCACCTATTCCAGATGAAAAACCTACGGATATTATTGGCTTTTTAAAGTTGCATAATAAGCAATTAATGGATAGTTTATTTAATAAGAAAGAAGAACCTAGATTTGGGTTTAAATATGGAGGTGGAATGGAAGGTGGTAAAAAATATTTTAAAAGAAATATCCATCATAATATTGATATTGATGTTATTGAGGAAAAACTAGAAAACTTAAAAAGGGAATATGATATTTACACAGAATCATCATCTAGAACGGAACACTATGGTATAGTTTTAGACATTTTACCATCCAGTAAATCTACATCTAGAAATGACGATGATTTAAATACTTATACTATTTATGATGATGACAGTTTTGAAATTACTCGTAAAACTGATTTAGATGATGATGCTAGTGTGATTACAATTGGAGTTAATGAATATAATGAACATAAAAACAAAGGTAATGGTAAATCAGGTGATATTAAATTAATCAATCTGATTGAAAGAGAATATAAAGAATTACATATTAAAGATCTTGATATTGATGCTGATTTAAAGAAAATTTTAATTATGGATCCTAAGTATTATAACATGTATCAATACCAATTAGATGAACCTAGTGATATGTCTGATATTATCGATGGTATTGATGATACATACAATACTGAAATAGAAGATAACTTTTATATTAATGAATTAAGACCAATAAAAAAGTCAGACCATGAATTATTAATGGAATATGAAAATCTAGAAAGTATTGAGGACTCAATCGATAGTTTAAATTATGATAATTTTGAGAAGATAGCAAAGTCATCTCTCAAAATGCCTAAAACTAGTAAAACTCTAAAAAGAAGAAGAAGAACCACCTCACCCACGAGAACAACAAGAACAATAAGAACAATAACAAAACGTAAAAATAAATATGGAGGAGCACCATATCAAGGAAAGAATCCCAAACCTCAAGAATATCAAGGAAAAAATCCAAGACCATATCAAGCAAAACCATATCAAGATAAAGATAAAGATAAAGATAAAGATAAGAAACCAGTTGATATGGTTTTGTTGGAAAAAGAAAGAACTCGTTTTGGTGCCTTTCTAGATGAAATTACATTAAAAACTGAAAGTGGTATTTTACCGCTTTTAAGAATCTTTGAAGATCCAGAAGAAAATATATTGGCTTGCATCTATTACGGATTTTACATGAAACTAGCGGCAAATTTTTATGATAATAAATATATGATTAAATTGTCTAAGATTGATGCAACTATCAATGATACATATGTTAGTTATAAAAGAGAGACCCCTTCTTTATTAATTTATCAAAATTTAAAAATAGCAATGGGTAAAGCAAATATGGGAGTTGTTTCTAAATTAACACCTAGAATTATTAATGCATTTATCTAGTCTAGTCTAATATAGACTATACTGTAACAAATCCAGCCATTTCTAGGTAAGGTTCAATTTCTTCAATTGAATCAAAGCCATATTTAAGTAGTGCTTCGGTACGGTATTTTTTATTAGGTGTTAGTATGATCGCCAATTTATATTTTTGTTGTTTGTTACCCCACATATATGTCTGCATATCATCGTGTTCTAGGTTGATAGTTGTTTGTGATGGAACAACTGGAACTAGATAAACAGGGATTTTGTTATCAATCAGATGTTTTTGAAATTGTGTTTGAGTCATTTCAGAAAATTCGGAACTAAGTTTAAAAATCAATTCAGTAACATGACCAAATACTTGATGTTGCTTTTGTCGAAGAGCAAAATAATCAGTTAGATGCTCTTGAATTTGAGGATGTAGATGATGGTCAATTTCACTGAGGTAAATAGGGGTATTTTCTAGGTCCATATCAACGCAAGAAGGGTCAAGATGATCCTTGATTAACTTTTTAAATTTTTGAATAGCCATATGAGCATCACCAGCGATTTCTAGATGTTGCTTAACAGTATCAACAAATTGATTGTAAGTAATAGAGGATTTCATAGTAATGCTAGACATCTTATCAAAATATTATTATGATTGCATTCCTAAAGCTTTTAATTTCAATTTTTTTTATGTTTTCTAGTTTTATTTTTATTTTGCTTTATTGTTTTATTTCCTTTTCTTTTCTTGGTTTTATTTTGATTTTTAGTTTTTCTAGCACCTCCAACATTAACATTAGCTACAACATTAGCTGCAGCTTTAATTGCTGCATTAGAACTAGCAAGAGCTCTACGTGCTATTTCTGCTTTAGGTGATTTAGATGGAAATTTAGAATTAATAACATACATACACTTAGATTGAGAGTCATTTCTAGATTGAGGTTTATTTAATAATGAATCAATGGCTTTTTTGAATTCATCCATCGTATATAAAAATAAGTCTTGACACTCAGCGAAACCTAATTGATCTTTTAATTCTTGCTCTTTATAGCGTGATATTATATCTGATGTTTCAATATCTTTTAATGATAAATATTCTAAAAATCTAATATTTGGTATGAATGAATTTTGTATAACAGTTTCGTAGTTTTTTTTATTTAGAAAAGGAGGATGATCAGGATCACGTTTTTCTTTTATTTCTTTTAGCCAAACTGTTAATTTTTCTATATCAGCTTGTTTATTAAGATAATATTTTTCATAAATATCAGATATATAAAAATAAAAATTTGAAGTATCATTTTTACGTTCTAATTCTTTTACTTCTCTTTTAAATATTTGATAATTTCTATTTTCTGTAATAACATTAATTCTAGATAGTCCAAAATCAATTATATAAACTTGTAATGTTTTAGGGTTAAGAACTATATTATCAATTTTAAAATCATTGTGTTCAAATTTAATAGAAGGATACATGATATTATAAAAATTATATATTTGTAAGCAGACATTTCCGAGTATTTCTTTTATTCTAACAACTGAATATTCAACTGGATTACCATTTAAGATATTTTTAACTAAATCATACAATGTAATCGTTTCTTCTTTCATTTCGTATACTGTGTATGGAATATAACCATAAATTGGTTTATCTTTAATCTTAACTTTATAAAATCCCATACCACTTAATGGTTGAATATCAGCTGATATAATATCTTTTTGTGTTTCTTTTAGTTTTTGTAATGTAAAATAAGATATACAATTGATTAACATTTCGATTATTGTATCATATAAAACAATACTATTATCAAATAATATATTTTTACTGAATCTAACTCCATATGTTTTTCCATCATCATGAGTGATTGTTTTAAAGCAGTTATCTGCACCACATTTTTTTGTTGGTTCATCTAAATCTGCTTTTGAAATCTTTATTTCTTTTGAAACTCCATTAATATTAACAAATATATGAGTTAATGGTAATTCATTAATTTTATTTTTTAATTTATAATATAAATTCTTAGATGGTAAGTCATATTGTATATATTCATCTAAACTTATTTGGTGTTCTTCCGGTTCTCCAGGTTCTTTAGGTTTTTCAGACCTAGATATAAATGGTAAAAGTTTTTCGTTTGTTTTCAATTTATCTATTAAGTATTGTTTCCAATCCTTTTTTAATTCTGTTGAATTAATAGAATCAAATAAATCGATTGCTGTTTGATTATCCTTTAAAAAACCCATTTTTTTTAAGTATTGATCTAATTCTGGATTAGATTCTGAAGGGTTTAATGGGTTTTGTAATGGATTGATGTTATTTGGGTAAAAAATCTGAAATAAGAATTTTTTAAATTTGATATTATCTGAATGTTTACCTAAAAGTATATCATGCGATTCTTTATTTATCTCATAAATATATTGAATACCATCTGTAGGCTTATCTTCTGGTATAGGATAAGGAACTATAACATCATATACTTTAATACCGTTATTATCAGGTCCATAATATCTAATTAATTTGTCATTATAATTAATACATACAATTCTAGGTTCTTTAGGACTATTAAGAGGTATACCTAAAAATGTTTTTTTTGTAAATTTATTCATTACAAAAAAATCAATTTTATTTTCTTTTGGTTCTTTAAAATTTTTTTCAAAATAAGCTTGAAATTGATTTAATTTAAAAAATGGTTGTAAATATAGTTTAACAGTCTTTTTATTTACAATACCTTCAAATGTAACTATGCTAGTTTCATTTTTTATAGTCGTTGGTGTCTCTATTGTATTTATTATGTCATTTATTACAAAATCTTTATCTTTTTTCTGTTCATAAAAAAATAATCGGTTTAATTCAGGGAAGTAAACATAAATACCAACACCATCAATATGAAAACAGTTATAAGGATTTAATAACATGTTTATTACTTTATTGCTTTATTACTAATAATTAATATATTTTTCTAGATATAAATAAAAATGAATAACAAATCTTCTAAGCGTTATAAACTATTTTCATCTAGAAGAAGTAAAATTAGAAGTAGTAAAAAAAGAAACAATCAGAATAATCAGAATAATGAAAATAACGAAATTAATAAGGATGATAATATGTTAAAAGCTTTGAAGGTTATTTTATTTAAATCTGATAATATAGATCAAATTATATCAAAGATGCAAGATTTGTATATTAATACGATTGATAATATGAAATACGAATCTTATGCTAGTCATTTTATTCCATATAATGATATTGGAGGTAAAAGTGGTGCAGTTTTAGGTAGTTTATCGAATCAAGTTAATATGGTAATGAAAATGAATACAATAAAGAAAAGTGAAATGGGTGAAAGTCTTTTAATAAAAGGTAGTAAATCCGGTAAGTGCATTCTAGTGAACAATAAATTCAATGAAGTATTAATGAATTTAATTTTTAAGAATATTGAACATTTCAGTAATATTAACTCAGAAGAGAAAAAATTAATCAAAAAACACATCCTAGAAATAGATGATTATGGTTTCACTGGAAAAACATTTTATATAACAATGCCATTAATTGGTTTCAATTATGTTAATCCAATAACTAAAAAGGGTAAATATTTAACGAACCTGAGGGAATTATTAGTAAATAATCATATACCACATTTAAAAAATATATTTTCATCGGATGATAAGAGTATCATGGAACTATATGATAGTTTTATGGCGAATAATTTAAAAGGGTATATCACGGTTCTTAAAATATTACAGAAGCATTTAAAATATATAAATAATGATACAAAATTAAATAATGTATTTATTAGACATGTAAAAAACAAAAATTCTGAATTAAATGCTTTAAGAAACCAAGGTATCATTGTGGATTTTGTTCCATTGTTATCTGATTTAGAAAAATCAATTATTGAAGTCAATGGATATAAAATAATAACCTATAGTAATTCCCCTAGAAAAACAAAAATCTTAAAAGTATTAGATATTGGTTTAATATATAAGGTTAGATACGAATGCGAATCTAGTTTTAATAAAGTATGTCAAAAATTATCAATATATGATTTTGATATACTTTTATTAGTATTTGATTTCTATATTCTTTTATTAGCTGAAATACCAGATATATTTAATTATTTACCTTCTACAAATCAATTAATAATGGATGAATTAAATTTAGATGAAAAACAATTTGATGTTTTAAAAAATTTATTAATAAATGGAAAATATAAAATTGGAATGGGTGGATCTTTTCATTTAGGTGAAATTATTAAAAAGTATTGTATGTTATTGAATAAACTATGATTCGTTTTGTTTGAATCCACTTATATTAACTTTTCTAGTTGCTAGTTTAATTAAATAATCATCATGTGAAGCCATAATGATTGTTTTATCAGAGAATCCTTCTTTAATAAGTTTCCAGAGTTGTTCTTTGGATTCTTTGCTAAGTGAAGCTGTTGGTTCATCCATTAAAAGGATATCAGGGTTATGTAAATAGATACGTAAGAACCAAACAACTTGTCTTTGACCTCCGCTGAGTTTAGAACCATTCTTACCAACCAATGTATCAATACCCTTTTCTAATCGATTAAAGACGACATTTAGACCAAATTTCTCTAATAATTTAATGACATCTTCTCTAGTTGCACCTTCATTACCAAATAAGATGTTATCTAGAATGGAACGATTAAATAAGACTGGATTTTGAGTCATATAACCAAAGTGTTTGAAGATATCCATTTGTTCTATTGTCTTATAGTTTTTACCATTTAAGTATATATCACCTTTGGTAGGTTTAACTAACCCTAGAATGATTTTGAGGATAGTTGATTTACCTGTACCAATATCACCCACAAGAGCAATTCTTTCACCTTTTTTGACGTCAATGCTCAAATTTTGTATAATATTAGTGTTGCTAGAATTATATTTGAAATTAATATTATCAAGTTTAATAAAACTATCCGTTTCTATTTTCATTGGTCCATCTATTCTAGATAGATCTTTTTTAACAGTTGGAGTGAAAAGATTCAGTTTGCTTTTTTGTTCAATAACATTAAGTGCTGTATATTCTTTATTAGTGCTTTGTAATATATCATTTAAATAAATGAGACTTTGAACTAAACTCATAACTATGAAGTAAATAGATAAAAAGGCTGATTTATCTAAGACCCTCTTATTTAAGAGTGTATATGTACGGTACATTAATACGAATAAGAATACGATAATCCCACAGATTCCGATTAGACACCATTTAAGTGTGCATTGTTCAATATAATAATTACTAACAACGTATTCACGACTGTATTTATATAATTTATTGTCTTCACTTTCAAATTCATTGTATGTATGAATTGTTAATAAATTACTGAGATAGTCTTCGAGTTCTTGGTATTTTAATAAGAAACTATTAGTGGAATTAACACATTTTGTATTACATAATTGAGCATTTGATGTTAGGAGGATGAAACTACCTACAAGAAATACAACAACCATAATGGGTAAAATATAATCATATTTAGATAGATATGAAACAAAGATGATGATTGAAATTATGTATGGAAGAATGTAATGAATTAAATATTGAAACCATAATCCAAGTGAATCTTTAAATTGATTAAGAATTGCAATTTTTTCCCCGATGATGACTTCTTCTGGATTTTCTAGGAATTGGTCTCTAATTTTATCCATAATAATTTTGTTAGTTAGTTCTTCTATTTTATTTGATTGAATTGTTAAATAATATTCTTCAAATTCTGAAATAGCATAGACTAACCCATCAAGTATTAAAATGTATAAAATTGCAGTTAAAAATTTATTAATATCTTTATTGAAAATTTCAAAAAGAAAACCATAGTATTTTGGTAAGTAATAAGCACTAACAACTGATGCTATTATAAATATAATATTAAAGAAAGCCAAAGTTGGATTTTGTTTATTGTATTCGTAAAATAATTTGGCTGTAAATTTCCATAACATATTTGTATTTATTATATTAATTATATTTATAATAATTCAAGAAATTTATTTTCATTATTATATTGTATCTGTATCTGGATATGTACTAGAAAACCATTTCTAGATAGTATTGGAAGGAAAAAGGAAAAAGAAAAAAGAAAAATAAACAAATGATTACATTCTGACTTTTCTAGTAGCCATTTTAATTAAGAAATCATCATGTGAAGCCATGATAATAGTTTTTTTGGCAAAGCCTTTATTAATGAGTTTCATCAATGTTTCTTTTGATTTAGTGCTGAGTGAAGCGGTTGGTTCATCAAAGAGAAGTATTTCGGGGTCATGTAAATAGATACGTAAGAACCAGACTACTTGTTTTTGTCCTCCACTGAGTTTAGAGCCATTTTTACCAACCATTGTATCAATACCTTTATCAAGTTTATTAAAAACTGTATCTAATCCAAATTCTCGTAGTAGTTCTTCAACTTGTTTTCTAGATGAATTAGGGTTACTAAAGAGTATGTTATCTAGAATGGAACGATTAAATAGAATGGGTGTTTGGGTCATGTATCCAAATTTACCAAATATACCGGTTTGTTTGAGTGTCTTATAGTTTTTCCCGTTTAAGAATAAATCACCACTTCTAGGCTGGATTAAACCTAGAATGATTTTTAAGAGTGTTGATTTACCAGCACCAATATCCCCGACAAGTGCAATTCGTTCACCTTTCTTAATTTCCATATTAAATCCATTAATGATTGATGTATCAGACCCAGGGTATCTATATTCCAGATCAACAATTTTAATCAGGCTATCGGTTTTGATTTTAGGGTATGTAATTATGGTTTTTGGTACATATACTTCTTGAAATAAGTTTAATTTGTTGATTTTTTCGATATCAAGTAGGTTGTTGTATTCAATGGCAAAGTCTTGAAAGACATCAGATAAATATATTAGTGAACCAAGCATAGAGGCTATAATAAAATAGAGGGACATGAAACGGGATTTATTGAGAGTACCATTTTTAAGAAGTTGATATGATCTATACATAGTGGCAAATAAGAAAGATATAGTTAGGAAGACACCAATTAAATGACCAGAAAGTGAACATCTAGCAATATTTTTATTGGAATTTTGAAATTCTCTGTTATGTTTGGATATATTTTTGTCTTCTTTTTCAAATTGATTATATGATTGTATGGTTAATAGATTACTGAGGTAATCTTCTATTTCTTGATACAATGTAATGTAACTTTTGTTAGAATCATAGCAAATATCGGAACACCGAGTTGTATTTGTGAAGATAGAATAGTATGAACCTAAGATTAGTAATACGATTAGGAATGGCATATAAATATCAATTTTAGCCATATAAATTGTAGTTAGAATTAGGACAAAAATATAGGGTACTAAACTTTGAAATATTTTATTATACCATCCTCTAATGATTTTTTGTATTTTGATGGTTGAAGCAAGTTTTTCACCTATAATAACTTCTTCTGGCTGACTGATAAATTTTTCTTTGATTTTTGATATAACATAGCGTTGAGTTTTTTCTTCGACTTCAATTTTTTGTAAATTATAAAAAAAATCTTCAAATTGAAAAAGTAGATAGACGACACCTTTAACTAATAAGATTGTTATAAAGTATTTAATAAATTTGGTTGTATCTTTTGCAAACATATCATAAAAATTACCGTAGACTGATGGTAAGTAGAAATTATTAACAATCGACACGATAATAAAAATAATATTAAACAGAACATATATTGGATTTTCTGTTTGATATTCCCAAAAAATCTTACTAACTACTTTGAAAATACTACTCATTTATTTATATTTAAGAAAAATTAAATTAATAATGTTCGTTCTAGATGAAAAAGTATAAAATTATAATTAATGATTTATTGTTGTTCATTTTTTAATAATGTAATTAATGCAAATAATGTATCAATATTTTGTGTTTTATGTAATTCACGACCGTTAAATGTATACTTTATAGTTTTATAGAAAGTTTTTGGACAAGATTTTTCATCAGTTATTCCTTCAAGAGCTTCTTGACATAAATTTTTGGGTGTTTCATATGGTTCACAATTATTAATAACTGATTCAAACTGACATTCTTGATTTTCATTAATTGGATATGTTCCAAAACGTAAAAATACATCCATTGTTGACACTCCATCTGCTAATTTATGATCAAAATATACTAATGTTTTTTTATTTGCAGATTCAAATGGTTTGTATAACTTTTTTATTAAATATATTGAATGTAATATATGTTTTGATTGCTGAGAATTTATGGTTGGTAATTCTGATAATTCTGGTAATTTTTCATTAAATTTAAATAATTTAATGAAAATAAGGTTCTTAAATAAATCATATATTATTTTATGTTCTGCTTTATTTTCATCTGTAAATAATTCTTTGAATAATTTATTAAATATTGATTCCTTACCTTCCATTAAATTATTATATTGTTCAGTTACCCATGTGGCTAATTGAACATCCATTGATGGAATAATTTCTATATTATCAAATATTTTAATTTTTTCTTGAAAAAATCTTGTAAACAATTTAATTGTTGTAGTGGTTATAAATCCTACCCCTAAAAATATATCAACCATATCATTATTTAATCTTTTATACTTAAATGCTGAAGCTGCTTGAAGTCCTGTATATATCATGTCATCAAAATATATTACTGCTACTTTTTTTGTTAATATTACTTCTGGATTTTGATAATATGTATATAATTGTTCAATATTTGAAGTCACATATATTTGTTTTGTTTCAATTTTTGCCATTAAATCTGTATCTATAAATTTTAGATATAACAATAAAATCCAAAAATTAGATTTTTCAATTTGCATTGACGCAATTAATATTATTGTATCATAATCATCAGAATTTATAATTTGTGTTCTAATATTATCACAAATTAATTCTATTTTTTGTAAATATTCAGTGAAATTAATATATCTAATATTATTTTTTAAATATTCTAAAAAAAATAAAATGGTATCTCTTTCAATTGATTTAATTTCAATCTTAGATGGAATTTTATTTTGATTTTGATTTTGATTTTGATTTTGATTATTATGTTGACTAATTGATTTAATTTCGGTATTATAATTATGTTGTATTTTTGTTTTAATATTTTCAATTGTATGCTTATTAACACCATGAATATTTATTTCTTCTGGTGGTATTAAAATTTTAGGTTCATTTTCTTTAAATAAAGCATGAAAAGTTTGATATTTTATCATATTTAAAGGGTCAACTCCTCCTTTCATAGAATATTTACTATTTTTTTTAATTTTTTTTGATTTTATTTTTGTATGTTTTTTATTTTTTTTAGTTAATATTTTTCTTTTCCCCATTTCTTTATTTTATATATATATATATATATTAAAAATATTATTTTTATATGCGTTCATTTTTTAAAAAAATAATATTTTATAATAGTATAACGGGAACAAAAAAAGTTTTAGTGTTTTGAGGGGTGGGTAGTGTAGTATTTATTTAGTGTGTTTAGGTATTGTGCGTGTTCTAGGTATTGTAGGTATTGTGCGTGTTCTAACGATTTTATTTAAAAAAAAATAAAATAAAAATAAAACCCAAAATAAAAATAATTAAGTAGTTAAATAAAAATAAATTAAATAAAAAATGATATAAGAAAATCCCTCGTTATCATAATTATAAGAAGTACAGTAAAATGTATTTCTTACAAATCCCCTATAGCTTAATGGTAGAGCATCCGGCTGTTAACCGGCAGACCTTGGTTCAATTCCAAGTAGGGGAGATAAATTAACAACATACAGCAATCATATATAAATATTTAAAAATCAAATGTTGTTAGCAAAAACTTTTGTCCTACTAGTGTATCGGATCGCACGTGTGACTTCTAATCTCAAAGGCCAAGTTCAACCCTTGGGTAGGATATGCTTTATTAGTTAAGTGGTATAATACTACTCTTCCAAAGTAGAGTCCCGAATTCAATTTTCGGATAAAGCATCAAGTTTAGACTTTCTTTAAAAAAGTCAAATGCCGCATTGACCGAACGGAAATGGTGCTAGTCTTAAGAACTAGTGGACAGTAGTCCAAGCAGGATCAACACCTGCATGCGGTATATAGTAATTTTCTCCTGAGAACATGCTAGACTCAAAATCTAGAATTATTATTTTAAATTTTTTTAATTTAAAGTTAATTATTTATATATTATATAAATAATAATTACTAAAATGACTACCTGCAAAGCTATCTTATCCAATGGATTACAATGTAAAAATATTAAATTAAAGTATGGACCAATAAATGGCAAACCCGAAGTTTGCCACTTACATAAAGATGAAACAATGATAAGTTTTTATAATATAGAATGTATTACACAAAATTGTAAAACAACTCCTGTTTTTAATTTCCCGAGTGAATTATATGGTATTTATTGTAATATGCATAAAATTGAAGGGATGATTAATGTCATGGCAAAAAGATGTATAGAAGAAAATTGTATGAAACATCCAAATTTTAATTTTTTTGGACAAACAAATCCATTATATTGTTCTCAACACAAAAAATATAATATGGTTGATATTTTTTCAAAAATGTGTATTGAAGAAGGGTGTAATAAACAGCCAGTCTTTAATTTTTTAGATCATAAAACAAAATTGTATTGTAATATTCATAAAAAAGAAGGAATGGTAAATATTAAATCTAAAATATGTATTGAGGAAAGCTGTAACAAACAAGCTAATTATAATATCCAAACTGAGAAAGTACTACTTTATTGCAATTTACATAAAAAAGAAGGTATGATAAATGTCAAAGATAAACGTTGTAAAGCAGATGGATGTATGAATTTAGCAGCATGTAATTATAAGACAGAGAAAAGTTTTATTTTTTGCATAAAACATAAAGAATTAGGTATGGTTGATTTAAAACACCCTACATGTTTTATAACTGATTGTTTAGCGAGAGCTCGTTATAATTTTCCAAATGAAAAAAAGGGGTTATATTGTCTTTCTCACAAAGAACATGATATGATAAATGTTATTGATAAAAAATGTATTTTTGAAGGTTGTGATAAATTTCCATCTTATAATTTGCCAAGTGAAACTAAACCTATTTATTGTTTCGAACATAAAGAATTAAACATGATTCTTGTAAAAATAAAAAAATGTCAAGAAAAAGATTGTAAGAATGAATCAGTATTTGGATTAACTAATAAAAAAGCTACACGTTGTAATATTCACAAAGAAGAGAACATGATTAATCTATTTTTAGATAAGAAATGTTCAATTTCTGATTGCAATGAAGAATATTTTCAATTAGTTAAAGATATTAAATATTGTAATATGCATGTTCCAGAGGATAGCATGATAGTCGTAAAAAGACTATGTAAATTTTGTGATATCAAGGAGGAATCAAAATATATTTGCAATGATTGTAAAAAAGTCCAAAATAAAAAGGAATGGTCAATCATTAGATATTTGCGGAAGACAATTGATACACCTTTCGAATATAATTCTAGCAAAATGCTTCAAGGATGTTCAAAGAAGAGACCTGATATTTACTTTGAATTATACAAGTATTGTATTATTGTTGAAATTGACGAAAATCAACATAATAGCTATACTAATAGTTGCGAATGTGCTAGAATTAACGAAATTGTTAATGGTATTGGTGGTAAATCAATTATTTTAATCAGATATAATCCGGATATAATTAAGAACAAAAATAAAAAAATAAATATACCTACTTCTGAAAGAATTAATTTATTGGTTAAAACTATTAAAGATGAATTAGTTAAAGATTATAATACTTTTATGGTAAAGGTTATTCAGTTATATTATAATGATGATTATGATATGTATAAACAAGTAAAAGAAGAAATAATTACAAATCTTGTATGTATCTAAAATATTTTCTATTGGTATAATAAAATATGAAACGTTCAACACATAAGTCTAAAAATCTTAAGACTAGAAAATTAAATAAAACCAAAAGAAGAACTCAAAAGGGTGGTGCACTATCCCAATTAGTCAGTGGAACTTTTGAAAATATTAAATCTAATCTTTCTTCAATACAGTCTACTTATTTTGAAACTGATAATCCTAATTTTTTTTATGAATTAATTAAATTAAATAAAGAGGATAAAAGCAAACTCATTAAAGAAGTAATTAAACCTGTTAATATAGAAGTTATATCAAAATTATTAACAAAAAAAGACAGTAATTCAAATCATATTTCAAAAGATAAATATATGGGTATTATTATTAAAGAAAATTCAGTTCAAAATGAAAATACTGATCGTCATTATGTAATAATTATAAAAGAAGATAAACTAATTAGTAAAAAATCAGAAGAATCAGAAGAATCAAATGTAGGTCTTAATAAATTACTAGGAATAATATCTAAAAATGAACCTAACAAAAATGCAAGATTGAATTCTGCTAAGGTTGCTATGGCTGCTGCTCCTAAAGCAGCTCCTAAAGTTGCCCCTAAAGCTGCCCCTAAAGCTGCCCCTAAAGCTGCTCCTAAAGCTGCTCCTAAAGCTGCTCCTAAAGCTGCCCCTAAAGTTGCTCCTGCTCCTAAAGCTGCTGCTCCTGCTCCTAAAGCTGCTGCTCCTGCTCCTGCTCCTAAAGCTGCTGCTGGTACTAATGCTGCTGGTAATAATGGTGCTGCTGGTAATACTACTGTTCCTGCTATGACTAATGCTAAAGCTGCTGGTAATAATGGTGCTGCTGGTAATACTACTGTTCCTGCTATGACTAATGCTAAAGCTGCTGGTAATAATGGTGCTGCTGGTAATACTTCTGTTCCTGCTATGACTAATGCTAAAGCTGCTGGTAATAATGGTGCTGCTGGTAATACTTCTGTTCCTGCTATGACTAATGCTAAACATGCTGGTAATAATGGTGCTACTGGTAATACTTCTGTTCCTGCTATGACTAATGCTAAACCTGCTGGTAATAATGGTGCTGCTGGTAATGCTACTGGTCGTACTAATAATGCTGTTGGTGCTCCTGCTGCTAATAATAATGCTGCTGGTAATGCTCCTCGTACTAATGCTGGTAATAATACTACTGGACTTCCTCCTAATCCTGTTAATAATAGTTCTGCTGGTAATGCTGTTAATAATACTACTGGACTTCCTCCTAATCCTGTTAATAATAGTTCTGCTGGTAATGCTGTTAATAATACTACTGGACTTCCTCCTAATTCTGTTAATAATAGTTCTGCTGGTAATGCTGTTAATAATACTACTGGACTTCCTCCTAATCCTGTTAATAATAGTTCTGCTAGTAATGCTGTTAATAATACTACTGGTCTTCCTCCTAATCCTGTTAATAATAGTTCTGCTGGTAATGCTGTTAATAATACTACTCCTGCTAATAATAATGCTACTAATAATGCTACTAATAATGGTGGTAATGGTGCTGTTAATTAAAATTAAAACTGTAAGAAAAAACTAATTTAAAAAAATTGAATGTATTGAATAAATATAGTAGTTTTAAGACAAAAATGAGTATTAATAAATCAGATGATCCAAATTATAAGTTTCGTGAGGCAAAAGCCAAATTAATTAAAGTCATTCGTAAATGGAATAATCATGAAGAATGTTTCCATGATTCATCATATAATTTATTCAGATGGGTGAATAAATATCGCAATGAAATTAAGAGTAAAGAGGATATCATTGAATATCTACGATCAACCGATGAGAAAATATATGCAATCAATGAATCTCAAATTTATGAAAATGTAGAAATCCTATTTTATCAAGATTGTTGTAAAAATTTAAGAACTGAGTTTGGGGTTGAAGAGTTAATTCACGAGGAAGATGATAATTATGTAATATCTGATGAAGGTACTTTAATCTTGAATGAAAAGCCTAAAATAACATTTGATGAAGATAATGAAGAATTCGAAGAAGACAGTAATTCAGATGAACCTATTGATTTCGATGGAGAGGAAGATATTGATTACCATACTGATAACCAAGAAGATAGTACCGAAGATGATGAAAAAGACTTTGAAGCCAATCTGATTAGAAGTATCATTGACCTAAGTTTTAGAAGTGACCCCGAATTAGAAATTCCATATAAAGATATTGAAGACAAAGAAGGATATATTCACCGCTTATGTGCAAGAATCCAATTTAAGAATATTATTCGTGGAGGGACACATTTTGGTGAAGCTCCTAAATATGTTATAAAATGGCTTATTATTTGGATTTATGATTACAATGATATTGTTAAATCCCAAGAAGAGATTAAGAAAATTATTTATGATTATGAGAATAATATACCAATTAAGGAACTGATTGAAGATATATTTTATGGTGACTACTATAGAAAGCTAAGAGAAGAGTTTGATATTATCGATAACGATTTTCTCTAATTTTACGATACATTCCATGATATAATTTATAATTTAAATTTTTTATTTTTTAATTTTTAATTATAATTTAGTATAAATATATTTAATGATATGATATTTAAAATTAAAATTAAGATTAAGATTAAGACCTCAAATGTTTTATTTTCTAAAAGAAATTATTGACCCTGAAGAAGTAAAGAAATTTACAGTATCTTACAATGCAGAATTAGAAGTTCAGATGATTGAATTATATAATAAATATTATGATCATGTGACAACTAAATATCCATTTAATAAAAAACTATCGGATGAAGAATTTAAGGAGCTAGCAAAGGGTGTTTTTATTGCTTTTGTGACTAGTTGTTTATCGGAAGAGGATAGTAAAAATATTGATATGTATCATCTTTATATTATAAAGTTGTGTTATACATTTTGTGTAGCTAGAGGGTTTCATATAACTGATGAATATGCTGAATTTTTAGATAAAATTATGACAGATTTAGTATCAAGTGAGCTTAACAAAGAAATGGTAGTTGAATTTAATAATAGTATGGGTTCAGATGATAGCCCACGGTGTGATAAATATATAAATGATAATGGATTTATTGAAAATCTTTATCGTCAAGATATTAGAAATCTTAATAAAGATATAATAATTAAGGATTTAAAAAGATTTAAATATGAGAACATTGAGATATTTAAATTTTTTTTTATACCTGATAATTTTGTAGAAGGAAATCAAAAGGTAAATTTAATTTATAAAAAATATTTAAAATGGTGTAAAAAATGGTTACGTCCTATTGTACCTCAAGATGAAGAGGAAGATAATCAAGATAATCAAGATAATCAAGAAGATGAATTAAATAAATAAAATAATTATCTAAATTTAATATAAGAAAATCACTCATTATCTTAATTACAATAAAATTATTCATTATTTTAATTATAATACGCCCTAGTAGCTTAATGGTAGAGCTACATGTTTATACCGTGGAAGATGCTGGTTCGACTCCAGTCTAGGGCATTTCATTAATATTTTTAATATCTAAATTCAATCAAATTTAAAAGCCCTAGTAGCTTAATGGTAGAGCTACATGTTTATACCGTGGAAGATGCTGGTTCGACTCCAGTCTAGGGCATTACCTTTAATTTTTCTATATTTTCATAATATAAAATGGATAACCTTCTGCTTCTTGGATGAATCCATTTTTTTCATAAAAATTACATAACCAGTTTCTATTCTTCCCATCAAACTTCTTAGGAATAAGAACAATCAGATTAACTTTTTTCATATTTTTGATAATATATTGAATGAACATTTGAATCATTTTAGAACCATAACCTTTATTTCTTAATTCTGGATGATCTTTGATAGTTAACCACGTTATTGTAATTTGATTGTATTCAGTATATAATTCAATCATTCCAATCATTTGATTATTTTTATAAAATGTATAAATTGAATTACCATTTCCATTTGAGGTTGAGGTTGATGGTGAGGTTGATATTTTCCCTGAAAAAGTAGCATTCATCTATGGCATATTTATATTTCTAGATACATGTCTAGAATAATCAATTTTTAAAATTAAAAATGCAATCCAATTCAATCTAAAGAAGTGAATTAACTAGTTTGGTAAGGTTTTCAAGGTTAGCACCTTTGGTTTCACCGGCAAATTTACCATTTTTAAAACCCATGAAAGTGGGTAACGATTGTACTTGGTATTCATTGGCTATTTCAGGAACATCATCAACATCTACTTTGGCAAAACGAATATTTTGATATTTAGGTTGGATTGACATTTCTTCAAATTTAGGTGAAATCATTTTGCATGGACCACACCAGATTGCATAAAAATCTACAATAACAACATTGTTTGTAGTAAGTATTTTAAAATCTTCAATTGATTTAATTGTGATAACTTTTCCAGGCATTTAATTTATATATTCTTTTATTTTTATAATTCAAAGATGTTATATTATTTTTTTAAACGTATTTCAAAATAAAGTATTTCAAAATAAATTATCTCAGAATATAATAATACACCTTATAAATAATTTCCAAAATGAATTCTAACAGAATCCAATATGTCATTATTCCAATTATTATGCTTATGATTGATGTTTATATTTTTCATAGTATGCAAACAATTAAATCAGATAATTATGAATGCAAATGTGCTCAAACATCCCATGTAAGCAAAATATCACAAACTATCATTATTATAATTGGATTACAATTATTAATGTCTATCATTTCATTCATATTAATGACTGGTACATTTGTTCCATCAATAATGGGATTAGTATCATTAATAATGATAGTCGTAACAGGTATGCAAATCTATTATATTTATTTAATGATTACATATCTCCGTGACTTAAAGAAAAATAATTGCACATGTGTTAATACAAATGTAACAGATGTATTATTTTATTATGCGTGGGCACGTGTTGCATTATTAGTCCTAGGAGTTATTACATTTATAATGGTTATGTATATAGTGAGAAATATAGCACCACAACCTACAATATCAGCAAGTAAAATTAAAAGCATAACTAACTCCTTAAATAAAATGTCTAACTCAAAATCTTCTAAAAAATAACTAATCCTTAATTATTCCTAAATATATAATAAAATCTAATATCTAAATAAATAAATGTTATTAGAATATATAAATATTGTAAATGGGACTATTATTAAATTACCTATCAAGAATATAACAACTCCTTTAACGATTGATTGGGGTGATGATAGTTCTCCAGAAACCAATATCATATCAAACAATCCATCATATACATACACATCTGATTTAGGGACTATCCAAGTATCAATCGTAGGTAATTTTACTCATTTTGGAACTGATCCTTTATTAGAAACAATAGAAGGAATTGAATTATTATCAAGAGTGATTTCATTTAATATCACTTCATTAAATAGTCTGAGAGGTGCATTTTATAATGCAACATCATTAATTGAAGTTCCTAATACTTTACCATCAACTGTTACCAACCTAGATTACTTATTTTTTAACGCCACATCATTTGATCAAAATATTTTTGTGTGGAATATTACTAATGTAACAACTCTAAATTTTATTTTATATGGTGCAACTAGTTTTAAACAACCAATCACTGGATGGTTACTTAATAAAATATTAACATTTCCATAACCATCTTATATGATTTTTATCATTTCTTTTAACTTTTTTATAGATAATCGACCATCTATAATATATTTAGTTAGGATATATCCTCCTACTCCCATTCCAAAACCAATTATACCACCTAAGATGACTTGTCGAGTTGTATGATAATTTTTATAAACTCGACTGTATGAAATAAAAATTGCGATTGCTGTCATTAATAATAATGTTATAATAACCCAATTAGATTGTGATTGAGAAGTTTTATCGAATAAATAAAGCATGCCAAATGCATAAAAGAACCATGCACTTTGTGCATGACCGGAGGGCATTCCAAATAATTTAGCTTCTCCAGCATATTTATCTAAGTACCCTACTTTATCTGGTACATAATCATTGATTGGTCTTTCACCTAGACCTAGAATAGGTAAAGTTTTAACTCCCATAAAAGAATATAATTTTTTGAAAAATAATTTAATAACTAGGTTTGATAAAACATTACCAATTGATAATATACCCATTGATATCAAATAATAATCTGTTGACAATAATCCAAGTAATATAGTATGAATTGGTAAAAATCTAGGCGAATCTTGTGCAAAATGCAATACAAAATCCATTGTAAATTTGAATTGATATGATTTAATAGAATACTAGAAAAAATCAATAAAAAATTATCTAATATAATTTAATCTAATTTAATCTAATTGAAAACATATTTATTTATTTTTTGTTTTTCATTTTTTTATTTAATTTGATTTAATGTATTGAAGGTTTTGTGCTTTAGGCAGTAACTGATCGGGAAATTTGAGTTCCCCAGACACTAGTGACCTTAGCAACCGAAGGAGTCTCACTACTACGAACAATCGGCTTAGCCGGAGGAAAGTTCATTTCATCGTCATAGTAGTCATCTTTGGTTGTAGCAGCAGCAGCAGCAGCAACCTTGGGCTTCTTGACTTCATCCTTTTGAGGGTTAGTCTTTGGGAAAAGTTCCAATGCATTGCAGATCCAAGCGTTAATCAGATTAAACTCATCATCATTGAGGACATTACGAGATGCCTTAAAGTTGAGAATCGTATCGAGATACTTGATCATTTCGAACAGAGCACTGTTAGCAACAGTGATACGTTCCTTCTTTTCATATGGAGATTCACCGTCAACACGGTTGATGTTCTTGTAGTAGTCACTCAAGGCATCTTGAACCCAACCGAGAGGTTCTGTCGCAACACCAGCAATCACAAGAGTCGCCATCATCGCCATTTCCATGGAAATGTTAACATAACGAATGTCTTTGATACCACTAACAATATCCGAAAACTTGCGAGCATCATCAGCGAAGATGTGTCCGATTGTCATGTGATACTTGGAAAAGACAACAGGGTAAACTGTGCGTTTCTTGCCGTTCATGTAATAGTTGTCAGGCGACGAACTGTTACGGTTGATAGCGGTTGTATGAACAGCTTCAAGAATCCGACTCGAGAGTTCAAGAACGTAGGAGATGTAATCAGACGAGGGGGTAATCTTACTCCCAGTCAAATAATCACCATCCTTTGTCGAAATCCACTCAGCAAGAGGCTTGACATTCGTGATATCTTGGACAGACATAAAGCAACTGCTAATCGTGGGGAGTTTCTTCAGAATGTTGTTGATAAACTTCGGAAGGTATTTAACCTCCTTAGGAAACTGACCAAGAGCAACATCAGAACACGCCGAGAGAAAGGCAACCTTGTAAAAGGTCTCATCCTTCTCAGTGAAAGCAAGAATCTTGTTTTGGTTGAGGACAATGCTGCATTCGCGGGGATCGCAACAGCCTTCAATCGCCAGAGAATTAATGTCGACATCAAACTTAGCAATTGCTTCGATGTGAAGATCAAAATAGTTGGCGAATGACTCTTCAGTCAGGTCAATTTTCTGGGGCAATACATCAAGATTGAGCATCTTTGCTTCAAACATCGGGTGAATCTTGCCATTGGCAGGAAACTCAAAGTAGGCAGGAAAATTGATCATTGCAGTGTTGAAGGACTTGATGTTCTCAACCAACTTTTCATCCGAGACATCCTTGATGGCGTTCTTGTGAATCATTTGGTAGTTAATCATCTTGATAACAATCAAACCAGCAGTTGTAATAATAGCAGGTGAAATCGTCAAATCATCCTCAACATCATCATCTTTCTTTTCAGTCTTGGGAGTCTTATCAATGTTAGCCATCCGCTGCATGATAGAATCTTCGGTTTCTTCTTCCTCAACATCTTCCTTGACGGAAGGGGGAATCTTGGAAACAATCGACTTAACATTGAAAAACCGAGTCATCAGTTCGTCAATGTGGTGAGCATTGGTAATACCAGCTTCGCGGCAAAGCTCAGGGAACTTGCGAACAAACTTGGTCATCAGCTTAACCTTGGGCATCTTGGAGTCAGGAATGTGACTGGCGATGGTGTAGTTGTACTGGCGACGCTTAGTGTTGCTGTTAGCAGAGTTAGCGGAGTTAGAAGAGTGCTTGTAGGAGCTCATGTTGAAAGTAAAAGTTGAATTGAATAAAATTCAAAAGGGGGTAAGCGACGATCGTTTAAAACAAGCGTCAAAGTAATATTTTAATACAACAATTTTAGATTTCAATTTTTTATTGATTATTTTTGGTTAAAAATACCTAAAATGACTAAAAATGCTTAAAATTAAATTAAAATAATCAAAATAATCAAAAGGAAAATTGAATTATATTTCATGATAAAATAAGTCATACAAACAATCAATAATGTTCTTTTCTAGATACCCTATCTTGACTAGATACCCTATCTTGACTAGATACCCTATTAATCTTATTAATCCTATTAATTTGACTACTTTACGTAATCTATCAAGTTCAGTTGTTAATTTAAGATCTAATCAAACTGCTTTGAGAGAATATTTGATTAAAAATAAAAAACATGAATGTATTTTGTGTGATAAAAAGATGCCATTAGATTTATTACATGCAGCTCATTTGAAACCTTATCCATTAATTACAAATCGTGAAAGAATCAATCGTCATGTAGTTGAGTTTATGTGTTTATATTGTCATAAATTGTATGACAAAGGTTTTCTAGGTGTCAATAAAGGTATCCTAGAACAGTCCAAAGCATTAGATTTATCAAAATTAGATATAATGTATGAAAACCACAAAATTATTGATTCATATAATAGTATTAATCAGGAGTTCTTTGATTATCATTATGAATTTATTTATAAACGGAAAATCTAGCAACAATCACCATAATAATTTATAATGATTTCATAATATCTTTATTTTTTTATAGTTTAATTAAAGTGATTAAATATATCTAGCATCAAGCATCGATAAAAATCAAAAGCGCTAAATACAAATAAATTTAATATCTATCTAAAATATCTATCTAAATAAATAAATGTTGTTAGAATATATAAATATTGTAAATGGAACTATTATTAAAATACCAATTAAGAATATTACCACACCTTTAACAATTAATTGGGGTGATGGTACTTCTACCCAAACTAATATTACATCAAACGATCCTTCATATACATATTCTTCTACCCCATCATCACCTACTATTATTACGATAACCGGTAATTTCACATTATTTGGTGTTAATAGTCTGAGTGAAACAATTAATAATATTAGTAAATTATCAGCTGTAACTGATTGGGGTAGCCATCCTGCGTTAACTTCTCTTAATGGTGCCTTCTTAAATGCAACATCTCTTACAAGTGTTCCTACAACATTACCCTCAACAATTACCAATCTATCAAATACTTTCAAAGGTGCAACATCTTTTAATCAGAATATTGGTAGTTGGGATATTCAATATATTAATTCTGTTGTAGGTGAAAGTATGACTGAAATGTTTACCAACTCAGGGTTATCCACTTCAACTTATTCTAATATTTTAACAGGATGGGGTACTATTTCAGGTTTAGATATAATCCCTAGTAATATAATTTTAGGTGCAGGAACAATAACTTATAATAAACCAGCATTTACTTATAGAAATATATTAACTACAACATATAATTGGATAATAACTGATGGTGGGGTAGACCCTTTTGGTGGAAGTATTTTATTTGCTGGTACAAGTTCATCATATTTAACTATTCCGAATGATGTTGATTTAAGGATGAGAACTGGTGATTTTACGGTTGAATGGTTTCAATATCATACAAATAGCTTTGATTCTCCTCGTATTTTTGCAATGGGTAATTACAACACTGGAAGTTTTATGTGTTTTATGTTTATAAGTAAATTATTTGTTTATCTTAATGGAATTGAAATAGATGGTGGTACTTATAATCAATCAACAGAAGCTAATAAATGGGTTCATATTGCATTAGTTAGAAATAATGGTATTTTTCGTACTTATAAAAATGGTGTTCAATTAAGTGGTAATATTGCAAATACAAGTGATATAAATTCAACCGAAACTTTATATATTGGTAACGAAGCAAATAATCCAAGTTATGGAGGATTTGGAGGTAATATTACAAATTTTAGAATCGTTAAAGGTTATGCTTTATATACATCAACATTTACACCTCCATCATATCCATTAGAGGCAGTTACAGGAACTAAGTTATTATTAGCTGTTAAAAATAATACTAGTACTTATACTGATACAAGTGGATTATCTAAAACCGTCACAAATGTAGGAACATCTTATAGTACAAATACTCCATTTTATTTAATAGCACCTATGCAATTAACATATAGTAACATCACGAATGGAACAGTTATAATGTTACCTATTAAAAACATTAATTATCCATTAACAATTAATTGGGGTGATTCAACAGTGCAAACAGGCATTACAACACAGAATCCTACACGTACTTATACATCTACATATTCTACAGTATCAATCTTAATATACAACGATCAATATACAAATTGTTTTACACATTTTGGTAAAACTAATATGTCAGAAACTATTACAAATATTACAAAATTATCAGGTGTTATTAGTTTTGGTGAAATACAATTAACATCATTAGAAGGTGCTTTTTATGGTGCAACTTCTCTAGCATCTATTCCATCATCAATTCCAACAACCATAACAAATCTAGGATCTGCATTTTTTGGTGCAACTAATACAGGATATCGTTCAACATTACCCAGTTGGAATATATCAAATGTTACAAATATGACAAATATATTATCCGGTGTTACACTTTCAACCGCAAATTATAATTCAATTCTAATTGCTTGGGCACTATTACCGGTTCAATCAAATATTACATTCACCGTTGGTGCTTCAACAAAATATTCATCTGGTTTAACATCTAGAAATACATTACGAACAACATATAATTGGACTTTTACAGATGGTGGATTTGACAGTACAACTTTATCATCACCGATGACTTTATACTATACTGTCACTGCTCCATCTAATCTGACGATTACTATTCCTCTATATGGAACGGTTAATGCTTATGTTGCTTGGGGTGATAACAATGCATCATATTATAATACAACTGGTGATAAAACATATACTTATTCTAGTGCTGGTAGTTACACAGTTTCGATCGGAAATTTTGCAGGTATAACACCAGTCATAACACAATTCGGTAATGGTTCTAATACATATACAAATGCTGCTAGATTGTTTATAGTTTTTTCATTTGGAACAATCGGGTTAACTTCATTAAGTGGTGCATTTAGAGATGCGACAACACTTGCATCTATACCTTCAACATTTCCTACAACAATTACTAATTTATCACACACTTTTAGAGGTGCAACTAATACTGGGTATCATGCGACATTAGCCAGTTGGAATGTTTCAAATGTAACTACAATGGACAATATACTAACTGGTGTAACTGTTTCTCAAACAAACTATAACTCTATTTTAGTTGGATGGGCTGCTCTAGCATCACTAACATCTGGTGTAACATTCAGTGTTAATACAACTACTTATTCAGCAACAGCAGTTTCAGCTAGAAATACAATTAAAGCTAGGGGGTGGACATTAGTGGATGGTGGTTTTAATACATCAACACTATCAAACCCGATGATTTTAACCTATTCTGTTACTGCTCCATCAAATCTAATGATTACAATCCCTCTTTATGGAACTGTTAATACATATGTTTCATGGGGAGATACAGATTCTGATTATTACACAACAACGGGAGATAAAACACATCTCTACACCTCGACTGGAACTTTCACAGTACGGATTGGTTTTACTTCAGCTGGTAATGCCCTAACTCAATTTGGTAATGGTTCTAATACATATAATAATGCTGACCATTTAACATCTGTAACCACATTTGGGTCAATAGGTTTAACATCTTTATCAGGAGCATTTAGAGGTGCAACCTCCCTCACATCAGTCCCTTCAACTCTCCCAACAATCATTACAAACCTTTCATATGCATTTTACGGTGCAACTAATACAGGATACCATTCTACAATTGCAAGTTGGAATGTTTCAAATGTTACTACACTGTCTAATATGTTTACCGGTGTTACAATCGCAACTGCAACTTATAATTCTATCTTAACAGCATGGGCATTATTAACACTCATCACAAATGTGACATTTGATGCTGGTTCCTTAACGAAATATTCTGCAACTGGAACAACTCCTAGAAATAATATTAGAACAAATTATTCATGGACGATAAATGATGGTGGATTTGATACATCAACCTTATCAAATCCAATGAGAATAACCTTTGTATTAACATCTCCTAATTTGACTGTTACTCTCCCCCTCTATGGAACAGTGAATACCTATGTTTCATGGGGAGATGGTAATACATCATATTATAACACAACAGGTAATAAATCATACACTTATTCTACTGGTGGAACCTATTATGTTTATATAGGTAATACATCGGGGACTGCTTTAACCCAATTTGGGAATGGTTCTAATACATACACCAATGCAGATAAAATATATGCTGTAACAACATTTGGGAGTATTGGTTTAACATCTCTGAGTGGTGCATTTAGGGATGCTACAAATCTTTCTGAGATGACACCAACTCTCCCAACATCAATTACTAATCTTTCTTACTGTTTCTATGGTGCAACAAATTCAGGGTATCATTCAACCATTTCTGCATGGAATGTCTCAAATGTGACTAATATGACTAATATGTTTACTGATGTAACCATCTCATCAAACACATATGATACATTACTAGCAAACTGGTCAGCACTCACATTACAAAATAATGTGACATTTGATGCGGGTTCATCTACCAAATATATTGCCGGCTATTCAGCTAAAAATTCTATTATAGCAACTTATGGATGGACAATTAATGATGGAGGGTTTAATACAATATTTTTATTTAATCCAATGATATTAGTTTATACTGTTACATCACCTTCCAATCTGACTATTACACTTCCACTCTATGGGACAGTTAATACATATGTTTCATGGGGTGACTCAAAAGCAGATTTTTATAATACGACAGGTGATAAATCACACACTTACACTTCAGCAGGGACATACACAGTTAATGTCGGTAATACAACAATGAGTACAGCCTTATCACAATTTGGTAATGGTTCCTCAACCTATATGAATGCTAGTCGTTTAGTTGAAGTGACATCATTTGGTAATATGGGTTTAACGTCTCTGAGTGGTGCATTCAGGGGTGCAACTAATCTGACAACAATCCCTTCATCATTACAACCCTTTACAGGTAGCACATATATAACCAATTTGTCATATACATTTTATGGTGCAACTAATACGGGGTATCATTCAACAATTGCCAATTGGAATATTACACAAGTAACAGATATGACTAATATGTTAACAGGGGTAACAATTGCAACTTCGACATATAATACGTTATTGACAAATTGGGAGAGTCAAACACCTCATCCTACTAATATTACATTTGATGCTGGATTATCGAAATATTCGTTTAGTGGTGTTGGACCTAGAAGTTCATTAATATCAACATATAATTGGAGTATAACTGATGATGGATTTGATGAAAGTGTTTTAACAAATGCTTTGACATTGGTTTATACTGTCACTTCCCCATCTAATCTGACTGTTACTCTTCCTTTATATGGTTCGGTCAATGTCTATGTTGTCTGGGGTGATACAAATGTTGAACAGTTTACTTCGGTTGCTGATGTTCCACATACATATGCATCAGCAGGGACTTATACAGTAAAAATAGTGGGTACATTAACACAATTTGGTAATAGTATTTTTACGTATGCTAATGCAGATCGTTTAGTATCAGTTACAAGTTTTGGTTCAATTGGATTAACCTTTTTAAGTGGTGCTTTTAGAGATGCTGTTAATCTAGCATCAATTCCTGCAACATTACCTGCATCAATAACTGATTTATCAGATACATTCCGTGGTGCAACAAACACAGGATATCATTCAACTCTAGTAAGTTGGGATATATCAAATGTCACTAATATGACTGATATGTTAAGAGATGTCACAGTTGCAACAACAACATATAATAATATCTTAACTGCTTGGGCATCATTAACAGTTCAGTCAACTGTATATTTTGATGCTGGAACATCAACTAAATATTCAATTGCTGGTGTTACACCTAGAAATACACTAACTTCTTCGCCTTACAATTGGATTATAACTGATGGGGGGTTTGATACTACACTCTTATATGATCCAATGATTTTAACATATACAATTGTTGCTGGTCAAACTATTACACTTCCACTTTATGGAACAGTCAATGCGTATGTTTCATGGGGTGATGGAAAAGTTAATTATTATAATACGACTGGTGATAAGACACATTATTATTCTGCATCAGGGACATATACAGTTATGATTGGTAATATATTGGGTGTCTTACCAGTCGTAACTCAATTTGGTAATGGTTCAACATCATATGCTAACCCAGAATTATTAACTAGTGTCACAACTTTTGGAAGTATTGGATTGACATCATTGAGTGGTGCATTTAATGGTGCACTTAATCTAGCATCAATCCCATCATCACTTCCATCCTCAATAACAGATTTATCATATACATTTAATGGTGCAATGAACACCGGATATCACTCAACAATAGCAAATTGGAATATATCAAATGTTACAAATCTAACTGATATGTTTACCAATGTAACAATTGAAATAGAGGCATATAATGCCATTTTAACAAGTTGGGCATTATTATCAGTCCAACCAAATCTAACATTTGGAGCTGGTAGCTTAACATATTATTCTATTGATGGGGTTATAGCTAGAAATACTCTTATAACATCATATAATTGGACTATAATCGATGCTGGTTTCAATCCGATGGAGTTATTTGATCCAATGACTATCGTAGTTACAGTTACTGCACCATCAAATCTTTCAATTACCTTACCACTTTATGGAACAGTTAATGCATATGTAGCATGGAATGATACGACTGCTTCATATTATAATACAACAGGTGACAAGACTCATATATATACATCCGAAGGAACATATACAATTCAGATTGGTAATAAAGAGTCAGTCGTACCAGCACTAACCCAATTTGGTAATGGGTCTTCGTCATATTCAAATGTAACCAATATTACGAGTGTGATGACATTTGGTTCGATTGGTTTAACATCACTGAGTGGTGCATTTAATGGTGCTACTAATTTATCTGAAATAACTTCAAATATATCTCTAAATTTAACAATAACTGATTTATCATATTGTTTTAAAGATGCAACTAATACAGGATATCATTCAAATGTTTCATTATGGGATGTTTCTAATGTAACTACAATGGCTAATATGTTTACGAATGTAACAATTGAAGTTGAAACATATAATCAGCTTTTATCAAATTGGTCTGCATTATCTGTCCAATCTGATGTTATTTTTGATGCTGGTAGTTCAACAACATATTCAATAAATGGCTTATCTTCGAGAAACACATTAATAACAAACTATAATTGGACTATTAACGATGGAGGCTTTATTACCTCTGCATTATATAATCCAATGATTTTAACATATACAGTTACATCACCTTCATCATTAACAATTACACTTCCACTCTATGGAACAGTTAATGCATATGTTTCATGGGGTGATACAAATGCTGATTATTATGATACGACTGGTGATAAGACGCATACTTATAGTTCTACAGGAATATATACTGTTCATATTGGTTTTACTTCAGCTGGAACTGCATTATCTCAATTTGGTAATGGGTCATCAGCTTATGCTAATGCAAATCTCTTAACTGGTGTTACAACCTTTGGAGAAATCGGTTTAACTTCACTAAGTGGAGCATTTAATGATGCGACTAATCTAGTATCAATCCCTTCCACCTTACCTACAAGCATAACAGACCTTTCATACACTTTTTACAATGTAACAAATACAGGATATCATACAACATTAGCAAGCTGGGATGTCTCAAATGTTACAACTATGGCTTTTATGTTATATGGAGTAACTTTATCAGTTGTTAATTATGATGCATTATTATATGCATGGTCATTGTTGTCTCTTCAGTCATTTGTAAATTTTCATGCGGGTAATTCAAAGTATTCATTAAGCAGTGGTTATCCATATAGATTTTCGATTATAAGTGGTCATGAATGGACGATAACTGATGGTTCTTTTGATACTTCTCCTTTTAATGATCCTATCATCCTAGAATACATAGTAACAAGTCCTTCCAATTTGATAATTACACTTCCTTTGTATGGAACTGTTAATGTCTATATTGATTGGAACGATTCAACTATCTCAAATTACACAACAACAGGTGATAATACTCATACATATACATCTGCAGGAACATATACAGTTAAGATCTATGGTACTTTAACACAATTTGGTAATGGTTCATCAACATATTTACATGCAACTAGATTAAGTAGAGTCATCTCATTTGGTGATTGTGGTTTAACATCTCTAGCAGGTGCTTTCAGTGGTGCAACATCATTAACAGAAGTTCCTACATCTCTACCAACCACATCAATAGTAACCAATTTATCGTATTGTTTTAAAAATGCAACTAGTTTTACTAGTCAAAGTATAGGTACGTGGGATGTTTCTAGTGTAAGTAATATGACTCAAATCTTTAATGGAGTGACAATGACAACTACTGTTTATAATTCACTCCTAGGTGGTTGGTCTGCATTACCTTCTCTCATATCATCAGTTAGTTTTGATGGTGGTAATAGTAAATATTCATTTGGAACACCTAGAACAAATAAAAATTTCATTATATCGACTTATTCATGGACTTTTACTGATGGTGGGATTGACCCTACAACATTAACGACACCAATGATCCTAGAATATGTTGTTTCAGGAACAAATCTGACGATTACATTACCTTTATATAACACTGTCAATGTCACCGTTGTCTGGGGTGATTCTCGAGATGACAATTATACAACAACTGGTAATATGAATCATACATATTTAACTAGTGGGACCAAAACGGTTTATATTGTGGGGACATTAAAACAGTTTGGAAATAGTAATAATAGTATTGTAAATGCAGCTAGATTACGTAGAGTATTATCTTTTGGAGAAATTGGTTTAATATCATTGAATGGTGCATTTTATCAATGTTCTTCATTAATTGAAGTTCCTGTATCATTACCAACGACATCAACAGTGACAAATTTAAAGTCTTGTTTTCAGGATGCAATTATATTTAATCATCCAAATATAATAACGTGGAATGTTTTAAATGTAACAACATTAGAATCTACTTTTTATAATGCAACTGCTTTTGATAAGAATATTGGTGGTTGGAATACATTAAATGTAACAACTATGGATAATTCATTTTTTCTAGCAAGAGCATTTAATCAGAATATAGGCAGTTGGAATACATCAAATGTAACAACTATGGCTAATATGTTTAATAATGCAAATTTATTTAATCAGGATATTGGAAATTGGGATGTTAGTAATGTAACAATTATGTCAGGGATGTTTACTAGTTGTCCATTTAATTATAGTTTAGCAAATTGGAACCCTATTAAATTGAGCATAGCTTTCACTATGTTTTCAGATTCTTTTTCAACTTCTAATTATGATGCAACATTAATATCATGGTCCGGTAAAGCATTAAGACCAAAGCCTACTTTCGGTAGTGGGACTATAATAAGTTTTGGTTCTTCTAAATGTACATATGGTTCAGCATCTGATGCAAAATGGTATATTAGATATACTTTTGGTTGGAATATATCTGATGGTGGAGTTGTTGCTGCATCATTACCCCTACCGATGGTTCTAACTGTCAATATTCCTCTTGGTAGTAACCTTAAAATCAGATTACCTTTATATGGGCAAACTGATACAATAGTCAATTGGGGTGATTTATCCACAACTGAATATATTACAAATGGTGATAAAGAACATACTTATCCATCATCAGGTATTTATACTATTGAAATAACTAGAACACTAACTCAATTTGGTAATGGTTCATCATCTTATTTATATGCTGATCGTATAACAGGAGTAACTAGTTTTGGTGGTATTAGATTGACATCTCTAACTGGTGCATTCAATGGTGCATTCACTCTTACAAGTGTTCCAACATCACTTCCAACAACATCAACAATAACCAATTTATCGTATTGTTTTAAGGGTGCAACATCATTCATTTCATCAAATATTACAACATGGAATGTTTCTAGTGTGACAAATATGACTAGTATGTTTGAAGGTGCAACATCATATAATATGAATATTGGTGGATGGAATATCTCAAATGTTCAGACGATGAATAATATGTTCCTAGGTGTAACTATTCCACTTGCCGCGTATGATGCGATCTTAAATGGTTGGAGTGCATTACCTTCTCTTCAATCATTAGTAAATTTCCATGGTGGTAATAGTAAATATTCATATGGCTTACCATTAACAAATCGTCAATATATCAAAACAACTTACTCATGGACTATTACAGATGGTGGTATTGACCCGACAACTATTACGGATCCTATGATACTAGAATATGTTGTAACAAGTCCATTTAATCTTACTATTACTGTTCCTTTACAAGGAAGTGTTAATGCGATTGTTGTTTGGGGTGATACACAATATAATGAATATACTACAACAGGTAACGAAACACATACTTACACCACTGCAGGGACATACACAGTATATATTGGAGGTATATTAACTCAATTTGGTAATGGTTTAGATGGTTATACAAATGCTGATAGATTACAAAAGATCTTAGATTTTGGTGTTATTGGTTTGACATCTCTCAGTGGAGCTTTCAATGGTGCAACATCATTAATAGAAGTTCCCACATCACTTCCAACTACATCCAACGTGACTAATTTATCGTATTGTTTTAAGAATGCAATCGCATTTAATGACATTAATGTGGTTTCATGGTTTGTGGAGTATGTAACAAATATGACATCAATGTTTGAGGGTGCAACAACGTTTAATCAACCGATTGGTAATTGGGAGAATCATACACATCATGTTTTTTATATGACTAGTCTGTTTAAGAACGCAACTTCATTCAATCAAAATTTAGGTGCATGGAATGTTTCTAGTGTATTAGTTATGGATTCAATGTTTGAGGGAGCAACATTGTTTGACCAAAATATAGGTGCTTGGAATGTATCATCTGTAACGTCAATGATAAATATGTTTCTAGGAGTAACTCTTTCAACCATTAATTATGATCCATTAATAGATGGATGGAGAGGATTAACATCACTTCAATCGAATGTAAATTTCCATGGCGGTAACAGCCAGTATTCATATGGAAATACATCAGACAATAGATTATATTTAAAAAAGAATTATATGTGGGGAATAACTGATGGAGGTGTTGTTCTAGCAACATTACCACCAGCCATGACTTTAACTTACACTATAACCAATCCATTAAGTCGTAGTATTACATTACCTTTGTATGGAATGGTTGATGTAATAGTGGATTGGGGTGATTCTCAAAGCAATGAATATGATACGTCTGGAGATCAAACACATAATTATTTATTATTAGGGACTTATGAGGTCTCAATTAATAAGACTCTTAGTCAGTTTGGTAATGGTTCAACGCCATACGCAAATTCAGATAAATTAGTTTCGGTTGGTAGTTTTGGTGGTATTAGGTTAACATCACTTACTGGTGCTTTTCTAGGTGCAACATCTTTGATTGATATTCCCTCATCTTTACCGACAACTTCAATAGTAACAAATTTATCATATTGTTTTAAGGGTGCTTCAAGTATGAATGATAGCAATATATCTTCATGGAATGTCACAGAAGTAACTAATATGACTAGTATGTTTGACGATGCAACATCTTTTAATCAAAATATAAGCACTTGGAATGTATCTAATGTTGAAACAATGGATAATATATTTAAAGGCGTAACATTATCATTGGTAAATTATGATTTATTATTAACAACATGGAAATTATTAACTCTTCAGAATGATGTTAATTTCCATGGTGGTAATAGTATGTATTCATATGGTGCAGCGGCTCAAGCTAGATTATATATTCAAAGCACTTATTATTGGAATTTTACGGATGGTGGTATTGAGCCATCAACACTACCACCTGCAATGGAATTGGTTTATGAGGTTGATTCATCAACAAGTCTAACTATTACATTACCTTTATATGGTACAGTTGATGTAATAATTGATTGGGATGATGGTAATACTGAAATATGTACTACTGCAGGTGATTTAGATCATCCATATCTTCTTAGTGGAACATATACAGTTCTGATAAAAAATATATTGACCCAATTTGGTAATGGTTCAACACCTTATGCCAATGCAGATCGTTTAACACAAGTTAATAGTTTTGGTGGGTTATTATTAACTTCATTAAGTGGTGCTTTCATGGGAGCAACTTCATTAATAAAAGTTCCATTAACATTACCAATTACGTCAACTATAACAGATTTATCATATTGTTTTAAGGGTGCATCAATCTTTAATGATGTTGATATTATTGCTTGGGATGTCTCAGGAGTAACTAATATGACTAGCATGTTTGAGGAAGCGTCAGCATTTAATCAAAATCTTCATGATTGGGATACCAGTCATGTAACATCAATGAAGGCAATGTTTAAATCAGCGACATCCTATAATAATAATAATTCTGTCAGTCCAGATATAATAAATAAATGGAATACATCATTAGTCACTGATATGTCATATATGTTTTCGAGTGCAATATCTTTTAATCAAGATTTAAATAATTGGGATACATCAAATGTGACTGATATGTCATATATGTTTGATGATGCAACATCTTTTAATCAAAATTTAAATAATTGGGATACATCATTGGTAACTGATATGTCATATATGTTCATATCAGCTCAATCATTTGATGGAAATATAAATAGTTGGAATACATCATTGGTAAGTAATATGTCATATATGTTTTCGAGTGCAAATCTTTTTAATCAAAATATAAGTAATTGGAATACCTCATTAGTGAATAATATGTCACATATGTTTGCAGCTGGTTTTAATCAAGATATAAGTCGTTGGGATACTTCTAGTGTTACAACTATGGAAGATATGTTTAAGTATGGATATGATTTCAATCAAAATTTGGCAAATTTGAGTATCATAAGTATAAATACTAATTTCAATGACTTTTTTGAGAATTCTAGTCTGTCAAATCTTAACTATACTAGAACATTGATTGGATGGGCAAATCAGGTAACAATTACTCAAAGTAATTTAGTTTTAAATACAAATGGAAAACAATATTATGATGATGCAACAACTGCTCGCAACATCTTAACTTCTCCTCCATATTCATGGACAATCAATGATGGTGGTTCTCTCGGTAGTATGATACCAACACCACCTCTAGCAAGTTTTAGATATTATAAATTGATAATAACTCAAACTCGTAGCATGAATGATTATGTTCATCTGAGTGAATTGGTATTTTATGATATGAATAAGGAAAAGATAGATATGTCAAGTTTCTCAATTGTCAATATTAATGGCTCTAATCCAGTTGGTAATGAAGTAACTAAACTGATAGATAATAGTCCTTTTACTGATTGGGTTGATTTGAATGGACCTAGAGGGGGTATTAAAATTGGTGGTGAAGTGATTATTGATTTTGGGGCTGATTATGAAACTAAAATTAAACCAGTATCATATTCATACTATACGGCTAATGATAATAGTCAAAGAGATCCTAAAAGTTGGATATTATATTGTTCATTGAATATGATTAAATATTACAATGTAAGTAAAGTGACAGATTACATATCATCATCTGAGAGAAATTATGAGACAACTTTTTCTATTGATGGTGAGAATTACTTTAATATAACATATCCACCAGATCCTGCTATTAATCGTTCAATTTATGAGGTTAGTGCAGGTGATAGTATAACACTACCATTATTTGGTGTTGTTAATGTAACGATTGATTGGGGTGACTCAATGATTGAAACAGTTAATGTTGCAGGATTAAAATCCCATACATATGAGGTAGCAGGTAATTATATTGTTCAGATGACAGGTAATCTAGAACAGTTTGGCAATGGTATTGATGGGTATCCAAATGCAGATAAGTTAGTATCAATAACAAGTTTTGGTTATTTGGGTATTACAAGTTTAGCGGGTGTATTTAAGGATGCAGTTAATTTGGTGGAGTGTCCTGATTTTATTCCAACAACTGTAACTAATTTGGAATATGCATTTTATGGAGCATCATCATTTAATAGTGAAAACATATTAGAATGGGATTTAACTAATGTAATTGATATATCATATATGTTCTTTAATGCAACTAGTTTTAATCAAAATATTTTTGTATGGAATACAGCAAGTTTAGTACATAAGCGTTTCTTTTTGTATGGTGCATCATTATTTAATCAACCTATCTCTGGATGGTTAGAGGAATTACAGCAAACATAAATAAATTAAATAGAAAAGCAATAAAAAAATAAAAAAAGCTCTAATCCTCAGAAGCCTATTAAGTGTAAAACTAGGGCGGCATCTTCTCACCTACTATTATATAATCTGTTATTTCTGGATGGTAAATATATTGCTATATCTACCTGAAATAGATTACATAAGTTTGGTAAAATGTCTTATGATTTGGACCATTCTGATTCATAGTTGATTAGAGTTATTGCGTGAAATATCAAAAAAGCTGTTAAATAAAAAAGGGTTTATTCATATTTAGAGATGGGTATTATGTACCTCTAAATTCAAATAAATTCCCTTTAATGTCTTAATTCCTTTATAAATAAAAGAAAAAAGACGAACATACATTATCCTATTGCTATAATAGTCTAAAGTGGTGGGGAATGTTCGTCAATAATATAGTATAGTATTTATCATATTCAATTTTATAATAAAAAAAATATCTAAAAATGCCAAAAATATCTAAAAAATGTCAATAAAAAATTAAATTGAACGCACTTTTTTTTTTATATATATTATATAGAGTAAGAGGTAAAAATGAATCAATATGATGATAGTTTAGATATTGTAAATAGTACAATTAAAAAGATAGATAGTACAATTAAAAATTTATCAAATAAATCTTCTGAAATAAGATTGAAAATTGAAATGTTAATGAAAAAAGTAAATTTAAAGTTAGTTGATTCTACACAATTATTACAGTTTCAACAGTCAATTCTAGTAAATGAGATTAATTATTTAAAGAACCTTAAACAGATTCTGTTAAGTAACATAAATGGTCAATTGTATTATTTATCTGAGAATATAGCGATGTTATCAATATCAGTATTAAATGTTTATAAAGATATTCCAGGTAGTGATACAAAGACTATCTCAATGACTGGTAAGAACGATGAATTTACTAAAATTGTTGGTGATATAACATTTAATTTGAATTATATTCATGAGATATTAGATAATTTTAAAAAGTACAATGACGAATTATTTCAGGAGATGATGACTGGTAATTTTCATTGTAAGACATTAAAGAATGATATGAGTAATATTTACAATCATATCAATTTGGAATATACAAAATATGTTGATGACATGCAGAAAAGAATGGAGTATTTCGTGGAATTTTCGACAAATATCACTGAACAATTAGATAATATGAAAATTTCATCATTTTACAACTAATTTTACAATTTTTTAATTTTACAATTTTTAGTTATCTTATGATCTAAAAATATTATATCATTTTATTATAAATAATAATGGCTGAAGCTGCTCATCCTATTACAATTGAAGAATTTAAAGAAAAAGTTGAGAAAGAATTAAGATTTATTCTAAAAGGACCACCTTTAAACGAAGATTTAAAAAAAAGATTATCACAACTTAGACTTTATATGGTAACTTATTACCCAGAATACACTAATAATACAGAAAGTAATAATGGACAAGGTAATAATGTACAAGGTAATAATGTACAAGGTAATAATGTACAAGGTAATAATGGACAAGGTAATAATGGACAAGGTAATAATGGACAAGGTAATAATGTACAAGGTAATAATGTACAAGGTAATAATGTACAAGGTAATAATGTACAAGGTAATAAACAAAAAAAAGTTTTGGATGAAACTTTAATAATTCATGGACCTGTTAAGCTTGTTGGTTCAGTAGCCTTAATACTACAAGCTATTTATGCTCTTGAAAATAAAAAAGAAAAACTTGGAGGGGAAGGTAGTGACAAATTTGAAAAATTAAAAAAATTTGTTCTTGATTATCTACCATTAGTTGACGATTATGATATTTTTATAAAGTCTAAATTAGTAGAAATAATGGATAATTATATAAAATTACTATGTAAAGGTTTTATAAAACAGAGAGATCCTGATGTAATTCCATCAATTGATACTATGGAGAAAGGTATTAAAATGATACATACATATAATTGTTTAGAAGAAGATCTGAAAATTAAAATTGATTATATTGCTTCCATTGGTTTAAATCCTAAAAAAATAAGAGAGGAAACTCCTATAGATGGATCATTAGTTGAATATGATTTTGATGATGACTTTAAAATTAATTTATCAAAAGTAAATGAATTAGCACAAGATTATGAAAATCCATCTAGATCTTTTAATAATAATTCAGTAATAAAAAATAATTTAAAACAAAATATTTATAAAATTTTATCTAGTATTTATATTCAATCTGATAACAATACAGAACAAAGTAATGCTAGAGGATATGATGGACAAGGTCTAATGCAAACAAGAAGATCATTTTTAGAAAATTCCACAAATTATTATGGTAATTCATCAAGCACAGAACCACATCCTTTAAGATTACAGTTGAGTACTGTTAATTCACCTCAATACTCGCAACAACTTAATGGAAATCCAAACTCACCAGAATCACATGTTGGTGGATATAAAAGAAAACAAACAAAGAAAAAGACAATAAATAATAAGAAGCCAAAGAAGAGAAGTAAGAAATGGGCGTGTAGTTCATGTGGTTGGAGTCCAAGAAAATAATAGACAATAATTAGTTCATAAAAACATTTTTATTTTACTATCTAAAATTAACTTAAAATTTGTTTTTAGATAATATAATTACACTAATACAAGAATAAAACATATAAATTAAATGGAATCAGCATCTTCAGTTAATCTAAATAATAATGCAACTGGAGCGGTTACTACGAATACTACTAATAACAATATAAACAATATAAATAATATTAAGATGAATCGTAATTATTGGAAGAGTGAAGAAGAAAATATATTAAGAGAATGGGCAGACAAAGCTCAATGTTATGAATTAATGAATGCTAAGAGTCATGCAATTTACAATACTAGAAATACGTTTTTTGTAATTCCTGTGATTATTATATCAACTTTAACAGGGACGGCTAACTTCGCACAAGATCGTGTTCCAGCTCAGTATCTTAATTTGTTTGTGATGTTAATTGGTGGATTTAACATTTTAGCTGGTATTATTACGACAATTAGTCAATATTTAAAAATTGCTGAATTGAATGAATCGTATCGTGTGGGTGCTTTACAGTGGGGCAAGTTTTATCGTAATATTAAGATGGAATTAATTAAGCATCCTCTTGACCGTATGGATGCAGGAACAATGTTATCGATGTGTAAAGAGGAATTTGACCGTCTATTGGAGATTTATCCTGATATTCCTAAAAAGATTATTGATGAATTTAAGGTGCAATTTAAGGATGATACTGAGCTTTCTAAACCAGAAATTTGTGATGTGATTGAACCGACATTGATTTATCCGATGACTCCTGAGGAACGTAATGAAATGATTAAACTTATTATTGAAGGTCCACCTAAACCTGAAGTAGAGATTGAATCTGAAAATACGAGTGTGGAGATTATTCAAGAACCTGAATTAGATCAGGAGACAAGCATGAAAATTGAGAAATTTAAACAAACATTTTATAAGATTAATGGTCGTTATCCATCTGATAATGAGATACAAAATATAATGGGTAATTTTCTTGGTAATACAAAGATTGAAGGTTCAACAATGAATGATATTGAAATGGGTGATAGTAATATTTAATATCAATCAATAAATAAAACAAAATATAATATTTATTTGGCTTTTTCAATTATAAAAATGGTAAAAAAAATTGAACTTATAATCCTAATTAAGTTCATATTATTTTGAGGTAAATTCTATTAAGATGCCCACATCTATTTTCATTGAAACTAAGTCGTATTACGACGAGATTGTTGCGAAGTATGCTACGAATCCTAATCTGTCGATTGAAGAGATGAAGGATGATTTTAGAATGATTGCTCCGACAGGTAACCCAATTGCGGATATTTGTTTTATTCGGATTGTTGGTGATTATATTTGCAAAAATATGATTCATCAGCAATGGTCATCATCACCTTATATTATTAATGAACTATATTGGATGCTATGTCAAACTTTTCCGAATTTGTATTTTTCGATGTTTGAGTTTGGTTCATCGATAATTGAGCAGCAAAAAAAGGGTAAAAGTCCTTCAATGATTGATTTGATGGTTTTGGATTTTATTGACCCTTATTTGAAGGTTTATCACAATTGCAAGGATACTTTTGTTAATAAGAATACTGAATTGTATTTTAACGACCGTCAGAAGCTTCGCACTAATTTGAAGGAAATTATTGAAAAATATAAAATGACTTGGGATGAGATTGACAATACTTTTGAAGAACTAAGTGATATGGTAACTGATCCTTTTGATGATATTGAGAGTGATCCTGTTTATCAAGCAGCATTTAATATTATCGATGAGATCGAAGATCAGGCGATGTTGAAGATTGAACCATTGATTACTTTGACCAGCGAGAAGATGAATTCATATTCTTCTATTTATGGTATTAGTTTGAAAGATTATCAAAATGCAATTACTGAAGATTTTAAGACAAAGATGGATATGATTTATCATAACATTATTGTTACGAAGAATTTTGATAACACTGTCTATAACATTGTCTCTAGCTTGTTTGATACTGAAAAGAAAAAGAATTTACTGTTTCTTTCAATGAGTTCTCTTACGGTTGCTCTTAGTAGTATGACCTCAGCGTAACCTAGAAACCCAAATAATCAAATAAACAAAAAAATAAAAATGAACACTTAAATAAAATAAAAAACGATTAAGTTAATAATTTTAAGTAGTTTAGTTTTAAATTTTTTATTCAATATTTTGAACCCAAACTGTTATGACATCTTGGTCAAAGCCTCTTTCTAGGAGTTCTTTTTCTACGATATAGCGATGTTTTTCGACTGTATAATCATTATTTACTTCAAGATTTTGTTGTACTAGTATGATAACGTTGCTAATTTGTTCATTATCTGACATTTGAATTGATACCCGACTGTCGAATCCGTTCAAGCAATTAATTAGTCGACTCAAACGTCCAGTAAAGCATTTACAAAGACTATCAATCATTTCTAGATTGAGGATTTGATAAAGGCTTTCATAATCTGAATGATCTCTCATTACACACCATACAGAATGCATTAATTCTGTGAATGTAATATTAAGAACTGAATGAGTATCATTGTCATCTGAGAATTCAATGATTGCTTTTTTGCATTCATCGGTTAATATTCTGTTAAGTAGGATTTCTTGAAACATTGAATCAATTGAGATGGTTGGTTTGATAGAAATAATATTATAGATACTATTGCGAATAGATTCTTGAATAGTGTGATTATGGACGTTTTGGCTATCCGTATAGACACTTAAATTTTTCTTTTTATTTTTCATTTGATTGAGTAATCGAATAACATTGGGAGGGATATATTCGATTTCATTTGCTTGATAATCAAAATTACGTAGTGTATTCCATGTCATAATATTAGGTAAAACTTTCATATTATTATAAGAACAGTCAACTTGAACAATATTAGGTTGGTCAGCAATTCTAGTGATTTGATTGTGGCTACAATTTAAATTCATCATCATCGGATATGTAATGATTTCTTTCAGATGATTATCTTGACAAGATAATGTAATTAGATTGGGGTAGAATTTAATTGATTCAATATGATTACAATGACATGCTAGATTTAATAAGTTAGGGTATTCTGAAATATTTTGGATCATATTCATTGAACAATTAAGAGTTTCCAACTCAGGGTATTCATTTAATTCAGTTAGTAAATTATGTTTGCAGTTAATGTATGTCAGATTAGGGCAATTACCGATTTTGGTAATTTTATTATTTTGAACATAAAGATGGGTTAGCATAGGGTAATCACCAATTTCGGTTAGCTCTCCACGAATAGCTGCTAGAGTTTTAAGTTTAGGATAAAGTGGAAGTTGTGTGATGTAATTATGGGAACAATCTAGGGTTTCTAGGTTTGGTAGATAGATAAGTTCTGTTAGTTCTTTGCCCTTACACTTTAATTCTGTAATAAGTTCGTAATATTCTAAGGGAATATCAGTAATGCAAGGGTAGAGAAATGTGTCTTGGGTTGCAAGAGTAATTTCAATGAGAGAATGATCCATGATCGGGAAAACAGAAAGTGAAATACTATGATTTATTTTATTAATACAATTCAATTTTATATATCTTTATAGAAGGACAATCCAATTGGGCTTTTTTTATTTTTTAGTAATGTGATAGTTTCTTCATCAAGGTGATTAAGAATTGGGTTATTACGAATTTGGAAGTATTTTAATTTTTGTATCATATCATGTTCAGGAAATTTATTAATCATATTATTACAGCAATAGAGTTCTAGGAGGTTATTAAAAGTGTTTGGGATTTCTGTTAAATGGTTATAACTGCACCATAATTTAGTTAATTTAGGATAATTTGGTATTTCAATTATACGGTTATTATAACAGTATAATTCATTCATATTTGGACAGATTGGTAAATTGTTCAAAATATTATCACTACAATGAAGATGTGTCAGTTCATCATAAACCATTCCATTAAAGGTTTTGATGTTATTTTTCCAACAGACTAAGGTTTTTAATTTAGTATAATGATTAATATTTTCTAGTTTGTTTTCATTACAGTATAGTTTAACCATGTTAGGATATTTAGGAAGATCGGTAATATTATTTTTATAACATGAGAGTATTTCTAGGTTTGGATAAAATGGTATTTCGGTTAAGTTATTTTGGGAACAAAAAAGGGTATGTAGGTTATTCATACTAAATTGAGGTAATTTGTCAATTTTATTATTGGAACAGTTTAATAAAGTTATATTTTGATATGTTTCAGGTGGTATATCTAGAATGCTATTAAAATAATATAATTTGTCATCGTTTAAGATTTTGATTGAGATAACCATTTTAGTATTATAATAATTATTATATTTAAGTTAAATAAAAAAATTCTTCATAATTTACTAATGAGAAAAAAATTTAAAAAAATAATAAATAATAATAATAAATATAAATAAAATGAGTAATTGTAAAAATGATTATATAAACATACTAGATGCATGGGAAAATAATGTATCACATTGTGATATCTATCATATGTTATTAAATTGGATAAATACGTACATTGAAAATATTTATGATCACAATGCAGTTAAAGATATGAATCTTATATTAGATCGTATGAAAAATGATGATAATATGTATGATATTGTAGAGAGTTTTGTGGTTGGTAAAAAATATATTAGTTTACATTCTATTATGTTAGAAATGGAATAATATAATATAAAATCTTAAAATGGTAATTTTGGGTGCCTTTTAATCTAAAAATTGAAATTAAAAATCCTTATAATGTATTAGTGGGCTGGTGGAAAGTAACACCCCAGCCCCTTGTGCGTAGTTGGTTTCTATATCCAATAAAGGCGTGCATGCCCGTTTTTTTTTATTTTTAATTTATTGGATCGAAAATAAAAAATGGTAATTTTTAGATCATAAGATATCTAAAAATTGAAATTAAAAATCCTTATAATGTATTAGTGGGCTGGTGGAAAGTAACACCCCAGCCCCTTGTGCGTAGTTGGTTTCTATATCCAATAAAGGCGTGCATGCCCGTTTTTTTTTATTTTTATTCATTGAATTAAAAATAAAAAATGGTAATTTTTAGATCATAAGATATCTAAAAATTGAAATTAGAATGTCCTTTAGTATATTAGTGGGGGGCGTGGTCTTAAACCACGCCTTACCGCTTCTATACCGAGTTTTGTAGATTTATTTCTAATAAAATTACGGTTACCATTTTTTTTATTTTTTTATTTTTCAAATGATTTATTAAATCTTTTAGACATATAATTTGAAGATGCTTTTAGGTCTTTATTGTAAATAGCAACGAAATTTGTATGAGATATACAATGATTTTTTCCTAGAATGATATTAACAAGAGATATAGATTTGTCGGATGTTTTTACTGACCCAGATCGCCAACTTTTAATTGTTAATTTTACTTTACGACTAATTAAATAATAAGATGAAAAGGGATTGAACATATGATTTGTGACTTGTGGGATTCCGTTAAAAAACACTTGTTCGTCTGTTTCAGGCGATGATTTGACAAAAAGAACAAATACATCTTTATGTGAGGTTTCTCCATTGTCTATAAAATAATCCATAATCTCCATCGGTTTAACTGTAGTATTATCTAACATGATGTAATCAACTTTTCCACTAGTAATCATATTAATTGAATTGACTACAAGAAAATGTTTTTGTTTATCACATTGGCTATCTTGTTCTTCTATATCTTCATATGCTGGTAAATTTTCATCCTCTTCTTCTTCAATATAAGGAGGAGGTAAAAGTTCATATTTTGAATACTTACTTTGAAAAAATCGTTTTAGCATTTTATAATAGATTGTGGTATAAAATATAATTATATAAAATAATAGTTCAATTTTTTATAATAAAAAGTTTAAAATTACAATAGAATTGTTCTAGGAAGAAAAAATCTTAATAATGTGTATCTAGAAAAGGATATTATTATTATATTTCATTTTATAAATTATAATATTATAAAAAAGGTTCTGTTCTAGGAACACTATAATGTAATAAAAGTATCTAGAAAACTTAAAATTACAATAAAAAAGTTAAAATTATAAAAACGAGTTGATATAATAATATTACATGGTTTTTATGATTAATTTTCAATACAAAATATTAAAAGTAATGTACTACATGGTTTTTATTCAAGTGTGTTATTGGATTGTAATTTGTATAATTCTGGTATAGTAATTTCGGCTAAGCGAGAATAACCAGATGCTTTTAGAACTCCATTGACGACACGTTTTTTTTGTGAATCATGTAAAAACATGAGTTCATTGTGGTGTTTGAATATCTGGTCATTTGTAATGGTGATAATTTTTCGTATATTATCAATCATTGTTGTTTTATCCCATAATCCAGTATTAGATTTTTCGAAATGATCTCGGAGGCATTTATCACTGAGTATGAATGGTAGGATAACATTTTCAATTTCAACATCAACACCTTTAAGTTCTTTATATTGTTCGATAGCACTTTTCTTTAGATAATAAACAATTGAAGCAATACAACTATTGATACCAGTATTTTTATAATTTTCAAGTAATATAAATGATTGTTCTTTTGTAAGACCAAATTTATTTTTGTAATTTTCAGTAAAAGTATATATATCAATCACATTACTAAAATTACTGTTAAGAAAATCAAGATTTGAAATTTTGATGTTATTATTGATAATAGTATTGTTATAGTTAGTTTGATTATTGATTTGTAAGTGTTTATTTTCTTGTTCTTTTAGTGCTATTGCGGAGTTATGTTTTTCTTTCAAGAGTTCTCTTTTATATTTATCTTTAAGTTTTTGAATTTTATTTTTATTTTTAAGTTTTTCAATTTCATTTTCTTTTTCTTTTTTAAGTTTTTCAATTTCTAGTTTATAATTATAAATATCATCAATATTAGTATTATTTGTGAGATTTGGATTTTTACTACAAATTATAATATGTTTAGTAAGACTATTTTGATATTTATATTGTTTATCACAATGAACACATTGAACATAATCAGCAAAATTTAATTGGTTAGTGTTTGTTAAATGTTTTTTAGAATTAAAGTGAATTTTTAAATTATTATTTGTATTTGCAAAATAATCACAATCCTTACAATAGTGCATTTTAATTATATATATATTATATTTTTATTTAAATTAGTTTTTTTAATAAAAATATAATAAATATAATAAATATAATTAACTATATATTTTGCTATATATAATATCATTTTAAATGATTAAAAATATAAAAATAAAATGAGTATTATGTTTTTAATCCAAAAACTATGTTTAATATAAATTTACACAATATTAAAGAATTTTATAAGCATGTTACTATATAAAAAACTCTAATTAAAATAGTATGGAAAAACAATGATTATATGATTTAATATGATATTATGCTTAAAAATAAAAAATAAAATTATAATTATATGTATTATATGATTTACTAATAGAATTTATAACATACTATGCTTAAATTTATTTTTTTATAATTTTTTAATATGAAAAAGTCAAAAAACATGATTTTTAATGAAAAAAAAGTTAAAAAAAGTTAAAAAAAATGGAAAAAAATGGAAAAAAATGGAAAAAATAAAATTCTAAAAAAAAAATGATGCAGTAATACTCCTTAAAAATGAAAATCTTATTTTTTTTAAAGTTTTTTCAAAAAAGTTTCCAAGAAAGCAAATATTTCACTCAAACTTTATGAGAGAAATATTTAGTTTTTAAGCTAAAATATTAAAAAAAAATTAAAGATTTTAAGATTTATTTATGTCATGTACTTTTATGATAAGTTTTAAATACAAATTATAAAAAGTAATACACTTATTAAGACAAAATATATTAAAATATTATTTATTGTAATTTTAATGTTTCATATTGTAAAAATATAAAAATAAAATATTACAAAATCACATCTATTGCAATTTTAAGGTTTCATATTGTAAAAATGGAACAGCAAGTCGATCGAGGGTTTTTGATATTTTTTCTCCATAACTTACTAATGAGAAAAAAATTTTGTTTTAAATAATAATTAATTTTATTGGAGAAAATAGAAACATCAAGTCGATCGAGGGTTTTTGAAATATTTTCTCCATAACTTACTAATGAGAAAAAAATTTTGCTTTAAATAATTAAAATAATAAAAAATTAAGTTACCGAGGGTTTTTGAAAAAATAGAAACATCAAGTCATCCGAGGGTTTTTAAAATATTTTCTCCATAACTTACTAATGAGAAAAAAATTTAATTAAACGGGTTATTAAATGTTGAGTTAATCAGAGAATTATGTTTTTTGGTTTTGGTATGCACATCTATTAATTTTTTGGAGAATACTCCAAAGTCGCATGTATCACAATAGAATTTGTATTTTTCTTTTCGTTCTTCTTTTGTGGAGTGATAGTTAAGTTGATGTGATAGGTAATTGTATTTATTTTTGGTTTGAAAGTCATTGCATTGATCACATGTGTATGTGATGATTGTTTTAGGTATTATAGTTTTGGTACCAGTTAGATGTAATCCAGAAAGTATGTGTCTTTCGTAGGTTTGTTTGAAATTAGTTCCATAATTGCATTTTGAACAAAAAAAGTTAAAGGTATTATTGTCCATGTTTTATATATAATATAGAAATTGTATTTATATAATTTAGCAGTCTAGTATTTGTGTAATTTGTAGATGTGTTATGTTTGTAAAATGATAATGAAGGTGTGTTTGTGTATGGTTGTATGGGTTTGTGAAAAATTGTCTAAATATAATTAAGCAGTGTAGTATTTGTATAA